GATAGACACTAACATGCCCTAACCTTGTACAAGGTTTACACATGCATCCTATTGAGCTACGCTCCCAAAACTGGTGGCCTGATGTGGTTATTCTCCACAGTCTCCCACTCGGGGTGGGTATTCTAATATCTATACTATCAGGCCGGAAACTTTGGCGTTTCATTCACATAATGTCGGATATATAACGAAACGCCACGTCATATACCACTACTGCACTATGTGATCGTGCTAGAAGCTATTCTAGCATCAACGTTCTTTATAAGCAACGTCATTGGTGGTCCCTAACTTACATCATGTCAACCTGAATGATACCACCGGAAACATTCAGACTCATGGGCACGATGTAAGGATTATTTACGGGATTAGACTTAGCGGCTATGTCCCTAGATGTCTCCGGTAACCTTCGCAGGCTTCGTTTTTATCCCGTAAATAAAACTTTACTTCTTATTCGGAACCAATGGAATATCAAGAGCCTTTTCGGCTGCATCCTTAATATCTCTCGCAATGAAGAACGACTTGTACAAGGCAGAACCAATATTAACAAAAGGTAAGGCTGCAATGATGGCACGGCCAACTAGTGTACCAAGTTTAATCTTCGGGATATAGAATTTTTTCGTATCCTGATTCGCTGCTTCACGAGCTTCCACATCTTCCTTGTATTCAGTAAAGGATGTTGCAATGAACGCTACTAGTGAAACTACAAGCGGTAGAAAATAGAAATATAGAACGTTGTTTTGAGCAAAAGAGAAAAGCGTCTTTAGATATTCCACTGTATTATCCTAAAATGGTTTGTTATACTTTGTAGTCTTCATATTCACATTTCCATCCATCGTTGTCAATATCGATAAATGTAAATTTAATCGTGTGATCAAGCACAACATGAAGCCAAATCTTATTAATATGTTTGGGCGCATAAGCTACTACTGCCCACACATTAAGTTTCCTGACGAATCTAACCAATTTCAGGTCAATCAACTCAACTGGAATCAGACTCAGATTATATGGATTCTTTCGGATTAATGCAACTGCTTCTGAATATTCCATGAAGTCCTCTCAATCTGTTACGTAAGTCAGTAATCCCAAGGAAATTTCCTCAATAGGCATACTATAGAAATCTTCAATTTTAGCTAGAAAATTATTGAATGACTCGTGGGTTATCATTAACATATTTTTATATTTAAATATTCGACGACCACCAATTATTGGACTGTCTTCTAATCCAGTAATTTCTCCCTTCATCCACCTTTCACCAGTTATAGAATCATTCACATTTTTAATGGACTCTGTAACGCCACTACGATACCTAGTTATGATTTCAATATTTCGTAATGGGTAATGTAGGATTTGGTAACTTAGGACGTCCGATTCTAACATGGAATGGTGTCGTGTAAAATTAAAAGTTGAGTCAAGTCGGTACTGAATAATTCCGACACGAGGGAACTGGTTACCCTTGGCTTCGACTCGTATATTTCTATACGGCACCGTCTGGTGCTGCCCGGTCACTAACCGGTCTACCAGCGCATCAGCTACGCATTTTGACTTACGAAATTGGAGCGGGCGACGGGATTCGAACCCGCGACATCTAACTTGGAAGGATAGTGCTCTACCAACTGAGCTACACCCGCATGAAATCTATTTATGTTAGTCTTCGTCAATCTGAACGATGACTTCAACGATATCGAAAAACTTAAGGAAGCCTTCCAGAATGTTGAATCTATCATTGTACTCAGGATCGGTCTTTGACAAGTTCGCCTGCCAAGTAAGCGTATCCTGACGACACTTGTCGATCCGTGCTACCGCTAGCTTGGTCGGAAGGTTGTCGTCCTTACAGATGTCGCGCAGCATGTCGCCTACTAAGGCGTAGTACTTGCTGTCAGCTTGTAAGAGTTTGACGTATTCCGGAAGCATGGTGTGTACTCACAATTCGAAGGGTTCAATCCAACGTGGCTTACCAGCGGTTCCTAGAAACGCAGCTAGAGTCACAGCGAAAACTAGTGTCAGTATAACATGAATAAATGAAGGTAGTGTAACCAACACATTTATCAGTATCAGCGATGCCAAAATAAGCACTGCGACCACAACGGTCAACAGACGAGCAATGTTCATATAATTCCTTAGGTATTCGTCAAATCTATAAGTTCCGGAGTCTTTGCCGGAGGTGGTAATGCTTTCTGTCGAATGTTCGTCAGTAACACTCCATTAATCATAATCTTAACGTGATGTGGAGCATAAGTCAAGACTCTGTTAATGTAACTATCCAAACTGATCGTAACACCTTCTGTTCCATGGAAACATAGATCATAATCAAAATTAAGACCTGTGGACTTGACAAAGCTTGTGAACTCTTTATCTCTATAGGAATCGACGGCAACTCTAATGAAACCCTTCCGCCGGAATTGCTCCCGGCAGAAGTCCTTAACAAATTCAGGTACTATCATTTTTCTAATTTATATCCCAGTTTCTTTGCCAAACGCTTCAGTGACAATTCTTCAAGGTCACGTTCGGCAATGGCATCTTTCCTAGCCTGTTCCAATTGCTTTTGTAGGCTATCGTACTCACCCTTCCAGCTTTTGTATGCATTCTCTTTCATGTATTGAATCCGATCTGCATACTCTTCGTCCGTCTCAGGACGACGCCATTCCACGCAAATCTCGACATTCCTATTATTGTAGTAATCGCTACCGGTAGTACCCACACTAACGATAGCATCATACTTCAGGTAATGCTTCAATGTTTCAATAACATCCAAGACAGTCTTACCATCAAAATCGTCAAGTTCCTCGCTCTGATGCTTGGACACCCTTGCCAACTCTCTGTCAGACAGATTCATATCCTCAGGACCGTGATAAAAGCGGAGCCGAGCAAGCTTGTTTTTAATTTGATTCTCACTCAGCTTATCTTTCATAACGTTCTCCGATGTTAGTTACAGTATGAGTATAACCCATATTCCAATTTAATGGAATCCTCGCCATACACTCGCTTAAACTTGGTGATGAAATCAGTCATGGTCTGTTCTGCCGTCCAACTCATCGGTGGCTTTTCGATGTCAGTCACGACAAATCCACGATTAATGTCAAGGTCTTCAGCTTTCTTCTCTGTAGTTGTAATATCAATGACAAAGAAGGTGTTATTTGCACGATATGCCGGAGCCCAAGCTAGACCATCAAAAGCCTCAAGCTCCGGAATATCCTGAATGAATCCCTGAAAGTAGTCAACTGATTTGGTAACTTCGACCGTAACTGGCGCAAACTTCTCACCACATTGCGTACAAAATGCCGCATCAGAGCTACGATCACGATCATGACCATTAGCACACTTAATTTTTAATTCTTGGAAATTCCTCGCCTGTGGCTTAATGGTAAGGAAGTAATCCAACTTAACTGTGACGTAGGCACCCATTATACAAACTCCTTATCAATAGCAGTGAGAAAGTACTGACGTGCAACCTGCATAACCTGACCCTGAACGCGCTTCCAATCGAAACCGCTGGCCGCGATGGTGCCCAGTTCTTCCTTAAGGATATCCCCAGCAACCCACTTCAGGTAGACACCTGTGGAATGAGTCGTCAGTTCATGGTTGTTCTCACGCAGGTACGAAAGACCCTGTTCAAGCCGACCCGATGGACCTTGGGTCAGAATCTTCTCAACCAGTTCCTTAATAGAAGCAAGCTGCTTGTCATCGATTTCAATCTTCGGCTGCTTGGTCTTGTCGTTACCCTTGTGTAGCAGACCCTTGGTCTTGAACCAGAGACGCGACATGTTGGGATACTCATTCGCACGCCACACGATACCTTCGCCGATACCCGAAACATCAAACATCAGCTTACCCCATGGGCATTCTTCTTCCACGGCAAGCGTCAGTTCCGAAAGGATAACCGATGCTGGCTCAGGCGAAAGGAAGTCAATGGTGACTTCGTAAGAAGGAATCTGAGCGATGTTGTAGATACCATGGGCATTGTCATGAAGATCAGCCGGAACGTCCGTGTAGAACGATTCAGGCGGCATATCAATATCATCTTCAGCCTTCACGCCAAGCTTGGCAGCAAACAGAACCCAATGCTTAGGCACATTGTTCAGGGCCACACCCTTCTGGATGCTACCACCACACCATTCACCGTAAAGCGTAACGGTTTCATCCTGTGGGTAACCTTCGAAAAGCTTAGCAATCGCTTCCTTGTTAGTTTCCACAAAGAAAGCAAAGCCGTTGTTATCCGAAGTCACATCAATGATGCGCTCGCGCGACTGTGGAATGATCTGGCCGCTAGGCGTACGACGCACACCAGCATTGGTGCCATGCAGCTTCACGCGACCGGTATAGGTCAGCGTCGGAAACGGCTTGCCGACCTTGTTGTAATACTTGCGAACGTTAGCAACGATGTGCTTGAACGATTCAATGGAAGTAAATTTCTGCATTTTATTATTCCTTAATATTCTAGTCTGAAGGATTCAACACGAACATCATCCAAACTGTTAAAATAACCAGCCCAAGGGCAGCTTTGGCGAATAACTTCGCCGTTCTGGCGTTCGTAGGTGTAGAACTTTAACCAATTTTCTTCTTTCATTTCGTGCTCAGCATTGTGAGCACATTTCTCGGCCAAAGATTCATCCAAGAATACATCAATGACTTCGTAATGACCACCAGAGTTACTAAATGAATCACCCGTCGAAAATTCTGCCCACACAACGAAGTAGGTCTTGTCATATTCCATTGGGAAGCATGGATACATTTCTTCATAAGAAGATGTGTTCTTCGGCATATGACGATGCACCGACTTGAACGACACATTAGCATCGGTATCTTCACCACTCCATCGATTATCAGGATCGGCTTCTTTCGTCACATAACGATAGACATCGAATAATATGTAGATCAGTTCAGTATCCATCACAATCCCTCAAGTAGATAGACAGTGTAATGCATTGCATAGCACCCGTCAACCCTAGGCTTAAACCCGTCGAAAATTGAATTTGCTAAAGACAAGCTTTTCAGCCGGAGAGAACACAAAGTCTTCTCCTATGTAAATGCTGGGAGGACCATAGCCGCGAACCGAAGAGAGCACAAACCCATGTTCCTTTTGGAAAATGGCAGCATTCTCATCGTAATCGAACCCGTCCAAATGATCATTGATACAGGTCATGATCTGAGATACCAGCGTTTCATGAGTCAATGACGTTCCGCGAATGTTTACAATCACACTCTGTGTGCAACGTACGTAGATGAAGTCAGTTAGTTCCTCATCACTCTTAAGAAACTTGGAGAATTCTGGAAGGGTATAGACCAAAATATGACGACCACGAAACTTCAGCCCGTCGTCAACGGTACTGCGTAACATGTACATGCATTCCGATTCTTCCGGACCATGCTGCCCTACAGCATCAAAGAAAGTTTCAACCCAATCAACCATATTAACAGGCATGGTATTCTCCAAAAAGTTAGAGGGAGTGTAATATATTACACTCCCTCTGTCAAGCTATTAAATTGTTACTTAGCGTCGGTTGCTGAGCAGACTCGCTACATATTCCAGAAGATAAATCTTCGGAGCAATCAGCAGGGTCAATAGGTCAAATAGATTCATAAGAATGAATAGTGATCCAAGAACAGAACCAAAGGCAGCAAATAGGATCATGCCAGCCGTGTAGCCTGATGAATCCGCGTAGATGGTCTGATTTCCTTTAAGATACTCGGTCTTGAGCTTCTTCATCTTGAAATAACCTACCCATCCGAACACAATGATTAGAATACCAAGACAAATGAAGAAAATGGCTTGAGCAATATGTAACAGAATGAACTGACGGATAACGTCCGGTAGCTGACCCTGAAGCCAAATTGCCCCATCCTGTACAGCATTGAGACTCTTCTGTAGAATATCTGCAACAACTTCGTTAACACCCTTTACTGCTTCAACTAACATATTATTTCCTTAGTGTTGTTTTGGGATACATTGAACAATCGGCTTGTTCAATGCGGCATCGGTGTATGTGATACACATCTGGTTATCGTCTTGCTCAACATGCGTGTTGCTAGGCGTAACATAATCGTAGGTATCTGTGGTGATTGTCTTGCCATCAGCACGAATGTAGGTAACCTTACTCCCATACACATTCACTACTTGCCCATTGGACAACGTGATCTGGCGAGTACCGTAAGGTTCCGTCTTGATGATTTGTGAGGGTGGGGTAGCCCCCGAGACAGTCTGTGCATGGCTACGATGATCAGCCAACGCAATTAAAGCCACCAGAGCTATAGCAGCAAAGAGTATGGTTAGTGCACCGTCTTTCATGAATCACCAGTTAATTGTGAGAGTAAGATTCTTGTGATCCCTGCGCACGATGTACTCAAGCTCTAAGAGCGTGTCGTGTACTGCATCAAGGAGTGGAATATTGCTGAACTTATTGTAAGTAAGATCAAACGCACCCTGTTCGGTTCGAACCTTGATGTTCTGCGCAATGATCCGTAGTGTTTCATCACAACTGGCATCGAAATAGCTTTCTGACTGGCTATGCGCAATGTTTGCGTGAACCAGTCCATAATTATCATCACGAATAATACTCATGACTTCTTGTCCTCTGCATAATTGAACATACCATTCTTACACAGGTCGATATGAGCACTGTAGAGGATGTTACCTGCATACTGATATGCGTCACGTTCGTTGTCTGAGACAAACCCCAGTTCACGACGGAGGAAGTAATCCAGTAATGCGTCACGCACAGACGAAGCTGGATTCAAATACACACCAGCAGCTTTAGCCGTGCGAAAGGTGGGAGTGATCAAGAAGATCGCTTCCCATACTGCCAGTTCGGTGTATGTTACATGTTCCATAGCATTGTCCTCTGTGATGATCGAATTATACTTCAACGGTTAGCACAATGCAACACGTTAAATGTTATCCAGATCAATATCGAGAATCACGAAGGCGAAAATGGACGCTATCACCAGTGCAAACACCACCTCATAGACAGTGCCCCCAAACTCTTTGGTCCCCCAATGATCACCGGTCATGAATGCACCTAGAGTACCTAAGCCAACAAACACCAGTAGAGCAATAAACAACACAATAATCTTACGCATAATTTTCCTATATTCAAAAGAAAGGGGCTAGGTATAAACACTAGCCCCATTATTACTCATTCGATTCCGACGGATTAAGCCGAAATCGCGCCTACGGCAGCGGTCTTCGGCTTGTAGTTGTAGTAATACACACTGGCGACCTTCTCACTCAGGCCAAGCTTAGCTAGCTCTTCAAGAGCACGAGCACGCGTTAGTTCACTGGCAGGAATATTCGCAAGGATGATCTTGGTCTGGCTGGCCTTGCTATTTGGGTTAACCTTCGCACCGCGAGTTTTCCCGGTCTTCTGAGTCTTCTCAGGCGAAGATGGGACTGCATCTGCTTGAATTGCAACTACATCGTTCATAAAATTATCCTTTCAGGGTTGATATGTCTATCGACGGTTTAATACTACAGCTTTAAAATGTAAAAGTCAATTGGTATCCATTACTGTTTATGAATAGCAAAAACTGGTGCGTCATCAGGAATGATATATCTACTTGATAGATAATCGAAAAACTCTCTGTTAACGTTATGTGGTTCTTTCTTACACCTTAGTTCGTGATTCTTCCATGCAGCTTCAGGATCATTTTCAAAATAAATCCATTCGATATCTACATCGTCCCCAAATTTTCTAAAGATAAAACTATAGATAACATGGTCACAAGCTAGAATCAATAAAGGATCACAAACGTAAAACGTTGTCTTCCCTGATTGAATCGCTTCCTTGAAACAGTTTGGGTTAGTGGTCGGATCGTCAACTAGGAAGCCATCATTACCTAGTAAGGATTTTGCCATGAACGTCTTACCACTACCCGGTAAACCCATCAACAAGACTACAGTGTATTTCATTATAAATCTTCTAGAATTTCTTTTATACTTGGAACATAATACGGTTTTGGGAAACTACAGGTCCAAATGATGCTTTCATCGAATTCATCGTCATCACCGGGGCGATACTTTCCGGTTGGTGTATGCATGATCATGATAATGCTCCGTTAGTGAACGAAGATGTCAGGATCGTAGTCAAACACATACTGAAAACCTTCATCGTTAGTCAGTCTGATTGCATTACAGCTACGATCACGTTCACCTTCGTATTGATGATAGAACTTGAATCGCCCTGCAATTAGTTCACTGCGAAAGTGATCAGGGATATCAAAGTGGCGACCTTCGTTAATATAATATTTCTTCATGTTACTCAATAGCCTCCAATAGCGCCTTCAATCTGTTCATCTGTCATTGGGGTGAAATTCTGAATCTGCCCACAAATGGCACAGAATGAAAAATCAATATAGTCACCACCGGAAACGTTATCTATGTGTGGTGCGTAACCTTCTTGCGTCGCACCCAATTCCTTACAAGAAGAATAGCACATATCGCTACACTTACCGCCTATGGCAATAACTCGCTTGTTTTTACATGCGCAATTCATCGCTTAGTATCCTTTTCGAACATTTCACGAGCCATTTCCCAACCTGCATGGTTAGCATCGATGATCATGCCAGTGATACCTTTCTTAAGGAGACCCGAGCCAACAGCATCCATGATGTATTCGAAACTGTACTCGCAAACTTCTTCGAACTTATGACGCTGGGTAATGTAATCATTGGTCCATTTGTCACTGTACGCTGCACCGTTCTCTTCGACACATCGCTTGAAGGCGTCAGTCATGGCAAGAGCGACAGCTTCCTTCACTGCTTGAGCAAGGTTGTCATACATGAGTGCACGAACAATTATGGCGTTCACCTTGGGGTACATGCGGTCGATAGCGGTCAGTCCCATGACGTTCTCCTTAGGAAAGCTTGCTTTTGATAAGCTGAGAAACCTTGCCCATGTCAGCACGACCGGTCAGTTCCAGCTTCACAAGGGCCACGATCTTGCCCATATCCTTCACAGAGGTCGAGCCAACGGTTTCGATAGCCTTGGCTACCACCGCGTTCACGACTTCCTCAGAAGCCTGCTCAGGGAGGAATTCCTTAATAAGCTTGACTTCGGCTTCCTCAACATCGGAAAGGTCAGTACGCCCAGCGGCGTTGAACTGGCTGATGGAATCCAAGCGCTGCTTGACCATCTTGTTCAGGACAGTCAGAACGCCATTGTCATCAAGTTCGACACGAGTATCCACCTCAACCTGCTTCACAGCGGCGAGGATCAGGGAAATGGTCTGACTGCGGTAGCTATCCTTGGCCTTGAGAGCCGTGATGCGCTGGGCAGTGATTTCTTGCTTGAGTGACATGTTCGTTCCTTGGGTTTGGTATGGTGACAGTATAATTTATTTCAAGTCATCATGCAAGAGGGTTGGCGTAGGCTATCTCGACGGTGTAAATCTTAGAAGCCGACATTAATTTTTTCTGTACTTCAGAAAGATCACCAGAGAACCAGTGACCTTCGTAACCTTGACCATGAGCAATCTGAGGATTAACAACCAGTCTGTGAGCCACTACGGTTCGACTCTTTTCCAGAAGATTATCGATAATCTTTGCAGCCTCAAGCATACGCTTTGCATGATCCTCATAACCATTACCCGAAAAATACTGAGCATGGTCATACATGTACTTGCGTGCGTCTTCGATGGTGTGAAGTTCCGTGCTCATTCAACATCCTCCGGATTCGGATCAACCTTGGGACCAATAAGGAAATCGATAAACATACTAGGATCGCGAACATCCTTATTGATGCAGCAATAGGGTCACTGACATGCAACATTTTTAGATATGCAAGCCCCAAATGACGATAGCGCAAGATATCCTTGGCATTGTTAAGTAATGCTGTCTGAGTATGAGTCACTTCTTCAGCAATTTTGAAGATGTTTTCCATGGTCATAAGAGCTTGATGCTCTCTACCAAGTCTCAAAAACTTTTCTTCTGCTTCAGCACTCCACTTCCATTCAAGCCCTTTACCAACAAGGCGCATGGCTTCGTATTGATCGAAAGCATCTAAGATTTTATTAAGTGTCGCGCTCATGAGTTGTCCCTTTCGTAGATGGCATCTAGAACTTCACTGACACCATCACCAAGCTGACGATCTTCAGGGAAGAAAACGTGATACCAGATATGGTCGGATTTGAAATTCTTCATCAATGTACGGTAACGCCGTCCATCAATGTCAGGCTTAAACTTATCCACGAGCGTATCATATGCACGTTGACGTTCATCCATCATCTTAGCAACATCATGAATGAGCTTATTGACATCATTATCATGATGTGACAAGAGAACGCGAAGTTCCGTGCGATAAAAGGATGCTGGGTCAGACTCTTTTTTCGAAGTGATCGGACCCATTTCAATATAATAGTGTGGAGCATATTCAGGGAACTGCTCATCAAGATAGTTTTCTATCCGATACTGTGCATTCCCAGCAGCATTGAAAGGCATTTCTACTGGTAGATGAAATTTATCAAAAATCTGAAAATAGCTCATGACATTCACTCTTAACAAGATGAAGGTATAATACATTGAAACGTATTACATGTCAAATCACGCCTTTAGATAGGGTTTTTCACTTCGACCACTGGCACCACAAACAAAGCAATCGTCACCTTCACGATTGTAACCGTTACCATTGCAGCGACGACAATCAAAGGAAGGTGTAACCTCTTTCATATTCTCATAGAAATCTTTTTCAGTACGATGATAAATTTCGTTAGAATTTACATCCTGATAGACAATCAAGAGTTGACCTTGGGATGTTCCCACACCAGTGCTAAGAGGAAAGACACGGTATAGGTCACCTTCATTATCGGTACATGTTACATACATCTGTTTCATTTTTATTCCTTATTTTATTGCAAAACCATCTTCGTCATAAACGATATCAGCCTTTGACTTCTTAATCTTAATAGGCTCACCTTCGATGACAGGCTTCATATCTTTCCATACCCAGCTTGAGGGTGCATCTTGGGTAATCTCTTGGATAGCCTCAATACGATCCTCAATCTGCACTCGATAATAAGACGCCTCGACTACATCCTCAGCCTCACGATATTTTTCGATCAATTGAATTAGCGATAGATGGTCCATTACTTTACCTTTTTATTACAGAGGGGGCAGGTCACTTCACGATCTTTCTGGAAGGTCCAACCTTTGGCTTGGGCTTGCTTCTTACACTCACCCCATGTTTCACCATAGAATTGATGAGGGAAGTAGTTAAATGGATGTTCCTTGCGTTCATGACGACAGTACAAGTCCATGGAATAGCCTGCGGCAATCATGATAATTCCTTAAGTAGTTATATCAGATTTGTGACCATGTTTTTCATATGCAATCTTCAAACACTGGACTGCACTCCATATGGCTCGCTCAGTGGTTCTTGATGTTACTGCATGAGGTTTACGTTCCATGGCATGCTTCAGTTGAAGATAGACACCTAGATAATCAGTGTCATCTACATGTTCAGTCACAGGAGACAGATTAAGAATTTCAGCTTCATGTTTTTCTAAGAGAGCTTCAGCTTTATCCATGGACGATGTAGCCCAGTGTTCACCAGCATCACGAGGACTATGATCTGAGTACATGCTATGCCGGTCTATGTTATCACCACAGCAACAGACATCATTGGTAAACGTACCATGATCGATCAAGAACACAAGTTCCTTGACCAGTTCACGAAGTTCTTTGTTTTGACGCTCAAGTATATTCATAATTTAATCTTTCTTATGCAATTCCTTGAGTTCAGCATTACGCTTATCAAGGATTTCCTTATCTTTCATTAGACCGGCAAGCTGTTCAGACAGCTTGGTATACTTCTTTTTCCATGTATGGAACGCACTTTCTCGTGCCACACGATTATGCATGTCGATTATGTTTGGTGGAACCTTAACAATTCTATAAATTACAATTCCCGCACAGTCCGGCATTCCTTCGATAAACAATTCAGAAAGATCGTAATTATCACAACCTTCCAAAATCTTAGATATAAGATACGGTTCATCACAATAGAATTCTTTGATATCCTCTCGACGCGTAGCATCATCCGACATCCCACGGATATGAGTCATTTCATCAGGACTGTTATAGAATCCAAGCTCATCCAAGCTGATTTCTACTTGCTTTATGCGATTATAAAGTTTCATCGGACTACCAGAGTCATATAGATAAAACAAGTATAATAGGTTTCAAGTTGAAAAGCAACATGCGACAGATTCGAACATGATCACTAAATACTTAGTAAATAGAGCAAGGTTCGAATGTCATCACATACACATTATCACACATATACTGAAAACGAATTAAAGGAAGCTGTCAGATCATCATTTTCTTATGCTGAGTGTCTAAGACGCCTTAACATGTCAGATTCAAGAAATATGTACACCACATTAAAATTGAGAATTAAACATTATAACATAGATGTCTCACATTTCCACCAAGCACATAGAACCACTAGATGTGCTAAAAGAGACATAGAAGATATATTAAGTAATAAAATACATTATTCATCATCTACTATGCTGAAAAAACGTTTACTAAATGATGGTTATCTTGAATATAAATGTTATGGAGATAACTGTGGACTAAGTATGTGGAAGGATAAGCCTCTAGTATTACAACTAGAACACATGGACGGAAATAAATTTAATAATAGTTTAACTAATCTAATTTTACTATGCCCAAATTGTCATTCTCAGACTTCTACATATGCGGGCCGAAATAAGAAGCAAGATAAGTCCATAAAAAATAAATTATCTAAAATAAAAGAACATAACTGCGCCAAGTGTAATAAAATTGTCATTCGCGCCAAAACTCATGACAATATCTATTGTTCGATAGAATGTTCAAGGACTAGAAAATTAGAAATTTCAAAAGAAGAATTAGAAATTTTAGTATGGGAAATGAGTTCGGTAGAGATAGGAAAAAAGCTGGGTGTAACTGATTCTGCTATAGGAAAGAAATGCAAATCCCTAGGAATCAAAAAACCACCTCGTGGTTATTGGGCAAAGAAAAAGGCTGGAAAATAATTCCAGCCTTTTTTATTTGGACCCCGTGACACGATTCGAACGTGCAAGATCATTTCTGAAAGAAGGTTCGTAGCCTTCCGAGCCATCCAACTGCTCAACACGGGGTTATTTGGTAGGCTTGGTCGGGATCGAACCGACACTCTTGCGAAACAGATTTTAAGTCTGCCGGGTCTGCCAATTCCCCCACAAGCCCATAATTTGGTACCGCTACCCGGAGTCGAACCGGGACGCTTTTTAAGGCAACTGATTTTGAATCAGCCATGACTACCAATTCCATCATAGCGGCAAAACTAATAATTTGGTCGGGCAGGGTAGGACTTTCACCTACAAAAAGAAGGAGCGACCTTCCGCGTATAATAGTTCCGCCACCTCCCGCGAGGTATTACTAAAATCTGGTACGAATGGAGAGATTCGAACTCTCAAGCCGAAGCAACAGTTTCTAAGACTGCCGTGTATACCGTTCCACCACATTCGCACATTATAAAAATTGGTGGGCAAGGTGGGATTCGAACCCACACACCTTACGGCGCCACGTTCTAAGCGTGGTGCGTCTACCGTTCCACCACTCGCCCAATTTTGTAAATCTATTTATAGAAGTTTACACTATCTAGTAATTTTGTCAACTCTTTAAACAAAATGCTTATTGAATTGCGCGATAACACCATTCGACAACACCACCGATTTCTTCACCGTCGAATGGAGTCATGAACTGGCCGCTAAATTCATCATAGACAGCCGGAAGAATGTAACCCGTCTTGGTCTTGACTGCAACGCGGGCATAGAATCCCCATTCATTCTCAATCTTACATTCCGGAATGATTTCAACCGGAGTCCACTCACCAATAAACTTCGTATAATGTTCCATGACTTACTCCAAGTTCAAGAAAACGTTAAAAATAATTATAGTGGATTCCAAAGATTAAACAAGTAATCCTTGCCCTTGTTCAAATATTCAATCACCTTCGGTTCATCTGCACGACAAACCTTAATGATTGATTCGATGACGTACCCATGTCGCTGAGCTACAATGTAAATCTTAAGAATACCATTGATCTTGTCATCAGACTCGTAAGGTGCGATTGTACCATTGTAAAAACCATGATAATCAGCATCTTTGGCAGTTTTAAAATCATGCCAATCCCAGCGAAAGATTAGATTATAATCGGGATCGGCTCCATCGAATTCATCAAGATAATCGCTAAAGGATTCATAGCTTTCGCCATGTTCGCCACTAGCATGATAATTATGCTTAACTTCCCAAAGATGCTTATCCATTGACTTACTCCAAGTTCAGATGAATGTTAAAAATCGTCGTGTTGTGTGTTTGTCATAAGTTGAAGCAATTCTTTTGAATCGTCAAATGACAATCCTGTGATATGCATCAAATGTGAAATGTCATTATACGTCGAACGGTTTTTAACTTCAAGTGCCTTACTGGCACAAATCTCTTTCAACAGATTTTCAAGATCAACAACAGGCTTTGGTTTGATCCGCCTATCTACAAGATACTCAGTTAATGCTTCTGCCGCTTCAACAAGTCTATTGTAATTATCGTTCATCTTTCGCCTTACTGCCAGCATGGACCACTTCGGTTGCGTTACATTTGATAACACGATATCCGTAATACTTGAATCGATCTAGCCACACGTCACCCATGTCCTCTTCAGGAATGGTATATATGGCATCCCCACTCATCTGATTAGGCTTAGATGTAACCAAATAGAAAGACTTCTCAAGATCAGTGATCTTTTTTGAACGAAATCTTTCTATACGGAGCTTAAACAAATCTCTAAGCTCTTCGCCGTCGTTTTCGGTATTGGTTGAATATAACATGGCTTATAGACTGGTAATGGATAGGTGACCAACGTCAAAATAACGTAGGAGTGGAGTAATGTCACGAATACCGTTCATCTTACGAATGTTATCGTAAACCTTCTTGGCATAGGTGGCATATTCAGTAGCGAATTCGCTCAGGCTGTCATTGTCTTCTGGTACGTTAGAAAAGTCGTACTTGACAATTCCAGCAATCTTTGTAGCATCATCCTGTGGAATCTCTTCTTCCATCAGACGTGACCATAGAAGCTTATAGAACTTGACGTTCGATGGCTGGTCAAACTGTAGATTCTTCAGGTGATTGGTTAGTTCTTCTCTATTCATTATTGTTCTCGTTTATAATATAGTGCTTCTTGCCAGTACATAAGTGCATTATCAAACCCCGGATTGCCGTCTTCTGAGGCCGTCACAGTATTATATGCCACTTCCAGTGCATCGTTTAATTCTAACATGTTTAAGAATTTAAGCAAGCGAGTAACACGGCGATTGTTATGGTAGTAATGCTTTGGGTCAGTATGTCCGATATCGTTAAAATGCCTTAGATATCTGAATACCAAATTCAATACCTTTTCCTTATGAAACCGTTTGATGACCAGCAATGTCGCATCATCGAGCACGGGAGCACCCTCGACCAATTCGCTCGCTTCAAAGTTAGGAAAAGCTCGCTGACACCAGTTATGCGTGGATTCGATCCAGTCATAATCAGCATTCATAACCTGTGTGTAGGTTGGCGAAACGCCATCAAGAGATACATCCACATAAAAATCTTTAATGGCGTCGGTCATTAGCTTAGCTCCGATTCAATCGTTAGCGCCATGGCACGCGGAAGGATACAGTTAGATGATCCTAAGAGTTGCCAGAAGAGCCAGTTGGTGGCATAGGGACGGTTATCGGCGGATTCTGTGATCACACCAACCTGACGGAAATACTTATGAAACTGTTCGAAGGTATAGTACGCCATACCCTTGTAAGTCGTTTCTTTCTCGCGAGCTTGGTCGTAGCAAATCTGAATGGTTTCTTCAATATCCTTACGATAAGCTTGGAAAAGGGTGATCAGGGTAGAATCGATAGTGGCATCCTTCGAAAACTGACGAATGATTGGAGCACTATTGATGTAGTCCTCTACGATGCGCTTACCCATGTTGCTTTGTTTTGTCATAATGGTCTCTATTACTTGCGGTAGCTGGATCGGTCGTGATCGCGGAATGTCCGGAACGCATCTTCACGACTACGGTCAAGTACAGTAAAAATAACTTTGGCTTTAACATCTGCAACAAACACCATATCGCCAGAGGCGAAATAGCGTGTGTCAAAATTCTTGTAACGTTCCATGTGATAGACCACGAATGACGTATTATTGAAGACGTGCGGCATTTCCTTAGCATCATAGAAGAGGCGAAGGAGCGTAGTGTTATCGGCATTCTTCGCCACATTCGGGAAACGTGCCACAAACTGTTCCTTGGCATGTTTCGTAGAGCGAAAACCGTCTTCTCTTGTAGTCATATAATGTCCTAAAATTGGTTTAGATATTTTTTGGATATTACCTTAGCAAACCCCGGATTAATAAACAGGGCTTCGGGCATGATGTTGTGTCGAATACGATTCCGTGAGAAATTCACATCACCATTCGACTTGTCTTCAGCCCATTCTACACCGTTCTTGATTGCATAATCAAGAAGGGCACTCTTTCGGTTCAGGATGAAGGGGCGATAGGTGTTACGCGTGTTGTATGGAATTAACTTACAATTACCGTGCATGGAACTGAAGAGCCATGTTTCCATGGCGTCATCCAGATTGTGACCAGTGATCACAGGCTGTTTATTGGCACGATAGACCTTGATACGCTCGTTACGCCAGAATTCCTCCCATGATTCTCTCTCAGGCTTATCCTTAGGGTTAACTTGATGCACGGTTAGGGTCAGACCATGTTTCTCCGTGAAACGCCGTACAACGGCTTCTGCGGAGTCATTACCTGTACCATGATTGACGTGGATGATATGAGGCTTGTGACCACCTCTCACCAGAAAGTGAGCAATAGCCATACTATCGTAACCACCTGAGCAGGCAACGGCGAAGCCGTGGATAGTCCACGGCTTCACATTCATTGGAGTGTAAAGCTTAATCACGCTTCGTCCGTAATTACAATGATCGGACACACCTTGCTCTTCAAACCGAAGTAAAGCGTTTTCATGAATCCCGGCGTTGGCTCGACATAATTAGCACCATCAGCATGCTTAGCAAGATATGCAGCGCGACGCTTGGCTTCCTTCCATGAGAAAAACTTATCCTTGATCCAAAACAGCCCAAGGACGACAGGTGTTACTATACAGAAACATGTAAGGATTAAACCAAGTCCGCTGATCAGAACCGCGAACCATGGCATGGCGTCTACATTAGCATCAGTGAAATATAGAGCCAAGAAAAATGGAAGAGAAATTGCGCAGATTCCAAGAGAAAACTGAATCGCAACGATAGCCAGAACCTTCCGGTAATATTCACAGAATGTCCTTGGTTGACGATACTTATATTCTTCACGGCGTTCCTTGGTTGAGGAATAGAGATTGAACTCACTATCCCAACGAACAAGGTAACGAAACGACGTGGAATTAGGACGAATGGTCAAATGCATGATTAATCCTTATGATAGGTAATGTTATTTTCAACAATCGTACCGTCTGCGACACTGTAGACGAGACGTGGAATTTTGAGTTTATTGATCAGAGAATTGCAACCTTGACACGGGCAGCTTTCCATCAACTTGCCAGTGGAGTCAGTACGCACAACATACAGGGTTGCGCGTTTAAAATCAATTTCAAGACCCTTCAGACAATCGACCTCAGCATGAATGAAACTATACTCAAGGAAAGGATTGGTTTGTTTATGAGTCTTGGAATTCTGCTTCTGGAAAGGACACGACTTGGCTTTGTTAACACCCATACTGACAATCTTGTTGCCGACAGTAAGCATCGCAGCATGTTTACTTTTCAAACCATGATTCAAATCCTTCGCGATATTGCGGAGGTTTCGAATGTGCTTTAGTTCGTAGGTCTTTATCATGTTGCAAATTATAGGGTACGATGATCCCTAGGTCAAGTGAAATTAATTTCAACGTTCAGACAAAATAAAAGGGTCGGAATTACCCGACCCTTTATCAACATCAAGCTATTACTTGATGTCAGTCCAGACTTCACCATCACGTACACGAGCCACCTGACGTGCCGAACAACCGATGACCTCAGCGATACCCACTAGGGTCCAGTCGCCTTCAGCAAGAAGCTTACGAATCTTGCGAACCTTGGCAGCATCGAGCTTGGCCGAGTAGTCACCCTTTGCCTTGGTAGGAGTTGCGCTTACCGTAGCTTTCTTAGGAGTAATCAGCACATCTTCGTCATCATCCAACACTTCCGGCTCATCATCTTCGGCAGTATCATCAATGTGATCAGCGTATGTATCCGTGTAGCCAACTGGCAGAGAATCTTCGAAGTGTGCCAGTTCATCGACCACTTCATAGCGCCAGCAACGACCCTTCGCATTGTCGTAATCGTTAGGAATGCTTACCACGTCAGCCGGATTGATCTTAACCACCATCAAACGATTGCTATCATTGTTCGTGTAGTATGCGGCCGGTAGATAGCTGAATGCACAGAAATGGAGACCCACCGAACAGGTTTTTGCACGATCCTGATTAACTTCTTCACGTGGCATTTCAACCACGTTACCAACGGAGTTGTCAATCTTACGGCTATGCAAATCCTTATAATCTTCACTGACCATCTTGTAAGCCAAGAAATGACCATCGGCAGTGAACGGAAGATCATTCGCTTCAAGGAACAGGTACAGTTCATTGCGGCTGAATTCTGCCGGGTTAGCTTCGATATTCTCAAGCAAACGGAACAGCGGCTTGAGGTTGAAGTCAGCCTTACGTAGAAGCGGAATTACACGCTTAGAAATAGCGGAAGGAAGTGGCTTCTTGTCAATGTGAATTTCTTCACCGAAGACTTCCACGCGACCATCGGTATGATCAGCAATAGCACCCTTAACCGAAAGGCTACCGAGAACTTTATTCCAGTCCTCTCGCTTCAAGGCTTGAAGGACGACCTTATAGTTAAGATCGTCCGGACCAATTGTTTTGATTGAACCATTTACGAATAGGTTAATGCTACCGTTAGTCTTCACCTGATACGGGATAGGCTTTTGGGGTGTGTTACTCATTTCTTATGTCTCCGAGAATAGATATATTTTTGAAGCACTCATTCTACGCCAAGCGCTTCAACGTTGTCAACCATCTTAATGTAAGCTACAAGAGCAGCAGCTTGACGAAGCTTTGCTTCAGCATCCAACCAGCTTGTATTGTAATTAACCGTTTCAAGCAGAGGATAACGATCACGAACCCGGATCGAATCCTCAATGGAAATAACCTTTTCAGCATGTTCCCTGTGGTCATCAGTCCTATTCATCGATTTCTGGCTAAGCATATCACGAATCAGACGGTTTTCTTTCTTAATCTTTTTTGTAACAATTTCGGTATAACGGGTTGCGACCTTTTCTACACGAGTCAAACGATTCAAGCTATTGATATGCTCAGAATGCGGAGCAAGCCGTTCACGATGCTGCCAGATCGGACCACACGCAGTGCGAGCTTCCCTGACTCGATCAAGAATTGCATAAGCCTTACGGCTACGCTCAATCATGCGGTCGTGCTTATCCATATCCTTCTCACGATCATCAAAGATCGCCTTGGCATGTTTTGCGGCACACTCAAAGTTAGGATTGTCAATCAGAAGATCAGCCTTGGCCTTCTTGATAACATAAATCGGCTTATCGAACAAACCAGCATCATGCACTGCCTTGACAATGGACGTATCACCGTCGATGTAAGGCCACGTCGTGTAAGTCAAATAGTAACCCGTTTCAATCTCTTCTTCATCGTAAACTTTCTTCCAATAACTCAGAGAACTATCGACCAACGTAGTTGAGGTATTTTCGTAAACAACCGGAGGCTTACCACGCTGATACCCCGACTTAGGAGTTTCAGGAAGTTCCGACGCCTTGATGAACGGAGCACCACCAAAAGATTCGGTAATGAAATCGTAGAACTTCTGATCTACAGTGTTCTCCGATTCAATGAGCATGACCGTCTTACCGTAATTTTGATCAGCGAATCGATAAAACTTTGCAATGGCACTCTTGGTCTGGTCGCGAACGATGATGATCGTATCAGCCGAAGGCTTCACAGTGAAGTCACCAGCCTTAGCATAGGTACGCTTATTCTTATGAGGAACCGGGAAGGACACATAAAAATTAGGACGACCAACAACACCACCGCGAGATTTCGTGGCATTGATATAGAACGGCTGAGTTTTGGTACCACCTTCAATCTTAAGCTTTTTATCACCCGTGTTACCACCTTCACCGAACTTCATCTTCGCAAGGGTGGCAAACACACGATTGTTTTCAGATTCGTTAAGATAGGACAGACGATCCCAATCGCAAGAGAAGGCATGAACCTTTTCGCGAATATTCTTATAGATGATCGGGCCAACCGTTTCAATGAAGGTCTCAAGACTCTTGATGGTCAGTGGGCTGAACTGAACCGACTCACGGCTCACCGTTACCTCAATCTGGCCGATGTCAAAGAACATAGCACCATCAGTATAGAGATTGAATAGAGAAAGGTTCTCGTCGGATACCTTATCCCGAAGTTCCGTCATATCAACTGGGTAGCCCACCTCACCCTGAACGATATACAAACCGTCCAAGCTATCCGACACACGGAAGTTACCAAACGTTTCACGGTAGTCGATATTTTCGAATTCCAGATCATAAACGTTATTGAGAAGCGTAGGCTTAACGTTAAAGAAGCGAAGCTGACTTACAACCTCTTCGCCAAAGCGACGATAGTCGCGTTCCTTAACGTTGAATTCGATGGTCACGCCATTGATTTCATCAGTCGGTTCCTCACCAAAACGGGAGACGACAGGCACGCCATTGTTACCAAGCATGGCCGTATAGAAATACTTCACACCTTCGTAAATGGAGGTGATGCTGAAGCTTGTGGTGTAGCAGAACGGAGTCTTACCACCGAGACCGAAACCACCTACGGCATCGTTAGAGTTGTCCTTGGTGGACTTGAAGTAGGTGGCATACGTATTTTCGATCATGTCCGGAGACATGCCGAGACCGAAGTCACGAACAGAGAACGTCGGTTCGTAGATGGAAGGAAGATGGATTTCAAACGGAACGTCCGCCTTACCAACAGCCTTGTGGGAATCCAATGCGTTGCACGACAGTTCGCGCACAATGGAGCCCTGCTTATTGGTGTACAGGCCATCAGATAGCATTCTGAACGCTTTACCTGCTAGTTCGATCTTGAAAGCAACTTCGCTGACAAGACCCGAGGAAACGACAGAACCATTATCTTCATTGTTGACGATCATGTTTATATCTCTGTATTGATGTGATGAAATATATTATAGGAGGTGTAATGGAATTAGTCAAGCGCTCGGCGAGCGTAGTAGAACGTGGCTACATACTTCACTTCATACTTCCCAAGCAATAGCTTTGTGATTGACTCAACCTCTGACGTGCCTTCAGATTTCACATATTCTATCAATTGATCAAAATCAGCGGTAGTGCGTCGTTCCCATCTGTAACAAACAACGTATTCATTCATACTTAAATCCTTGGTAATGTTTACTTGAAGCGTGCGTTCTTCTTGAGCCAACTGATCAGAGCCAGTGCCAGCAAGTAGAGAATGCCCCATACTACCAACACATAAACGATTAAAGCAAGGAATCCCCATGCCATAAAGGTCATGGCAGCACCACCAAGAAGGACAAGGAGAAGGAAACCTGCGCCACCAACAGTGACAAATAGACGAGCAATTAGATAGTCGGCAAGCATGATGCTACTCCATACGTATATGATGGGTAGATAGTAATACATTTCAATGGATGTGTCAATCACTCTATATTATTGAACGCATCATTAACGCCACAAGGAATGTCACTTGTGTAACGATTTATACGATGATATACTTCTGTCAGCGATAAGCCATGTTTGATTACGAAATACGTTAATCTTAACATATTGTTAATCTTAGGGAATTCGATAATTCCTAAGAGATTCATTGCCGAAGCTTTCGGTAATGGAATTGTATTGGTTAGAGCACGTAAGCCATTTGATTCTGACACGCAATATGGTGATACTTGATCCGACTGTTCATGTGACTGACAATCCTTGATCAATTGGTGTTGAAGATCAGCCCTCTACACATCTATGTAGTAATTCGTCAGTCGGGACGACTTATGGTCCTCTTACGACGATGATCCCTTTACCATTAACCGTCGTTACTGATAGATCGTTCACGATCATGTGGCCTTAAATCTTCAACGTGGATATAATATGTGAAGATGGATGATAAAGTCAAGTGGGATGTTAAACTCTATCAACCATCTTCCCAATAATGTCCTAACGCGTGCGTTAGGCTTCGTACCCTAGGATATTCTTCTCTTGGAGAACTAGATATTCCTTACCATCAAGAACAGTCTTGCTCCAAATATCTTTCTCAATGAAATAGACAGTGTTGTCTAACTTAACAGTAAGTGGATATTCACTGTTCTCGCTTACAGCAACAACCGTACCTGTCAGAACATCACCGAACTTCTTAACTTCCGTAAGAATGATGCCGCTGGCTGAGACTGTCTGCTTTACCTTAACCTGAGAAACGAAAACCAAATCGTTTTCTGGTTCGATGCCTATCTTAGTTGCCATTTAAAACCTCGTGTATATTTGTGAATTATAAATATTATTGAACTATAAGTCAAGGTAAGTATGAATCATTACAAAAGTAAAGCTTGGGTAGATGTAATCTTTGGGTCATTATTCACCCTTTGCTTTCTAGGAATTGGACTCTACGCCTTCGATTATCTACTAAAAGAAACGAAAGGTCCAGCATTAATGTCTGATGTCCTTATGATAATCATAGGAATCCTTGGTGTCGCCGATGGAATCAAGTGTTTCTTGAGAGGTTATCGAATCATAAGTCAGGACAAACCGGCATAACCCACGGTTGATCCATATAGAAACTGTTAAGATGACAGATTAAAGCCTGTCCATTAGCCGGGATACCAGATTTCTTTGTAACCACTTTCGTAACAGGATCAACAGTCAATTCCCTTTCCTCAAAGAACTGTTCATCAAACGCTTCCTTCTCCTGAAGAGAAACTATTCCATTACCGTTTGAATCAGCACGTGCCTTCAAGATGTTATCATAATCTTTCCAGAATTGTTTCTGATCATTGATCAGAGGTTGTTGATCTAAGACCTTGCTTTGAAAGAAGTTTTTATCCATTAATTCTTGTTTGTGCTTCATGGAATTATGGGTTACGAAGATCGTCATGACGACCAGCAGAATACAGCCAATGACAATGACTTCGATAATGGAAACAATTTCCTTTTTAAGCTTTCTTTTCGTCATAGGTACCTCATGCAAATATTTATTTTGAATTATATCGATTTCATAAATATTGTAACAACGAAGTTAACTTAAAACCTATGAAAAGATTACTCTTACTACCATTCTTCCTTACTATCCTAGCATGTTCGGCACAAGCTGTCCATCAGGTAGACGTGTCAGTTTATCATGGTCAAACCTATGTTACCTGTACTAATAAGTTAGATAGCTCTCATCTTAACTATCTGGAATCACAGAAAGCGGATTACAAGTCGTCCATCATTGAAACGGTTACCATTTCCAATATTACCGACGTTGAAGGTAAGCGTTGGTCAGTTAATCAGAACGAATGGACCAACTTTGTCTGCACCAAACAGTTGATTCCTTGAACATAAATCAAGCATATACTATAATTTCTCAATAAATACCCAAAAAGGAAACCCTAATGAAATTGATCGACCTTGTAAATCTAATGAACGAATCCAAGACAGAAGATGAAACCCCACAGAAGGCTTCGTCACCTACCACCGAAGAAATCACTGGCGCTCAGGCTGCTAAGATTCTAGGTTGCAGCATGGGCAGAATCCGCCAGTATAAGGCTGATGGCGTGCTTAAGGCTGCTCGTGAGCCAGAGCCGGGTTCCCGTGACTCATGGTACAAGCTAACCGACGTTGAATCCCTTAAGTCTAAGCAGGGTTCCGATGGCGAACTAAAGCGTACTGGTCGTCCAGAAGGTAGCAAGAACGGCGAAGGTAAGGACGACTAATCATCTTTTATATAAACCTCAAGTGGGATATAATGGTTCAGCGCACATTAAAGTTTTCTAAATAATATCGCGTAAAACATAACACTTGAGGAATATAATGAAGATTGAAATTTACGGTAGAGAAGGTTGCCCCTTCTGTGATAAGGCCAAGGGCGCTTGTGCTTCCGCTAACCTCCCATTTACATATTACACGGTTGGTAGTGAAGTTACAAAAGAAGATATTCAAAAGCGTGTCGATGCTCTAGGTTTGCACGTAACCATCGCAACAGTTCCACAGATATTCGTTGACGATGCTTATGTTGGTGGTTACACCGAACTCCTAAGAGTTTATCCATGGGCAAGAGCATATAATTCTAGCCAGCTTCGCAAGTAAACAAAAAGCCCGCTTTCGCGGGCTTTTTCTTATTCGTAATCTGTCAATTTGTAAGCCATCGATTTCTTAGGAATGTAATTCTTATAATCTTCTGACAAGAACCAATGCCAGCTTTCTGGAATCTGAGGTGCCACAGGCGTACCCATACCATCGGTAATGACAAACACAGCCTTAGGATATGATGTGCCTTCCTTGCCCATCAATAGCTGAATATTCTCTTCAATAATATGGAAAGCCGTACCACCACCCTTATGAACCTTGTCACCCGTGATATCGGTCTCTACCACGTAATCATGGAAACAGAACAAACGAATATCAAAATGTTCGGTAGGTAGCGATTTTGCTGCTGTGAAGAATCGTTCCGCCAGATGATGACATGATCCTGAGGTATCAAGATAGAAATGGACTACAATCTTTTTCTTCTCTTGTTTACGCTCATCTAATTCCATTTCCGCAGGTAGGAACAGACCAGTTTGCTTAAGGAATGCCATGCGACGACTACTTCTCGCCCACTGGTCAAGATTCTTCTGCTTAAATCCTACAGTCTTCACCGCCCACTGTTTAATAACAGTTTCCCACTTCTTCTTTTTCTTAACTCTAACATTAAGAAAAGTCCAGATACCTTCACCACCAATACCAGCCAGTTTGGATAATGCTTCTTTCTCTTGTGGAGACAAGAGCTTATCCATCTTCTCAATAAAATCTTTAACGGCTTCTTCATCGATCTGTTCATGTTGATCGACCAATCGCGGCGCACCCTCACCCGACATCGGCAGTTTACCCGCTTCATGCTTCTTCTCAAGCAAGTTGTAATAGTATTCCATGGTTTCACCAGAGAACACATTTTCTTCAGGCGTAAAGAACTTATCGATCCAGCAATAGACACCTTCAGGATCGATTTGGGATCGCTTGAACCCAAACTTCTCCACGCACATATGGTTAACAACCAGATCAGCCGCATAGTTAGCAATGGTTGAGTTAATACCCGGATGGGATAGACGGACAAGGTGATCTAAGATAAGATGAATGCATTCATGCGCAATGATGAATGTGCGTTCAGGCATACTCAACCCACGCCAGAATAGCGGGTTAATCTTAAGATAAAGGAACTGTCCCGTCTCACGACTCGCATAGACTGCTGCCGTTGGGAGTGACATTTCGAAAATAGGGCGACCTACCGAAAAGAACTTATAAAAGATAGCGTGGTGCGATTGTAAAAGGAATGCAAGTTCTGAAATTTCAGCGTTGCCCATGGGCGTGGAAGTATTAAGAATGGTTTGCGCAGGTGTTCGGTTTACTGACTGATCCATGGATGCTCTCGATTAAAACGTTGCGCTAGCATATCACCTTAATGTAGAATCCACAACATCAATGCTGTACTTTTAACCCATAGGAACCATAAGTGAATCATCTAGCCCCACCCTCCGCAGACTACGATTTTTGGATTAAAAATGACCTCAACGTTCTCTTTATTGGCAAGCATGGCATCGGTAAGACCGAATCCGTGAAAGAAAAGTTCAAGGAACACTTCGGTGACAGATGGATGTACATGAGTGCATCCACCATGGACCCGTGGGTTGACTTCATCGGTGTTCCTAAGGAAGTTAAGGATGACACAACAGGTGAAACCTATCTTGAGCTTGTCCGTCCTAAGCGTCTACAAAATGACGAAGTTGAAGCCATCATGATCGACGAATACAACCGTGCTCCGGCAAAGGTTCGTAATGCTATCATGGAACTGATTCAGTTTCGTTCTATTAACGGTAAGAAGTTCAATAACCTTAAGGTTATTTGGGCTGCAATCAATCCGGATGATGACGAATCCTATGACGTAGAACGTCTCGATCCGGCTCAGCGTGACCGTTTCCCCATTCAGGTCCATCTTCCCTATGACGTTAATCTGGAATTCTTCCAGAAGCGCTACGGTGCCCAAGGCGAGATTGCCTGTGCATGGTGGCGTAACCTTGAGGATGATCTTAAGAATGAAATCTCTCCACGTCGCCTAAGCTACGTGCTAGATGTGTTCAACCTTGGCGGCGGTCTTTCTTACGTACTTCCAGAGCAAGCTAACCTCCATGAGCTAGTCACTCAGCTTACCGAAGGTTCCTATACCGAACGTATGAAGGATTTGTTCCTTAGCGGTAGCGATGAGGAAATCACAGAAGCTTTCTCCAATGAAAACTTCTTCAATGGTACCGAAAAGGCTGTTGCAAAGAATAAGGATTACATCAAGCGTTTCGTTCCTCATTTCCCTAAGGAACGTCTGCTTCTGTTCTATCTTTCCTCCATTGACGTACGTAACCATTTCACGACCGATGAGACATACATCAAATACCAGTCGATCTTCGATCCGATTCTGGCAATGGAAGGTAAGCTTGATGCACAGGGTAAGAAGATCACTCCGATGTTCCGTGGTAAGGAAATTGAATACTCGATCTTCACTGCTCTGACACGCTGGAAAGTCAAGTCTATTCCCGATGGTGCTATTTCGGATATGGAATACGTTAACATGGTGTCTAATACAGCACGTAACATTACGTATTTGAGCAAACCAGAACAAAGAAATGCAATGATCAATCGTTTCGGAACCATTCTCAATGGTGAATTGCGTCACGAACCATTGATCTATACAAAGATGTTCGGTGTCCTGTGTGAACTGACCGTACGTGTCAAGGATGATCCTAAGGTATTTGCGGCAGTCCTCAAGTGCTTGGAAATGCTCAAGGTCAAGATGTTTACGTATGGGATGGAGAGCTTTGAACAGTTGTTTAATCCATCCTTGTCTAGCCATGGTTTCCGTCGCGGTACCGCTAACACGACGTTCACTGAGACCCAAGACATTCTCGTAGCAAATGGTATTCTTAGGGAAGTAACCGCATGAAAGTCATAAACGCAGATATCTTTGAAAATACTGAGGGATTAATCATCCACGGCACCAATTGTTCCGGTGGATTCGGCAGTGGTGTAGCCGGTCAGATTCGACAGAGATATCCTGAAGTTTATGAGAAGTTTAAGACAGTTCCCCATGGTGAAGCCACCTTGGGACGACTTCAGATTATTGATGTGACGGAAAGCTTGTCCATTGGGAACGCCTTCACTCAGTTGAATTATGGTTACGATGGTCAGAAATATGCTTCACCTAAAGCCATTGAGAAAGCTCTACATAGAGCTTTCCTTTGGTGTGAATTAGTTGGAAGGTCTCTCTTGGCACCTAAAATTGGTTGTGGTTTAGGTGGATTGGATTGGTCCAGCGATGTCGAACCTATTTTCGATAAATTTGCTGAAGAGTTTCCTGAGGTTACAGTTCAGATATATGAGTTTAATAAATAATACTATAAGAAAGGTAGAGAAAGATGCAGATTGAGATTTACAGTAAGGATTCATGTGGTCAGTGCGTTCAAGCCAAAACCATTATGAAACAGAAGTGCTTTGATTACGTTGAGCATATTCTAGGTAAGGATGTTACGATTCAAGATTTACAGAAGCGTGTTACTGAAGCTAATTCAGATAAGCCTTTGCGTTCTGCTCCACAAATCTTCGTCGATGGTGAGCATGTCGGTGAATTCAAGGATTTCGTAGCGTTTATGTCAACTCAAGAAGCTGCCTGTGCAGCATAAGTTAAAGGCCGGGATTCCCGGCCTTTTCTTTTAGTGAATATCAAAGAAATCGATTTGTATCTTTCCACCATTTAGCTTAGCATCCCAGCTTTCTGGATTAGCGTAAGGTTGTAGAACCCCATTACGTTCCGGTGCATACCAAAGTAGCGTTTTTCCCTTTACCTTTATCTTTAAAACGTTTACCATCACACTGGCATCATGTTCATTCAAATGCTCGATGACGTTCGTACTGAATGCGATGTCACATTCTGGAATATCTGTAATACGATCCGTAAGAATAAGATTAGATAACTTTAGTTCGGATTTTTCATTCTCTAAACGTGCTTCTTTAATGCAGTACTTGTTTGGATCATAGCCTACAGACTGCTTAAACATCAGAGCCATGAATGCTGCCGCTCTTCCCGTACCACAACCATAATCTAATACGGTCATTTCTTTTGCTTCGGAAGGTTTGATGTCAAATTGCTGTAGCACGTATAATGCAATATTGGCACCACGCGAAACATAAGCAAAATCATTATTTACGTATTTGTTCGCAATAGAGCCTCTTGGGTTGTTCCAATGATCTAAATTGTAAGCCATGACTAAATTTTCCTCTCTAATAGTCCAACATATTTATGGACGGCTATTGACTCGTAGAATATAACGGTCTACAATCCCGATATAACTACATCTAGGATTCACAAATGTATACTTGCTATCTACTAACCGACAAGTCACGGAACCAGCTTTTGGAGAAGTTTCCTCCAAAGTATCCGAATGTCATCTGCCATCACATCACGGTCAAGTACCCTGCGCCTGCTGATGCCCCTCTTCCTGAGGCTCCAAGCTCCGTTACAGTGATCGGATACATCGATGACCACAAGGGTCTGGAAACACTGTTGGTTAGCGTAGACGGCGATACAAAGCGTCCTGACGGTAAGGTGTTCCATATCACTCATTCGTTAAATTCCATGCTGGGTTACAAGCCAGTGGATTCTAACACCCTGATCAAGGAATCGAAGAACATTGTTCCAGTCGATCCATTCACTATCGAAGTCACCCCTTCGCTCCAAGGATAATATTATGCTAAATCTAGTTTCATTTGTTGGCGTTGATGAGAAGACCGATCTTGATGAATTGGTCAAGACTGCTCTTGTGTTTGAAGATGAGAAGTGGGCGAAGGGTGTTCCCCTTCCATCTGCTCCCGTCATTGAGTTTGGTTTCCTTTATAGCGAATCAAAGTCAAAGACCGGTGACCCCCGTTATCCGAGCATGGATTTTATCCGTGAGGCATTGGATTATCTTTGGGATAAGAATGAAGTCTACTTCTCGACTTCCGTTCACCTGTGCGGTGAAGAAACTATTAATAAGTTCATGGATTACGATACGGACATTCATGAACTGGTATGGGGTTCCCGTACTCAGCTAAACCTCAATATCCATAAGATCAAGGATACATTTGTAACTGATCTTCTTGATATGATATACAATGATGGTCTAGCTAATCTTAACCGTTCTATTATTCTTCAGCATAACAAATCCAAGAAAGATTTGAATGCCCGTCTCCTAAAAGAAATGGAACTTCGTGATCTTACTGAAGGTCTTGGTGCTTGGGGTAACATCGATATTCTACATGATGGTTCAGGTGGTTTTGGTCGTGAGATTGAATCGGTAGAGAAGCCGTTTGATCTGTTCTACACGGGTTATGCTGGTGGTCTACGTCCGGGTAACATTGGAAAGATTCTCGGTCTTATCGAGGCTGTTAACCCTGATCATCACCAGTTTTATATCGATATGGAGTCGGGTGTACGCACGGATAACCTCCTTTCTCTAGAGAAATGCTCACTTGTTCTTGATGAAGTCGTTGATTTCTATAAGAATTTTGAGATTCATGACGATTTTGTTAATGAAGTCGAATACTGAACTAAATAAATCAAGGTTGTAAAGGAATTATTATGAATTTAACCGATAATGAACTAGAGTTTCAGGTATTAGTCGAAGGTAGAGTAGTGAGCAAGCATGGTAATCGTTCCATGGCTGAAGCCTCTATTGCCTATCTTGACGAAAGCACAAAGCAGAAAGCCACCATCGTCCCAGTGACAAAAGGTGGACAGCAATTTTTATTAGGATAATTAGGAGCTTTAATTTAAAATGCGTAATTTAAACCGTGAGAGTTTCTTTGAGTCACTAAAAGAACGTTTTACAGAAATCAGTGAACTTTGTTTGGAACACGATGTTCCTAATTTCGAAACCTACAGTCCCGAAGATGATGAGATTGAAGATGAAGAAATTAAGAGAATCGTAGAGATTCTTAAAGATGCTCATGATGTAATCGAAAGAAATATATAAAAAAGGCCGGGAATTCCCGGCCTTTTTAATTCCTACCAAACAACCCTAATCCGATGATCGCTGCCGTGTCGGCCTTGTCGATGATATTGTCAATCTTATCTTCCAATGGCGTCTGCTCATGGATGACGTGATCAAAACTGGATGGATTATTCTTATTCAGTTCCTTATCGATTTCATGCTTCAACGCCATGCTGGCTTCAATGACGAAGTAGCTGGGGGTAGGGTTGGCATCGTAATCTGCTGAAAGCTTTCTTAAGCGTTGGAGCCAAGTAGTCGTAGTCATAGATAATCCTCCTATGTTCACATATTACAACACCATCCATGAACGGAAGTTAAATTTTTTCATCTTGACTAACTTAGGTTTCATGTTATACTTTTCTCATTAAAGACAAGAGAATAAGACGATGACTAAGACACATGGTTACACAATATTTTTAGATATGGATGGGGTTATCAGTGACTTCGCCCGCAAGGTTGCCGAACTCATGGGAATCTTCCCGAAGGAAGCACTGGACCTGATGGAGAAGGTTGACGAAGCTACCATTGACAAGCGCAAGATGTGGAAGGCTATCAACAGCTATGATGCTCACACGCCGTTCTTCTATTCGCTGGAAAAGATGCATGATGCGGACATTCTTTTCGATTTCGTAAAGGAAACCTTTGCAGCCGGGGATATTGGATTCCTAACTGCTTCGGGCCACAGTCCACAGGATGCACCGCACCAGAAGAAGCGGTGGATCAGAAAGCATTATGGTAAGTATCATACCGAAGTGGTTACCAAGAGCCTAGAGAAGGCAGCGTTTGCCGGACCTAAGGTTATTCTGGTCGATGACCGTTCCAAGTCGATTGATCCTTGGGTTGAAGCTGGCGGTATCGGTATTCTACATACTGACGCAAAGTCCACGATCCAAAAGATCAAGGACATTATCGAAAAGGGCGCTTAAGCGCCCTTTTCTTTTATCCGCAAGGGTTATAAGCACCCTGAGCATTCGTCGATGCTCTATCCACGGCCATCTGACCGGGAATGAATACCTGATGTCCTGTAACGTTATCGGTAATTGTTACAGTGAAGTTGAACAACATCTGGTAATCGAAAATACCACTACAGCCTACCATGCCGACAAGTGGACCAAAGCCGCCATAATAACCATTGAATAGGATATTCTTGGCACCACCCGGTGTCCATGAGATACCATTATTGTTACAAAGAATGGCATTACCCACGTTCGTTGAGATAGTCGTTGGTGCGGATGCCGTAGGCTGAGCTATACCAACGCATGATGGGCTAGCAGCCTGAGCCTGCTTCTGACACTGAATAACAATATTGCTTACTGTAACGGTAAAGTTACCAGAACCACCATTAGGGAATATGATAGGCATGCTTGTGAAAGCATCATGCTCAATTTGCTGTGGACGCGATGTTGGTGAATATGAGTTATGTGTGTTATAGGTACAATTCACAACGTTACCACTGAATGGATCGAGTGCGAACGGAGCACCACGATACAAGTCATCAAATCGACCAGAAGTACAAGCAATCTGAATTAGACCAATCTGACCATAATTTCTACCAAACGTTGTCGAGCGTGTATCGCCGTCAACGATTGTATAGCCAATTGCTGGGAACGGGCTAGGTGTAGGGGTGATCGTAGGTACCGGCGTCTGTGTAGGGAACGGAGTGCGGGTTGGTGCAGCCGTTGCCGTTGGAGTGATGGTGCGTGTTACTGTTGGGGTAATTGTGGCGGTATTGGTTGGCGTGATCGTCAACGTTGGTGTAATTGTTAGAGTAGGTGTGATAGTCAACGTCGGAGTAATAGTCAACGTTGGGGTAATGGTCATGGTTGGCGTGACTGTTGGAGTCATCGTCGGTGTTGGGCTTGGTGTTGGTGATGGTCTAAAACCACCGCGAATGACTAATCTCTCACCAAAGTTAACTGCGATGTTATTTTCATTTGGTGGCTGACACTGAAGATCAGCTAGAAAGTCATTAACGCCTAATTTTACTTCCAAGATCAACTGGCCTACTGCACCCGTATCTATGCCCAAGGAATTCGTTACAGAAACCGTGGTGGCGTCTATCGATGGATCATAGGTACTATCCACAACGATAAACTCACCATCATTCTGAACATTGTTGTTTTGAAGAGAAACTACACGACCTTCAATGTAGCCAGTCTTGAACAAAACGGACGTTGCATTTTCTGTAACTAGCTGGCGAGTGCTGGCATCAATGGTAACAACTGTGTCCACACCATTATAGGTAACATTAAGCATCGTATAGACGCCATTGTTTCTACTCACGGTATGAATTAGGATAGAACCGGGATCATTCGGTGTCATGGTTTCAGCCACAACAATAGTCGTCATATTGGTTGACGCAGAATAAGCCGCAGAAATTACGTTATACTTCTTATCACTCTGCTTCGTACCGTAGATATCGAATGTCTTTTTATCGGTAAACTGTTGAGCAAAGTTACCGAAGATAGTAATCGAGTTAGCATTATTAATGCTGTACTTAATGGTATTGAATGGAATAAGTGCAAAGGTTGGCTGAACGAAGAAATAGGTCGATACATCACCAGCAATGGTAAATGTATTCTGTCCTAGGATTTTCTTAATAGCAAATGTGTTATCGAAAGTATGATTACCATCGATAAGAATATCAGCATTTACAGCAAGCACGCTGTGGACAGCCGAGCTTACTGTTTCAGATAAGTTTAGGAAGGTGTCTGATGAAGGTGGGCACGTGCCTAGATGGCAACATTCCTTGGCGTCAAAGCCACACTCTTCGTCCCATTCATAACCAAAGCCTACGCCATTGCATAGAGGGTCATTAGCGAGAGTATATTCATAGGTGATTCTTTCGTCAAAATCAACATTGACGCTATCATAGAAATTGTATTTCTCGACTATTTCAAGAATCTTGGCATGGTAGGGTTTAACCTCCATGAAGTAGTCTTTGAAAGCATCTACGGGTCGTTTTTTAACAAGTGTATCGGCCATATTCAATAGTTTTCACATTCGAACTATTTATATGTTTACCTAAAGCTTTTTAATTCAACTCTTCGCGAAGCCTTGATATAGAATGATCGAGGGTATGTAGGATGGTTCGGATAATGGGGTCTTCGACCTCTTCAATATCAATTAAGGCAACCACTGCCTCTATGGGATGGGATTCAACGTAACGGGCCAAATCTTCAACCGTTATCTTAGACATCTGAACCTAGCTTTTTACCGAGAGCGCGAAGGATATCTTCCTTGACAAAATTCTCTGGAAACTTTCTCTGAGCTTCAGCTAGGAAAGTTAAATATAGAATGTCCTCATTGACCTTATCGGCCTTCGACTTGACGGTAGATGTGTCTAAAGATTTTTTCTTCATTTAACCAATCTCAGTTTATGATACAACTATTTATGCAGTTATTTCACAAAACCGACGTAAATTGTCACTTTATTAGGTAACCACTTAATTTGAGTAGGATTTTTGCATCATCAGCCCTGTGAATGTTAGATGAAACTTGCTGTAATGTATAGAGCTTTCCGTACTTACGAACAGCATCATCAATATCCTTACAAGATGATCCAATATCGGGTACTGTGACCTCCCAACCTAACTTAATAAACTGGTCAACGACCTTTGAAGAGTCCGATTTCTTATCAGGAACAAACACCTTTCTACGTGGACTTCTCTTGAGTAAATCGATCTGACCTTGGGTCAAACTGTTTTCTTGAATACTCACACCCTTCAGATGGTAAGCATCAAAGAAGCCTTCCGTTACATAGAGTGGACTTTGGGTATTCATGGTTAAACGTTCCATGCCTGAAATGACATTGGTACGTGGAACGTCAGCATTCAGGTACTTCTTCTTGGATTGCTTACTTAAGTCTAGACCTTGATAGTAGATCAGGTTGGCGTCAGCATCGAAGAAAGGGATGATGAGCCTTCCCATAAATGCCTTAGCAATTGCCTCATCACGAGGACCAGCCTTGGACTTACCGGAACTCATGTAAAAAGGATACGATTGCGGATCGATGTTACGACGCTTTAGCTCTTCATAGGCAAGCTTGGCATAGATGTTTTCTTTACTGACATCTTCCAAATTGACGAAGAAATCGGGGATGTCGAATGACTCGACAACGGTCTTCTTGCGTTCTGGCTTCTTTTCTTTTTTACCATTCTCTTCGAGTACTTTCTTAGAATAGGCAATAGCAAAATATTCCTTAGATGGAATATTGAAGCCATCGAAAATCTTGACCATTTCCTTACTGAAAGGATGCTCACGGTCTGAATCAAAGTTGCCATCGATACCACAGTTGAAGCAGTGATAGAAACACATTTCACCACTGAAGAGCCAGCCACCGCGTGGACCCTTGGTGCGACTGCCGTCACCACATACTTCACAAAAGGTACGATTCCAACCTTTAGAATTCAACCCATGATTGAAAGTGACGTATTCACGAACTAAATCTTCAATATTTTTATCGAACATAAAAAATGGGCCTTCTCACGAAGGCCCATCTTATCATCACTTCTTAGACTTGGCAACCTTTTTAGGTTTAACTTCCTTACCCGGAGGTGCAGCAGCCGGATCGGCAGCACTATCGGCAGGAACCAAACTCTTAATCAATTCAGCAACTTCGTCATTGTGACCGTTATCCTGAACGATTAGCTTGTCGCCAACTCGACGTGCAACTTCCTTGCTACCCATCCAATAGTCTTTTCCACCTAGAACCAGTTGAATTTCTTCAGCAGTTAGGAAATCGCCATAGATGTCTTGAGCAAGCTCAGCAAAGTTGGCAGCAGTAAAGTTAACCTGATTGGTTAGATCATTACCTTTACCGTATGCACCCTGTGAGTAGTTATGAATCATGAAGGTACAGTTTGGGCTTACAACGTGCTTGTGACCTGCTAGGAACAACATGGTACCAGCGGAACATACTTCACCTTCCAAACATGTAACGACCGTTGCAGCAGACTGTCTAATTGCAGAGATAATCTGGACGGCGGTGTGTAGGCTACCACCCGGTGTGTTTAAATACATGAAAATGGTGTCATGCTGTTCAGCAGTACGAATCGTGTTGATCATATTGAGATAATAATCAACGCCCTTAATTTCTTCGATAACGTAGAAATGATGGATACTAACTGGAATCACTTGCTTGTAATGCTTAACTTTTCTTTCTGGCTGTGGCATGTCAAATGTGAACAACTCATCCAAACCTGCTTGAGCCCGAACGTTACCACTAAGAACTTCATGTGATAGACGATCCATTGCTACTGCGACGCTACGCTTATGATTCATTTATTATAATACCTTGTTTTCTTATTGTTTTTCTGTTGCGTGGGCCTATAATATAATCGACCGACTATTATGTCAAGTCGATTAATTATATTAATTTCTTATTCAGCTTTCGTTTCAGTTGTAGCAGTCACAGAAGCAGGAGTGGTTACCTGAATCTTCTCTTTTTCTTTCTTAAACTTAGCAACCAACTCATCAACCTTGGTCACAATCCATGCCTGTAGGACAGGAGACTTTCTACCAAGATAAATGCCAACCACACCACCAACCGCGACACCTAGAATAAACATTTTGGATTCTCCCTGTAAATTATGAATTAGATCACACTTTGTGATCCATTTTTATTTATTTGCTTTACAATCGTATCGATATAAATTTGGCCTTCACATTTGTGAAGATTTATTCAACATAAGAAAACTTCTTTCATTTCAGACATTTATACCACATTTTTCGTTTAAAGCAAAGCAAAAAAGGAGCCGAAGCTCCTTTTTGTGATCTTGGTGGAGATAACAGGAATTGTTATTAATAATATTAACCAGTTACCTCCACTAAATAGATGTATGAAAACAACAACTACTCAATGTTCCCAATGTGGTAATATTTTTGAAAAACGAACTGCTGATTATAACAAACAACGTAGAATAAATCCTGATTGTAAATTCTTCTGTACTCGTTCTTGTCATGGAAAAAGAAATTTTATACAGCTAAAAGGAAAAAATAGCTTTTCTGATAATCCAGAGTTACAAAAGAAAGCTAGCACTCAAGCTGCCGCCAAAAATAGGAAATATTTTGGTAGAGATTTGCCATTCAGTGCACTGATCAGAAAATGTAAAGGTAGAAACAAAGAAGTGACCATTACATTAGATTATCTTGGTGTGCTATGGGATAAACAGCAAGGCAAATGTGCATTGTCCAATATCAAGTTAGATTTATATTCAACGTCATACATCGATCAACCTTCTATAGATAGAATAGATTCGACTCTTGGTTATATAATTGGCAACATTCAATTCGTTTCATGTTGTATCAATTATGCAAAAAATAACATGAGTAACGATGATGCCATAAAATTAATCAAACTGATAAGGGAAGCCTGACTCAACTATTTTTAAATGTCAATGCTGACCATGTTTATGTCCATCAATGTTCATCTTAGGAATTGGTATTACATCATAGTCATGAACACATCCGTCAACTGTAACAGTAGGATCACTGACACATTCTAAAAATATATGGTCATAAACTGTTCCCTCTTCTTTATCTTCCAGATAGCCAACAACCTTAAAGACCTGACCCTTATAATTTTCATAATAAGGATACCATGGTCTCAATGGATTGAATACCTTTGGACTAAAGACTACCAATGTTCCAACTTCAATAATATTAGTTTTCATTGATCATATCCAATAAACGGAGGATGTATCCCATGGCAATCCTTGGCTAAGGTAATAAGCCATGGAAGATTTGACATGATTTCTTCTTTGGAAGTAATGATGTCTTCAACTGAATAAAGTCCGACCACTTCATCAGTTGCAGAGTGCAAACTATGAATATCATTCAGTTCAGTGGTAAACACAACCATTTTCCATGCAGAACCATCTACATCACCCAAGGTAACATAATGTTTCCAATCCGAAACGGTTAGCCCACATTCTTCCTTGAATTCACGTTGCATAGCTGCCCATGGATTGGCGTCGATTTCTTCAATCTTACCACCAATACCATTAAGCTTACCCTGCTGCCACAATGGACGATTCTTCCTAATTAAAAGAACCTCATCACCATAGAAGGCAAATCCCAAGACATAAAAAATCATCAGCCTACTCCAAGGATAAGAGTAACCAATCCAGATACAGTAGCCACGTTAAGACGTTTGTTCTGGACATCCCGAGTCACCACCATAGGCCGACCATCCTTATGCGTGATGCGAACCGTAAACCCGTCTTTCTTTGCGGCTTCCTCAAGGACTTCCAAAGGCTGGCCGATAAATTCATTAAACTGTTGTGTCATTATTCTTGATCCTTACCATAAAATACTTCGTTGTATTCTTCATACCAATCAAGATTGTAATCAAACGATTCAATCTTGTCGAAGACTACATGAACCTGTAAGCCTCGCGGTGTGTGTTCTTTAATCGCCCTACCGTCTACACTGACAAGGTTATATTCAAGTCTCTCTTGGAACATGAACTTAACAAACGTATCATACGGCTTTCCAATGAAATCTTCATAATCAGAAATATGAAGATTTCTCCGCAATTCTTTAATTTGATCTTCAGTCGGTGGTGGAAGATTTTCAATATGTTTCATCAGTTCTTCAAAACCCATAACTTTAGACATTAGTCAAACCTCTGTACTGTAATCGTACCACTTTCATCTTCAATAATCGCAGAGCATATTTCAACCCACGTTCCACTGTTAAGGTAATGAATGCCATCAATCATACGATCTTCCGGCATATGAATATGACCAGCCATGACACCATCTACGTCAAATCGCTTGGCGTAATCTGCAATGATGGTTTCAAAGTCACCAACCATCTTCACAGCACTCTTAGCTTTTGTTTTGATCCAATGGGCAAAGCTCCACTCGGGTTTACCAAGTAATCGTCTAATCTTATTCTGAATGTTGTTAATAACATTCATGACGTTATATGCCGCATCACCCAACTTGTAAATGATCGGGTGAGTTCTTACTATACCATCAAACTGGTCACCATGGATGACAAGATATTTCTTACCATTCAAAGCTTCATGGATTACGTGTTTCTTGAAGGTGATTCCTTCATAGTTACCGTTTTCATCCGCAAACAAGGAATGGATAGGTGCCTCATGATTTCCAAGGATGTAGATGATTTCTACACCCTTGTCCTTCATACGAAGTAACTTCTTGATGACGGTCAGATGTAGCGAGAAGAATGGTTTCTTTTGAAAATTAGTAATGTCAATGATATCGCCATTCAAATACAACGTCTTTACACGATAGCCGTGACCATCGTCAGTCTCAAGAGACTTCAGGAAAACCAACAGTTTAAGATATTGACATTCCTCACGTCCAAGATGTGTGTCTGAGATAAATATAGCATTGTAGTTGATTTTATTTGGAGAATTCATGAATAATTACTATGTTTATATGTTGGTTGATCCACGTACTAACCTACCATTTTATGTCGGTAAAGGCAAGTATTATAGAGTTAATCACCACTATTCAAAAGTAAAAAATGGTGGTACGACTCATAATTTTCACAAGGATAATATCATCAAAAAATTGATATCCCTTGACCTTAAGCCTATCACTAAAATATTACACAAAGATTTAGATGAAGAGACCGCATATCTATTGGAGACGAAGGTTATAACATTCTATGGTATAGAAAGTAATGGCGGTATTTTAACCAACTGTGATTACGGTGGTAGAAGGGGTGCCACAAACTTTGGACCTAATAACGGTATGTTTGGTAAAAAACACACTGATGAATCCAAAGCTAAAATGTCGCAAGCCTTAACCGGTTTACAGCTTGGTAAAACCTATGAAGAAATTTATGGTGAATCTGAAGCCAAGAGATTAAAGGAAGACCGTAGCGTTAAGCTTCAGAAACCAAAATCGAACGAGCATAAAATAAAATGTAAGGAAAATTTTATAAAGGGCTCAATTAAGCGTGGAGAACAGATGATTGGGAAAACGCTTGAAGAACTTCATGGTAAGGATAAAGCTGAAGAAATCAAAAGAAAATCATCTGAATATCATTCAGTGTTGCGAGTTGAATATCAGTTATCCAAAGATTCTGAGCAAATTATTTTCATAGGAAGACCACCAGTATTAGAGTTTTTGAATACGAATATATCCACATTTGCCCGACGCCTTAAAGATGGGAAACCTATAAATGGATGGATCATAGTAAAACTATGATCCATTTTACATTATATTATGGTACTGGAACATGTGCAGTAGCACGAGACCGAGAAGAGCCATAATCTACACTAATCTCAGTATGATCGTTAATATAATCAAGAACAAGATGTTCTGCTTCTGTAATTGAATCAAGTTGAAACCGCTCAGCTTGATCTACCTTATGCCAAGACCAAACGATGCGCTTACCACCATTCATACCTGTTTCACCGAGTACAGTTTTGAACATACTAAGATAACGAAATCTGCCGAAGAAAGTGGTTCTTCTGACAGCCCATTTATTATTACGAAATTTCACAATATCAAGATCGTACATTAGTCTTCATTCTCTAATCGATTGTAAATCATTCTAGCATCAAACCGCTCATACGGTGTACCGTAATCTGGTAATACCTTCTTAGGCTTCGCAATTTCGTCATCGTAAAGTCTGAGCAACCTTACTGCTTTCTCGTAATAAGGAAGCTTTACCTTATGATCGATATCACTATGTGGAATCCACTTCCATTCGTATCTACCGATACCTCTTGATCTTACGAGGTAATGGTAACCGAACAGTTTCCCACCTTTACGTATACCAAAGGTGTCATCTTCAAATTTTACTATTTGAGTCTTCATAAATTACCACTCTATTATTTCAAATTTTTTATCAGATAAAATCTCTGAATCTTCTTTCGAAAGAGATTTCAGATTTTCATACGCTAAATTGTAGCAATCTTCTCTGATCCTGAATCTCGATCCATTAACCATGTTGCTTCCATCAAGTTCACCCTTTCGTTTAAACTCAGATTTTTTAAAGTACAGTTCTTTGGATATTCCACCAATGTAATAAAAATCTTTGAACGTACCAGAACGATCTACTGTGATCTGACAAAAAGCATAATAATCACATTTTTGCTTAGTCTTACTATAAGCAACTATGCTTGCCATGTAATCAGGTTTAGGGTCAACGGTTCTCTGTTTAGCTTTAATATCGATCTTTAAATTATCAATTAGTACATCATAGTCCATTGATCTTACATAATCGATGTTTTCAAATTTAAGAATATCCATCATATGGATAAAATAAATCTCTGCTATGGTAGACATCAAATCTCTTTCACCATTGGTGATCGATCTATTCAATGTCTTACCCAGCATATGTTCTTTTGCTAACTCTATGATGTGGTCTTCTATTTTACATCTGACAACATATCTCACAGATTAAACTTATCCTTGAATTCGTCCACAGAAAGGGTCTCTACACCCATTTCACGGGCTTTCTTAGCCTTGGAAGAGGTTGAGTTAGGTTCAGCCGTCACAAGGTGTGTGGTCTTCTTAGAGACCGACGAACCAACCTTGGCACCAGACTTCTCCAACTTATCCTGCAAATCCTTATCACGGAAACCAGTGAACACAACGTTAAGATGGCTCAACGTGTCCGTCTTGACTTCCTTGACAAACGTCAGCTTGTTCTCACTGGCGAAGACTTCCGCCTTCTTCAAACCATTAACGAAGTTCTGTGCGGTCTTGACATCGAAGCCTTCAAAGTCAACAACGTCCTTGACCGTGAGGTTCCATACGTCATCCTCATTGGATACATTCTTGAGAAGGAGCTTAGCCTTACGGACACCGAAGCCTGCACCGAAGTAGTTCACGGAGCCAAGGTAGGTAGCCATCGTAAGCGCACTCAGACGACGCTCAAGGCTGGCGAAAATCTTGGAGCCATTGGAACCGATGATGCTCACCCATTCCATTTCAATCAAGCTAAGAATGGTTTCCAGAATGGTTTCGTAAGACTGACCACTCAGGCTCAGTTTGTCGAATACCTTTTCAAGACTGGCTTCCTTAAGAAGATCGACATCAAGTGTCTTGAAGAAATCCAATACCTGCTTAAAGATAACGTCAGGGTTTGTGGCAAAATTCTTATCAATGAATTCAACCTTATTGTCATTCCAATCCCAAGCACCATCAGGATACTTAGGCTCAATCTTATCGTCTTTCTCAACGGATACGATGTAGGGGATAACATCACCGGAACGAACCAGCTTGATTTTCTTCCCCGGACCAATCTTGTTGTCAACGATGAACTTACCGTTGAAACCTGTGGCATACGTAACCGTTACGCCACCAATCTGAATAGGAAGAATTTGTACACGAGGCTTATACGAACCCCACTTACTGATTTCATAAAGAACGTCAACCACAACCGCATCTTTTTCTGCATCCTTATCCTGCACCTTGTACTTGACAGAGTGCTCAGGATTGAGGCTATCACTGTTAGAGAGATTCTTTTGACTACCCTTGGCGTCGATGGTCAGAACAATACCGTCGAGCGCATACGGCGATCTAGAGCGTGCCTTGGCAAGCTTCGCGGTAAGGATATCGTTATTGAGGTCACCACCCACAACTGCTTCACAGTTAACCACCGTGAATCCAAGTTCGTGGAGTCGCAGCATATCGCCGCTCTGAGTATCTGTAATGTATTCATCACTGGCTGCAACTGTCTGGTAGGCAATAAACACTACGTCAGCAATGGCGGCATCGTCGCTCTGGCTACGGTTGAACATACCGGCGACCATGTTACGAGGATTGGCAAATTCGGATGCCCAGTTATCAGCAAACGTCTGGTCAGCCATGATTAGCTCACCGCGAATGGTCAGATGACCCTTACCATCAATTTGCTTAGGGAGATTCGAAATCTTCTTAACATGGCGAGTGATATCTGCACCCATAAGACCCTTACCGCGACTATAAGCAATCTGTAGTTCACCATTCTTGTACTGGACAAGACAGGAGATACCATCAAGCTTATGGCTGATAATAATGTCTTCCTTGGCAAGCTTGTACTTACCGCTCCACTTGGAGAAGGTAAATTTGGCAGAATCGAGGTAAATCTGATCCAACGAACCCATGGAATGAGGCAGCTTTACCTTACCTCCACGAACGTCTGAACCTACCTGCATGAAATAAGGGTGGTTCGGCTTGAGCTTAAGTGCTTCTTCCTTCAGTAGATCATACTGAACGTCAGGAACTAGCGCGTCACCGTTATGGTAGGCATCGTCATAGAGTTCAAGCTGTGCAATAAGTTCATCGATGTTAGACATAAAAAATCCCATGTAGAGGCTAAGCGGCATTCTACATGGGATCACGTTGTAAATCAATACGGCTTAGATGAACTCGCTACCAAACCCTAATGAGGTGGTTAAGTAGGGGGTATCTTCCTCTTCTGATTCTACTCCGGAAATTGGAGTAGCTATATCTTCCAACCTGAATTCACCTTCATTTTCTACGGGAACAGCCACAGGTGGCTTCATACCAATAACGTACTCCTTACTGTCATAAAGGTCAATAACCAGTTCAAGATCAGAAGCAGAGACAGCCTTTGCATCAATAACATTAGATAAAATGTTTTTGATGATTGGACTGTCCTCAAAAGAACCATCTTCAAACAAGAAACCAATCTGTAAATCTTCAATCGGAGTAAAGTAATTCGTTACCCAATCAATAGTCAAGTTGACCAGTCTTAGAAATTGCTTTGTATGACGGGCATTACGTTTATCTTCAAAATTAAAACCGTTAGGTAAGGTAACATCTACTTCCCATGCCCAACGCTTGATTTCATACTCGGCTGGTTCATAGTAGTTTGAATAAGTACATTTCTTGAAAAATTCTACGGTAGATTTCTCATGCTCGTGCTTTGTAGCACGCTTGGCTCTATCTTCAGCCGCCAAATCATAGAAAGCTGGAATTTCTAATTTCTTGAACGTAGTTACGAGGGTATCGTAGATTTCATCCTCAGATTTTTCCCACATAGGGTCTTTCTTTGGTTCTTGCGCAATAGCTTCAAGTTCATTCGTATGAATATCCAACAAATATTTTTCTACAAGAGTATTGGCAGCTAGAAAGACATTTTCGATATCATGAAGTTCGATTCTATTGTGTTCGGTTAGAAATCCAGATGGATCAATCAACGACAACTCTTTCTGACCAGTCTGCATCAATGAATTGACGAAGTTACCGTAAATGTTGTCATCAAATGTTGGTAATTCCACGGAACGGACAACAGGATTAATCTTTAGGTAAGGCTTACCTTCAACATATTTTACGATTCTGAATTCGGGTGCGACACCAGCCATCTTCAGAATTCTGTCTAACTGATTGCCCAATACTGACGCCCCATATTCACCCTCTTCATTACGAGTGGTCAATTCATATCCGTAATGAACATCCATTTCCTTACCCATGAAAGGAACTTTCACAATTGTGTTGACAGTATTGAGGAATGACTTTATGACTGTCTCCGTCTCTGTCACCAATTGTGGATTGTACGAAGTAAGAGTAGCAGTACCATACTTTGGGTCGCGCATAGTAGCATAACGACCATTACTAATGGTCGGGTGTAGATTTTTAATTCTAAATAACTTCTCAAGTGTTTCTAAGTGTTTGTTATCAAACATAAATATATTTCCAATTTCTATATGTAAAAATATTTATGTGACGAAAAATGTCGTGAACCGCTGGCCCGTTACTCGGAGCCTTCAGTCTTCGCCCAATCCAGATTTAAATCTTCGGCATATTCGTTTACGATTTCAATGTCACCAATCGAGCTAAAGTCCTTAATCGACTTAGGATCGAAGTCACCACAATTGTAAGACATTGTAATATGAGCATGGTACTCAGGGAAATCATAGGTAGCCTTGTGCTCATCCATGATCTGTTCATGACGCTTCACCAATTCCTTACAAGAGAAAAGTAAAACAAGACAATTGTTACCTTCCTTGCTGGTGAAGATGTCAAGCTTGACAGGCTTACCAATCCAAGGTGGATCAATCTTACCAAGAGCCTTTACGTCAGGTAGATACTTACGAGAATAGATCACTGTGGTGTGATACTTTTCCTTAGGAACACGGTTAGGGATATCGTGGTCTTTCATAAACTTGCGTAGACGCTTGACCGTATCAGCAGAAAAATCCACTGCCATGTAAGTTCCCTTGGTCTTCTGTTTGAGTGCTTCAGTTAATTCTATTAGATTCATTTTCTTATCCATTTTTCAAATCTTAGGTCTTCCGTCTCTTCAATGACTTCACCGAGCTTGAATCCTTCCTCAAGCAATTCATTGTTAAAGAATGTATCACAGTCATGGTCGTGCTTAATACGAGTTATGTAACCGTACTCACATGCACCCCAAAAATCTTCCATAGCATAATTGTAAATGAGGACACCACCAATGAATGCATGGATGTTTTCTGAACTAACCACGCCATCTATGGTGGTTCGTTTAACAAACTGTGAGGTAGGGATGTCACGGGAAGTGATCACCTTACAGATACGATTCGGAAGCAGTTGGTCCGTTTTCTCAGGATAACCTCTCATCTTCGCGATTTCTGCATAGGTATTGTAACCCAGCACACAAGCAAAGCCTTCCGTCATTTTCTTAAAGAACTTAAAATCTTCCTTATAATGCCAAGGTATAGTATTATCCTTAGCAATACCCCACTTTTCATCGACAGCTACGATGAAGAAACCACCATAGTATTTTTTCATAGAGGTACAGCATCCACTTCAAATACTTCATCCTTTGCAACCCATTGATTATACATGGTCTGGTCTGCTGGAACGTTGGCTGGGCGAATCTCGTAGATGATACTTATCTTACCAGAACGGAGAGTTTTTGATGCGGTTCTTCCTGTCATCACAACTTCCTTTCCTTCGTAAACATAGGTTTTTACTGACATTTCTAGTTTTCCATAATTCGTTATATAAATAATATTGAATCCGAAAGGTTATCTTTTGCTAACAGTTCTTTTTAAACAATATAATTTAACTACAAGATTATATATGTCCACTCAGGATAAGTCAATCGACTTGGGGGTGGGTTATGTAATCTAAAAATTCCTTCGTTATAAACCAAAGACCATAACAAATACAATGAATTTTAGGAGTTAACATTATATGGCTAAGAAAGCTTCAAAGAGAAAGACCAGAGCAGAAAGATACGAATTAGCAGTCAACACAAACAACGTTGTCGCTATCACTCAAGGCCCACGAAAGAAAACATGGTCCGTCTTGGATATCAAGACCATTAAACCTCTCACCGAAGCGCAACGTTCATTGATCGAATCGTATCATATGGACAATCATATTGTAGCCGATGGGTCGGCTGGTACAGGCAAGACTTTCCTTGCTTTGTGGCTCGGCCTTAATACCATTCTCTCTAAGGACTTCCAAGAAGACCACATCATTCTAGTTAGAAGCGCGGTTGCTTCTCGTGATATTGGTTTCTTGCCGGGTACCGCTGAAGAGAAGTTGGAACCATTCGAAACCCCATATAAGGACATCATGCATGATTTGCTAGGTAAATCTAGTTCGTATGATGATTTGAAAGAAGCTGGTAAGGTTAAGTTTATGCCAACCTCGTTCGTCCGTGGCTCGACTTGGGACAACGCTGTTATCATCATCGATGAGGCACAGAACTTAACGTTACACGAAATCAATTCGGTAATCACCCGTCTAGGCACCAATTCAAGAATCATCGTCTGCGGTGATTATAACCAAAATGACTTGATTGGTAAGCGTGGCGAATCCAGTGGTTTCAAAGACTTCCTAAGAGTTGTAAGTTTTATGAAGGAATTTGATGTTATTACATTTACCAAGAACGACATTGTAAGAAGTCCATTTGTTAAATCTTGGATTTGTGCCATGGAAGAAGCTGGTCTATGACCTAAAAAAGAAAGCCCCCGAAAGGGGCTTTTTTCATACTCGCTTTTGTTTAGAAATAACGCGGTGGACGCCATAGATTTTTACTTCACCAGCTAATGCCCGATCAATCTTATATTTGCTTACTTTGTAAGCTGCTGCTACAGCACTCTTAGTATCAAACTCACCAATGATCTTACCACGATCACCAAGCACCTGATAAACTGTCTTAGTTTTCGCTAGGAGAGTTTTAATCTTAATGTTATTGATAAGTTTACCAGTATCAATGATTCTGTCCATCTTTCTCTGAATCATTCCAAAAGTTCTTGCTGCTTCTGCTGCACTTTTGAATGTCATTACTTTGACAGTTGGATTGTATTCCATAACGATGTACTTTCCATACTTACGTGGTGACTTGAGTGAATCACGAATGGTGGATGACGGTACGCCAATCGCTTTGGATGCTTCAGCAATGGAAGCATGAACGTTTTCTGCCACTCCACTGGTATTGGATTTAGATTCATCCAACACCCAAACCAATTTACTCTTTAATTTAGCAGACTTCTTAACTACGTTATCCAAAAACGCTTTCTTATTAACGTATTTCCAATATGATCCATAAGCTTTGAAACCACTAATCATACACATATGCATGTTACCGGTAATCATTAAAGCTTTCTTGTTATCTGGATCGCTGGTCATCTTCAAGACATTCGTGACGACCCACTTAGCCGCTTCTAGTCTAGAAGAAAAATAATCTACGGCCTTACCAGTTTGTGGATCAATCCGTTCCAGTGCAATTTTCTCACCATACTTGCGACCGTTAAAGTTATCAACGTTATGAGAAAATACGTCTAGACGTGTCTGATCTTTCTTTGCCTTGCTGGCATCCCAATCGACGGTAGTCTCTCTACCCTCGACAAAAGCTTCTTTAACAATACCCATTACACACCTTAAATTAAATAAATTTGTCTAGGGATTTCCGAAGCCTATCTGCTTCTGGTTCCCTGAAATGGTTAGGACAATAAAATACATTTTCCATTGTATAGAACATATCCGGACAGTCATCCAAGGCCAACCACGGACCTGTGAAATTATTCTCTACCATGAACTGACGACACTCATCCTCACGAGGAAATGTATAACGAGGTTTCTTATCATCTTCCATAGGTGTCACACCAATGACCTTATCCGCTAATCCCTTAGGAAGATACGCTTTGAGTCGGTCAAGTGTATGACTGTATCTCCACGAGGTGGAAAGTACAATTTTGATATCCAACTTGTCTTCATATTCTACGATAACCTTCTCCACATTCTTTGCGAATGCGAAGTAGTCATTTTCTTCATCAGTGTAATCATCTGAAGGAAAGAACACCTGAAGGACACCATCAAAATCTAAAAATAGGTAAATGGTCTTCATGCGTGCGTTCTGGCGATTTCATACATGTATGGTAGTAGCGTCACGAAGAACATGCTTACGAATAAGCATCCCATGAACAGGCAAAGGGAGAGCGGAACTCCCCAGCGATCTTTAGCCCAACTAGTGCGAACAAAGCGCACAGCACTGAGACATGTAACAACAATGCTGAGCAGTGTTACGATACTAGCTAAAATAGCATTGACTGTGAAGATCATACTACTGTCCCCTCGATTTCTGCCCTCAGGCTAGCAAGTAGCTTACCCATGCTAGAACCAACCTTCTGAATCATTTCATCAAATTCAAAGGTTGCATAATAATCCATTTCAAAACTACCATTATCCAGATGCGTCCAGCAACGTAGATCGCTCATGGCAACCTCGTTAACTTCGATGATGAACAATGCCAAATCTTTCTTCTTGGTGTAGATATGCTTACCAAGAAAGGTAAGGTCTTCCGCCTTGAATTGTAGATTCGATTCTTCGAAACATTCACGTAGGGCAGTCTCGATATAGGTTTCACCTACTTCCTGACGACCCTTAAAAATATCAAAATGGGACTGTCCTGTGGCATGACCTACCACATAGCGGTTTCCAACTTTAACAATGATTCCCGCTGAAATAGTCTTTGACATATTAATTCCTTAACACATGTGTGATCTGGTGGCTTTGCACTTCTCACATACTTTGTACATAATCATACACTCATCACCCTCTTCGTGGGTTGCATAACTTTTCCACTTATGAAACAGTGGAAAGCATTTACGCGCTGCTCTTCCGATAATGGCGGCAGTAAAGAGAATAATGAGAATACCTAACATACCCACCACATAAAGTCCAATTACCAGTTCTAAAAATGTAGTGAGTGACATATTATTTGATATCCAGAAAAAGAGAGTTTAGTCTTGAAATAGAATAGTACGGGCTTTTACCTGTTCTGTCAAGCAAAGTTGAGGTCCAACCTAACTCTCGTGGACCTTCAACATCGGCTTTGTATGTGTCTCCAACCATATGAATGTCCTTGCCACTCATACCAAGTCGTGCTTCTACTGCTTCGTAGATTTCCTTCTGCGGTTTGCTGTACCCAACCTCAAAACTCCAAACGTAATGATCAAACTTGTCACCAAAAATATCAATGATAGGTTGAGCGTAAGGCTGGGCAAGGTTAGAACATACAACTAGCTTCTTACCACGTGATCTTAGGATATCAAGGACACCCATGACTTCAGGGAATTCCTTGACAGCCTTGATTTCCTTTTCCAAATCCTTAAGCAGTTTGGTAGAGAGTAGATGGACACCCAACAGTTCAGCACATTCTTCAAAGGTAATGGAAGAAGTCAGTGGATTAATATCAAATCCACTCACTCCGGCCAAGCTCTTCAATTGCTTGTAAGGATGAGTTCTCTTAGCAATCTTAACGATAGTACCGTAAGCATCAAAAACAACAGCCTTAGTCATAATCACTTCCATGAAAAAATGTCTTGATTATGTGCAAGAATTCATTGATCTTCTTACGTTTGATTTCGCTAACCTTTTCACCGATTTCCTTACCGGTCATTGTCTCTTTGTCCATCGCCTTGACATCATCGTTAAAGGTTCTGAAATGTTCCATGAATTCGCGAATCAAATGAGTTGGCAGACCATTATCTTTACGGGTAATGATATTGTACGTGAAGTACAACAGGTTCAGCCAGTTAGGATTCTTCATTAGACGACTATCGATGTTGAACTTGCTCATCAATTTCATAACACATTCGGCATCCATATCGAACAAGGCTTGCTCTAACTCAGCAAACATAATGCAATCCGATGCAAACTGTGCGTAATCGACAGGCAACTTCAGCCTCTTCATACCGTCTTCAGATTCAACCTTCGATTGATGGGATGGAAAGAACATCACAGCAAACTTGATCATCACCAATTCTTCCTCAGTGAAATCATCGCCGAATTCTTCAACTAAATCAAAACTCTCAAGGTATTCCGAATCATTTACCGAAATGTCTTCCCACAGAACCATGCTGGCACCGAATTCTAACAGACTCGACAAGTAACGCGACGAATTCTTAGAAATGAAAGCCTTCTTCGTTTCTTCGAACACACGCTCACGTGTCAGATGATCCAGTTCACCAGCGTAAGCCATCTTCCGGCACAGTTCAGCCGTTTCCGGAGACACAGTAAAATCAGGAAACTTACAGGTGAATCGAGCCAGCCTCAGAACGCGCAGCGGGTCTTCCGAGAACGCTTCCGATACATGACGCAGAACCTTGTTCTTGATGTCGTCCAGACCACCATACGGGTCTACTGGCTCGCCTTCAAAGCTATGCGGGATGGCGATAGCGTTGATCGTCAAGTCACGACGACGCAAGTCTTCCTCAATGGTTACCGAAGAGTCGAACAGAGTCTCAAAATCAGTGTGCTTCAGACCCGCCTTACGCTCCACACGGGCCAACGCGTACTCTTCGCCTGTGACAGGGTGCAGGTAGACCGGGAAGTCCTTACCGACCTGTGTGAAGCCTTGTGCTTCCATTTCTGCTGGCGTAGAACCGACTACAAGGTAGTCATGGTCATGAGGAACCAGACCCATCAACGCATCGCGGACGGAGCCGCCTACTGAAAAAATTTGCATACTCCCTCCTTATTACCAAGTATTGATACATTCTGTTATGCATGGATTCGGGGATCGATCCTGACGCTGAATTCCTAGGATCATTCCCTCAACATGCCATGGTGTGACTGTGTAGTCACTGCGATCTTTGTTTCGGGTGAAGGCCCATTCATAGTTACGGAAGATACCAAATCCTTTGATCTTGGTGACATCACGACCGACAACGTACTGATAAGTCTTGTTGTTAACTGTGATTTCTCTGTACGCCATGATGTTCCCTCCCCGATGTAGGATTACATCATACTTGAAATTGATTTCAACGTCAAGCCGTTGGTAAATCTGTATATGGTATTAAATGATACATTTGACCATGTTCATTATTGAAGTTTCGGCTATAGACAACGACACGATCATCATTGTGATCAATAGCGATTTCTAAATAGTTATCATTACTTGAATGATAAACACCGACCTCACCGTCTCTTGCAAGCATGACGTGAAACTTATCCACATCAAAAGGAACCGTAGTGATTACTTCGATAATCTTATCAACATGATCATGCTTGGGTTTGACTGCACCATCACCATCCCAATCGTCTTCACATTTCTTGATCGATTGTAGCTGTTCTATAAGCTCTGGCGTAATTGCTCTGAAATTCATTACATATTATCCTTCAGATACTTAACCAGTGATCTAGCCGTATCGCGAATAGTGTCTAGGCCATGATCATAAACAAAATCAACTGCTGAATACACTTCGTTTTTCTTATGCTTTAAGACATTCTTGCGATGCTCACCCTTTTGAGTATGAGTATCCGCAGTATGCCAAACATAACCAGAAACGATATAGTTACTGCGCTGCGCTCGATCACGTGTCAATGGCGCTTTCTTCTTGATCGACCGTGCCAACACATCATGAATCGTGATGATGGTATATTCATCCAATCGTTCTTGTTCATGCTTGAAATGAGAGTGATCGCCTTCAATCTTTTTAACATGTTTCCATGACAAACCAAAGTCATTCTTGAACAATTTCTTGTTCTCATCACGCAAATGGTACAGAACCGCATGACTTATATCATGTAGGAAAAGGTTTTGTAATGCAAATGTGGTCAGGTTAGGGCTAAGCTCATGCCAACCTTCATAATTATGAAGAACTATAGAGTCTTCCATTACTCTATAGAAATTCTTTGGTCGATTAACAAGGTAACGCAACTTGTATGGAATCCCTTCCAAGAGCGTACCAAGATAGATATCGTTACTTATATGAATCATTTACTTTCCAATTTGTTTGGTTCAACTGCTTGACCGTACATCCAATGTTTTGCCGTGGCGACATGGTTGGGACGTACAAACTTACCTAAGCACTTCTTAAAATCTTTGTAAGAGAATCCTTCCGCTGTACGCATCACGTAGCCTTCCATATGATCATACTTACTCTTATCCCATAGGGCTTTGATAAGCTTTTCATCATAGATGCCATCGTAAATAACCTCAACCGGAACCACGCCAAGGAGTTCGAACCATTCCATGGTGGTGTCCCAATCTAGACAAAAGTTAGTATTGTCCCAAATCGAGAAGCCATAGACGAAAGATTTCAGATCAGTGTAAGCAATCGAATGTTTAGCGTAAAGATTCTCTGCACACACTCTCCATCCTTCGGGGATTTCTCCACAAATTTGTGAGTGGAACTGCTTAGCCCACGAACGACTTGGATGAGTTCGACCATCTATGCTACGTGCATGATAATAGTCACGATACATTGAGGTATTCTCACCATCCATCTTTTTAGTAACGATGACACGCTTTCCTTCAAAGAAGGACATATCCTTATGCATACGATCATCATCGGTCATACCTTCACTCCATGGGAGGTGATACGAACGAGGATACTTTACGTAATCAGTGAACAGACCAAGCTTGCCACCTTTCTTGAGAATCTTCTGTACGCTTTCATCATTAAAAAGTTCACCCTTCATTCGTTGACCATTGTCTAGAATCAAGTTACCCCACTTATCATAGATATGACCATCGTACAGATGATCAGGGATAACGAACTTCTCGATCTTGCAAGCCTGACGAACATCTTCGACAGATAGTTCCGTGGTCTCGCACATGATATGGTGCTCTTCACAGACTGAAGCGCCATTGGACAGGTAATATCCTTGGGATTCTCCCCACAGGCGACGTTCTAGAATGTGGTGTGCATCTACGGCAGGCTTACCGCAAAAGACACACTTATGACCATCCCGCGCAAAAACTTTTTCGCGGAATTCGTCTCGTGTTAGTAGTTTGTCAGTAAACATGTCATTATCCTTATATTAGTTTCCAAACAATTCGTTAAATTCTTTTTCCTTGAGAAGCTTGACGATGATATCACCATGACATTTCTTTTCAGGTTTACACCAACACCCAAGTGTCTTGCCACGGAGTTCTTCAATCTGACTAAACAACTCAGTATTGTTACGAAGATAGTTCTCGTATAATGCAATTCTTTCAGATCGCGTGAGTGTACCACCTTCACGTTGAACAGAACCCAAATATTCTGCATCATCCTTAGTCAATCGATACTCAGCATGGTAGGGATTGCCCCACTTAGTTGTGCGATCAATCATTACGTCGTAGCGTTCTTTGTTACAGTGAACTACTTTAGTCATCCCTTGACCTTTGGCTTGGCCTTGGAAGTCAGATGCCATTTATAGCACCAATTACAGTTATAAACTCGGAGTGGTGGTTTAACATCAAAGATGTCGGATTCCTGTAGCGTTCTACTCCATTGGCTAGCTCGGATGGCATCGTCCTCAGTTTCGTAAGCATTCTTTCCGCTAAGTGTGCAAATGTTCATGTGATCCTCTCAAATAAAAATGCGGCCCCGAAGGACCGCATTAGTGTATCACAACTTGGTTTTTATTGCTTGGGGCAATCAAGGCCAGCCGCAACCATGTTCTTCAGAATCTTATCGCTGATCGAACATACGTTGTTGACTGCGGCACTCTCTAGGCGATCAGCCTTCAGTGCACTTGCGAATGAAGCATCGCGGGAAACCTGAGCAACCGTCTTGGCCGCATCCGTACCATTGAACTGCTTAGCGAATTCCCACTGGGAGTTGGCCTGTGCACGGTAGGTGGAAGCCATACGCATCAGCATATCGGAAGCCTGTAGTAGCTGACAGCCTTCGTCAAGCTTCTGATAACCAACGCCGCCACCGAAGCCTGCAACGCCAACCGTAGCCTGTGCGGTACCGCTACAGTAGTTGCTTGAGAAGCTATTACCGAACGAACCCATCGACATGGATGGAACGTTACGCTGCGTAAAGCCACCCTTATAATCAACAGTGCCGGGATTGTTGGTGATGATGTTGTTACCACCATTGTACGAACCGGACTGCGAGTTGGTTTCGACCTGCGACGAGGACTTGCTGTCAACGGAACTGTTTACGTTTGTATCACCAGCGTGTGCAGTCATGCTAACTAGGAACATGAGGACCATGCTAATGAGAAAATTCTTAAGATTCATTGTGAAACCCCTGTGGTTTGGTGTGAGTTTAGAACATGGTGGGGTCAGGTGACCCCACCATCATTGTCAATCGCTAAGATTAGCGACCGCTCTTGGCACCAGTCACAGCTTCGAAAGCTTCGAAACCAGCCGTCGCACCGATGGTGCCACTCTGGAAAACGCCAGCCGACTGAGCAGTGCTGTTGGTGTCAGCACCCGATGAGGTGTTACCCACGCCATTACCAGACTGCGTACCCGACGACTGACCGGTAGTGCTGGTCCAGCCCGAAGTACCCGTGGTCACGCCGCCCGAAGTAACCTGACCCGAAGCGGTTGCGCCACCAGCAGTCACGTTCTGCGAAGCCTGAACGGTCGAACCGGAACCCTGATTGCTCGTGGTAGCCTGAGCACCCGAATGGGTAACCGAGGTCGAAGAACCGAGGATGGCACCGTTGTAAACGGAAACCTGACCACCGATACCGCCAGCGACAGTACCCGACTGTGACGAAGACTGACCGTCATGGGCGACAGCAGCACCGGCAAGGCCGAAGGTAAGAGCGATAGCAAGGATGGACTTATTGAACTTATTCATGATGAAACTCCGAAAGATTTATGATGTGGGATGGAGAAAATTTGGATGGCCCCACTGTTTACCAATCCAAATTTGTGAACGCAGGTTAACGTTTAAATGAAAGTGTGTCAAGCATCACATTTATAAACTGTTCACAATAAAAAAGGCCGGGTAATCCCGGCCTTTCTATTATTACAGCTTGACGCCTTCGTCACGCTTTGTCTTGAATGCTTCTTCAGTATGAGCGTTGATTACCGGATCATACTTCGACAGATCAGTCTTAGGATACCCGGCAAACTTCAACCACATACCCTGCCAGAAAGAACCTAGTGCGGTCTGATAACTGCGACGTAGATCGATAAGACGCGTCTGCGAATTTTCGAACTTGTTACGACCAGCGATCATCTGCGTCTGAATTTCCTTATACATGCTTGGATCAAGGTTTAGATTCTGTTCCTTGATGAACTGAACCACAGCCTTCGAACCATCGCTACCATAACGACCCTTAAAGGTCGAATCGATAACATCCTGCAAGTCCTTCTTGTACATGCTCGGAACCTGTGCGATTTCGGCAATCTTGGTCGTGTACTGTGCGAGGACGTTCTGATTGTCCTGATACTGGGCACTTAGTGCCTGCTCGGACGAATTACCGTAGTTCGATGCACTGACGTAGGAGGCGAAACAGATGCCACCGATCAGTAGAGCGAAACCAAGAACAATACCGAGAATAATTGCTGCAACTTTCATATGTTTTCCTTAATTAAGATTAGCGACGATATGGACGAACTGAGGGTGAACCGTTGAAGCTATCGATACCTGTTCTGACATCGTTGATCCAGAAGAAGATCACCAAACCGATGAGAATGATACCATAAACGATGAAACATGCAAGTAGAGCCCAACCACTGGGAACATAATCGTTCTCAAGGTATTCATACTTCTTCATATGTTCACGAGTGAAGTACTTGGCGGAATTGAGATTAATGCTTCCAACTACATCGCCAACCTTGCTCACATCACCTACGGTTTCAATATCCTGACGAATCTTGATTGCGAGCAATTCATTGCCTGAGGTTTTGCCAAAGGTGAACGCATCTGCCCATGCAATTTTTGGATAGTCGGTGATACCAATCGTTACAATGATGTCATTCTTCTTACCACCCAGCCAATGACGCTCAAGAGCATCCTTATAGCCACGGTCAGCAGTAGGAACGAATACTACAATTACGTTAGCTTGCTTGGCCGGACCTAGAATACGGAGAATGCTAGCCAGTGACTTGTTGTATGCATCCGTGTCCGCCTTCGTACCCATGTTCATAACATGGTCAAACTTATAGTAATCGTAAATTTTATTGTAGTTAGGTAGCCACTTTCCGTAGGTTGCAGCATCCGCCGTCTGTTCCTTGGTGTTAAACAGGCTGTCAGGTGAAGCTAGAACGTAATTCGTTACCCATTCGGTACGTGAGGTAGGATCGCCCTTGAGAACTTCAGTCCAACGCTTTGGTTGACCAAGACCCTGATCGTCGATACGTTCGATATCAAAGTCGCCAACGGAACTATGAACGACCCAATCCTGATCAAACGAATGACGGTAGCAGGTATCGCACTCTTCATGACTGGTACGATTCTTACCGGAACCACTCGATACCATATGGCAGTGGCATGAATAGCTATGAGAGCAAGAGACACGCTCCATTTCCTTTCCGGTCACCTGACCGTTGAGGACATCGAAGTCATGAGTGTTACCATAGCTGACGATAAGCAGCATCAATCCACCAGCAAGGATTGCGCCACCCATCGTGAGAAAGGTTTCAGTGTTCGTGAATCTTTGAGGAAAAATGAAACGCAATGCTACTGCGACGATGATCGAAAGAACGATGATGGCTAGAAAGATACCGAGCATAAAAATGGCCCCTACTTGTGATAGGAGCCATTCTAGGTGTAAAGCATTTGATTGTCAAGTATCAGGTTGCGTCACGTAACTGGTTATATTCAGCAGCCCAAATCTTCTCATAACCTAACTGCATAGCGTACGTGTCGATGGTCTTCAGGTCGGCATCATCTACAAAGTTGACGATCAATACTATAGGCTTAGCCTTGTCGAACTTCAAGAAGCTGTTAATGAAATTTGTAAGAGGAAGATTCTTGGCACCATCGATGCTGCCATTTCTGTAATCGACGGGTGTTCTCAAATCGATCAGAACTCCACCCTTATCTTCAATCAATGTCTTTACTTTTGTTTTATTTGCAAATTTCATAAGATTCTCCTAGGTTAGCTCTAGGGAATCTTATGATTTTCCCTTAGAGGTAATTCAAAATCTCTTGAATAGTGCTTACCCTCTGGAACGACTGATTCTGTGCGTTCCAAGGTTGATTCATTAACAATACGTTTTCTACCTTACAATTGTTATTAAAGTCTTCGCAATTTTCCAAGTTATCATCCACTGTTAGTACGATGTTGTCATAGATATTTGAGTAAATGGATTTCTTGATGCCATTACCCGAAATATGAATTCTATCGTAAGGAAGTTCATGTTCATCAAACCATTGCTTCGTAACTTCGTAAGCTTCTGGATGATAAGCTCTAGAGCTTATAATAACGATTTTGTAACCCTTTTCCTTGAGTGTTTCCAAGGTAGCCTTTGATCCCTCGTAAGGGACAGCATTGACCAAGAGCTTTTCGTTAATGATAAGCGAATAGAAGTCTTCAATGTCGAGTCCGCCGTAAATATCAGTGATATTAAACGAATTCCATTGATCGCATGAAATTGATCTTCCTGTGTATTTATTGAGCTTTTCGCACATTGGGTATTTCAAATCTAGGAGCGTATCGTCTGCATCCAGAATTATGGTTTGCTGTGTCATGTTATTCCATTGTCCAATTAAAGGGGCTTGATCGCTCAAGCCTTACCTTCAAGAATCTTACGTTCCGTATCTAGGTCGCGGACTTCTGCGCTCTCATCCGAATACTTCTCAGGATAACGAGCCTTAAGCTTAGCAATATTACGCACCAGACCTTCTTCCCATGACAAATCTAGAGAATCATTTAGGATAGCGAAGTACCAGCTAGTGTCAGCCATTTCTTCTTGTACGTTAACGCCGTCAAGCTGACCGGTCGTGATGTACTTCATAAGGGCGGCGGCAAGCTCTGCGGATTCTGTGCTGGCTCCAACGATGCCGTGGAATACACGAGGATCGATACCGATTAGCGGCTCTTCCTGCTGTTCGCCATGATGACGGTCAGCACATGTATCAAAGAACTTCAGGCTATCGGAAAGCTCTTGGAACTTTTCGTTATACTTCTTAGGGTTCTTGTAGTAAATCTTCTTCTTAAGACAATCGAGCATTTCACCAGCGGTGACGAAGATCGATAGTACGTGTAGCAACTCATTCTTATCTGCAACTACTTCGGTAACGATAGATTCGGTACGAAGGGCTTTCTCTTGATATTCAACTAAGTTCATTTACGGTTTCCAATTTCCGCAAATTGTACCAGTTAATTTGTCATTCAGCAAGGTATATCGAATAAATATGGGTAATAATTGAATAGAAACAATGTCTAAAAATCTTTCCTTCAAAAATTTCCTTATTAATGAAATGGCTTTGCGTGATTACAAAACCATTGGTAACTTCGATAAGAACTCATCCTTTCGTGATCAGCGCGACCGTAACCTTATCCGCCATCCCAAGGCTATCGAACGTACCCGTAAGAAATTTGGCGCATCCCCACACGATTTCGATTTCTATTTCGTAAACTCTCCACAGGCTAATAAACATACCGAAGTCGGTCTAGTCACCCCTGATTGGGTTAAACAAAATCTTGGCGATGAAGTATATGCTGCCATTCAACCCAACATGGATCAAGATCATATCCAAGTGGTCTTCACTAACAATAAGGGTTCTGAACGTAAGAATATGACTGCTTGGATCATGGCCCATCGCATCGGCCATGCACTAGCTAGAGAGAATAGTATTAGAGACTCACACAGTCAATATCGTCAAGTATCCGATTACTTATTGAACACCGTTAAGGAAATAATGGCTTACTATGGTAACCAAAACTTTCCCGGTAGTGAACGTGAAATGTTCAATCGTGGAATGCGAGATAATAGTGTAAGAAAGAATCAGCTTGCTATGTTGTATTTCTTTTATGAAATCAGCACATTCCGTTCTGCTAGAGAACGTACAGTTAGAGATTGGTTTGAAATTCTAAATGAATTGATTGCACAGTATCTAACTACAGGTAAGATTAAGTTCAATCCAGCACCTAAGCAATTTGGCGGCGGTGCGGGTGCTTCAAAACAGCACTTCAGTATTCGTGACGATTACGAGGAAGTCAATGATATGGTTCAAATGTTCGCTAGAGATATAACTTATTATCTCGACGATCTACTAGGATCAGTTGCCAACGGTATTTTGGTGATGTAATAAAAAAGCCCGTCATTCGACGGGCTTTTCTTCTTCCTAAGCAACTAACCTTTCGGAGAATTCCTTAAACACTGGGCTGTGCTCCGATACACCCTTAAGCAAGAATTCTAGCTGGTCGCCCAGTAGGTTTCTGTTCTTAAGAATTAGGTGCTCGTGGAACGATGGCTTGTAAGGAACATATAGCAACTTCAAGTCAGCATCGTCCAGCATCTTGTCGTCCTTCCATAGGTTACAAGTGCTGCACGCAGTCACTACATTTTCCCATACGTCTGGACCACCCTTCGACTGAGGAATTACATGGTCGCGGGTAAGCTTCTTAGCAGCGTAGACGTGACCGCAGTATGCACACAGGTTCTTGTCTCTTGCGAACAACATCTTATTCGTAAGGGTTGGGTTGAAACCGTCTGCATGCTTCTTCTTGGTCTTTTCTTTCTTCTCGTGCTTGATAGCCACGATAGTATCCAAGACCAACTCAGTACGCTTACCAGAAATTGCATTGGTACCACCACGAATCGTACAAGCATACGTACCCGTAGTCCAAAGGATACGATCCTTGGCCTTCAGTGTTGCAAAATCTGCGTAGCTAATCCAGTCAATGGCGTTACCACCAGCGTCTAGTAAAAGAATCTGTGGTAGTCCTATATTGTGGTGAGTCTGCTCTTCTATCATGACTGATTCCTTATACAGTAATAATCTTATTGAAACCTTCGCCAACAGTAGGCTTTTCGTAGGTCTTCAACATATTTATGATGACGAATTCCGGAATGTTCTTACCGGTCTCTTCGGCACGCTTCTTGATTCTGGCCTTGATGACATCCAGTTCCACTTCGAAGACGACCGCAATAGACAGATAACCCTTCGGAAGACGGGACAGAACACCCTTGCGCTTCTTAGCCGAGAGGTTGGTCTGATCCCAAATGATGTGCTTCTTGTCGGCAATAGCCTTATCGAAAGTGATCTGCATTTCACGTGAAGCTTCCTTCACGGCAGAGTCAAACACCTCAGTATAAGTCTTTCCTTCGCGCAAAGCAATCTTGTCAATGTAGTCATCCGACGACACGATTTCATACTCAGACAGGTTTTCAACACTGTTACGCCAAGTGCTCTTGCCGCTCCCCGGCAAGCCGACGAGCATGATAAAAGTGGGTAGGGTCAGATGCTTCATATTAGGTTCCATTTAAATTGTTATTCTTTACACATCATATCAGCATGTGACGATTCAATCAATATTGAAATGTATTTCATTTACTCTTGGTTCACTATCTCGATAGCCACATTGGCTTCTGCAAACATATCTAACGCAAGCTGTGTATCTTCCCAGCGACCCAAGAAAGCCTCATCAGGCTTCTTTACGATAACCCTCATGATACCTGACTGGATGATGATACCTGCACATACCGAACACGGATAGTGTGTGCATACTAGGTAACATCCATCGGTACGGATACCGAGCTTCGCACAGGATGCCAGTGCGTTTCGTTCTGCATGTACGGTTAAAGGATATTTGAGTTCACGGTTATTCAAACGCTCATCGGTATCAGCGATTCCTCTTGGGAATCCATTGTAACCCATGGCTCTGACGTTGTGTTCATAATCTACAATCAGTGCGCCAACTTTAGTACTTGGATCGCGTGACCATGATGCAACATGGAAAGCTAAATCCATGAATCGGTTATTCCATTTGTCTTGCATTGTATTATACCTAACTTTCAGGTAGTATAGGGTTTAGGTAAGCGATATGTCAACGTTCTATAAATATTAACAAATTCGGAATTATTATGAAAATTCAAAATCTACTAGAAGCAATCATGGACAATGATGCTCCACAGTTTGCTCTAGTAAACGTAAACACGTTTGACATGGACGGTGACAAGGTTGATGGTGATATCGCTATCAAGGACAGAAACAATGGCGTGGTTTACGCTGTCTCCGTCGAATTCGATCCTAAGTCCAAGGGTTACATGATCAAAGACATCGATGTGAACGACAATGGAACTATCCATGATGGTGATGCCACCGATGCCCAGCTAGTGAAGGGATTCATTGATCAGCATCGTGACGAATTGCTTAAGCGATTGCTACAGGATGGCATGGACTATCTAGGCAACGACAAGCCGATGAACAAGCCGACAGAATAAGACAAAGCCACCGAAAGGTGGCTTCTCTTTATAGCTCAAGTGGTTTCAAGTGGAGTCTAACGTTACATCGATCACAGATCGAATAACCAGTACTATTGTTGAGTAGATGCATTTCACCACCACAACATTCACATTCAGAATATATTACATTATGTAGAACGTAACCATATCCGTAGTTGGGTAGGCTCTCTGGTGCAGAGTCCAAAATATCGACATGCTTTTCAACCCAATCGTATTCCCTATTTTCGTCCTCACCTAGAATACGCTGTACATTTGGATGTGAATGCTTACTCAATACCAAAAACATAAGGTCAACAAGCTGAACCCTATTTTTAGGTTTATCTTCTAAGACACTACCATGATGGTATTTTATATGATTATTTCTAACATAAGCATCTTCCCGGTTTAACAGGAGACGATGGTCCGTATCCCCTGCAAACCAAGACTCCAAGGTTAGGTCCGCATCCTTCGTAATCATTTTCCGAAGATACGCTTAAACCAAGACTTAGGCTTCTCCACACTGCCTTCCGACTGCTGTAAACTTGACATGTGACGCTTACCCATCGAAGCAAGAGTGTTATCTACGATTTCCTGTAGGTAGGCTGGATCGACTCCAATCTCCTTCTCTACATTCTTCATATCCAGTTCGGCCATCTTCTCAATCATTTTGGTAAAGGTAAGATCACAATGTTCATCTTCCCAATCCACAACGAAGTAGAAACGGTCATGCTTCAATGAAGTCTTTTCTTCCTTAAAGAACCCGAACACGATAGGATCGCGGTTGCGCTTTACGAATTCCTTTTCATCCGCAGTTTCGTAAGTAGAATCGGTAAGGTCAGTGAAGACCACACAAAATTCATCGAAGATACCTAGTTGCTTGACTGCATCCAGCTTATTGAGAACATCAAGAGGGATGGCACGCGGATAGCGTTCCAGTTCAATAATCTTGATCGAATTTACAGGTTGGACCTTATCCAAGAATTGCTTGATGTCATCCTTGTAAACAAACTTGGAAATACCGTTAGCAAGAAGCATCTGTTCCTTGACGATCACGCTATGAGTAAATGCAAGCTTCTCTAAAAATGATTTCTGGCCGACGCGATTCGCAGCAATGATCTGTGCGGAAACCGTCTTAAGCTGGTCGCTAAGACGTTCGCTGGTTGCATCCTGAGTCTTGCCCTTCAGAATCTTGAAGTACTGTGCAGGCTCGACAGCCGAGGTATTAATTTCAACTTCGATGTCGTTTGCAGTAATAATGTCAGTCATGTGATTGCTCTTTGTTAAGTTGTGAACGGATATCCGTAGAAGATGATGAATTGTTACCACCGATAAACCAGATTCTATCATTCATTAAATGTTTGTAACTTTCATATGTTGGTGATGACTGTCTTCCAGATACAATAACTTTACCTTTATCCATAAAGGTTAATGCATAGTTTGCACGATCACCACCACACACGAAATATACGTGTCTAAAAACTTTAGATAACTCAGTATACAGTCTAGTGAAGTTACGTGAACAATTGTCAGGCATAGCATCGTCGAAGATAGGAATAATCTTAAAATTCTTATATTCGAAGTTCTCTACCACGTCAGCTATGCGTTCCTTGAACACTTCATCGGAACAGTATCCCTTAGAATCACGATAGTCACTATGATCAATGTGTAAAAATACGTAGCCACTCTGTGCATTCGTCCAAACAACTACCTGATTGATGGCATTATGAAAACATTCAACATGCCCATAATGGATCGGATGAAATGCACCTGAGTACTGTATGACTGCATCGACAGGCTCCAATTCGTCAAGCTTAAAATGTTTACGATATGAGTGAGCCCATGGCTTGAATTCCATGAAGTATCCAGCCGTAGCACAGAATTCATATCCGTACTTACGCTCAAGTTCTTGATACCACGGCTCGTCACACATCAATTCAGTATCCAAAAGCTACGTCTCCACGGATGATATAACGATGATCGTTACCAAGATACTCTTGCACCTGATGGCATAGCCAATGTGGGAACACAAGAAGCTTCCCACGCTCCGGCTTGATATCTAGAACGGATGTCTCACTCATGTGATCCCAATCATTAAGATTTTGATCTAGTGGGTGTACATCTTCCTGACCATCAGCCACAAACTGGAAATTTCCACCTTCACCTTCTGGTGTGTTTAGATAGAGAACCCATGAGTACAACGTAATGTATCGTTCATCTTCATTATGGAATGGGGCATCATAATGTGGAGTGTGCTTACCACCCTGACCATACTTCATAAAGCGAAGCCATGGTGTAGAACCAATCATATCGTACTCAGCCTCTAACACGGGTCTGAATGGTGTGTAGAGAATTGAAAGATCGCTAAGATGAACCAACCCATCAAGACCACCGTCAAATGAGTTCTCATCAATAATCTTATGAAGTCTTTCAGAGACCTGATTGGCGACGGATTCACTCCATGCCATCGCTCTATAAGAGCCGGTATGCTCGGCTGCATTAGCGTAACCATCCACACCGACAGCATAGTGATCCTGCTTTTCGAACTCGGCAATCAAGTGATTACAGATATCTTCAGGAAACGCATTGTCCAGTGTGTAAACCGGATACTCAGAGAAATGCGAAATGACGTGCCTCGTATCGAACATGAAGGTCTTCTTCACATAATCAATATTCGGATTCCATTCCGGCTTCGGGTTGCTTCCAGTGTAAAGATTTACGTCATGCATGATTTGTCTCAGGTGAAATGTATTGCATCATTATCCACCATTTTCATTGAAAGTCAAGTGGCATATATAACTATGATAAACGACCATAGTTATGAATTTACATCTTACCCAAAGAGATTTCAAAGATATATGGAATCAGCTAAAGGCGTCTGCAACAAAGCGTGGTATTCCATTTACGTTACTGCCATCGGACATCGATGAGATTGGTATTCCTATCACCTGTCCCATCCTTGGGATACCATTACACTTCCATCGTACCAAAGTAGAGGATGATTCGATCAGCTTTGATCGAATTGATTCATCCAAGGGATATTCTCTCGACAATATGATTGTCATATCCTACAGAGCTAATCGACTTAAATCTGACGCAACATTAGATGAAATGTTGAAGATTGTTGCCTTTTACAATAAATTGGACAAGAATTCATAATTTGAGGCAGCAATCATGATGGTGGGATATGCTCTCTTACGAAATAATTCAAGTTTACCATTAACATGAACGTTAGGGAATGGCTGATTATACTTGAATGAATTTCTATTGATATTTTTTACAAACTTGAGTGGATCATCAATGTTGTTCTCAATAAATTCCATAATTTGGATTACAGTCTTTACCTTAGGCGAATCAACAAACTTAGCGAGTCCTTCAATCTGATCGTAAGTCGCACCGATCATTTTATAATCGTTTAGGTCACCTGAGTATTGTAGATCACCTGATGGTACGGCATCGATAATCTCTTGAGGAACACCAAGCTCCTTAGCAAGTGCATAGACTTCTGACTTGTGAAGATGACTGATAGGATAGAAATCCTGAGCACCATCGGATGCCTTTCCCCAAAATCCTAGATAAGCAGCCTCATCAAAGTTGATAGTACCAACTACGACCGGACGCTTGTTGTCATCACGAAGGTCTGCGGCTACGCCGTAAAAATAGGCATTGCGAATGATCGGAAGGGCAGCTTCCTTACCAGCATCCCGTAGATAGGAAATGTCCGGCATTCTAATGAATTCCCAGCGGGTATACGGACTGTCTATGCCTTCACGGTATGCGTATTCAATATCACCTAAGAAATCCATCATAATGGTTCTGGATGATAGTGTATGATTCTCTAGGCATACCTGCACAAGAGTGATAGGAATTTCAGCACGATGGATCAGAGCGGCAGTCGTGGCCGAGTCGATACCACCAGAATAACCAATCACTGCATGATCGAGATTGTTTTCATCAAACCATTTACGAATCTGTTCAATTAGAGTTTGCATGGATGATAATCTCTCTGATGGGGTCGTACATAAATTCTGGAAGGGAAGTTCTCTTAGTAAAGAACTCACGATTTAAAAGATAGTTGCAACCAATAATTCCACTATCTGTCTTCAGAAGTGAGTTATCCATAAACAAATCTTCCATATCGATCAGGTCTTGACCTTCCTCGACTAGGATAGGAACGTTAAACGAATGCGTAGCAAAAATCTTACAAGCTAAATTGATTGAGTCACCATGAACCATATCGGTATCGATGATGTGATATCCATTGTACGGATACGTTCTATAGCCATCGTATCCACCCAATCTCCGTGAGTGAACATCACCATTATCTTTGAAGATTCTTGAAATCTGAAAGTAATCGACACCAAAGAACTCAGCAAGATGTTTGTCAAGAGATATAATCGTCTTGAACTTCTTTCTCCATTCTGTAACCCCAAATTCTGAAGGATTATAGGTTCTGTGATCGATGATACTTACATCAACCTTCAGTTCTTTGGTAATCAAGTCTTCGATCTTTTCGATTAAGCGCATACCTTTATCGGTATGCGCTCTCAAAATAAACTCTTCCATGACCATAGAGGGTTTCCTTACTTTACAAAATATTCGTTTGCACGCTTACGGACTTCATCGAATGTGGTCTCTTTGATGATCTGTCCGTTCTTGAAAACAATATCAAGTTCTTCCTTGCGTTCAAGTGGGTCTTCCAAACGAATAGTCTGATAATTACCCTGATCATCCTTGATCAAACTGATACGCCCCCTTTTCGATACCTTACCCTTGTCATCAATAGGGTCTTTGAATACTTCACGCCACTTACCATCAACCAGAGCAGCCGAGCACTTCTGCGCGAACTTGAAGGTATCACGGTTAACGTGCTGTAGCAAACCACCACCCATACCGAAGTTCAGGTTTTCAGCGCTGAAGCCAGCAGCCTTGAGGTTTTCCAGAATAACCGGAATCGTATCAATTGTGATGCCATCACCCTGAATGACACGAACGTAATCCGGAAGAACCTTGTAACCCTTACTATTGATCGTAAAGCCTTCCAGTTCAGCGATAAGCTCAACGAGCTTCACTGGTACCTGCGTAGCATCACCTGAATCCGGACGGATCACCACGCGCGATCCAGCAGCCTTGACGCGGGCAAACAAGCCACCCTTGCTCCACATGTTCTCGACTGCGTTGTAGATATCGTAACTGTCCGATACGACCGCGAAAATCTTATCCTTCTTGGCGTACTGGTCAACCATATTCGAATAAGCTTCGAATTCGTTTGCACGTTCCCAGCTAGTAATGGTCGAATGCTCAGCCGCAGGAATCGAGAAGGCACAAACCGTAGGAGCATCGTAATAATTCATCGTACCAACGATAGCTTCGACCGTATCGGTACCCATGAAGTTGACGATGTGAGCCATGCCGCCAAGCGTTGCGCTTTCCGAACTGCTTACACCACGAGCGCCGAAGTCATGAAGCATGAAGTTCAGGCTATCGGTCTGATCCGAGGTTTCAAGAAGATACTTGTGCATAATCTTCTTGCAGGTATACGAAAGGGTGGCAACCGTCGAAGGATACCAAATGGCACGAAGCAGGGCAGTTTCGACATACGACGGAAGCCAGAATAGCTTGGCGTCGCTGGTGTGAACAGTAAGGATAGCATTGTGCAGGGGAATCACTGCACCTTCCTTTGCGGCCTTGATAGTAAGGGGAAGGAGACCATCGTAACGATCAACGATGTACTTCCAGCCGTCATAGTTGAACGGCTCGCCATGAGCCTCCGCGAGAGTCTTAGCAAACTCCACGTCTTCCATGGTGATGCGCTGGCTCAGGTATTCACGAAGATAAGCCTGTAGACCAAAGAACATCAGTTCATTGGTGAAGCCACAACCGCGTGATTCGATGTAACTGAATACATCAGTGGTCTTGGCGGGATACTGAAGCCAATGCGACATCTTGTAACTGTCGGCGGTGAGAATCGGGTTTAGTTTAATTTTGTTATTCATGACCATAACTCCTATGTGTCAGTCAATTTGTTGATTAAGTTTTGTATTATACGTGTTAAATCTGTTTTGTCAATCCGAAAGAAAGTCCGCGCAATACTTTCCTACTGTGCAGAACTCTCGATAATCCATCGTTAGTTCATCGCCGATGATCAAATCTCTTGTGGCCTTATACTTCTCATCTTCATAATCAAAAGCAATCGATGGATTATCCGAATGATTCAGAAACCTACAATCGTCAAGATCAAAGTATATGTAACCTTCCGGTAGACCATACTTAGCATGGGCTGCACCATCATAAGCATGTTTCAAAATGCTCTTTCTGGTTATAGACGACATCTGTTCAAGCGTTTCAAGGTAAATGACTCTTACCCATTCTTCATCATAGTCAACTACGATGTCACCTTCAAGGACATTTTGAGTTACAAAAAGTCCAATTCCATTATGGCTATCCTTGTCAAGTTTATAATCTATATGAAACATATTAGTGTACCGTGGAGCACATTGGACTCAGGCAGAAGACTTCTTTAATTGTGCAGTCATCTTCGTCCGGAATCTCAATGGCTTCATCAATGATCATTTCACCCATGGGGTTAATTAGAACTATATAATCCTTTTTACTCTCTGTATCCTTTACAACGAAGCCATTCGGACTAATGTCTCGCATGAATGACTCTAAGGCTTTTCCGACAATGCGGAGGGTGTCCTGTGGAGACAGATTGGACTTCATTAGTACTTCCTCAGCGGTATTTCTTATCATTAAGGCGCGGAATCCAGTATTCGATCTGGTCAGCATGGTCTTCGAAAATTTCGTTACGCATGGCACGGATTTCAGAAATCGTGAAGAACCACGTTTCCTCAAGATCGTCAGCCGGTGTAGTGCGTGGAATGCCCGCTTCATCACTCAGTTCGAAGCAATGTGAAATCGATACAGTGCGACCGACCTTCTTACCCAAACGTCCACGGAGCGAACGGTCTGGATGATCAAAAAGCTTTTCACCGATGAAGCTACCCAGCAGAACCTTTTCAGGAACCTTAAGCTTGGTCTCTTCGTAAAGTTCGCGAACAGAGGCTTCCAGTGCAAGTTCATTCTTGTTGACGTGACCACCCGGAAGTGCCCATAGACCCTTACCCGGATGAAACTTACGCTTACCCATCAGGACATGGTTACCCTGAAAGACTACTGAATCTGCCGTGTAAAAGTTGGTACCGTATGGAAGAGTTTCATAAGGTTTCTGATACTCACCCTCATGCACATACCAGTCCTTCACATACTGGGCATTTTCGGTCTTCAGCCATTCCTTAATAAAAGCAAAGGCACCAGCGGGAACGTGGGAACGCATTGATCCGACATGGTTTTCGTAAACCATTTCACGGAGCATGGTAGCGCTCAACACGTCATCGCCTTCTTCCATATTGTACATGGGTGCTTCCTCAAGTGCAAACTCAGGGAACCACTTCTGATACGAGCTAGAATCATCCTTATTAAAACCTACAAGACAAATCTTTGCGGTGCCACCTTCAGCGTTGCTCTTAATTCTATACTTAGAATACTGAAGGAGCACGGCATCGACGGCTTCATAGATCGAAGCCTGCCATTCTTTATTAGTATAAAGACGATCTTCAACGGTCTGGAAGTAGACACGTTCGCGCTGTTCATCAGTCAACGACGCCTTGATCATGTCAATGCGTTCAGCCGATGTCCAAGGGTTCTTCCAGTCGCGGGGTTTGTTGTGTGAGCCGACAACAATAATAAGCTTCTCAGCTAGATTGAGCGCATGCTCCACGAGGTGGAGGTGGCCGAGGTGGAAGGGCTGAAACCTTCCGATGTACACACCGTGTGTATACTTTTTATTAACAGTAATATTTACATTACCGCTAATGGTAAGGGAACTGTCTGACGTGATTGCCAGTGATGTATCATTTTTCTTGCTCATATCCATAACTCCTATGTGATAGTGTGCGCTAATTGTAGCTGGTTTCAATTGTGTGTCAAGTTGATAAACCTGACACTTCTATTTAGGCTTGGATCGATTCGATTGATATTTTTGGATCGAAACCGACGAATGTGTAATATTCTAATGGTGAAATAAGAGCATTACGTAATGTTTGTGCAGTCTCTTTGGTGAGACCAATAAGGTGATCGGTGCGAACAACAGGATCATTGACATGGAAGGTGGCAAGATCATCTACAGCGATCCATACCGCATCAGACTGACCACGCGAAGCAAGGTAACCTCTCACGTCATTGTAACGCTCTTCGGTGTGTCGAGTGACATGCCCTACGAACCGATGGCGAACATCTTCAGAGAAGTATGCTTTCAATTCAGCCAGTGTCCGCTTCTTAGCCCACATGGAAGAGACCACCACATCCACGTTATCCAATTCTTTTAGAATGGACTCAAGGAAATGATTCTGTAACCAAAGGTCTTCCTCAATAAAGCCAGCCTTGAACGCGTGAAGTACACCATCAAAATCCAGAAAGAGAATTACCCTACCGTCATATTTCTTAGTCGGTATAAACTTGGACTGAGCCAAGATTTGGGCTTTCATAAGTTTAGTCTTTACTGAATCCATAATCTGATACTCCACCATCCCAATGTTCAATAAGGTACTTGCGAACATCCATCAGTACCTTACCAAGTAAATTTTCGCCTTGCCACTTACTCTTGTCGGTAATGTTAGGATTATCTACACCCATACCAATACCCCAAATCTTGTCGTAGGGACTGGCTTCAACAAGCTCTAAATCACCAGACAAAATTAGCAAATAGGCCAACTCTTTATTCTGTTTAAATTTTTCAATGTTACCTGAGTACACAACATTGTACTTGTGTAGGTTCCACGTGTTCTCAAGGAACCCACCGACTTGCTTACCCAATGCTTTGACCTTCTTGGGGTCTTTAGTCCTGAGGATGTCCTTGGCAATCTTAGCGTCACCGAAGATCGTGGCCTTGCCGTACATCATGTAATGCTCGGCAGTCTCAAAGGTAGCGCCAGCCATGGTAAATGGTGACTTATACCACTGGGAGAACGGGCTTCCCCAAAAGAAGGCAAAGCCATTCTTTACGGTGATGTTCTTGGCATTTAGTATGGCTTTATGATTGACAGTACCCATGGATCATCCTTCATTGAAGAAGTGATGATACCGGTTTAAAGGGAATTAGTCAATTTTGACTATGTTTAGAAATGGATGTTTGGGCTTTCCATGCTTATCAAGGAGTTCTTGAACTTCGTCTTGACAGGAGCCACATATGTTTGCTACGTTCAACGCTTCAGTAATACCTTCCAAGGTATTGTTTCCTTTAGTAATTTCGCACAAGATCATTACATCTGTGACGCCGTTACAAAGACAAATGTACATTGTCATCACCTCAACTGCTATATGATGTATAAAGTATATAGCAGATGAGAGTGACTATCAATTGGTTTTAAGAATTGACTTGATGTAGTTTTCCAAGCTATGATAGCCAATGATGTTCCAATAATTACGGTAGGATAATACCGCTTTAGTTGTTACAGAACGTGACCATGTAAATAAAGGTAAGGTAAATGGAATCCATGTTACGATATCTTTTCGAATTCTGTAAGAATCAGAATTTAACGATTTGAATGATGTATTGTAAAGATATTTCGGACAGGCAAAAACCTTACAATAAGAAGTCTTAGTATAACTAATGTTATAAAGTGAGGCGATGGCTGCACCTAAGCTATGACCAGTGAATACAATTTTCTTGTCACGCTTGATCGACTTGATGTATTCATCAACGTAATTGAAATATTTCTTCCAATATAGTTCAAAACCACCATGAACCTTCAAACCATACATGAAGTTTCTTGGAAAGATGTTGAGGATACGCTTCCAGTTAGACCACTTGGAAAAGTTCGTACCTCTGAAAGAAATGAACACACTCGTGTCATTCTCCGCGATGAGACATTTCATGTCATCGTACTCTAGAATCTTGTATGGCAAACCAACCTTCTCTAGAGTTTTAATAATAAAGTCGTTCGAAAAGTACACCAATGCAGAAAGACCTAACGCGTGCGTTAGGTCTTTGTCTGTGTCGTTCGGATCGGACATTTGCGCTATGAGACGCTTAATGGTCGAGGCTGTGATCATGACGGCTTATGTACGACCTTTTCCTTACCGGTGTGAAGGAAGTTGATTAACTGACTTGGAAGCATATCAAGGATTGGGCTCATCAAAGTTCCGTAAAGAACCTGAGCCATTCTGAACTCTTCTCTATTACCAGCGTTTAGATGTTCCTTCATCTTTTCAAGAACGTCTAGAGCAGTAGACTTTACACTCTTGTCGTCGTAGCCCTTTTCATCATACTTTTCAATAGCATGCTTCAATTCAGCAATGCGCTTATCCACATGTTTCTTGACATTAGCAGGGACTTTGACAGAAGTATCTTCTTCAACGTCACGGCCAGTCATAACAGTGTTAACAGCACACTTGTCATCGTTGAATTCAACGTTAACAAGATTTAGCTTATTGTCTGGTTCGAATTCGTCCATTACCTTAACTACTGGGAATTCAGAGTCATGTGGCTTTTCAGATTCGGTTACGTTAGCGGCAAACTGTGCCATCTTTCTAACGTGCTCATCATCAGACTTCAAACCACGGTCAATGTCGGCTTGAGTAATTTTTTCATCTTCAGGTTTGCCCAACCATTTATGGAAGGCACCTTTCTTGATTTTCTCGGCTTCATCGATCTGCGGAAGTTCATTTTCAATCAAAACTTCATCAAGACCAGCCAATTTACGTAAACGATTTAAATCCATGACTTGTTCCCAATATATTTTATATTTATCTACTATTAGACCAATCTCCACCAAAACCACGAGAATCAAATAGGTTTTTGATGGCATAGCCGAATAGCTTACTGTATTGCTCCCAACGTGCCTTCAGGTTAGCCTTAGGAATCGGGACTTCAAGATTGTAGAAAGCAGCATTGGTAAGCTCAATAGGACTCTTCCAATCAATGGTCAAGTCTCTAGCTAGCTTACCAATTTCCTTCTGAAGATAAGTAATAGTATCATTTGGAAACGGTTCTTGTGGATCAGTTTCAACAAACTTAAGTTTCTTCTTTTCTTCTTTTTCTTTCTTCTGTTCTATCAGAATATCGGATAACTTCATGGTGCAGTGCAATCCTTGGATACATCCATATTCAATGTGTTAGAGAATATAGTTGGGGCAGTAACAATGGAGGCTGGTAGCACTGGAAGTGGTGACTTAGCAGCAAGCTCGTGATACTTGTTAACTACATTCTCAAGCTTGCATGCATACTGCATTACCTGCTTAAGAGAGATAGCATAAGCTTGGGTCAATTCACCCTGATCCTTCTTCTGTGCATCTGTTAGAGTTTCGATAGCCAATGTTGGGCGTTCAATCTTTACGGAGTCAGGAACGACATAAACTGGAACATCCTTATCTTTATAGATAACAGATGGAGTTTGAGAAGCACAACCAACCAATAGGGATAGGCTCAAGGCCATTAGAAAATACTTTACCATTTGTATAGGTCCAAATTGTCTTGCATATACTTTGTGGATGCATCACATGTTTTAGGTGCAGGCTGAGCCTTCAACTTATCAATAAGTGATTGATTATCCTTATTTTGCTGGTCGATAGTCTTACCAAGATCGTCCATTTGTTTCTGGAAGTCTTTAGACTTATCAGCAGCAGTGATAATTTGCTTATTCTGATCAGCAATGGTTGCGTCTCTATCAGCTACCTGTTGCTTCAGGGCACCTACTTGAGTGGTACTAGCTGTAAGATCAGTGGTCAAACTCTTACTATGAAAATAGTAATACACGTTAAAACCTACAGAGACTACAAGCAGAGCTAGTAGAATGTAGGTAATAACCTTAGAAATGATTGGAGTCGCTAGACTACCTAGGGTTGATTCAGCTATTTGTGCGGCCATTATGATCTGATTTTAAGTTTGGATTCCAATCCGTCAACCGACCTTTCGATACGACGGAGCCTTTCCTCACTATTTATCTTATGGTTTCTCAAATCATTCAAATCAGCATTCAGTTTGCCATAGGTTTTTGCAAACATTTGATTATCTCGATTGATAATCTCATTCTGCTTTTTCAGCTTAACGTTTTCTTCCTTAAGGATATTAACCTCACCCTTAAGGCGCTTGGCCTCAGCTTTAATGCCATTGATATGTGCAGAAAAATCCTTCTTAATCTGCACAATCTCTTCGATGATTTTCTTAAGTTTGTCTTTTACTTTATCAAACTTAGTTACAATCTCATCTTTATCCATCTATCTGTTCCTTAACTATACTTCTTATAGTCTTATATATCTTAAGATAGGTCTTAATGTTCTCAAGGGAGGACAAAGGTTCACTAGTATCGACATCGAATGTTTCAAAAACTTCCTTGGCAGAATACTTACCGAGAAGAGCCATGATAGGGAACAGGTCGATATCTCTTCTATCAAACTTGAATGCCAATTCTTCAGTGAGAAGGATTTTATTTAGGAAGGGAACGTGGAAGGTAAGAGGATTATAACCCATAACCGTAATGGTATCCTTAGCTCCAAAGTTCTCATAGATGAATTCACCTAAGATAGCAGCAGCATCGGCAAAGGATTCACCTTCATCACGATCTTCACGGGTAATGCCATGGATGCTAGATAGCTTGTCATCCCATGTGTACTTTGCCTTATCAAAGGCAATACGTACATTAACGGAAGAAATCATCTTCAACGTTTCGTTATCCACTACACCTAAGGCGACAGATAAGGGTTGCTTGTTTAGGGTGATATCTTCACTATCGAAGTTAATGCCGGTCGTGTGACAGTGAACCAGCAGGAATTTATCATACCTGCTCATCAGTCTTAACCTCATCACCAACCTGCATGTAACCAGAAGTCACGTGTTCCAGATTAGTTTTACCCGGAGAGTCAGCCATTACCCACTTGGGCTCTTTCTTGGAAGCTTTCTTCACGGCAGTCGCCATGTTCATCTGAGCCAAAATATTGTACACTTTCTTATTAATCTTAGCTAACTTGTCCTCGTAATACTTCTTCTTGAGAGCAGTCTTAGCTTCGTCAATCTTATTCTTATATTCAACAGCCTTCAAGGAAAAGTCCTGAAACTGTTGGGCCAGAGCTTGCGTAGTTGCATCGAGTGACATAATTTATCCAATTTTTTAAATTATATCACCCGGTAACCGGATCGTCAAGTTTACTGGACCATACCTGAAATTTGCAAATATTGGATGTTACCCATGCTAATTGTCTTAGCTCTCTGCTGACCATCATCGGACATCTGTGTATTTGGATCGATGTCAGTACCAGAAAGGATTGACTTACGAATAGCAGTTTCTTTCTTTAGATCGTCACCGACATTGTAAATCCATAGCTCTTCATACGTGCCATCCTGACTCTTTCTCTTATAAACAAGACATGCACCACGTACAGTACGAATCAAACCTTCGAATTCTGAAGGTTCTCCCTCACCATCCTCTTCAGAAGCAAATGGATTGGCATCGCTTTGACCCTGATCGTCTTCATCATTACCTTGACCATCATAATCATCTAATGAAAATTCGGAATCTTCAGGTGCAATTGTATTAGGAACCTGATCATCCAAATCCTTAAACTTCATGATTGGAGCATCGACGTTAGTTGGGTCTTCACCGCTCTTTATTTCATCGGATAGGGGATACTGGCTGACAGCAATGTAATGGTTTGCATCATCGTCCTGAAATGAGTCAAAGTCGAACATGTCACTATTTACGTTATTACGCTTATAGGCTCTTCTGTTCTTCAAGTCGGAGAAAACATTACCCGGTAGGTTACCAAGGTTGGTATCATTCTGGTATGCGCTGTCAAAGTCAGTGTCTTTGGCGGTCAACGTAAATTCACGGTCGTTATCGTTTACCGAGGATACACTAGTATCCAAGTTATTCATATCGTCCTGATTCTTGATAATAATGGTTCTACCACTATTTTTGTTGACTATTCTGATACTCATGAAATATTCCAAAACATTATAATCTATATTTATCTTTAGGTCTTTCATATAGATAAATATTAGAGTTACGGAAGAGCCTAATGAGTCAAACACATAGCGTAGTATATCTAGATTTGAAGACTGGTAATAAGCTTATCTTAGAGAAAGCTGTTAACAGTGCTTACGCACAATTCAAATATGTTCAAAATGTAGCCTCTTCCACGTGGATAATTCCACACAATACTCATTCTGATAGGCTGGTGGTTGAAGTTAAGGATATACACGGTGGGAAGATTGTACCAGATAAGCTACAAATCACTGACCTGAATACAATAACGATTACCTTCACTACACCTATCGTTGGTGAAGCCTTGATTGTAGTCTTTGATCAAAGCCCTAATCCTTCACCGACTCCTACACCGACCGTTACAACATCGAATACTGCAACTCCGACTGTTACTCCAACCTTGACAGCATCAGTCACAGCATCACCTACACCAACTGCTACAACTACCTCAACAGTTACACCAACGGTTACAGCGACAAGCTCAGTTACTCCTACGGTTACTGCCACGGCTTCAGTAACGATGACTGCAATGCCTACTGTGACACCAACCAATACGGTGTCTCCCAGTCTAACGCTAACGCCGTCCGTCACCAGTACTTCAGGCTCAACCGCAACCCCAACTCCAACTATTTCCACTACGCCGTCCATTACGGCTACGAATACGGCTACCCCAACACCAACCCCTTCAATTACAGTTTCAACCTCACAGAACGCATTCCCGACAGATTTTGATTACGCTGTACTAAGAATGTCGTGGGGTGTGAATAATGGTACCGACGCTGACATGCGTGTCGCGATTACCACACCACCTAGAAATATTGACGTGGGTTGGAGACGAAGCAATACCGATGGCACTTATCTAACATGGGGTGGCGATAATATTACCCCAACCGGTACAGAAGCCGTGTTAATCAATTTTGCTAACCTCAAGACCGACTATCCAGATACCAACAATATCGTAATTAGATTACGTAACTTGTGGTTCTCCACTCGTGTTGACGGTAATATTCTTTGGACCTTTGAAACCTACAAGGGCGGTACCATGCAATCATCTGGTACCGACTTCGTTAATGTCGGAGGTCAGTCTACTGGCTCAAAGAGCATTTGGGTTAACTCAACTACTGTAACGCAGAATAATGCTGATGGCGATGATACTGCATTGTTGAACTTCGACCTTACCAGCAATGTTGGTGAATTTGTAATTGAAACACCAGCCGTGACAATCACCCCAACAATTTCAACCACTCCATCCCCGACACCAACTGCTTCGGTAACTCCAACGCATTCATTGACGCCTTCGGTTACCCCAACCATTACCACATCGATAACGGTTACACCGAACGTCACACCAACCACTACAGCCACGGTAACACCAAGCATTTCGATTACGCCATCGCACACGCCGGTAGTGTCGCAAACTCCATCAGTGACCGCATCCTTATCGATCACACCAACGATTTCTGTTACACCTTCCATAACTCCATCAGTAACGCCAGTAGGAGCGATTTCGTTCAATGGTACCAGTTTCGCAACAACGCAGACATTTAATGGAACCATACCCACTGTAGCGTGTGCTGTACCAGCGGGTACACAGGTTGGTGACTACATGGTTGCATGTGTGATATCGCGTTCTGCACCAACCGATACAGGTACTACATCTGACTTTGCTGCCGTAACTGCTGGCTGGGAACCAACTGCTGAATCATACTCAGTATACAACGTTGCAGATGCTTATCAAGGTATGAAATCATATGCAACCGTCTTCAGAAAGAAAGCTACGTCTGCTGACTTGAGTACGAACTTTAGCGTGACGGCTAAATGGCAGGGTACTCCATCGCTTAATCAGCGTGTGGGTATTGTCATGCTGTCGATGACGACCAATACTGGTGATATCATTCTTGAACATTCTGATGTTTCAGCTAACACCACAACCACACCAACCAGCATGTCTATATTCCCATCTGTAACATCATCGGGTAATGGCAGAATGGGTGTCGATTTCTGTGTTTCTACTGGTACTGTAAATCCAAATATTATTACTTTGAGTGATGGTACATGGACCTTAAGAAGTCCACAAAATGTCGATCCAAATAACATCATCGTGGCTACCAAGGTTCTCAATACTGGTGACACTACTGCACTCAATGCTACGTACTCGGGTGGTACAGTCAATTCAAGCAATATCTCTTTGATCTTTGCTCCAATTAACTCGCCATACACTACGTCTACGCCTACACCAACCGTATCGTTAACGCCAACGCTTTCCGTCACACCATCATTGACACCGACCATAACGAAAACAATTTCTGTTACTCCTTCGGTGACGAAGACGATTACGGTTACACCATCAATAACCAAGACCCGTACCCCAAGCCCATCGACCACTCCAACAATCTCTGTAACTGTTTCAAACTTTAATGCTGCATCTTATACATCACAAGTATTGGCAGATAATCCAATTGCGTTCTATAAGCTAGATGATTCGGTGGTCAATTCAGTTGCCGACTCATCAGGTAATGGTAGAAATATTACAAGCACTACGAATGTGACCGTATTACAGCCACCATTAACTCCCGATGGTGGACATAGCTATACGATGAATAATGGCTTTGCCATTAATAATAGTTATGGTACATCATTCTCCGGACAGGATGGTGTAACGTTTGAAGCAATTATCAATCCTACCGGCATCGCTACAGCAGTATCCAACGGTATGTGTATCATGCACTTGGGTAACTTTACAGTTGGTAGCGGTCAAGGTATTGCTATGTATCTACTATCCGATGGAACTTTGGGTATACAGTTTTTAACCAATACACTCGGTTATATAGTAAGACAGACATCATCGGGTGTTATTTCAGCAACAGAAACCGCAATATTAACCATTACCTTGGATGTAATTAATAACCAGATTAAATTCTATAAAAATGGTTCACTGATAGCTACAACTGATGCTGGCGGTGCTCCTGATGTTGGTGGTGGAGCAGCCCAACAGTTCTCAATCGGTCAGTTCATTGGTGCTGGTGTCTCACCAAACTATACCGGTAACATCGATATGGTATCCATGTATCGCTCAGTATTGTCATCCGCTAGAATCTTGGGCCATGCTCAAGCATCTGGATTTGCCGCTGCTCCTACACCAACACCAAGTGTCACAGTTACACCAACGCTAACTCCCACCCCTACGTAATTACATGAAGAAAAATTGAAGAATAAATAATATTAAACATCACAACTATGAAAAAACACTTAAACTATCAACCACTTATTGTAGAAGAACATCCCAAGGATTATCATGGGTACGAGTTCATCACTCTAATCAAATACAATGACCAGAATTATCTCACGATAGTTGACAATATTAATGATGACCAAGTAATCGCTTACGTTCTAGACTTTTGCCAGCACGCGAAAATTGATGAAGAAAAGATCATTAAAATAGCGAACCATTGGTATGAACACAATAGACACCTTTATCCAATCTCAATTGAATTCTTTAAGAATGATGTTGCTAGGGATATGTCAAAGATTATTCGATGCTTCTCGATTGACTTCATCGTAAGAGTCATCGGTCCTATCTACAAGTATGACATGCAGGGACCAGTTAAGGTCAAGCGTAGGAAGAAGAAATCGATCCCTAAGGGAATTGAATTTACGGATAGAACGATTTAATCAAGTCGAACGATTCAAGATTCACGTACTCTTGCTTGTTACGACCGAAGTTATCTAACTGAGTTTGCCCTTCCTCAGTTATTGCACCAGTTTCATCAATTAGATTATTCGATAGAAGGGCATTCTGACCTTGCTGAGTCAATTGTAGATAATTGCCCTGCTGGGCAACCAATCCCATCTTTGTAAGATCGTTCTTTGCAGCCACAGAGACTTGAGAACCATTGGCCGTAGCCATCGCTTGCTGTGGTGTAGCCGAAGTTTTAATAGAAATCAACATACCCTTCTGATTATCAGTAAGGTTAGGTAAATTGGCTTCCATCAAGTCTTTCATCAAATTCATTATAATTTACCCATATCTATCAAATGAAGCTGCAATACGACCAGTAGCGCATAGGCCACGGCGTGTGACTTTTTCATGTGAGACTTATCATAAGTCTTATACAATTCCGGTCGAGTCAGCTTCTTATTCTTTAGATATTTATCCATCAACTTACTTTTACCCGGACGAATGAATGCAATAGCGTCAGCAATCTCCAATACAGACTTGGGTTTGATGTCATATACAATATCAAAATGACCCGCTAAATGCCACAGCTTGTCCACATGATCACGGTCAAGCAGAAGCGTCCAATCCGGATCAATATCCAGAAGACGGTTCATTTCCTCTTTTGAGGTGAATGGGTTGAGTGCAGTATTGTTAAGGAAGTCTATCTTAAAGTAATCTTCGCCCTCTGCTTCCTTGTAAGGAATCGCAGCAAGCTTAGTGATTGGATCGACTGGGATATTCTGAAAATATGCCCCCACAGGATGCTTGACCAGAATATTATTCTGGATCATAGATGCTTGGGTTACAGTATTGAATAGTTTAGTGGGGATGAAGTCGGGACGGAGGTCAATGTCTATATCCATTTCTTAGAGCCTAGAATAAGTAAATCATCACGTATACTATCACAGTCATCTTTATTTTCAACTGTTTCAATACGTTTCAAAAACTTATTCTTGACCTTTTCAATGGTTATGAGTTTAATTAGGTAATTCTTTCTATCTTCAAGGAAGCGTTCTACCACGTCATCGACGGGAAGACCAGTGCGCTCAACTTCCAATTCTATTAGGAAATTATGATCGGTCTTCCCATCAATGTAACGAAGAGCTTCCTCAAATCGTTCCATTAACAATTCACGGGTATCCATGGTTTCGTAAGTGGAATCGGTTGCTTTCTTGATGGCAGTCTTTAAAAGCTTGTGCAAGTCAACCTTGTACGCCTCGACTGAGGCATAATCAGAATTCTTATATTTTACTGGTGGTACATTGTTCTGTAGGTCACCAAGATATGCATAAGCTTTCTGTAAGTCCTTGAACTCTTCTACACGGCGAACGCGGGCTCGCCAATCTTTCCATGCCTCCACAATCGATTCTTCCAGATTGTTATCAGCCATGTTTATCCAATCGCTGTTTTGCAACAAGCGATTGCGATAAGATTTTACCTCGTTCCAATCATTCTTAAGTTTCTCATCAGTTACAGATAGCTTAAGATTTTTAATCTTCTTAATCATTAGTCAGTATGGATATATCTGTATTGTACAGTAACAGAATTGGTAAATGCAACCTGTCCTGTAGCATCCGTGACCTTGAACTGGAATACTGAAGTATAACGTGGTGTGCCTGTACCGTCATCGGTCGTACCAATGTTAGCATTTGGACCTGTCCAGTTCACCGTTAGAGGTGCAGAGGTTGGAGTACCAAACGCACCGAAGGCGTTCAAGTTGTCGCCGCTGACCAACTGGTAAGTGTACGTATATGGAGCCGTACCACCTGTGGCTGTCAACGTGCTCAACTTGGTTGGTGCACAACTCTGTGTGGAAAGACCCGTACATGCCGCTACGAAGCTGTTGGCTGGAATCGTCAATACCAATGGTGCCAAGGATACCGATGGCGTTGGTGAAGGCTGTGGCGTTACCTGAGGCGTTCCTGATGGGAACGGAGTTCTGGATGGCGTTGGGCTTGGTGACGTTGAAACGGCTGGCGTTGGGCTTGGTGTGGTCGATGCCGTTGGAGTATGCGAAGCGGTAAGCGTTGGTGTAGGTGTAGGCGACTGACCCGTTGAAGAGGTTGGTGTAGGTGTTGGTGTATGACTTGGCTGAATCGTAGGCTGTAGCTGATTAACATTACCAGCAATACCAACGATCAAATAGTTAGCCATACCCGGAAGAATATCATTGTTACCAACAATACGATACTTGGATGTAACCTGTGCATTAGCATCTGTCGAGCACTGGAAGAAGTCAATCTTTTGTGGGAAGGTAAATGGACTTACAATCCAAACGCATTCAGAATAATTGAATACCTTACCTGTAATTTCACTTACTGGATTTGGTAGGAACTGACCATCCGAGATAATACCCCAGTTAGCGGCAACGCTATCCTGACGTGCTAACGGAATCCAATGCGTACCATCCCAATAGTTAAGAACGTTCTTGGTAGAATTGTACCAAAACTGACCTTCCACAACATGCTGGAAGATACCGTCATAAGATTTGTTTAAATCTGGATTACCCGGATTGGTGCTATCTTCAGGACAAGCAAAGTTCTCAAGAATATGCAAAAGGTTCTCTTGCAATTCCTGACCATAAGCCAAACGCTTTCTACCGAACAAGGTAATGTCGGTAGTGTTATCCGTCTGCATTTCATCCAAAACAATTGGTTGTTTGGTCTTATCCGTAAAGTCAATCGTGTAGGCCATTAATTTTCCCAGTTATCAAATTCTTCTATCTTCTTGCCTAGCATAGAAGGGTCGAATTCATTATCTGGAATTTCGCAGATAATGTATCCTTTAGAAGAGGCTTCTTCAATATTTATTGGTTTGATAGCACTACCTATGATAACGCTCGTGTCTTGCTTTACTATTAAAAACATATGATTATCCTATTAGGCACTCTAGGAAGACACCATCATTACACAAACAACCACCACCCATCGCAGCGCAACCGCCGCCATGTCCTGCACACTGGTCCGTGCAGGTTTCACATGGGTAATGTTCCTTGAAGAAATTGATGATTACTTCGTTTTTTGTCGTTATAATATCTTTATAATCAACAGTTTTGTTAGTTTTCTTTTTCTTAGCCATAATTATTAATCTATGCAGCAGTTAGGTGGAGTCCAGACGCTATTCGGATTATCTCCGCAATAGCAACATTTAATATTGTGGTGAAGAATGAAAGCACTATCATTCTTACCGGCCCAAAAACTCTTATCGCCTACGGTAATATGCTGAACCCAAATGTCACCAAGTTCATCCAACGAAACAACCTCATCCCAAAATGACTTTCCATCCTTTTGAACGGCAACATATTCACCTAGAACATCTGGTGATAGAGTGATGCCACGCTTGGTTGGAATTGGAGCAGTCTTGGAACAATCTAGAACAGCAGCCGAAGCTGTTGTGATTCTTACAGAATCCTGTAGGCTAGGTTCGGAGTAGCTTACGACACCAGTAAATGGTGCCAATGTTTCTTCGTCGGCCAAATGCATAACGTCACCGACCTTGATTTCACCAGCCAACTTACCATCAGGTAAATGCGAGTCAATCGATACACAACAACGAGTTTGAATAGCAAGACAACGCTGACATGAGTTCACGAATGGTGATGGTGTAGGCGTTGGTGATTGTGGCGGTGTTGGCTGTGGTGTATTAGATGCCGCAGGCGTATTGGATGGAACTGGCGTGTTAGATGGTGCTGGTGTTGGTGACGGAACCGGAGTTCTCGTAGGTGTAATCGTGGCGGTTGGTGTTGCTGTATGTGTAGGCGTAATCGATGGGGTTGGGGTCACAGATGCCGTTGGTGTTGGTGTAGGAGTCTGTGAAACGTAAGGTGTAGCTGGTGTTACGTTAATCAAACCTGTGTTCACGTTACCGGCAATAGCGATAATTAAATAGTTAGCCAGACCAGAGGTCATGACATTATCACCATACGATCTATAGCGCATGCTTACTCTACCGTTATTATCAGTAGTACAAGCCATATAAGTGAATGCTGATGGGTACGTTGCTGGGGAGACTGCCCAAATACATTCATTGTAACCATAAACATAGCCATTGGCCGGATTAACCGGTCTTGGCATCAATTCACCGTCAAGAATCTGACCCCAGTTAGCGGCAACGCTGCCCTGAGTTCTTAGAGTTTCCCAAGTAACACCATTCCATACGAATACTTTCTTAACCGTACTATTGAACCACAACTGACCCGGAGTCGGATGTAGTAATGTGTTACCATTGATGACATAATCAGGGAAAGTATTGGTTGGGGTTGAGGCTGAATCTTGTGGACAAGCGAATCTTTCCAAGACATGAAGCATGTCTTCGTTTAATTCTTCACCATATTCTAAATCGATACGACCGAATAAGGTAACGTCAAGGGTAGAATCATCTTTGGTACCCTCTCCTATTACAATAGGATTCTTCGACGTATCAGTGTATCTTACATTATAATCCATTTACCTTAAGCCCCTTGATCATCTGCTAGTTTGTTGTGGTGGAGAATGAAAGCATCTTCAGTTTCGCCAGCCCAAAAACACTTATCACTTACTGTAATGTGACGGACTTCTCTCTCACCAACGAATTCAATGTTATTTACTAGTTCCCAGTTTGTAATGTTATTTCTCATTACAGGAACCGATCTATTTAATATAGTTGGCGATAACATATAGCCATTATCTAATGTAGGAATTGGTGCGGTTACCGAACAGACTAGTGATGCACCCGATTCTGTCTTGATTCTTACGCACTGCTGTATCTTCGTCTTGGCGTAGGATACAAGATCATTATTCGATTCAAAGAAATCATAAGGATCATTGGTTACCATGACATCACCAACATTCATGCTTCCGGCCAATTCACCACTTGGGAATATGGATTCAACGGCTACACAACCGTCGCCACTCGTTGGTGCTGCTGCCGCTGCTGGGCAGTTTGGTACGGATAGCCACGAGTCGGAGTAAGCTGCCTGTGGTGTGGTGTACGAAGTACCGTAAACGTTACCGCTCAAACCAGATGGGGTGTATAGAACTAGGGAAACGCCACGCGAATCTGTGATCGTGACGAAGCTGTTCGCATTGATACCCATTGTCCAGCGACCGTTATCGCATCCTAGAACACCAATTTCTGTAATCTTGGCAGACATGGTTAGAACGCTGGTCGAGGTTGCACCTGTTCTTACCGGAGCGGTTCCACTACCTGCGGCACCAGCGAATGAATAGACCACTGCCGAAGCTGGGTTCGATCCACCTGATGTATTAATGATAGACGAGCTAAATCCAACGTTACTAAAATCGATAGTATATGGAGCCACACCGCCAGACAATTCCTGTACAACTAATCCTAAGCTGTACAGGCAAGCCGAATCATTGGCGTTCGTCGTGGTACATGGCGATGGGAACTGTGTGTTCGTACCACTTGGGTAACCCTTCGATGGGGTAATGTACAATGTAGCTCTAAGGGCTTGTACGCTTGGCGTAGTCGATGGCGTCGGAGTTGGGGACGCTGGTGGAGTACGAGTAGGCGTTACGGATACGGAAGGAACCGGGGTTCCTGTACGTGTCACAGAAGGCGATAGAGACGTTGTTGGCGTTACCGTAGGGGTTGGGTTAGGTGAACTACCCGGAGACGGCTGAGGCGTTGGAGAGACGTTTGGTAGTGGTGTAGGCGATGGCAATGGTGGAACCACTGGAACATCGGTACCTTCACTATTATTGTTCTTAATACCAAGAATCTGATAGAACGCATAACCGTTGGTTTCCGTCTGGAAATCGCCCATACGGTATTGTGAGGTTACGAGAGCATTACTATCAGTATAGCAAACCATATAGTCAACTTCATCGGGGAAGTTGAATGGACTTACAATCCAGCTACATTCTTCGTAGGTGAACTGATAGCCTGTAATTTGGGAGATTGGTCGTGGAAGCTGTTGACCGTGGGCAATGATGCCGCTGTTACCGCCGATGTCAGAGGACGTGCTATGCGCAATCCAACGTTGACCATCATAAACGTACAATCTTAGCTTAGTAGTATTATACCATAACTGACCCTGTGTAGGGTGTTCTAGTAGGTTTGCATAGACAGCCGAAAAATCCGGAGTACCCGGATTGTTGGCATCTTCAGGAGACGCGAAGTTTTCAAGAATATGGAGAATATTCTCATCAAACGATTCTCCATATTCCTTACGTGATTTACCCAACAACGTAATGTCCAAGGCGTCTTGGATCAATGTCTTTTTGTTTACTACGATGGGATTTTTAGATATATCCGTATAATGTATATTATATACGCCGTCAGCACAATTATTTGCCATCCAATCCTCAAGAACCTAATTATTCAGTATTTATAATCAGATTCCTAATTGTTGATTGATGTTCTTAATTTCTGTGACTTTATCCGGATTCTCCATAAAATACTTCTTCCATTCGCTGACATTGACAAACTGATTGAATAGCATTCGCTGTTCCTTGTCAGTCTTATACATCATGAATTCGATGAATTTATTGCTTGCAAGCAATAACCACGGAGAAAGCTTTCGTGATGTAATGTATTTCAGCACTTGAAGTGGTTGGATATTCTCAAATATCTGAGCCGTCTCACACTCGTACTTTCTTGCTATATCTACGATAGTCTCAACAGAGAGGTCTACTTTCTGATCAATGCTGTATTCGGTATCGAATGTCTTAATAAAATAGTCGTAAACCTCATAGTCACACCAGTTGAATGGTAGTAACTGCTTCTCCACCATCAGTGCAATGTAGCCAATCTTATCAGGGATAGCTCGACTTCTAGCAAATTCTGCAAACTTCACAAAGGCATTGAAGTATCGTGATTTCGTGAATACTTCAACGGTAATTGGTGGATGGCCTGAAATCTTTCTCCATTGATTGAAGGTTAGATAAGCAAGGTGACCTACTGGTGTTTTGAAGATATCGTATCGCTTCATCTTCTCACACTTATGCTTTAAATAATTGTTTTCCCTTTTGAAAACCTTATCGCAAAAATCACACTTTAAAATCTTATCCATTTAATTCTTTCTTCAATTTAGTAACTGTCTCTTTGTCCGAACCCAATCGTTCAGCCATTTCTAGAATATCATCATTACTGAATAATTTCAAATAGTCTGAAGCCTGCTCCGTGGAACAGTTATGGAATTCCTTGATGATATTGATAGTTGAAGATTCTTTAGCTTTCGATGGACGCTTGACCCAAACTGGGCGAGACTTGCCCGTTGAGGTTGCCATCAATAGCTTGTACAGAAGCTTAGGGTGATTGTAAAGCTGGAAGCATACTGTGTTCACCAGATCATTCGTTAGTTTGATTTGGGTGGCATTCTTGCCACCCGAAACCCATTTCATAATGATCAAAGGGTAAATCTGACGAATTTCGTATGGTTCAAGCTTGTCGAAGAACGCTATATCAAGTTTATTGATTTTGTCTTCAATGATTTTGAATATGTCAAATTTACGTTCTGTAGCCATTAGCGATCATCCACCACAGCCAGTTTGGCTTCGCAGAACTTACATTCAATATGGGTACCATAATGTACCAGCATATCTCTTGGGTGAACACATTCCTTAACCATTTCATATCGTAGTTCACGGATATCGTCAAGAATAGGCTGCTTCTTTTCCAACAGTTGAAGAATTTCATCTTCGATTGGGGTGAGCTTCTTAACTAGGTCTTCCATCTTGGTCATCTTTCTCTTGAAGGAAAGACGCTCATTCTTATCTCTGAAGGTGGAGATTTTCTGTAAATCTTTATTGATTTTTTCTTCTGTTATGTGCATTTCTTAAATATCCGACAATCTGATTAGGCATGAAGCAAAGTTTAGTTCCGGGTCGGCTACCATAGAGTGACGGTAAAGATGATCGGATAGGATGACGATACCGGCCTTCCAGTTCTTGGTATTACCCTTGAACTTACCGATGTCGTGGAGGTATTCATATAAAAATCTGTAACAGTCTTCCCACTTATCATCCGAGATATTGGCAGCTAGGAAGGTACGCATACCTGCCCAGTCATCAGCTTCAAATAGGTCAAGAACGCCTACCATTACCTCTGTAACGTCCGACGACGTATCCGGGTATGGCTGTAGTACGCCATCCTTGATGCTCATCTGAGCGACTTTTAGGAGGTGACGGAAGTCAGGGTACTCATTCTCCACATACTCATCCAATAGCTCAACGCTAGGAACCTTAACCTTTTCCTTCTTAAGGATGGTTGCGAAACGCATCAACATTTCGTCCTTATCGATTGCTTCGTATTTGATTTCGAAACAACGCGAATGAAGAGCATCAATGATCTTGCGTGGATGGTTGGATGTGATGATGAAGCGAGCATTCAAAGCATACTGGTCGATGATTGCTTTGAGTGAGTCCTGAGCCTGTGCTGAGAGACGGTCAGCTTCGTCTAGGAGAATGATCTTGAAATCACCAGACATTGCCATCGAGCTAGCGAATGCTGAAATCTTCTCTTCAATAAGCGACTTGCCTGTATCCTTGGAAGCATTAATATGAAGGAAATCTGAGTCATCAAGACCCAATTCATTCTTAAGAAGGTAAGCCAAGCTGGTCTTGCCAGTACCGGGAACGCCTGTTAGGAGTAGGGAATCAAAGGATTTATCTTCAATGATCTTTGTAACGACATCGCGATGATGATCATTTTGGAAAATGTATTCATCGAGTTTGGTGGGGAAATGCTTTAGGTTCCAGATATCTACGGCCATATAAAAATTCCAAGTTAATGTTCTTTATTATGGCATAAAAAGAAAGCTCGGTCAATTAAACCGAGCCTTCGTCTGCGATGGATTTTCGTAATCTTTCTACAAGAACGTCTTTCTTAGAAAGCAATGGTGTCGATGTAACCTCGGGTTCTGTAGGGAGAATTACACCGTAATCCTCTTCTACTTCTGGTTCCACAGGTGGATCAACATCTTCATCATGACTCTCTTCATGAGAATCGACAGGTTCATCAACCTCAACAGGATGATTGAACATTTCTATAATCTTACTTTCTTGCTTGGCCTTACGTCTCTCTTCCAAGGCAATGTTAATACCAATGACCATAGCTACGGCCAGTGGATCGAATACACAAACGATCAGCAAGGTTAGATCAATGATAGCCTGTTTAGGGTCTTGGTTCAAGGCTGAAGCCACGTACACAATTGGTCCTATCTTAGCTTCAACACTTACCTGTCTAGTTTGAAGCTCATTGATTTCCTTAGTCAGACGGTCAATGCTCGGTTGAAGCGAGTTGTATTCCGCTGCAAACGATTGCATCAATTGCTTCCTTTGCTTGACGTAACTATTAGGAAGCTTGGCTATCTGCTGATCAATCTGACTCTTACGATCAATATTACGTTGAAGCTCAGTCTTGTCAGATTCCAATCGCTGAGAGATTTCAGTCAGTGGAATGTTATCTTGCTGATAGGCGGCAGTTAGATAACCAAAGACACCAATCGAGGTGATTAACATTAGACTGGCTACAGCGACTATCATGTAGAACTTGAGGAAAATCCCTATCTTGTTCCAATATCTATGAAGGAATGAAGCTACGACAAGCTTAGCAAATTCTAGGGCTGTTCCCATAATGATTACTGAGACTGCTGCCGCTGCATAGATTTGAGTAAGTCCATATACGGAGAAAAAACCGGCAGCACTAGCTAGTGCTGCCGCTGATAAAATCATCAGAATTATAAACATATTCTTCCTTAGAATAAGCCCTTAGGTTCTACCTCAGACGTAGCCAATAGCTGCTCGTAATTGGTACCCCACCACTTGACTTCATCTACCTTGAAGTTTTCAGTCCACTGTAGATGCTTGATCAAAATGTAGCTTCCTACTTTGATATGGGAGGGAACGTCCGGTCCTAGACGTTCGACGATACCCCAACGTGGGGTTTTAATATCTTCAACCTGATTTCTTACTTCTAGACCCCAATCGGTTTGATTGGTGAATGTTCCTGAAGAGATATCCTGAATAAACTTAAAGATAATGCCTTTACGGGGTGGGTTGTAGTTAGCGATATTATCTTGTACTCGTGACATAATTATCCTTGCTTTTTAATGACTCGACCGCTCTTGGCGGGGGTTGTGGTTTCTACCGAAGTATCTTCAATAAAATCTTCTTCGGGAGCGATGTAGGACTGATCTTCAACCTTTACATCTAGCTTTGGGTCAGCCTTTACAGTTTCTTTCTGTTCTGCAAGCTTCTGACGGACAGCCTGTTCACTAGCTAGTAGTTCGCTGACGCGCTTTGAGGACGATCTACGTCTACGATCACTAATGAAATCTTCGCGCTTTATGGTAGCTTCAGTCTTCTTGCTGCTCATGATCTGACTTTTCATCTTAATCAAATCAACATCAACATCGTCACCACGCATACTCTTTACTTTAGCCATTATTAATTACCTTATTTGAAAAATTCTTTTAGATCAAGTTCGTACTTCACGCTATCCACGCTGTGCAAACCAATCAGATATAGGATGTAGGAGCAACACGAGCTTCCACGACCTGTACCCCAAACCACACCGTTACGTTTAAATACATCAATGATATATATGATCGCTTTTAGGATGATTGACATGTCGTTTTGTTTAAACAATGCCAATTCAGTTTCAATGCGATCTACACGGGCATTGACTTCATCATCTGTAAGTGACTTGCCAAGATTTTCCCTACGGGTAATCTCCTGCATCATCTTTTCACCTACAAACTTTGTAATATTTATACTCTTAAAGGCTTCCGGTATTTTCCATGTATGATCTAAATGTTCTAGGTCACGCTTCACATTGACAGTAAGATTTGGGTAAAGCTTATTGTAACTCTTAATATCTTCAGTCAAGGCTGAGACGTGAATTCCATTAGTAATCTCTCCACCATTCAAAATGTAATCCATTAACTGATCTGGTGTAAAGGTAATCTCGCCATCGAACCAAAGTATTCGATCCTTGAGAATCGTCTTCATAATATTTTTAAATAAACTCAGATTGGCCGGAGTTAGTGATTGGGGGAAGTAATTGCTCTCCCGTTGGGCTTCTTGTTGTTGCTCCGGCGTTAATTGCGGCAAGGGTTCGAAAGGGGTCTTGGGCTGGTTGGTTGATGGGCGCACCCACCTGACCGACAGCTTCCCCCTGTGAAGGATTTGATGGCAATGATACTGAAGTATTCTGACCGTTTTGACCCGGCGTGAAAGTATTCATCTGCTGAACTTTGGTCTCATCAAGACTATCGATTAGCTGGCGGATGTGTTCCCACTGGTTTTTGTTAGGCAACCAGTTATCATCTTGGAACGCGCATAGACCTTTGATCCATGTTTTAAACTCTGGAACTGTCATCTTTTCAACGATGACAGTCTTACTCTTCTTTTTTGGGGTTGACATTATTATTCTCTCTATATTTTACGTAAGGATATCGCCAATGGTGGCGTCCTTTAAATACTTATTATAGCCATCGAACGGTGAAACGCAGACCCAGTGTTTCGGACCTAGATGATGACATACCATCTGATACTTATTCAAGGATGGAGTCTGAATGGCTCCCCTTGGTTTGTAGTCGATAACTTTAATGTATCCCGGCAGATTGACACTCTTCTCGTGATCCAATACGAACGCCGTAAAATTACCTCTCGATACCTCTGAAATCTCAGCTATGTCTAGCTGAGAGGTTTCATTGGAATATACTAGGATGTTCCAGTTAGCTGGAACCTCAATAGCGTACTTGAATATCTCAAGGACCAAGATCGGGCCTACATGTTCCTCTAGCACCTCGATCTTGGATAGAACGAAATCTCTTCTGTCTAAATCCAACACCCAAAAATAGTCCATCTTCAATGGGGTCGATATGTTATCGATTAGGATTGGAAACGAATTTTCGTCCGAAATTACCATAAGATTCTACTTAACCTTTTTCTTCTTGTTATATTCTACTTTTTCTTTCGTGAAAGGGTATTCTGCCTTTTTATAGTGCACAACACGCTTATTTTGATGATCCTTACTATAGCGTAAATTACTGGAAATGTCAAATACACTAACATAATTCTTATCATGAGCCTTACGTAGGCCACGACCAATCGACTGAATAACACGAATGTAACTCTTACCGATGTCCAACAGATACAGATAGAAGATTCTAGGAATGTTCAAACCTGTAGAAGCTAACTGGGAAGTTGCGATTACCACAACATCATCGTTATCCTTAAACAGATTGTAGACTCTCTTTCTAAACTCTTTCTTGTCCATACCGTAAACGAAGTGGGAACCCGGAATCAGTTCGGCCAAACGCTTACCAGATGGAACAGAGTTCACAAGAATGAGGCTATTGCCCTTGTCTCGCAATCTATTCAATTCCACGATACGAGTTACATATTCTACTCGTTCTAGGTTAGTGTTTAGATAACGCTTCTCAGAATCATAGTCGGGGAATAGGACAGTGGACATGAATTCCTTGTACGAAACCTTTTCGGCATCTTCAGGGAACTTCTCACACCATGCTGCGTATTCATCCTTCTTCTCTTCAATCATTTCAATGATATGAATATCAAGCTCTGCAAGCCATCCTGAATCGATAAGCTGCTTAGCAGTGATCGTATATTGTGGTATACCAAGAGTAATCTTAACTGATAATGCATCTACTTCTTTCTCCGGTAATGTACCCGTCACACCAATTCTTACAAAGATGTGAGCACCATAGTTATTAAGGATGTCTTTTAGAACCTGACCCTTTACACCATGGCATTCGTCAACGATGGCAACCTTAAACATACCCATCAATTGAGGATTGTTCTGTAGAGCCTGCCATGTACTGATAACGATTTCATGATTCAAATCTTTGTTATCACCACTGTACTCGCCAACATCTAAGTCACGCTCCCTGAAATCCTCTACACCTTGGGATACAAGGTCGGAGTTAGGAACGATAATGATCACACGAAAGCCATAGGCTTTATTATAAGCATCTGCAAGGGCAGCATTGATGATCGATTTACCTGCACCGGTTGCTGCCAGTACGATACCACCATTATTTTTAAGAATGGAGTTGACCGCTTCTACTTGGTGATCACCTAGTTCGATGTCAGTTGAAGCAAAGTAATTCTTATCAATCATAGGAACTCTTAATTCAAAGATTTCTCTATTGTCGATAAGTTTTAGCTTGTACTTACGTGCCTTAAGTTCAGCTACGATTTCATCGAGTAGGTTGACGTAAGTCTTACCACCCTTTGAGTAGAACGATATCCTACCATCCCACTGACCTAGCTTGTACTTGGGGCTGAAGAAGTAATTGTCAGCAAAAGGAGAATAAAGCTTCTTAAAGTAATTATTATCCTTTTCGTCCAATCCCATTACAACACAGTTAACTTCATCCAATATCTTAATGATTGCTACTTTTTCAGTCTTCATTATCGACATCCAAAGTAATATCCTGAAGACTTGCCGTGTAAATCTTAACCAAGTTATTCAAGGTGTAAGCACGATTCTTAAACTGCTCTGAAATAGAAGCAAGCAAACTATACATTGCTTCGATGTCCAAATGAATCTGCTTATACTTAAGATATGCGGGGTTTGAATCTATTAGCATGTTCTTCTCGGAAGCCGAGTAGTCAATGGTCGAATGCTGATAGATGGTCTGTAAAATCTCTCCACGAGATTTCTTGACCTGCATATCGTAATAACTAAGAAGGGATTTTAGGTCTACTTTGATCTGGTCATATCGAGCAAGATATGCAGCCTGCTCGATATTAGCTATGGTAATGTTTTTACCTTTTAGGGAAACATCCAATTTCCATGTTTTGATCTTCTCATCGAACTCTTTCAGAATATCATACACGTAATCGTCAACGTTTTCGTCTTTTAATTCTCTCAATATCATTAATGAACAACCTTACTCATACTGCTTGAGAATAACATATACTGTGCTTTTTGTAAATCATCAAACCCATCAATAATGGTTTCAATAGGATCGGTAAGCTGATCAAGCAATGTTTCATTCTCAGGATTAAGGAGTTCATCTAGATCAAGAATGCCTGACCCGATACATTTGTGTAATTTATCCATACCGTGAGCTTTGATAAAATCATCCATTTCTTTGAGCTTTTGATGGATTTCAGATGGACCACACTTCTCAAGCACCGAAGCCGGAAGTAAAATCTTCAAGGATTCGGATTCAAACATATGGATGTTCTCAGCCGTCACAATATGGGTTTCATTAGTATTGGTTGTTATCTTGTCGCCAATGGCAAGCTTCATAACAACTTCGCTAATGATGAAATTTCTGTTGTTTTTGTAAAGTCTAACGGTAGCGATATGAATCTCTTTTTCCGTCTTGGTATAATACCTAAGAGCTTTAAGGAGTTTATCTCCAAAAAGCTCTAGGATTTGACTTGTCGTAGATTCATAATCGCTTATTCTTTTTTCAAGAAGTTCGCGAATCATGATTATTCCTCGTCTTCGACTTCTGCTAAGACTAAGCCGTTCTTAGCAAGAAGACGCTCTGCCTTCGATGGACCATCAGCCGGAGCTTCATCTTCGGTAATGGTTAGGTTAATAGCACTGTCACCCTTGGCAATCATTTCAGCAAGAACTTCTTCAGCATACTTGCCGAAATCCTTCTTATAGAATTGCTTGTCTTTGTAGTAACTGTATGCGCCACCCTTCGTAACGAGACCCGTGGCTACTGCTACGTCATAGATACCCGAATAGCGATCCATACCAGTTTCATAAGGAACCTGAATTTTGGCCTGCTGGAATGGCTTGGTGAAACGTGTCTTGAAACCACGAGCCTTCAACCAGATACCAGCATACTTATCGCCACCCTTACCCTTACCTTCACCGTCCACATCATCAGCCTTAAGCATTAGCTTGGTGATCATTAGGATTTGCGAGAAAGCGAACTTCAAACCTTCAGTGAAGACGTATGGTTCAACCAACTTAGCAATACGGTCCTGCTCGGAGTAAACCTGCTTAGCACATACCATTACGAATGGAAGTGTCTTCAAGTCCTGTGTCCAAGACTTCAACATGTCCTTCATCTGCTTGACTGCCTGACCCTGATCACCCTTGGTTTCACCCTTGGCGTAGTTTTCTACCTGCGAATTGGTCATTAACATGTCAATGGAGTCAACTGCAATGAAAACCTTATCGGTCATCTTGTATTCACGGTACATCTTAGTGAATGTAGACATTTCATTGACAGCCTGCTCAATGGTGGTCACGCTTCTGTAGAAGAAGTTATCTGCATCAGTATCGACACCAATAGCCTGTAGGTAATCATCATCCATCGCATTCTCGGAGTCGAGAATTAGAATGGCACAACCTTGATCCTGTGCAGCCTTGATACCGTTACCGATTAGGAATGACTTACCCGAACCCGATGGTCCACCAATCGCACCAAGACGACCCTGTGCCCAACCACGATCATAATGACCGCTGATGATCTTGTTAAGGATCACGCTACCGGAATCGATAAAGAATGTTGGTGGTGGATTCTTGATAGGAATGCCAGCCTTCACGCTAGCTTTGTTAAACTCTTTTTTAAACTTTTCGAACATACTCATGGATTTATCCTTATAATTATTATGGTATAAAAAGAAAAGGGGAGTGGTTAGCTCCCCTTTGTTTTACAAGGTGGGATTAACCGCCCTTGCGACGCTTTAGCTTAGCTAAGAAATCGTCTTCTTCACCATCTTCATCTACGGAATCCTGAGCTTCTTCGACGACTGGCTTTGCAGCAGTCTTCTTGACAGTCTTAGGAACTTCTTCCTCTTCACTATCTTCGGCCTGTTCCACTACCTTAACCTTTGCGGTCTTGGTTGCGGCTGGCTTGGTCTCAACAGCTTCCTCAGCCTTTGGCTTACTGGCAACTGGCTTGTCATCATCTTCAAAGTCTTCACCAGATAGGTGAGCATCTAGCATTCTCTGGACTTTTTCTAGACCCGGATTTTCTGGAAGATACTTACGTAGATCAACTGGTTCAAACGATTCAATGAATTCAGCCGGTAGAGAAGTGGACTTGCTAGCGAAATTGCTAGACGATTCGTAATTGGCATACTCACCCTTCATATCTTTTACGATAGCGAAGTTACGACCGTTTTCCAAATCCCATGTAACGTCATCGATTGGATCATCTTCATCTTCAAGAAGAGCAATGAATGCCTTCTCATACTTACCGGACAACTGGTTACCCAACTGAACAATCTTCTGCTTACCCTGATCGTTTTCACCGGTTTCTTCGTTGACTGGAAGTGGGTCTTTTACTACGTAAACGCTAGCAAGAGACTTCTTGTCACGCCAGTAGTACTTACCCTTTACCGAACCCTTACCATCAGACTTGTAATACTTAGCCGATAGGGCACAGATTGGGCACTTCTCGCCATACATGTTCAGACACGGAATCTTCTTATCTTCACCATTGATGGAGATAACATGTTCTAGCTTGTCTACGAATGGGTTGGTTGCGTCGTCTTCAATACCAGCATATGGTAGGACGCGGATGATGGCCTTTTGACCTTCTTCGATGTTCCAGAACGGATACATGTCACCGAAATTGCGGTTGTTACCGCCTGTGGTCTTCTTTTCGCCCTTGGCCTTTAGTGCGCTGCGAATCGCAGATAAATCTCTCTTAGGTTTCATCTAAAATACTCCTTATTATTCTTCTATCGAAACTTCTTGGTGTTACTATTCTAAGTGTTGCTACTTCTAAATCAGAAATGTTCCTCTGACTATTCTATTTATCATCTGTTTGGGAAGATGAATGAATTCTAAACCTTAACAGTTATTCTGTCAAGTATAATTATACGAAAAAGTTTTGTGAGCGTAGATCATCCATTAAGGAAATCACATGCTTACAGACACCCGGAGACTGCATTGGGTTAACAGATGGGCGATTGCTTTTCTTAACATATGGAGGTGGTGGATTACCATCAAGAGCCTTGAACTTGTTATCCCATACCGCAAAACGATAATGGAAATCCAAGCAGGAACAGTTCACCTTAACGTTAGCATTCCTAGGAACCCGCTGGATGAAGTACTCTGTATTGTCTGAACCTGTAAAGCTAAAGGTTTTATTAGGCTCTTCAGCATCAACGTAATTGATGTTGTCAAACATAAGAGTCGTCCAATAATCGTGACCGTTATTGGACGTAGTGTTGGAACCCACCTTAAGGTTACCATTAGCAGACATAGGAATGAAAGTTAGGTTATCTAGCTTTACCTTACCGGCACGCTGCTTTCTTTCTGGACCCATGGTGTTGTTAGTTCTACCTTCAAGGTCGAAGTAACTGAGTTCTAACAATATTTGCTCTTTCAAAGCTCAATCTCCAATTAATAGTATTTATCTATCAACCGAATGAGAATGGCATGTAGCCAATATCGTCGTCATCTGGATTAACATTATGTTCCACATTGTGTGGATCAAATGCCCAGTTGTCAGTTTTGACATGTTGAAAAGAGTACAACTTATCATACGCTTTCCTGTCATAAAAAGCCATATCTTCAACCACTCGGATTACGATTAATGTAGCGAAAACACAGTCATCGTGTTTACCTGTCATAGCCTTGAAGGTACTATCCTTTCGAACCAGAGACTTAAGCTCATCAATTAGAATCTTAGAATTCAACTTGATATGACCACGTTCAAACATTTCCTTAAAAGTAAGCAACGTTTTGTTCTTAGTCTTAATGTTAGAGTTATAACCTAGAACATCCTTGCCGTCTTCCGACATAAAGATGGCTTTCTGTAATGGATTGATATCCGCTTCATACAGAGCGATGATGGCCTGACCAAGCGCGTTGTTTTCTACAGAATAGTAAACCTCACGACCATGTTTCTCTAGGAATCTAAGAACTGTCTTCAAGTAAGAATACAATGTAGCTGGTGACTGGCTATCTGTTCGATACTCGGCCACCTGTTCCATGGTAGGGAATTCAAAGACCTCAATGACGCTGTAATCGTTGCCGACACCCTGAGCCGGGTCAACCCCCACAATGTAGGTGAGATTGGGATTAGGAATCTTCCAGAACGGTTGGTTGAATAGTTCACCGACCTTGAAGGCTGGTTCAGACATCGAACTTTCAGCACGTTCCAAAGCAACAAGATCGATAAGCGTATGTTCAGTGGTAAGGAACTGACATTCATATTCCTGATCCCACTTTCGTTGACCTACCTTGGAAATAGTATCCTTTTTAAACTTCTCATCACGACCCGGAACCTGCCACCATTTAATGTCAATGTAAGCAAAGCCATTTTCTCCGGTAACAGCGTTACGAAATAGACTTGAGTACAAGTCTACAGAACCATTAGGGGTTGAACTGATGATACACGAACCACCCGTAGAAAGTACAGGGAAGATGGATGCCCACATAGCATCTTGAACATGTGGAGGTACGAACGCAAGCTCGTCCAAGTATAGTAACGAAATAGCGAAACCACGACCAGTGTTTACCGACGTGGCCTGCGACATGATCTTGGAACCATTTTCAAACGATAGAGAAGTCTTATTCCATTCGCTTTCGTCGATACCCGGCTTCAGCCAATCCGGCAATTCTTCGTAGATGCCCTGAATACGGTTAATGATTTCCTTGGCGTTCGTCAGTTTGTTAGCTGCCACAAGGACGGTCTTGTCAGGTTGAAACATTGCGAACCATGCTAGATAGGCACAGGTTGTTTCTGTCTTACCAGACTGACGGGCAATCTTGGAAATACTCCAACGATTGTTTTGGTAGCATCGTATCATTTCTTCCTGAAAGGGATACAGTTCGAACTTGATCTTACCTCTCTTTGGGTGAAGGACATAGACGTAGTTCTTAATAAAATATACTGGATCGGTAATGCATCTGCGCATTTCATCGATCATTTCTTGAGTATAGGTTATCTTGGTAAACGGTTTTTTGAGTTTTGGATTGTTAATCGCCATAAATGAAATCTATTATAATTTTATTTATGGGGCCAAAAAATGTATGTCCGTCATAGATATAACAAATATTCGATCATATTGATTAAAGCATAATAAATAATAGAATAATTGAGAACAGAACCAAAATGAAAGCCATTCTAACCCAAGCAGTACAAGCCCTTATTAATGGAGATATGGAATCCGCAAAGTCCTTTCACAAGGAATACATTAATCAGAAAAGCAAAGCCGTCTTCGAAAGAGTAGAAGATGACAAAATGGCTGCTGATATGGTAGAAGGTCACTGTGATGGATGCGGTGAACCAGCATCGACTACCAGAGCTATTCTAAATTCTGGTAAATGGCAGTGTGGACATTGTGAATCTAAAAAGTTCGATAAGAACTAATAAAAAGCCCGCTTTCGCGGGCTTTTTCTTTTAGAGGTTCCACTTTCCATTTATAACATTTATTAACGTTACATTACCATCTGGATATACAATGGCGGCGGTATTCAACCAAGAACTTGGCCCCTTATTGTAATCTAGTCTCAACTTGGAAGTTGTACCGACCTGATAAGAACCATTCGAAATTCCCGGTGTATGAGAATGTCCTATGATCAACTTCTGACCCATCCTTGCCAGACTCTTCAAACTACCACGTGAACCATTCGGACCTACGTCACCGTGGAGAGATAGTTCTATACCACCAATCTCAAAGTTTTCATTTCTGGTTAGGAAGTGTGTTCTTTCGAATACATCAGGGTCCATACCATCAAACTCATCAGGATTCTCACACCAGAATTTGATTGCATCGAAGTGTGTATTTTCATACACCGAACGATACTGATGATACTTTAGGTAATGATAGAACTTAGCATTTTCTGGATCAACAGCCGGATCAGCTTCTCTCAACCAACGATCAATATGTTCGTCATGGTTAGACTTCACGATATGATTTTGAGTATTCGGTCTACTTACCGATTCAATGAAGTTGGCAACGATTTGCATTGACTCTTCAACATTGTTATTGTCATTGTACAAATGCTTTCTATATCTACCCAAGGCATCACGAATGTTGTGGTGTGAACGAGCCGAACCATCAATCAAATCATGGAATACAAAGTGTTGTGGTTGTAATCTAGCTGCTACCGAGTTATCACCCGTAAACAATGCTTCTACTACGTCAACACTCACTACTTCAGCATGTATGTCACCAGCCACTAGAGCTAATGCTCTCTTACCTGAAGTGCTTGTATTCTGTGTGTAATGCACATCTAAATCGTAGAAGTGACCCTTATCATTCGCGGTTATCTGACGAATATGGAACGTTTCATCTTCATCGATTTCTAGAACAATGGCGGAATATGTGTGATGATATGCACCCTTGTGACCAGCCTTAGAATCTGTATAATTGGGGACGGTTACCGAACCAGTTGATACTAGAATCTTTGGTGATTTATCTGCTACTGACGAAATGGTTTTCCATTCAACCGTAGGATGACCGAAGATGGCAGAATCAAGTCCAGATACCGATTCAAAACCAGACAATGGACTTGAAGCTGTAGGTTGAATCTTGATATTACCCATAATTCTAATGTGCTTACCAACCTTTGATTCTTCATCAAGAAGATAAGGTACAAGATCAGCATGCCAATAATCGTTTTTTGCTTCCGTCCAGACCGATGTTGGATTCTTATAACGATAAGGAATCACAACTAACTGTGCTTCCCTTTCTTTTGAATAGCGCTCTAAGGTCTTAAGAAATGGGGCGAAAATAGGAGTAGCATTTTGAGCCGAGGTTATAACATAGACTTTATTCTTTTGAATATTAATCTTAGTCTTTTGTGCTACGTTATTAACCTTTTCAGCCTTAAGAATAGAATCAGCCATCGTCTTAAGCACGGCTTCAAACTTATCTTTGGTATCTTTATCCAAGGCAAGCTGTGGATCAGACTTTAGGATTGGTAGATCGAATCCTATATGCTGTTTGATCTTTTGTTTCTTACGAAGAACCGAGCGTGGTTCCATTTGTAAATAGGCTGCTAACTGTTCACGTGTAAGCTTTACCTTCGCTGCCGCACGATACTTTAGAATGAAATCTTCAGTACCATTTGACAATATTTGATTAGTCATCTGTCTTCTTGTCCTGTTCTTCTTCTATCTGAACTACTTCTCCCTCAATGACATCTGGCTTTACAGCGGTTAATTGCTTAATCAAATCCGTAGTATTAATCGTCAATGTATTGTTAGTGATGTTCGTTCCGACTGTGGCCTTCTTGGCGCGCTGGTCGTGCTTATCCTTATGTTCCTTAAGTTTACCACGTTTTTCAGCAGCTTTCAATGCCATTTCAAGGTACACAGCGGCCATATTGTAATTTTTCATACCGTCGCCCGGTTCCATATCTTGAACTTCATCAATAAGTTGGGTGTGGATATGCATGGCAGCATCATGGATGTTGGCATACAATTCTTCAACCTCATCATCTTTCTTATCGTAAGCTGGACCAGCGATAATCTCTTTTTTAGGGATTACCTCTTTCGGTCTCACGGTGGTCGGCAGATCAAAGAAGTTTTCCATCGGACTTCCTGATGGCTTGACAACTTCAAGTTCTTTCGTTTTAGTTTCTTTCTTAGACATGGTTAATCCGGACTATTACCTTATTTATCCTCGCTATTCTTACGTATCATGGAATACCACTCCTTGGGAAAGTCCATGCTATTAGAATGTTCAAACCATACATCGAAATCTAAAATAGCCTTAGTCTTAAGGTCTACATACTTATTGTATTCTCTCATGCTAGCAAATAGATTGTCCCACTGCTCATCTGAAAGGGTCTTAGATTCTTCGATAATATTAATTTGCTTCATTGTTCTGCTCCGGACTTTCGATCTTAGGTAGTGCTGCGTTGATTGTTTCTGTAACTAGTTCACCAATGTGAGTCTTTAAACCCTGAATGGCGAATTCGATTTCCTCTAGGCTACATAGGATATCCATGCGCTTTTGATTATATCTATCTAGTGTTTCCACGCTATATCTAATATGTTTTGGTAGGGATGCAACTTCAAGTTGTCCGGTCTTTGTGGTTAAAATTACTGTTTTATCTACTATATTTGAGGTCTTCATTTCATTCTCTTACTTGGTTAGAAAGCTCATAAGCCCGAACAATTCATGCTCATCACTTTCATCTTTTATCTCTACTTCTACACCCGGTAAACCCGGAATGTCTGCTTCCATTACAACCGGACCTACAGGCTTACGGTCTTCTTTCTTTTCTGGCTGTTTGCCATGCTTTGGTGCACTGGTACTACTTTCAGAAGATAATCTACTAATTGCTGCTCTTATCTTCTTCTCATCGCCAATGTCGGTAACCTGTAAGTTATCGCGATTGAACTTGACTGGGATATTATCACCAACTGCGGAAGAAGAGCGTGTTTTAAGAAAGTATAGCAACATAACACCTTCAAGACGCATCTGCGGAGTCATGTAAATGGAAATGTAGTTGTCTACGATATTGATCTTAGAGAAACCACCCGCGATGACGGCTTGGTCTGGTGAAGTCTGTTTAATACCATCACGATTCTGCTGGGAAGCCGATAGAAGGATGCAATCATAATCCACACCGATTTCGTAAAGCTGCTCAGACTTAGCCTTATCTTGTTCAGATACAGACATGGTACCGATGCCACCAATAGGGGACATAATGTCAACATAGTCAACCACGAGAGCATCAGGCTTTCTTCCATAAACTAATTCGTATTGTTTTAAGAATGCGCGAATGTCATTTGCATTAGAACCATTCTTAAGACGCTTGACAACGTGAGAACCAGCACCCGCATCCTTGATAGCATTAATCTTGGAAGCAATCTTAGGGATGTTCTCTTTCCACGTGGTAATATCCTCACCAGAGGCAATTGCTGCCAATCGTGTGATAACCATGTTCTGGTTAAGTTCTAGAGAGATATAAACTACATGTAACCCACTGGCAGCAAGGTTGTCACCAATGTTGGACATGACAACTGACTTACCCACACCCGAGTTAGCGGAGAATAGGGTTAACTGCTGACGTGCTAGACCGCCCAACTTATCGTCGAGAGTTTTAATGCCGGTTGGGATTAGCTGAATAGCAACAGCAGCTTCTTCAAGACGCAATTGTGGGTTGTCATAAAGATCAACACCGACATCACGGTCAAGACTTACCATGACGGCATCTTGTACACGTTTTACTACGTTATCGTAATTATCTTCAGCAATATCCTTCATGCAATTCTTGATTGCTTCACGGACACCACAATGCTTAGCAAACCTCTCACATTCATCAGAAATGTAAGTAAGGTCAGTCTTATCGAGAGTTTTGAGGTTAAAGTCTAGATCGTACTCAGCCTTGATGCGATCTAGCTTTGGGAGGACGCGATATTTGTCATAATACTCAGATGTGTAGTTAACCACCTGACGGAGTTCAACGTCAAAGAACTCGCTCTTAATGATATTGGAACATCTAGCATATAAATCGTTAGACGATAGTAGATATTCCAATATCAATTTCTGCTTTTCAAAATTCATATACACCTCAATTGCAGATGTAGTTTATCTCAAATTCAGGAAAAGTCAATTTTTATCAAGGAATTGTTCTTCTTTCTTAGGATCAGTCACGGTCGATGTGGCTGGATCAATGAACTCTTGAAGGACAGGCTTAGTCTTACGACTTTCATACCTACGGTCAACGGCAATGACAACCCAACGGTTGGCACGAGTTAAATAACGGAACAGTCTAGGGGCAATATCCTTACCCTTGCTGTCATAGGTCATACGATGGTACGCACCGTTCTTCCACGGCTGCGCAGGCCACGCCTCACCCTCAGTGTAGGGCAATCCATTGGGTGGCATCGCGTCTTCGCTGTAGGGCGTTTTAGCGACGTTTAGCTTACCTAGATTTATATTGAATTTTTCTTTAGCGGTGGCAATGGCTTCATCACCGATCTGAGCAATATCTGCATTATCTTGCCCACGTTCCGGTACAGCCGTATTTGCCTTTGCTTTAATCGTCTTAGATATATTTGAGATATCCTGATACTTTTTAGCGTTACCGTCATTGATATCCACTAGACCTGTATCATCTTCGTCCTCAGTAAGCTTACCAAAGATTTGCTGGGTCTCTTGGGATGCCATGGCAGGTACGGCCAATAGACGCTGCATCGTTGGCTTCCATGCAGCAGTGTAGCTTGTTGTAGCCCATGCAACGTCATTGACTTCCAAATATTTTAGAATTGGTTCCATCGTGGACGGATCATACTGTGTTTCCGATGGCAATTCAAGAATGTCACCAATAACGAATGGTCTACCTAGAATTTTCACAGCTTGGTTAAAGCTAATCTGGATCGTGTATGTGTCCGCACCTTGGAAGAAGCCGAACTTGGAAGAGTTAGCTTGAACGTCGATAGGAGTATAATAACATTTCATAGCGATAGGCTTATCTAGATAATCTCTATCTCTATTTTCTAGAAGCACTCTATCTTGGATGTTAGTGATCGCAGTCTTTTCATAATTGATTAACTGGAACGCCTGAACTGTCCAGTAGTCATCGACACCACCATTGAAAGCTAGTGGGCGAATTCTCCAAAAACGGGAAGGTACGGTACGCTTAAAGTTTAACGTTACCAAACCATCACAGTCAGGCACGTCAACGATAGCAGCACCATACCATTTGGTACCATCATCAGAACGCTCAATACGGATTTTTGTTACACGGTTCTGAGCATCGCATCCCTGCTTAATCTTAATCATAGAGATATCATGCTTGACGGCGGTCTCGATACCGTAACGGTCTCTACCATTACGTAACTTGATTGGACCAAAGTCATAACCAATAAAAGTCTTAGCTAATACATTTGGTCCAGTCTGTGCGGAACGCCATTCTGTAATGAATTTATCGAAAGCATTGGATGCTGGAAAGTTGGATAGCGATCCAGACGATATAGCATTACCGTTACCAGCCAAGTCTAGAAGCTTACCCTGTTCATGGATACCCAGCATCTTGTAAACATTAAGATTAGCACCAGAAATGTTTAGCTGTTCATCAATGTAACTTTCAGTAAGAGAAGTGTCTCCGGTATCGGTCAGGTCAAACGGAGAGCAATTCTCACCCGGACCACAAGGGCTAGCCGTTGCAGTCGGGGTTACGATTGGTGTACCGTCATCATTAAGCGCACAATTACCTGAAGTATTGTTATCAATACCACAGTCAACACCCGTTTTGAGTGTTGCTGTAGGTGAAGGCTGCTTATTGATCTGACATGGAATACAAGTAGACATCTATTATCCTATTACGAAATGAGCGGCTAGGCCAACATCTTCCAAATTACCCATTGCTGGATCATTCAATTCTTCCATCAAAATTGTCTTCTCTGCTTCAGCCTGAGAAGCCAAATCTTGAGCGTTAAGATTGGTGCTACCGTTTGGACCCGGTAGGTTCAAGTACTTACCACGAACCTGAGCAAGAATTCTCTTCGACTCTGCCAATGCGTAAGACTGAATCCAAAGTGCCGAAGCACGGTTGGTGAACAAGTCCTGTTCGGTTCTCTCTACAGTTGCATCCACAAGGATACGTTCTGGTAGAACGATTCTCTGGAACAAACGTAGCTCACGGCTCGATTCAACCCACTGGTGCATGATTCTTGAAGCGAATACCTGTTCAAGTTCTTTCATGTACATGCTCATCATCGAGAAGCTAAGCATATCAAAAGTACCTACAGTATATAGCTGCTGCAAGGCTGCAACACCGAATAGTTCGTTACCAGCAAGACCCGTACGAATCCAACCTGCCTGCATTCTGTACAGAGCACGGATCGAGTTAATCTTATTAAAACCTACACAATTGTTAGATAGAATATAGGTCTGCTGATTTGGCTTAGCATCCAAGAAGAACATGTTACGTGTGTAACCATAACTTGAATATCTTCTGAATTGCATTAGCGCATTATCAATGGCTACGTTCATTTCATCCTTAGTCAACTCCACCTGAACACCGATGCTACCTAGCATGGTACGAATCTTAGCCTGTAGGGCTCTACGCTCATCAGGGGTGCCATCCGTACCCACACCCAATTGCTTGTACATAGGACCAGAGGCAGGACCATTACCACCTACTAGAGGTTCATGGTACATAACAGCCTGACATACCTTAGCGAATACGCCTTCAGCATCAGCGATAACTTCAAATATGTGACCACAACCGGCTTCATTGAACAAGAACATTAGGTAAGCTCTACCATTAACATTCGGATCAAGATTATCGATCTGGTATCTTAACGAAACGCTGACTATTGGTGCAGCCACAACCCAACGTACACCATCCCACTGGAATAGTTCATTGCTGGCAGTGTTGTACCATAGAGTACCAACGTTTGGTGTCAATGGATGTTCAGAGAAAGGAACGACTGTCCAACCAGTACCGTTCCAGCGCTTTAGCTGCTGGTTAACAGTATCATACCAGAAATAGTTAGTATCCAATACGAAAGGATCGAATGTTGAAATGATAGGATGAATGACATCCCAGTCCGTACCGTTCCAGACATTATAAACTTTATGTAAAGTATCGTACCAAACCGTACCGATTGGTGGGTGTGTAGGATCAAATATGAAGTCAATGAATCCCTTATCCGAACAACTATTCTTAAGAATATACTTAAGTGAACCATCCTTAGGATTATACCACACCACACAAGCCGGTAGATTTGGTGGTAGGGAAGGATCAGTTGTTTCTTGGATGAAGTTTTCTACCAATAGCCACTGGCTGTTTACAATATCCCAAACGAAAAGTGAATCGACTGAAGGAGACTGATTCCACCATAGATCATTGCTGGCTCTGTCCATAGGATCAGTTGGGTACATCGTGTACTCAACTTCGGTCCAGAATGTGTTGGTGTTGTCTCTTTTGTAGAATTTCTGATTATCAGGATTCAACCAATAGATACCAGCGGCAGGATTACTAATCGTACCGGAAGAATTTGGCTTATCATAACGAACATTGGTCAACAGGTTCCATACACCAGCCGAGAAGCGGTACATCTTGCTATCAGTTTCATTCAACCAGAAATCGCCCACGGATAACGTGTTAGGGTCTTTCTGAGAAATGATGGCTAGAACTTCATCAAACTTATCATTACCAGCATCCCACTTGTATAGAAGACCATCGGTATTATCATACCAATAAGTATTGCAATCCAAAATAGGAGAAAGGGAAGGGTTACGAGTCTGGATGTAAAGGCATAGCTTGATCCAATGATCACCATCCCACTCATAAACGCTTGAACCGTTGAACCATAGTTCACCGCATTCAGGGATGGTAGGATCATGATCTAAGCTTACGAAAGGCTGTACCTGCCAGCCACCGGTTTCATACATGAAAATGGTGTTTGGTTCATTAGGATTTACCCAGTATGTACCCTGAGGGTGAGTCGATGGGTCTTTATCAAAGAATATGACGTGCTCACTGGTGTTGGTAAAACCATCCCACAAGTACAACTTCTGACCAGTCTTATCCAAATAGAATTGGTTGGCCTTAGGTGGAAGAGGACTCTTGTAGGAGTCGCCAGTGATTAACTTGAATTGATTGTTGATCGCTCTAATCAAATCGTTATAAGACTGTGCCTCTGAACCCTTGATGGTCAGATAATGGTCTACGTGGTCAATTTTAACATGAATCTGGTAAGTCTTAGTCTTGTCCAAGCATGTCAAGGTGTTTAGGGTTACCTTACTGCTATCCTTGGACATAATGGAAATGTCCTGATAGGCATTGTAAAGAGCCTGCTCACTTTCTGCTTCACCGGTTGGGAGCGAGTAAGCATGCACACCTTCTCTGTGGTACGTACCCACATTGTCTACGGCATAGCCAGAAACGTAATAAAAGACGTTAGGATCAACATCGGTCAGAGTTAATGAGGTAGTTGACTTATCATGATAGAATGAACCCACAACCAGCGCAGTATCTAGCTTATCACCGGCATGCATATCTGGATCGACCGTATTGTCACCCGTGTACAGGGTACCATTCTTAGGCGAGGTGGAGATATAGTTAGCAGCCTTGCGATCTACCGTGATTACGATACCGTCATAAGCTTGTGTGTCAGCCGAACAACCGTTGGCTGGTGGTGGTATATTCCAAGAAACCGTACCTGTTCCATCGGCATTTCTGGTAAAGATGAGGGTGATTTCCTCACCTTCCTTTATGATGGAGTTGGGTGTATCTGCAAAATTTTGGTACTGACTCATTTCAATCCTCGATTATACTACCATTATAAAACTGGCCGTGAACGTCACCATTCAATTCCTTAAGCGTTTTCTCTGCATCGGCAATGGTTGTTACCAGCAATAGATTGACCATAAAGAACAAGGTGTTTGTTCGTGCTACGTTAGAATTAAAAATATTAGAAGAACCCAAAGACATGATTCCGTCGAACAGAATGTCTTGAGTTGATTTATGCCAGCGCATAAATTTAAGCATGACAATCTGTGGAACACCTGAGGTTTTGCACAGGTCCAAGAAAGTCACAACATTGTCGTTCACTCTAACGGTCATTTCATCGCACCATTTGTCAGTGCTCCAATCCTTCATATCTAAACTTGCAATATCCTTACAGGTTTTAAATAGAGTCTTGGTGTAAATCATTAGAATGTCACGGATCATCTGTTGCTTGACCGGCTTGGTTGGAAGCAAGTCGAGTGTAGGAATTTCTACATTCAATCTATGGTTAATATTTGCGAACAGAGAATGATAGGCCAAGTTAGCTTCGTTACCTAGCTTGTTAACTAGAGCCTTACCTTTCAATGATGGGAATAGTCTATGTCTGGCGTATAGATATAGTAAATAACCTATACCAAGAAATACCACGGCACCGAATCCATAATCGGTGACTATGTTAATTATCGTTCCCATTTTCCCGTCTGTGTCCGTTTATATGTTACTATTTATTGGTTTGCAGACGATTTCAGGCTTTTATAATTTATAAATAGAGGACTCAACCCATTTGGACACCTTGGCATTAGACCAAGTGAAATACATTACCTGATCGTTATCGAATGTCAGGGTGATTTGCTTTGGGGTTGGATGTTCTATGGATTCATATTCCCATAGAATTTCAATACTATCTTTAGGTTTTAAAGATATGTAGGTTTTTTCTTCGTTGATCCCATCATGTAATGGAATCTTACAATACTTTCTTACTTCATACAGATACTTTATTCGTGGGCAGTTTTCACCGGCCATCTTCAATCTGCTCTTCTCTTCAAGATACTCTTTAAAAGACAAATTACTTTTCATATTATACTTTGGTGACAACCGTTTTGAATGTAATGTTTAAGGGGATATTGTCTAGCGAACCTAACTTAGAGAAGAATGCCTTGAGCGTAACGGCACTATTAAGAACTCCCCATTGACTCTTTACGTACCCTAACGAGTCACCCAAACCAATGCATCCTTCTAGATCAGACATGACATTTGCCGGATGAATCAAGACGGCAGAACGCTTGTGAGTTGTGTCCGGAAATAAAGAAACAGTCTCACCTAACACAGCATACACACTACCAAACTTCGGCGATGTGTATTTCTGTATAGTATACATTCCCTCTGGAATGCAACTCACTTTGTTATTATTGTTATCCCATGGTCTTTCGACCGTATAGCATGAAAAGTCACCATACGTCAAACGACCGAAAGTGCCCATAGGTGTGTAGGCGAAACGTTCTAAAGTAATCATATCATCTTTCTTCTTACGAATATTTATCGATCCTGATTACTGATTTTCAAATTTTGTCGAAAACGTATTGCATAGCATCCTTGATGGATAGCTTATCAAACATCGAACGTTGTTCATCGGTAAGACCACCCACCCGAGCGGTGAATAGTTGGGCAGCTAGTGATGCCGTAGAGTCCGAGTCACCATTATGATTAGCAGACCATTCCATGACTTCTTCTAACGTGTCGTAACGATAGGCACAATAGATAGCAATGCACAATGCTTCGTCACCAACCCAACCTTCACCAAGACATGCATTAAGATTTCTTTTCTTTAGTGTAACACTGGTGTCAGCCAACCATGTATCTAGATTGTTTATGTAAGCTAGTAGGCTTTCATGACCTTCATAAGTTTTAAGAATAGAATCCAGACTGTCCTTAGTCTGAAAATAGTTGAATCCTTTCATCTGACTCCATAACAATGCAGCAAAATACCCAGCAGATAAGTATCCATTAGGATGACCATGCGTTTGTGCAGCTTGGCTTGCCGCTAAATTAAAGATTTCTTCCTGACAGTAATAAGGTATGAAAGCGATTGGTGCGGCACGCATAATACCACCACATCCCTTAGAACCGTTAACGTGCTTTTCAATGGTTCCCATTGGACGATTACGTAAGGAATCTAAGCATGTCGTTCCGGGTGCTTCCAGTGCCCACATAGATTGAAACCCAAGTAATCCATCATAATCTTTAGCTGCATCATGATTCTTTATCGACGATTCCTGAGTCAGTAACCAATCACTATATCCCTGATAAATTTTATCGTTAATAAATTCTTGGTTGGTTCTGCTTGGTAAATATTCTGCGATAGCATCCAAACAAAATAGAGTCATCTGCGTGTCGTCTGATGCTTTCCATTTACTATGTTGTTTAGCTAGCCGTTCTACGGTAAACGTAGGATACTTCTCTTCAATCCAAGTAATCGGATCGAACTCAACAAAATAGCCGAAAGCATCACCTAATGCTCCGGCTATAATGATATCTTTATGTAATTGTGTATTGATCATTGAAAGGCCATGTTGATTCCCTTTAAGATTATATCATCTGAGTAAGGCTGTTGTCCATTCTCATGAGTGATGATAGCCTTAACGAGTTTCAACATGACGGTAGAATCATGCATATCCAACACTGCATCCGGAGCACAACCGATGCTCTTGGCTACAGCATTAATGTAAGCGGTGGTGTCATTTTCATTGGGTGGTGCCCAAGTGTGAATAACGTTAGTAACTGTATTGATGTTACGCTTGTTGTAAGATAGCATAATCTTAGCAATAGCTCTTATGCCATACTCTGGCGATTCAAAGACTTCAAAACTAGCGTCGTCTTGAACCTTAGCTTCACCCTGCCAATCTTGGCCTTTTCTAATGTTACCCGGATTGTTATTGCGAATTCCGCGTGCTGTCATAATCATACTCCTAAATTTTAGATAAAAAATAAGGCTGGTGAATGATCACCAGCCTTATAGTCGAAACATCCGACCAAGTTACGCGCCCTTGATTTGTGTAAAGTCCGTACCAGTGTTGACCAAGGTGATGTCAACGTAGATAAATTCAACTGCCTTGGTTGGCTTGATGTAGATATCCAAGTGCAATTCATTGTTATCAATTTCACCGCTGGTGTTGTTGGTAGTGTCACAAATCGTGATAAAGTCGTATAGACCTCTACGCTGTACCAAACCGTTTAGGAAGGTATCAGCAACATACTTAACGCTATCCCAAGTCTTCTTATCGTTTGGTTCGAATAGGAATGGGAATAGGGCCATACGCATCTGGCGCTGAATGTACAACGATAGACGAACTACGTTAATACGATCCAAAGCCGATGTAGCTGGGCTGGAAGACTTCTGACCCATGACCAAGATGCCGCGACCCGGAATATAAGTGATTGGGTTGATGTTCTTAGGGAATTCGTATAGGGAATCACGAGTACCCTGATCCAAGTAATCACTTGTAAAGGTTGTCACGCCACCTAGAGTACCACTCACATAACCGATGTCGGATAGGTGTGGGCAGGTACCACGAGACGTACCAGCAGGGGCATACCACTTCTCAGCAACGCTATCACTGTATACAATGGTTCTTAGAGCCGTTGCAGCAGAGGTGGTTAGGATGGTAGCACCGTCGATGTTAGACGATAGACCATGCCCATACCAATAGCCATCCAAATAGTTGTTTACACGGTTTACAGTAGTAGCCCAAATGGTGATGCCGTTTGGACCCAAGGCTGGCTTGTCGTATGGGGTTTCACCGATAACGAAAACTTCGCCACGGATGGACTGGGATAGAGTTACCAACTCGTTGGTTACTTCCCAATAACCCGGACATGCAACTAGATCATAAAGAATGTTTTCACCGGTTACGCCAGTGGTTGGATCGTTGACCACAGCCTGTAGTTGCTTAACGATAGCAGCACGACGTGCAGCATCATTCGAACCTAGGGAAGTGTTAACCAAGAATTCCTTGGTGTCTTCGAAGTCACCAACAGCAGCCAGCAATAGGCCCTCAGCTTCAGCAGCAGTGAACTCGTCTGGAACAAGGTTACCGCTGGTCCAGTTGTTGATCATGCCGTCTAGGCCGTCGTAGACGCCTACGATGGTGGTGTAGGTTGGGTCATACACATTAAGTGCAGTAGCACCAGTACCGTCAACAGAAACGTCAATGCTCTTGTATAGATTCAAGCTAGCAAATAGAGGACTTGCACCACTTGGACCATCAGTTAGGATTTCAACGTGCGAAGTTACACCGTCCAACGTGGAGGTGGTTCTTAGTCTACCGTTAAGTAGTGAAACCGTTGCAGCCGAACCGAACTGAGCATTCAATAGAGCAACTAGGTCACCGAATGTGGTAGCCTGATTGCCTAGGATAGTAACGTGGAATGTGTTGGTACCAGAACCAGAAACGACTTCGATGTCAGCAGCGTAGTGAGTGGTAGGAACCAAACCAGTTACGTCAGCTAGGCTAATGTAGCCATGCGAGGAATCGAATAGAACATCCTGATAACCCGGATGAGCAATGGTGTGATCCTGAATGAAAGCGTTCTGGAAAACCTGTGAGCTAAACGAATACGAAGCGAAAGTTTCGCTCATTGCTTCGCTAACTAGATTCTGTAATTCTGAACCAGTTACGGTCTGCTTGTAATCAGCATCCGAAGGAACTAGCATGTTCTCAGCATTGAACTGTTGAATGAACATCTGAACTAGAGTGCTTAGATAATCAGCAGCATCAGTGGTCTTGCGATCCCAAAGAGACTTTAGGGAATCAATGTCATCGTCAAGGTTAACGTTAGCGCGGACAACGTAGGCACGGCTACCAACACCTAGAACCTTGATAAGAGCGTCTAGGCCGAATTCACTGCGGCTATCACCGTGGAATGGATTACCCATTGCATCGGTTAGATAACGAGGAATACCGTACAACTGAAGTGCTTGCTGAACGGAGGTTACTTCACGTAGAACACCGTATTCAAACGTACCCAAAGCTGGGGTAACACCATCTGCCTGAAACTTTTCGTCAGCAGTTGCGATAAAGATAAGAGGGACAGTTGCAGCCTGACCGCTAACATAGAAGCTTTGATCTATTAGCGTAGAGGTTACACCCGGCGAAACTAAGGTACTTGCCATTTAAAATCTCCTAAGGATAAATGTTGATTTCATATTATTTATGAAATGTGCATTTATAATTAGGAGATTTAAGGGTATTTATTTATTCGTAATTAGATAATTTGTGGATATTACATCCCTTCGGAATGTAATTCGTATAATTTGTAGATAGGAACCAATGCCACTTGCTCGGATCACGCATTGTTAGGTTACTTCCATCCCCATCGGTTAGAACGAAGACCACATAATCCTTAAGTTGCTTTGCCTTAATCATGTGTTCGACTACATAACCAATAGGATGAAAATATGTACCACCGAATCCGTAAAGCTTTCTGGACTCCAATGTCGTAGGATAAACCTTTGTATCGAAACAATACAGATGGAGTTCGAATCGCCTTGGGTCCAATGACTTTGCTGCCGTAAAGAAACGCTGTGCTAGATGCCTACATGACCCTGACGTATCCAAAAAGAATAGAACGTCGATCTTGGTCTTATCAATATCATGAAGGTCTACTTCCATATCGGAAGGAAGAAACAGACCATCATCCAATAGAGAATGACGGCGATGAGCATGAACCCATTGCGACTCTTCCTTTTCCTTAGGAATTAGATACTTCTTACTCCAATTCTTTACGACCGTCTCCCATTTTTTCTTAATGACCGGAGGCTTATTATCTACAATTGTAGAACGACCACCCGGACCATGACCAGCATCCGTCTTGATCTTTTGCGCTTCATCCAGTTCATCCGGAGAGAATTGGTCCTGTATGATATCAGCGATTGCCTCGGCATCTGAATGGCTTAGCTCACCGAATCCCTCATGGTCATCTACGAGGTTAGCAGTATTGGAATTTTCTGGATCGTTGATTAGTAAATTGTAATAGTATTCAAACGATTGATCGGATAAGACCTTGGATGGGTCTTTGAATATGGTATCGATCCAGCAGTAGTTACTTTCAGGATCGATTTCGCTACGAACGAATTCGTAATATTTCACCAGATCGTGATTGATCGTGATATCCATTGCAACGTTGGCGACATCATGGTTACCTTTTATGAATCGACTTCCATGCTCACGAATGACATGTTGGCACTCATGTGAGATAATGAATGCCTTCTGTACCAGAGTCTTGTCAGCCCAAAACGTGGGGTTAACTGAGAACCGGATACAATGGCCTTCTCTATCGAAGGTAACCGCAGCAGTCTTGAGAGTGTCGTCGTATTGTGGTCTACCAAGTAGCCACATCTTGTAGAAAATGTTGTGGTGATGTTTGAGTACGTTAGTTAACTCCATGTACTCTTCTGTACTGATTTCTGTAACCATCGGTTGAATTATCTCGTTTGGACGTGCTACAGTATAGGTTGTATCACACCATAAAACAAGTGAAGGGCTATGATTACAGAACAAAAGTTAGATTTCTGGTTAAAGAACAATTACAACGTATTAATGAAGGGTGGACATGGCGTCGGCAAGACGGCTATGATCACAGAGGCATTCACCCGTAATGGGATGAAATGGTTATATTTCAGTGCATCGACGATGGACCCGTGGGTTGATTTCATTGGTGTTCCCAAGGAAATGACTGATGAGAATGGTAACAAGTACCTTGGTCTAGTCCGTCCACAAGCTTTTCAGAATGATGAAGTTGAAGCTATCTTCTTTGATGAGTTTAACCGCTCAGCTAAGAAAGTGCGCAATGCTGTCATGGAACTGATTCAGTTCAAATCCATCAATGGTAAGAAGTTCAATAATCTTAAAGTTATTTGGGCGGCTATCAATCCAGATGATGAAGATGACACGACTATGGTCTATGATGTCGAGAAGCTTGATCCAGCCCAGCTAGATCGCTTTCAGGTCATCGTAGATGTTGAAAACAAGCCAAGCTTACAGTTCTTCAGCATGAAGTATGGTGCAACAACTGCGAAGGTTGCTATTGAATGGTGGAACACCATCCCGTTAGAACATCGTAAGCATGTTTCTCCGCGTCGTCTGGACTACATCCTAGACATGTTCGTCAATGCGGGCGGTGATGTCGATGACGTTCTTCCTAAGACGATCACTTCCAAAACCTTGATTGACCAACTTCGTAGTGGTTCGTATACTACTCGATTCAAGGAAATCATGGATACCAAGAATTACGAAGCACTAACCACGGCTCTGAATAATTCTAATTTTTATTCAGCAGTCGGTGACCTCATCCTCAAGAACCCTAATACCATGGAAGTATGCGTTCCTTACTTCCCACCTGAGATTTTTGCTAAGCTGATGGGTACAAACAAGAAGTTCCGTAGTGATGTATTGAAAAACAAAACTTTGTTTGCCACAACCTTTCCACAGATCGAACAAATCGTTAAGACAGGTGGTTTAACAAATGTTGCCTACAAGGAATTGAAGAGTGCCGTGACAGCTTACAAGCGAACGATTGGTCAGCTTCAAACTCCCGGTACTGTTTCGGCATTGCCTATGGCTGATGATTTTGTGGATGATGTTTGGTTTGACACCAGATCGAAAGATACACTAGACAATACCTACAGGCGAAAACAGTGGGCTACACAATTTATCGCAGCATCGTTCGATAGTACTGACATCGATGAAACCTTAATTGTCAAATATTTAGGTGTTTATTTGAGTACGTGGTTCAGAACCCAAGGCGGATGTAAAACATTTACTACGGAAATGAAGGACGGATTTAATAAGATTAATGGAATGATTGATCGCTATAATCAATACTTCAATACGGTCAGCACCAATCCTTTCACCTTCTCTTTGGCGTATGGTATGCTATTATCTACAAAATTCTACAGGGCTTTTGGATCATCGATCCCCAAAGCTAACATGAATATTCTATTGAAACAACATGGATACCTCGTATAAAGAAAAACCCCGCTTTCGCGGGGTTTCTTTTTGTTACTGTACAACTTGGTTCGATTAAACGAAGTCTAGGTTCACAACGTTGATCTTACCGTAGTAGTCAGCCGAGTTACCTAGCGAGGTGCGGGTATCAGTGAAGATAGCCTTACCATAGCGAGTCATCAAGCTTACTACTGGCTGCATTGTTACTGGGTTGATGATGGTACCAGTTGACATCAATGGGATGTATGGGCAGTAGAAGTAACCTGCGTCAGTTTCGCCATTACCACCCTTGTAACCGACAAGAATCTTGTCAGTACCGGCAGGAGCCGAAGAACCCGGCTGAGCCTGATTCCACAAGTAGGAGTAAACCTTGATGTTACCGTTTAGTGTACCAGCTAGGTAGGTGTTAGTTGGGGACTTGAACGAACCCTCAACAGCAGGAGCAAACACGGACTTAGCAGCGCTCTGTAGAGCAGACACGATCATTGGGGAGACAACGATGAAGTTGCCAGCACCACGACGGGTCTTACGAGCGATTTCGTTAGCAACGGCATTGATCACTGGACCTAGACCAGCTAGACGGTCACCGATGAAGGTTGGCGAATAGGCAGTACCAGATGTAGCAGCAAGGTCAAATACGCGAACTGTACCAGCAAGAGCTAGCAAGTCGTTGATAACTTCAGCGTCAACTTCCTGTACGATTTCAGCCGAGATACCCTTGGTCATTTCGGTTTCGATATCTAGACCATGCTGGCTGTTCAAGTCCTGCATAGCTTCGATTGTCCATGAAGCCTGTAGCTTACGGGACTTAGCTTCGATAGCCTGAGAAATCAATTCTAGCGAAGCCTTACGACCACCAGAACCTTCTAGGAACGAACCGTTACCACCGTATAGCGAACCACCGACTGGGTTACCGTAAAGCGTGGTACCTGTGTCGTAATGTGTTACGTTTGGATCAGAAGCCCAACCTTCACCAGTGGCAGTGCCAGTGATGTTAGCAGGCTCGGAAGTGCCGTCTGTACCAGCAGCAGCAAAACCAGAAGCACCAGCAGCCTGAGCTACGCCTGTGTTACCAGAGTAGAACTGACGGACAGGCTTGGCATTACCAAACATTTCGTCACCAGCTACGATGTCATAACCACCGAACTGCGAACGGGTGTCATCATGAGCCATGTTTTCTTCGTACTTATAACGAAGGGTGAAAATCTGAGCAACTGGACCGGACATTGGCTGAACACCAACGATTTCGGTAGCAATTGTACCCGGAATCACACGACGGATAAGTGGAAGTAGAGTCTTACGGAAGTTGGCAATGTCGCCAGCACCGATAGCACCCGGAGTTGCAGTTTCAAGAAGGTTCTTACGAGCGTTTTCTAGAACGGTCTCGACGATACCTACCTTGGATTTTGGAAGACCTTGGGTTAGAGCGGCCTTTGTTTCGCTCCAATTTTCGGTCAATAGTTTTAAGTCTTCAGCCATTTCAATATCTCCTGTGGTTAGCCAAAATTAGTCATCAATACCGGCAAGCTTATTCAAGCGGCTTAATACCGACTCAGATAGTTTTGCGCGGTCTGTTACTTCAGTTTCATTAATTGCTGGGGTATCACCCGTAACAACAACGGTACCTTCAGTAACTACGGTTTCTTCATTTCCTTCGGCTAGTACAGATGCCTGAGCACTTTCCTTCTCCGACTTTTTATTACTTGCATCGTGCAGAACACGGCCTATGAACTTCTCATAGGTTTCTTCCAACTTCTCCGTAGGAGCAGTCTTCAAGATGGTTTCCATGATTTCGCGAGATAGACCCTGTAGAGGCTCTAGGACTTCGCTCAACTTCTGGTCACGCTTCACAGCGTGTAGAGACTTGTTTACTTCAGCAAGAGTTACCTGCGTCTGTTCTAGTTCAGCCTTAGCTTCCTTCAACTGGTTTAGAGTTTCGTTGCTATCAGTGAACTTCGATTCGAAGGTCTTTGCTACGGCTTCGAAGATTTCCTTACCGAACTGTAGTTGCTTGACTTCCTTAATGGAGTCTTCTAGTTCGGCAAATTCTTCTTCTAGGCACTGGGTATTAAATGCATCTAGCTGGTCGATTAGTTCGGCCATGTCACGCTTAACAGTTTCAGCAATTGCCTGCTTTTCTTCTACCAAACGAGCGGCGAAATCGGCTTCTAGATCACGGAAGGTAGCAATGTCTTCTTGAAGTTCTTCAAGATGCGTACGTAGGAACTGTTCGGCCTTAGTATCTAGGGCTTCTACAATTGCCTGCTTTTCTTCTACAAACTGTTCGGTCAATTCAGCACGAACCTTGACTTCAGTTTCCTTGGTTGCTAGCTCTACAGCTTCAGCAATCTTGGCCTGAAAGGCTTCGGTTAGTTCGGTCTTTGATTCATCGGACAAAACTTCCGATTCCATCAGCTTTTTCAATAATTCGTCCATCAAGGCACTCCCGTAAATAATTATTTAAAATTTGCAAATATTATTTAGTAGGGTTGAAATATTTTTTACATTTCCATCACAGCACCCATCTAAGTGCTTGATTTATAAGGAAAAAATATTCATAAAAATTGGTCCCATTTTGAAAAATTTCTGTAAGTCTTTGATATCTCAAATTTTAGGCAACAAAAAACCGCCACAAGGGCGGTTTGATGGTGGGATGATTTTGGTCAGTTCATGTAACTTACAGTACCGTAAAACAGTTCATCTAATGATTGTCGTGAAGAATTTTCAATTGAAGCCATTAGATCATTGAACAATTTCTTATATTGATCCGGGTTTTCTTTAATGAGAATATTAAAACGTTCTTGGACAATTTCCTTAGCCTCAACCGCAGATTGCTCTGTTTCTGATAAGGTAATTTTACCGTGCTCAATTCTAAGTCTTCTATCATATGACTGAAGATAGATAGTATATTCACGGTTTTCACGCACAATACTTATTTCAAACTTAAGAGTGTAAAATTCCTTATGGATAAACATATCGTAAATGGATTGAAGATTGAATCCAATATCTTTCATATCAGATTTTAATTGTTTATGCATTATGTCGGCCAATTCATTCTTGAATACCTTGTCAACTTCAGCTACGATTTCAGCGGCTAAAGATGCTGATATATTTAATTCCCATTCTGACATTTCATCCATTTTAGAATGATGTAGGCTGGGCTATCGATCTAACCAACGCCATAAGACCAGTCTGCAAATCTGTTTTACCAATAGATACCCAACGCTTATCAGTAGTAGGTAAAGCAAGTAATTCATTTACGACCTCTTCAAGTTTGGTGCCAAGCTCTTGCTTGATCTTGTTCATCAGGGCGATTTCTTCTGCTGATAAATCTCTATAGCCCTTAATTAGTTTATGTTGGTTATCCATGGGTATCCTTATTGTATTCCAAGTATACAATAATTACGGATGTAAAACAAGTATCCCTAATGGATTATTAATTTCAATAATACCTAAACGTTTAGCAAAGGCACCCGTATCAATGTAGAAACGGTTACCATAATTCTCTGGTTCTTTGACAGAGGAATGACCATGAATTACATAATCAATATCTCTGATCACTGGTCTACCAGCACCATATTTAAGTAGGTTATAGCTATTAAATGACCACAAGGAATCGTGGACATAACGTGGGTGATATTTTTTAAATACCTCCCAGCTATCCACAGGACAATCGCCGTGGACCAGACCAATACGACCATTGACCGTTTCAACCTCGACAATGTTAGGAAGTTCCGTGAGTGCATCAACGTATTTCTGGCGCTCTTCCTGTGGTAGATCGATGAACCAATCACCCCCATGTATTGAATAAGAATTCAGCCAAGAATGGCCCATGTGGTATTCCCACATCATAGCCTCATGATTTCCCTTCATCCCATAGAACCATGATTTCTTAATAAATTCTATAGCTCTCTTAGACTCAGGACCACGATCAATCAAGTCTCCAAGTGCAAAGAGTCTATCATTTTCATAATCGAATCCTAGCTCTTCAAGCTGTCCTTCAAGGACAAAATAATATCCATGAATATCACCCACAGCAAAATCTCTACCAACATTATTCTTGGCATGAGATTTAAATTTGTAGAGATATGGATTCATGTTTAGTCCTATGAGAATTAATAGGATAACACATTAGCAAATTAAAGACAATAAAAAACCCAACCGAAGCTGGGTTTAATGTTTGGCACGCCGCGTAGGATTCGAACCCACATGAGCAACTTTGGAGGATGCCATCCTAGCCAATTGGATGAGCGACGTATATAAATTGGAGCGGATGGTGGGAATCGAACCCACTTAATTCTGCATGGCAAGCAGACAATCAACCAATGACTCACACCCGCTTAAAACTTTATTTATGTAGAACGTTCTTCTAACACAATAATTTGTTCTTGTAGATATTCCATAAACAATTTAATATCATCTATAGACCATGATTCAATATTAGTGGTATGCGTAACAACGATTACCGGATTTGGGACCATTTGACGAAGCGCATCTGTTGCCTGCTTCATATACTGATGTCTGAGAACCGGTGGGAACCTTGAAACGTCTACCTTAGCTACTAAGGCTTTATTAGGCGAAATGTCTAGTTCTTCCGTTTCGTAATTCAGTTCTATCTTTAAAGTATGCTTACTCATGATTCAATCCTTAAACAAATGATTGAACTGTAGAGCTTCTATCTTTACCAATAATAAGAACATTATTCTGTGGAAAAGCTTTTTCAACTTCTTTTCTTACATTTTTGGTGTAAGTTTCGGCATCCATTGTTACTCGACTATAATCGACTGTTACCACAATAACATGATATTCGTTATTACTACCAGTTGTAAGACTACCAATATTTACTACATGTTGCATATTCTGATCCTATTTTAAATATTTAGAATCAGAATATTTCCGTGAATGGTGGAGCATGTCGGGATCGAACCGACGACCTCAAGCTTGCAAAGCTAGCGCTCTCCCAACTGAGCTAATGCCCCATATATCCTACATTCAAGTTCTCAGGTCGTAGGCACCCTCTTCCAAGTCCACCTTCAAAGTAGCGGGTCACTCTTAAAATTGGAGCGCAAGGTCAGATTCGAACTGACGAGATTTCGGGTTGCAACCGAACGCATTAGACCACTCTGCCACCTGCGCGCTGTGTAACTATTTAGTCAATGAGGAAAATAATATCATATATTTCCTTATTGTCAACCTACAATAAATTCTTGTTCAGGATTTATTAACTGTTTTCGACTTTAAAATGTCATCAAGATCGATATTAACCGCTTTAGCAATTAACTTCAAGAGGATGTACTTTTCATCAGTTTCACAATGGGGCTCATTATTCTTAGTATCGTACTCAATAGCACGAGCAAGGAGAGCCTTCATTTCTTCCATGTCCTTGCGAAGAGCGCTCATTTGAGCATTAAATTCTTCACGAGTCAACTGCTGCCCTATTTGTGGTGGGATACCATTTACCCAACCCGGAAATTGCTCATTAAACTTACCATTGTAATGGTCACCGATCATACTTGCTACACAAATAAATAATTCCTTAATTTTATATGATGTTATCAATTTACAAGTTAAATGTCAACTAATAATCGCCTATCATAAATAGAATGAAATGATTAAGAGCAATGAATTACAAAAACCATTATGATAAGTTAATAGCAAGAGCGAAAGATAGAGAACTAATTGGTTATAGTGAAAAGCATCATATCATACCCAAATGTATAGGTGGTACGAATGACAACGATAACATAATTAAATTGACTGCTGAAGAACATTATGTTGCGCATCAACTGTTGGTAAAAATTTATCCTGACAATGTTAAATTGAAATATGCTTTACATACAATGTCAATAGGTCCAAGAGGACAAAGATCGAATAATAAAAGGTTTGGATGGATAAGAAAACAGAATGCTTTAGCAACAAAAACCTTTCATAAAGGAAGAACGCGTTCAGAAGAAACTAAGAAAAGAATATCTGAAGCACTAAAGGGTAAACCGCGTAAAGGTGTTAAGGGGGTCAACTTAGGATTCAAACACTCGGAGGAAACCTTAAGAAAGCGTAGTTTAAAACTTAGAGGACAAAAACGAACTCAAGAACAAATTGAGAATAATAGAAGGGCTCAAATTGGTCTTCAGTCTGGCGAAAAGAACCCAAGAGCTAGAACTATAAAATTTATCTCACCAAATGGTGAAGAGTTTATAGTCCATGGTGGATTCATAAAATTTTGCAAGAATAACAACCTCCCAATATCCACCATAATGAATTTCTTAAACAAATCTATACCAATAGGCCAGAATAGTAAAGCATATGGATGGCATATAGAATACATGTGAAGACTTATAGTCCTCACATAATATTATTCCTTAAATGCTGTACAGTTCGTCGTACAGACTTCTTGTATATTCACTAACCTTTTTAACTACCAACTCTGGATCGCACAAATACCAGCCAGCACAATTGAACGAATTGATTTCCACAATCTTAACTGAACCATCTGCCATCTTGGCAATATCACAGGTACAGACCTCAGTAGGTGTTTTACCTGTTCCTGCTACCTTCTTTGCGAGAGCCAAAGCTTCACTCGTGTAGAAGTGTCTTTCTATATGGTCTCCCATAAGAGAATATTGGGAACCATCTACTACTTCACGTCCAGTAAGGATAAATCGATATTCCTCACGGATTTGTTTGGCCTTGGAAACCATAATTAAACTATTATCCATGGCTCCCGACAACTGACGAAGAGCATTGATTTGATAATCTAAATCGCTCTTACCATAGATAGGAAGTCCTGTAAACAGTTTGCTACCAGAATTAGGACGGATGAACAGTTTGTCGGTTTGGAATAGACTTACATATTTCTGAAAATCATATTCGAAGTCAGCAAACGTGGTGATGACAAAATCTCCATTCACCCATAGATCGTTAGGTAGCTGCAATTTACTATGGTAATTATGGAATTTTAATTCCTCTTCGTTAAAGAAGGAACCAAAATATCCTTTCAGATGTTTACCTACACTAATTGCGGTATACGGAATAACACAATCATCCATATCGTATGGGAAATTAATGTCTTCTTTTCTACAGAAAGGGATATGATCTAGAACAGTTACTTCATGGCCTAATGATTCAATGACCTTGGAGAGTTCAATTTTCTTGAACTCTCCATCCATCGTGTCGTCAATTATCCATTTTACTGGCGTCACGACCAGTGATTTCCCGGTGGCATGTAATTCTTCCATAATAATTCTAAGAAAGTCTTTCTATCTAGATTTCTATCGTGTGGAGTAACCTTCTGTGGATACTTCTTAGCATACTTGGTTACCAAGTCTTCACCCGAATCTTCCTTAGCCTTATTAACCGCTTCACTTTGAGTTAGTTGTGGAATAAAATAGTCTTCGGAATAATATGACTTGACAGGCGCAAAGTCTGTGTTTAGTTCTGCTGAAACCTTTTGTGCGTCCAACTTCGCTGTCAAAGCCGCACGTGCTTCACTCTCTGCTCGGACTACTGCACGCTTAACCTTTTCAGCTTCAAAACGCTGTCTTGCATCTTCAACGAACGCACGATACTTGTCAGAAGATTTGTCACCAAGATCGATTTTAAAAATTTTTGATTTGGTTCCATCAGCGCGTGTAAATTCTTCTTCGATTACGCCATCGGTCTTATCAGTATAAGCTTTATTGGTAGGGTCGCATACAATGCAGTCACATGGACCTTCAGCACTTTCGTCAATCTCATCAGCAATAACCTCTTCTGGAATGATGTAAGAAAATAGACGATCATCCTGACCCGGCTTATTCACAGCAATATGGTAGGCCATCATTGTGTTAGCAATAGCATGAGCCATGTGATGCTGACCAGAATCGGTAGCATAGTCTTCACCAGACTTGAAGGCATTGATATGACGCTCAAGGGCATCAAGGACGCGGGATAGTTCTAAGCCTACCCAATTGTTAGCTGAATACTTCTTAGCACCTTCGGTCATCACTTCGGCAACAGCCTTGAGTGCGTCAGGTGGAATTAGGCTATACTGAGCTTTATTACCATCGTACTTCGAACCGCCGTGCTTACCATCAACCTTAACTTGATCGCTGTATAAATTATCTGACATTTACTTCTCCGATTTTATTTTTCAAATGAAGAGTAAATGCTATTAAATCATCCAGAACTTGAAGTTTATTTTCGTCTAACTCATCTTCAAATCGATTAACGATTCTGCGGAGTTGGTAGGCCATTTTGCTACATAAAGTGCTCGACTTAGCTTCTCTATAGGAGGCATAGCACTCATCGTATCCTCGGCTTGATGCTTCATCGAATTCATCAATATTCATTTACTCTTCTCGCAATTTATGGAGAAGAGTTTATCAAGATTCTAATTAAAAGTAAAGTAAGACTTATCTACCTAACAATTCAGAAGGTGTCTTAACCTTATGATAGGCATCACGTTCCCAGTGAGCCAAATCGCCCCAACCCACCCCGGCCATAAAATCATAGATACCTACGATCTTGTTAGCACCAGAGAAGCCAATCGTCTGGTCAATTTTGAAAGATGAATGCTGTTCTCTTGGGTTATCCGTGTGTAGTAGATTTTTAAGCTTTTTAGTCATGACCGTCTGCTGATCACGTATGGCAGCATCCATAGCTTCCTGAGTTGGGAAACGCTTAAATGAAATATGTGCTAGTGTGTTTACAAACTTAAGGATATCAGGTTGGACACGTTTTAGAACTTCGTCACTAACCTTACCAGTTAAGCTCTTAATAATTCTGGAACTTTCTTCCTGTGTAAGTTTATTAATGTAATCATCTTCTTGTTCAGGCGTCATGTTAGGATTTGCATGAACATACATACGAATATCACGGGCAATGTCACCACTACCAATCACACCACCGACAAGACGATCCTCATCCAAGGTAGCAGAACGGTTCTGGACTTTACATATGATGATTACAGGGGCGGGAATGCCCTTGGCAATAGCTTCTACGTTACCCCAACGAGTCGTTAAGTAGACGCCTTCTAAGGAAGTAAGAGAGAAACCAAAATCCAAATCCTTCTCATCCGATCCGTAGCCATTCTTAGAATGATTTGGGATCAGGCCACTCTTGAGGATAGAGCGTAGGTTGGACTTCGATGTGGCGTGATACGCAACCACCTGAGGGGTGAATTGAGCGCGTTCAGCAAGTAATGATTCTAGGAGGGAATTAATCTTCATGTTCTATATCAGTTATGAAGATTATTTATTAAATTGGTAGACATGGTTGGATTCGAACCAACGATCTTTCACTTATGAGGCGAACGCATTAGGCCAACTATGCTACATGTCCATACAACTGGCGGAAGATGAGGGAGTCGAACCCACAAACCCCTTTCGGGATCAAACACTTTAGCAAAGTGTGCCGTTCGCCAATACGGTAGACCTTCCAAATCTGGAGGAAGAAGGAGGGATCGAACCTCATCCGGGGTACAAGCCCGAATCACTACATTTCCAGTGTAGGGTCACTCCAAAGCAACAACATCTTCCATAAAACTATTTAGTGATGTTACAATTAAATTTTAATTGAGTCAAGCACCAGATGCAGCTAATTCTTCCTTGATGCTAGCCACATGCTGACGAATATAGCGCATGAAGAACATAGCTCTATCTTGAGCAAGGAAAATACCATCACCAGCATCCTCAATAGGGACAGGGAATTCAAAACCACAATCTGTAATATAAATCAATTCACCCTTGCGGTACTTCACAAAGTTGACAAGCTTACCATCACGAACCATTTCTTTTACATTATATTCTTTCATATTAATACCTTTATAAAGAAACAGTGGAAGGTTTTTCCTTCCACTGTTTGCGACGCTTAGAGTTATGTTTCCAGCTTTTGCGAGTATCCCACAGACAGTTACCACGATCATCCCAAGTGTTAGGAACATTGTGGCGCTTGCCACGGAACTTGGGTTCATCTTCACAGACAGCAGCAAGCTCTTTGTGAATCTGGTAAGTCTTGATAGGACGACTGTTATAACTAGCGTAACTGTCATACTCATCACCACGATAACTGTAGCAGTGGCGGTGCTGATGAACAGGCTTGATACGGCTAGTGTTACCACGATCAGGAACAAGACGGGCTTCAATAGCGTCAATCTTGTTAGACCAATCATCGGAATAACGAGCATAACGATACTTCAGCTTGGAAATCTTGGCCTTGACCGCACTGAGGTTCTTGACAACATCACCAAGACTATCGGTGATATGAACACCCTTAAAGTACTCATAACCGTATTCATAGGTGTAGTGTGGACCATAAGCATGCCAGCGATACAGACCGGCGCGATCTTTGTGTTCGAAAGAGACCTTACGTGCAATCTGGTACTTACGAACGACAGGATCGTGCTTCTTAGTGCCCTGAAGAATATCGTCATAGCTAAGAGGATACTTCTTCAGATAGTCCACAAGGAAGACAGCGACATCATCAATGGAAGCGAATCCACCATGGATGATGTTGTCATTCTTGTCATGAACGGTGTAGATGTGGGAAAACTGTGGAACGTTGTGTAGCTTCTTCATTTTGACCTCCGATTATAGAAACCTATAATCGGTTGGTCTTTTCCAGTTTGTAGAAGATCATGACATTTCTCTTAGATGAGTTATTTATTAAGGGCGGTAGCCGCAGAAATATTGACGACCCCAGCTATCATAGCAATAGGTTGGAACATATTCAACCCCTCTATCATCACGATAGTAGCCGTCTTGATAATAACCTTCAGGACGGAAACGATCATAATAGACGACGGTTGCTGGTGCTACCACAGGTGCAATATAAACTCGGGTACCACGATCATAGTGAGGATAATATCCACCACGATAACCACCATGGTGTCCTTCACTGTAATGTACACCAACTCCACCTACGTTGACGCCAACACTGACGTGACCAGCCATAGAAGCCGTGGCAACCATAGCAAGGGAAGTTGCTGCTAGAAATTTTAGAAACTTGTTCATGTGTTTCTCCTGTTAACATATAATACAAAAAGTCCTCAAGAATGTCAACCATCCTTGAGGACTTTTCATTTGTAACTCAGTTTTGGTTCAGATTAGAAGCCGTAGCTTACGCCAACAGTTCCGTAGTTGACAAGAGCCGTGTTATCCGCAACCTTACCACCGAACGAATACTTACCATAAACCTTCAACTGCTTGGTCACATCATACGAAGCAAAGACTTCGCTGTTGTTGTAACGATTTTCAGCACCGGTCTTGTAATGAATACCGCTGACGGCAGCACCAACAGTTAGGGCAGAGGTTACAGGAAGGGCAACACCGACCTTGGCGTAGGTATTCTGAAGTGGACCCCAGCCCTGACCGACTTCGGCGAAGAGAACGTCATAGGAAGCCTTGACGCGGATTTCCGAGTACTCACCACCACGTAGCTTACCGTTGCGAACGGTTAGATATTCTGGTGCATTATAAACGTGAGCAGCACTGACATCAAAGCCAAGCTTATCGGTAGCGGCGAAGGCATAACCTACCGAAACGTCTGAGCGAAGCTGGGTCTGAGCATTGGTTGGGAAGGTGTTACCAACCTTGTTGAAAGTACCAGCAGCATAGATACCCTTGATACCAATGTCGCTAACCTTTAGGCCAAGACCTAGGGAAGCATCATCGGAATACTTCTGACCACGATAGTCATAGCGTGAATCAACACCGGCCTGACCACTGATGGTTGGCTGGGTGAAATCTTCTGCCATAGCGGCTGAGGTGGATAGAGCGAGGGCGATGCCCATTACGATTGCAAACTTATTCATTGTATCTCCTAGTTAAGTTATTCGGATATTATAGACTGGACAGTTTACTATGTCAAGTCTGGTTTTACTTTTTTATAACAATTGGTCAGTAAACCAACTGAAAGCGTGGTAAGGCGATGCCTGTACCATACTGATATTCGTGATAGATATTACCATCCATTTTAGGAATGATAAATCTACGGTAGCCATACGATCCTAATTCTAAATAATCATCCCCTGAACGCTTGTAAAGGATATCACTACTTTCAAGGGTGAGAACCTTCTGTGGATCGACTGGTTGATTTGGATCATTCATTTCTATAGTTGATGTAAAAATGTTTTCAGATTCTAATCCCAAGAATTTATAACATTCATAAGCATCACCCATAAGATTAGCATCATAGTCTATTTTAGAGAAGTAATCATTGGCTTGATCAACATTGGCTGCAAATGTCGTACCTGCACTGATAAACAATTCTAATTTAATGAATTGCTCACAATGAGTTTCGTCGTCTTGTTCTCTACGGAAGCAAGGAGTGACAGTCATGTATTTCTTAAGGTGCGTGATTCGATCCGTATGACGGAGCAATTCAATGAATGATTGTTCTGCCGAACCTACCATGGTCGATCCATCGTCGAGACAGAAAATATAGCTATCATTCTGACAGGTCAAATTGGATGCCACTTTGGAAACGTTCCAAGGCACTTCAACATATTCATAACCTAATTCAGTATAATAAGAAATGGCTTGGCTAAGGAGAAAATAATTAATCGTGACTTCACTTAGGTTCATTTTCTATCACCACTTTTAAAGGCAGAACGAGTGATGTCAGACATAATTCTAAGATCAATCATAGTCATATCAGGATAGTTGTGTTCCAAAAATGCTTGAATAGCGCCATACAAATCCGATAGCTCAACCAAAGCCATAATATCGGCATCTTGTTGGAGAGCATCCTTTAGCTCATCAAGTTCTTCTTGAATCTTAGAAACTTCACCGATGGTTCCCTTTTTAATTTTAGCTATATGATAACCCATAAAAAATGCCTCGTTATAGACGAGGCATTATGAAGTGGATCGAGATTTAAATCAAGCTTGGTGCCCATGGAGGGATTCGAACCCCCGCCTGCTGATTACGAAACAGCTATTCTTCCAATTGAAATACACGGGCTAATAACTTTTACCTTCTTGGTAGCGTTGCCTACGTGCGTGGCGTCCATTACCTTTATTTTTATTTTTGTATGTAGATGTCTGAGCATGACAATTAGGACATAATAGAGTTAAATTAGAAATCAAATTATTTTCGCTATTACCATCAATATGTTCTACTTCAAGTGGAATAGGCTGACCATTCCATTCAGAGTGCGTACATTTCGTACACCTATGAGATAACAAAATAATAAGATATAATCTTAATACTCTAACACCTACCATTCCACCGTGGTATAGCCAGTCATTATATTTTTTATTTTTCTTAAACTTATTATAGCAATCTTTACTACAGTATGTTTGATTATGTACCGTTGTACCACATGCTTTACAAACTTCATTTTTAACAAGCTTTCGTTTAGCATTATTACATGTAACAGCACATGATCTACCACAATATTTTTGTGATTTTGGTATTTCTATTTTACAATTTAAACAAGTATTCATAATTTACAAATGGTGCCGCCTATCTGATTCGAACAGATGACCTACCGCTTACAAGGCGGTTGCTCTACCGGGCTGAGCTAAGGCGGCGAATATGGTGCTGATAGACTAGAATCGAACTGTCACGAATTCCTTACAAAAGAATCATACTACCGTTATATGATACCAGCATTTGGACTATTTATATCAGATTTTAATTTTTTGAAATACACTTTCCGGTATGTTGACCATACCTACTGATTTAAAATTTGTCAAGTGATCAATGTCATCTTGAGTCCATCCAAACCATTCTAACAGAAATTCTCGGATAGGTTCAAGTGCTTTATCAAGCATTAACTCACGTCTGGTCAGTTGACCGAATTGCGTCAAGTCCTCGTTCCACATGGCTAACTGAATATCCATAAGGTGTTTACCTACAGCATATCCGTTGAGTTTACCATTACGAAACTCTCTGTATTCGAAATTGAACTCTCCACCATATGATTCGGCTTTGAACATATCCAACTTTGCTCTGTCAGAGAAATCAGCCTGATCAAAATCTTTAGCAAAGAATTTATAAACTTCACCCATCTTAAGCCATTTCTTGGTTGGCTTATCTGCTTCCTTAGCCATGGCTACCGTCACCGAACCAACGCTGGCGACCTTTCGTAAGAATCTCACGATCTACTTCACCGGGAAGAACAGCATCAATGTTGCAGGCTGGACATAGAGCCATATCACCTACCCACTGGGTGATTTCCCCAATAAAGGAATGGCGGAGACAGTAATAGCATGAGCAAGTACCCATTGGGCCAAGCTTTTCTAAGGCTTTACGGTTGTTGATTGAAATCTGTGGAAATTCTTCAGGTGTCATGGCTAATCCTTGTGAAGGGAATAGTATAAATTGATTTGAACTAGTTGTCAATTAGTAGGAATAGAATGCTTTCTTGATGGATTCTATGTCGTCAGTTGTTAGCTGAGAGATTTCAATTTGGATAAGCTTAGGCTTTGCAGACTGCGTAGTTGCTTTGATTAACAAATTATTGAAAATACCATCTTCTTTGCTTTCAAATTGAAAATCAAACTTTGATTTAAACTGAGAAAGAAGCTGGGTTATCAAACGCTTGGCGATGAAAGCCGTGTCTTTCTGTGGAAGATGCTGAACGTCGATAGCCTTAGCATATGCAGACGGCTGACTTGGATCGCTGACAGATGCCTTCATAATAGGCGCTCTACGTTCCAAGGCTTCCGCAACAGATGTATTAAGGCTTTCGATCAGTGTAAACATTATATTCTCATCTTAATAAGAATATTTATGCTTCAAGCCATTCTTTATCGAGTCTTACGTTTGAGTCATACCAAGCGTACTCAGTAATCTTCTTAAGAAAATTGAAATCGTTGTCTGCCATCCAACGTTCTGCATCATGAAGCTCTTCTTCATGGATGGTGAGCGGATTGTTGTAGGTGCGTAGCGTGCCCATGTACTTCTTGGTGCCTTCCTTATCTACCTTAAGGCAATTCCTACTAAGCTTCAGCTTGCCTTGTCCACATGTCTTACGGAGTTCAACCTCACGCTTCTCATCGACTTCAAAGGTGTAGTGGGTTTCGAAGTATGTATTCTTCTGTGTAGTAGTGTCACCGCGAGTCATCGGATTCCACGGCACGGTCTCAAGCTTGACGCGGGAAACCTTGTAGCCAGCAATGGAAAAATTCTGAACAAGATGAATGGCATGATCCATTGCCAGATTAGCATTATCTAAATCATGCAAGGTGGTCGAGGTTGTTACTTGATGATATGTGTTCTTGTTTGTGTATAGATCAAGGATGACTGGCTTTACATTACCTATCTTCTTACAATAGTCACTCAGTGCATCTATATTGGTGACATCTTCTAATGTAAGATGAATTTCGTATGGAAACATTAACGTTTTCCTAGTGGACGTGGTACGGTTACTTCATGTAACCATAACGCTTGTTTGCGAAACCCAACCAAAGCCAATAGCTGCATCAATGGATGGGCAATGAGATTATGGACAATCCACATTCGTTTTGGAAAACGTAGTCTCTTGCCTTCAAACAATGATGGTTTAAGTGTCATAATAATGTCAATGGCTTCTAAACCAGATGCTTCAACCGGCATTCGATCCTTAGGATAAACTGTCAGAATCAAATCTTCGACCAGCGAGGCATCTACAAACAAGATATCATCTACATTATATAATGTGTCATTAATTTTGATAAATTTGTTCACACCAATCCGCCCGTCTTACCGTGAAGATCAAAGGTACGATCAATGTAGTCAATGACTTTCTGCGGATTAATGTTATGGTTGAACACGATGTTCGGACCATGCTGATCCAGATAGACAACCTTGATAATGTCTCCGTCGCCAAGATCGACCTTGACAAGGCCGCTAGACGTATTCTGTCCACACTGGTGACTCCCACACTCGTTCTGCCACTGTGAACGAACAGAGACAATCGTATGGTCAACCACAACATCATCGTCTACACGACCTGTGTCGTTAAACCAAGCACGCTGTTCAATCTCTGGTTTAGGAGCACAATGGAAATGAACGATGCTATCCATTTCTGGATGCTCACGGAAAATGATTCGCTGTGATTGTCCACCTACGGATGGCTTGAACCCATGGGCGATCACTTCATCAGCATTCTTAGAATCGACACGCACCAGACCAACCTTGTCCAGTTCATTGTAATTGGACTTGCGGATGCTGGTAAGAATCTGAGTTTCATTGACCTTAGAGGCGAAGTGCCCAGCAGTCTTACCCAAGAAAGGCTTGTACGCTCCTTGCTTAATACAATGATTAACGATGGTGCGCAGTGCGTCAGAGACATCCGGACCATTCCAGTCTACCGGATCACCATCCACGACCGTGGAACGCGTAAACTTATTCTCAACGCGTGACAGTACCATATCGGTCAGGAAGGTCAACAACTCAATGCGATTGCCGGTTTCCATGTAGCGGGTCTCTTCCGGAGCAATGATCATGTTATTGCGCGTGACCGTATCATTGGCAACCACAAGATTTAGAGAATTCTTCTTAAGCAATTCAAGACCACGCTGATACTGTTCATCCGGAATAGAATCCGAAGTGGTCTTGAAACCAATAACGAAGACATCCTTACGTTCTTTACGAATACGACCGATGATCTTATCGGCAGGAGTCAACTCCATTATCTGGTTACCCTTGTCCGTACGCAAACGGTCAGCATGCTTTCCGGATGGCACCCCACCGATACTTCCATCAAAATCCACAAGGGCTGGATTGAAGACGATCACACGTACTTCAGGATCGGCAATGAGGCGATCTACCAAATCTGAAACATCTTTATTCGTAACTATCGTGGACAAAGGATCAGCCATTTTGGTGAGATATTTCACCACATCATAATATGGACGACCATGCTCCGCTTTTAGTTGTTGAGCCGCTCTGGCAAATGCTGAATCTGACACATTATCTAATACCGACAATCTATCGTTAAAAACCTTATTCTGATTCAATCTTTCCTTGAACATGACTTCAAGTGTATTGACTGTTGCACCGAATGCTGGTGCAGAAATAGATAGGTGATTGCGAACGTGTGAAAACGTTCCACCACCGATGAGTGCAATTTTCTTAGTCATTTTGACTATCTCCTAATAAGAAAGGGCTGGATAACCCAGCCCTTTGTGTTTACGCGTTTTCGTATTCTGCTTGTAGCTCAGCCAAGCGTTCTCCGATACCGTTTTCACTGAAGTTGAGCGTTGCCCAATTCTTGTTAAAGATAACGGTAGTACCGACACCGATGACCTTCGGATTGATGTAGAAAGCACGTAGGCCACGATAGGTTGGGACGTGCGACTCGGACAGTGCGAATAGTTCAACCGTCAGCTTGTGATCGAAATCCGCATTGGTCTTGCTGGCATCGATGAAGTTGTAGAAGAAATCCATCGAATCAGCATCGGTAAGACCCTTGTAAAGCTTGGTCTTGCGACGGGAAGCAACCTTATCGGCAAAATCATTAACCAATTCTCTGGCTTCAGTAACAGTGACGCCAGCAATTTCAATGAAGCGACCATGCTCTTCAACCGAAGGAAGTAGAAGATTACCAAGGATGGTATCTGGATCAATACCGTCATCCGTGGCATCGACCGTATCCAGTAGTTCAGGCTCACCTTCAAAAGTGGCATCACCAATGTAACGGGCAAGGTCCAAAGCAATATTCCATGATTCGAACACACCATCAGGAATATTAATATCAAAATCGTTTTCAAGGACTTCAATCAGTTCAACAACATCGAGTTCATCGAACATCAAAACATCGCTCAACTGCTTGATAGTGGTCTGAAATGTCAGGGCGAATCCAGCCTTCTTGTATTCTTTATAGTCGAAAAAATGTTCAGCAAGAACGTTGTCAAAACGAGCTAGAACGTTTTCGTAATGGGCAAGTAGTTCACCCTGATCAATAGTAGTCATAAAATTTCCAGTTTGTGGGAGGTTTATATTGTACCTTGGAATTCAACGCAAATCAAGCGTCGAATTCACACAGGTAACCGAGATTAGCCTGATCGAGTGAATATACGATCATTTCATTGTTCTGTACACCACTGCGACCGCCAATAGCGAAGCATGAATCGTAACCGGCTGGGATACGCTGAATCGGGTTGCTTGGTGTGAAATGCTTACCCATGGCTACATCAGCCAAGAACATAAAGCAATTCTCTTCACGACCACCGCCACCCCAGTAACCGTAGGCATAGTTTAGTGATTTGGTGCTCTGATCGCTGAAGTACAGTCCATCACCGAACATACGACCCGTGATGTGATAACCACCAGCAGAGGTAGGGATGATCAAACCACCTTTGAGGATCGAGAGTACGTTGAATGCACGGGTACCATGCCATAGCTGCTTCTCGTTACCGACACGCTGTAGTGCGGTCTTATAGCGTGCTTCGGTATCAGGATTGGATACCTTGTAGATACGCTTAAGCTTCAGGTGTGCACACTGATGGCTACGATTCATATTATCTTTATAGAACTTGGTAATACGATCAATCGTGGCACCGTCTTCAACGATTTCAAGACTATGACCAAAGACACGAGCAACTTCCTTCTGTACACCGTTATCCACAACCGGAGCAGGCTTGTAATTGGTGATCGAGGTTTCAATCTGGTCAAGAAGAGCAGACTGGGAAGCTAGTGAGCTTACCTTACCAAAGAATTCCTTATCCCAGCCGCGCTTACGCGGAACAGCCTGCGGAATGATGCTTAGGTACTGATTAAGGAGTGAACCGTATTCATCACCATAATCTTCGGTTTCAACGAACTTGGAAAGCTTGATGAGTTCGCTACGGGCTTCGCCCACGGCACTCAGCGTGATAGGACCGAGAACTGTACGGACCACACCATCAACGATGTCGATCTTATCGCCAGTGCTCTTCATCAGTTCGTACTTGTTGATCTTAGCCAGCTTGTCCAGCAGCGCGGCCATAACAGGATTGTTGTTGCTAATATCACGCTTGGCGATTTCAGCAAGGCTTTCAGTAACCTTGGAAACACCACCCGTGGGAATGCCAGAGTCAGTACCGGTAAGAACATCAACTTGCTTATAACCCTTGCTTGCACTGGTCTTGGCTTTGAAGACCTTAAGAAAGGCAGTTTCACCATGACCCTTGTGTTCGGTAACACCATTATCGCCATTGCGGCCATAACGAGCGGTTACAGAGTCGTCATCATTCCATGTAATCTCATAGAACTTGTTATTGTTATTGCTGCCATCAACTTTGACAAGCATAGCATATTTCTTAGCCATTTGATATCCTTCAAACCGTTGGAAGCGCTATAATACAAAAAGCCCCTGCTATCTGCAAGGGCTTTTAATGTTTACGTTTCTAATATTAATTAACCGTTCAGGTAGTCTAGCCAGATTACCTTACTACGTGAATTGTATTTCTTAAGAGTTTTCTTGTTGTAATAAGTACCAAAGTGCTTACAAGTCAATGCCTTACTCATTTTTTCAACAATCTGCTTGATAGATGTTGGCGATGTTTGGAACAGTTTGGTAACCCAAAAGATTTCCGGACTTACAACCACTGGAACGTTCTGCGAAATAGCATCAGCCGTACAAATGTTAAATGTCTCCGAGAACGATAGCTGAAGACTGATATCCATCTGTGCGATGACTCTTAGGAAGTCATCATGGTTCAACCAACCATGTTCAACAAGCTCAAAATGGAACGGATCGAGATTGGCAAATAAATTACGAATGTTCTTCAATACATTGTTACCCTGCTCTACTCGGGAAGCATTGATATGAAATCTCAAACGCTTTTTAGCCTTCTTGGCAAATTCGATAGCAGCTAGAGCCTGAAGCAACTGATTCTTAAGTGGACGGATAGCTCCGAAACAGCCTACATTGATTACAGAATCATCAGAATTTAATTTCTGGTTTGGTGATTCCATAACATAGTAATTAGGAAGATAGACTATCTTATCTTCTAGGTAATGGTGACCATACTTCGATGATAGCATGTTTGCAATATCTGTGCACATACGTTCTGTATTTGGTGCGATAACTACTTTTTCATATTTGGCGTAACCAAACAACCAATCCATGGCAATACCTTCATTGGAAATGAATGGCATTTCCGAATGGATGCGAACAACCCATGTTACATTAGGGTGAAGTTTTGTCAAGACCTCAAACTTTGAAGGAACCACCCACAATGCTTCAACAACAACAATGTCTGGACGGGCTTTCGTTACTTCGCGGTCGATATCGTTATTATCATTAACTTCGACCATACTGGATTCAACGTGGTGATCCAGAAGCATATCGTTGATAAATTTTACGGAATTGTATAAACCGGATGAGAATGACCCATAAGGGGTCGAAGATGCAGCCTGCTGATAAGGCAAACCTCTCTTCTTTAAAATAAAGAGAACCTTTTTCATTTGAGAATTACCTGAGAGTTGATGGCAGATTTATTTATGTAGATGTTCTGCCGAATATGGATATTATCCTAGAGAAATATCCAATTCAATTTAAAAATGCTGTCTCAGATAAATTGATATTTTAATCGTCATCCTTACTTGGTTGAAATTCTGAATCGTTTCTTAGAGGAAAGGTTACGAAATTCGCGATGTCAGTAACCACGTGAGTTTCCATGGCCTCTTCATCCAATAGATACCATTCTACTTGTTCACGAGAAGCTAGCTCACGTAAAGGAATTCCAGTATTTTCAGAAATCTTTGAATTTAGATTGTATATGACATGTTTTACCATCAATACGTATGATTCAATCTTGTTCATGTCAGTACCTTCCGGAACCGATATGGTAGCATTATGAAACATTATGAAAGCATGTGGATACATGTATCGTTTGACACCGTAGGATTGTATGAAAGCAGCCATACTACATGCTTTTCCTACTACAACCGTGTACACAGGTCGCTTAGATGATTGCATTGCGTCAATCAACTTGATTCCGGCAAAGACATCGCCACCACCGGAATCTATTAGTAAGTAAATGGGTTTGTCGATATCGACATTTTGTAACGAGTGAAGCTTTCTAATAGCTTTATTAATTGATAATTCTGTTACAGGACCATATAAAGTTACACTATCTTGGTCGGTGATAGTGGTCTTATTTGACGTATCTGGATGGGCTGTGTGACTGCATCCGATACTAAAGGCTAATAAAACGGCTAGAACGAAACGACCGCATTTCATAAATTTATACCCCTGTTGTAAAAATTATTTATACAACAGTGAAATTCTGGTGAAAATTTATTTAGTCATCAAAATCACATTTGTGAATTTATACGCAACCGTCCAGTATGGCCTTGATCTTACCAATCAAAATATTAGCAATGTATGACTTTAGCTTCTCAGGAATGGTCGTGGACTTTGCTAGACGACGATGAATCTCTTCACGATAAACGATGGCTACAGAAGCACGAGCCTGAGAATTCCAGATAGTGCCAATCCCATTGATAGCTATTTGATTACTCTGTATGAACTTGCTTACAGTGCTCAAGGTATTGGGATTGTTGATTTCATTAAGACGGTCAGCGAGCACTTGTGCGGCAATCGAATCACCAAAGGTGAAAGGATCAAGGTTCATAGATTTCTCCTTACTTACGTTTAATACAGACCGGTTCGTATACTGAATACGCTTCACTCTGTCCGATATACTCACGAAACTTACCTGATGTGCGATACACAGCATGCGGTGGATACTGAACTAGCTGTTCTTGTGTTTGTATACATGGGTGACGATAGTTATACGAACCATACCACATTACACAATTAATAACGATAAACACTAATAACATTAACAAAAATATAACTACTTCACCCCAAAAACCTAAAACTGCATCGTATATTGCTCTAAACGATCCAATTAAAGTAATCACTAAGATCGCTTCAATTATAATAAATCCAGTCCAACCTAAAAATTCTAACATAGCTATTACCTGTAAAATACACAATCATGATACAGGATAATAACACCGAAATCAATGATGAGATACAAAAGAAAAAGCTCACCGAAGTGAGCTTTTGTATGGCAGGGAATGGTGGGATCGAACCACCGCATGAAGCTTCAAAGGCTCCTGTTCTACCACTAAACTAATTCCCTATATCTGGTGCCCTAGGTTGGAATCGAACCAACGACCTATTCATTACCAATGAATTATTACTACCACTGAACTACAAGGGCATTACTTAATTTGGCAGCGAATGATGGAATCGAACCACCGCCTAGACTTTCAGAGAGTCCCATACTAGCCGTTATACGAATTCGCCGTAAATTTTAAACTGGTACATCGTGAGGGATTCGAACCCCCGACCTTCGCCGTGTAAAAGCACTGCTCTACCACTGAGCTAACGATGCATATAAATCTATTTAGTTATTTTGTAACGACGCGTGGTATTTTTCAATAATACGCATTGATATTGCATCAGGATGATCTTCAGCATGGTCTACGCCGTCTATGATCACTGGTTCATGCTGTCTTTCCCATAACTTGAAGTGATTACGAATAAACCTTCCAACGTCATGGTGTAACATAGGCAAGTCTTTCTTATCGAAAGCTTTGATCCATTCTCTATCTTCTTCACTGATAAGCGGTGCAAGCTGCTCAACTATCTGTTCTTCTGTCAACAACATAAAAGTCCTAAATTGGAGCCCTTGGCTGGGATTCGAACCCAACGACCTCGATCTTAGCATGATATGAAGTGGATGCGGTACATATTCTTAACAGAATATAGCCTTTCGGCGTTCTACGCGCTCTTACCAACTGAGCTACAAGGGCATAAATTGTGAAACTATAATAACACTACAAGTTTAATTGTCAAGCTTATTTATAAACGGTAGTTAAATCTAGTGAAGCAAAGGTGACTGATAGGGTGTGCTCTATCTGATTTTGCATTGAAACGATTTCACTTCTTACCTGATCGAGCTTGGCATTGACTACTTCCACGTTCTGAATAGCACCCTGAATCAAACGTCTGCGCTCATACAAGGCTTCCTCGATCAGGACATCGCTACCCTTAGATGTTTCATTGACTGAAGCTAAGGCAATCAGATGAAGAACCAGAACATTGGTCTTGGTCTTTTTCTTACACTCTTCGATATCTGGAAGAAGACCCTTAAGCCTAACCTTCATTTCTTCGATTCGTGATAAGTAAACTTCTTTGGTATCTGTCTTCTTAAACTTGTCCAGAAAACTCTTATGGCGATTCTGAGCTACATCGATGGCTTCGGATAGAATGGTAGTACAATTCAGCTTATAAAATTCGTTGATACGACTAGAAGCTAGTTGAATCGTCTTGCGTTGCTCAGCAAGCTGATCATCACCCCATGTAGTTACCGTGACCAAATCTAGAAGAGCAAGACGACGAACCAATGAACGAAGATTTATTTCTTCTGTGGTGAATACATCTTTATAATTAGATTTAATATATTCGATAGCTTTGTCCACCAAAGCATTGGCAGGGTTACTACCGAATACCTGTTTGATGGTCGGCTTTTGTTCTACAACAGGGGCAACAACAGGTTGAGCCTTTACTTCAGCGGTAATTGGCTTACTGCCGAATAGGGATAGCCTTTTGATGGGCTGTTCAGTTTGCTTTTTTGTAAAGTCCACCATGTTTCGCCTCTAGAAAAAATTGTGGCAGCTAACTTTAGCTGCCACAACAGTATACAACTATTTACACTATAATCAAGCTTAGAAGCCGTAATCCTGAGAACCGATTTCCGACAGCGACTTGACACCGGCAGAGTCTTCACGAGTAAAGGTGAAGGCACCATTCTCATCACGCTCAAGGGTGGCAAGATGGATAGCGGTTTCATCAGTGTAAGCACCAGTACCCCAAACGAACTCGCCAAGTAGCTCACCCGAATCAAGATCGCGGATGTTGACACCGCCGCTCTTAACCATGCCGAACGACTGGTGGCGCTGTGCGGCCTTGTCGATGGTCAGGATGAATGGAACATACTTCGCACGTGGGTCAAGCTTGTCAATGGTAACCACGATGACTTCACGACCCGTACCATCTTCACCAAGAGCATCGCCCGTGGTGTTCTCAAGAGCACCATCAGCAGTAATCGGATTAGCATGGAAGCATGTATGCTCCTGTGTGATTACCTGTGGTACAACCTGACCGGTCTTGTCTGCGCGATATTCGCAAACGAATGCCGAAAGGTCTACGTCAAACTTGACGTTGGTCTTTGGGGTAACCCAAATTGCTTCGACTTCAAGACGCTTCAATGCCGGAGCAACCTTTTCAAGGCTAAGGGGTTCTTTCTTTTCTAGTGTAAGTGCCATGTTTATTTCCTTCGTGATATTATCAATTAATTCTTGGTGACCCAAGCAACGAACTCTTCGTTGATGACGCCATCATACAATGCTTCATCAGACATATTCAAGTCGTTAAACTGTAGGAAGCCAACGTTCGGATATGCATCCGCCATCTTCTTAATGAAGCTGAAGCGTTCCGTACCGATACCAATCATTAGCCAGTAAATCGGCTTGCCCTGTGAATCGATAAGAACCTGTTCGGCACGGCTGTTATCAGAATCATCATTCTCACCATCAGTAATGAACAGAACCAGTGCTGGTACTTCAGCGGCAGGCTGTACTTCGGCTGTCTTCTTGCCGAATAGTTTACCAATGAAACCTGTCTTCTTGCTTTCATTCGCACTCGATTCCGGAAAATAGAATTCGAAGAACGAGCGAAGGCACGGGCTGTACTTGGTGCCACCACCGACAAGACCCGGACGGACAATGTACTTGTCAACATACGATTCAAAATTGTCTGGCGTAGCAACTGGAAGTTCCTTGACACTAGTACCGAAGGCACGCATGTCCATTTCACCGTTATCATCAAACGCCATGGCTAGTGCCAGCGTACGGAAGACAACATTGGCGACAGAACCGTTACGATATAAATCGGTCATCGACCCACTGATGTCCAGTGCTTCACCGACTCGCACGATAGGTGCTACAAGCACGTCATGCTTCTCAAGAGAAAGCTTAACCTTCTCTACATTCTTTTCAAGACTCAAATTACCCATGATGTTATCCTTAATTAGTTTTTGGAAAATGCTTCGATTGTTTTCTGTTCAAGAGCCTTCAGTTCACCGAATGCAGCTTGGCGACGCTGACGACCTTCTTCCTGAATTCGCTTAACCTCAGCGATTGAATTGATCATGGTTTCATGATCCTTACGTACGGTTTCGATATCGATAAATTCATCCTGCGACATCTTGGCAGCATTGATCGCATTCTGTGCGCTCAGTTCACCAGCAGCAATTACTGCTTGGTTGGTGATTTCCTTAGACTTCTTGATAAGGTTGAGCTTACCCTCAGTCTGCTTCGCCTGAAGATACTTGATGAAAAAGATCGTATAGGTAGGAATGATGTTCTGTGTAATGTTATCCAATTGCTGAATAACAAAAGAACTGGTGGCCTTCATACCTTCAATGCTCGGATCAGCCTGCATCGACAGTACCTTAAGCGACTGTGTTTGATTACGATTCATCGTAGCCTTATCCAGACGACTTCTAGCATCAGCGAGCGATTTGCTTTCTTCGAAAGTCAGATTGGTTGTATCAGTACCATAGGCTGCAATTTCTGCTTCAATGGTTACGATAGCTTCTTCATACTGCTCAAGATTAGAAATCAAACGCTTGCAGAGTTCATAATTGGCCTTGGAAAGCTCGCCGATCTGAGCAATGTTCTTAACCTCTTCCTGACGGGCAACATCATACTTGCGAACAAGCTGATTGACCTTATCCTGTGCCGTCTGAAAACGAGCTAGAGCATTGTCCTTGATACGAAGAACCTTGCTGATAGCTTGCTGTAGCGGACCTTTCTTAAAGTTTTCCGCAGACATTTCGCGGGAAGCATTAAGTAGTTCATTGATCTTGTCACCAAGAGCACCCGTATCAGTAGCCTTCTGAAGCTCAAGCATATGATTGGTGATGGTAGACAGAGCATTACCAGTATCCTTACCAATGTTGGAGAGCATTTCATCAGTAACGATTTTAGCGGGTAGAGTTACGGTTGTCATAGTGTTTTTATTCTCTTAAAAAGAAGGAGAGGGTTATCCTCTCCTTCATGGTTTATTAGGTCGTCTCAGGATGCTGCTCTGCGTATTGTACCAGAGTTGATTCATCCGTACCAGCGGCAGCTTCATTCTTGTTGAGAATGTGCGAGTGGATGACCGCAATCACGATGATGACCAAGCTAACCATACCAGTGAAGACTTCAGGAACGTGGTGGTTAACCTTGACGAACATGATGATGGCAAGGCAGGCAATCGCATACAGTGCGCCGTGCTCAAGGAATCGGAATTCAGCCATGGTGTCCTTCTCAACCAGATGAATGGTGATCGAACGTACCCAATATGCACCGACACCGAGACCAATCATCACTTGGAAGATATCCGTGGTGATTGCGAAGGCACCTACAACACCGTCAAACGACATGCTAGCGTCAAGGATTTCAAGGTATAGCAGAGTTGCGATAGCAGCCTTGAAGGTCAGTGCAGCGCCGGGAGCGGCTTCTGGATGATGCTCTTCAAGATAGTTCTTAACCCAATCGACCAGCATGTGGAGACCGACACCGAGAATACCGGCAAGCATGAAGGTATGCTGACGATCCGGAGCAACTTCGAAGCTGGTAAGCGAGACTACTGCAAGGGCAACGATGACCTTCAGTTCGGCAAGCTTGGTCAACGGAGCTTCAAGCCAACCCAACCAATGATTTTCCTTCTCACGATTGAGGAAGAAGTTCAGCACCACCATCAGAAGGAATGCACCACCGAAAGCAGACACATAATCGTTGGATTCAGTGAGAATGACCGAGTACTGAGAAGGGTTGGTAACCGCCAAGGTGAAGGCAGCAATTGGTGAAATGGAACCCACTGCGGAGACGATCAGGACTGGGAAGGCCAATCGCATACCGACAACGGCGATCAGAATACCCCAAAAGAGGAACCACTTACGATGCTGGTCAGAAAGCTTCTTCAGAACCGTAGCGTTTAGTACTGCGTTATCGAATGAAACCGATACTTCCAGAATGGAAAGTAGGGCAACTGTGAACATACCGGAGAGTGCGGCGGTGAAGGCGATGGTAAAAGTGTTACCACCAGAATGAACGTAACCGAGAATGCCACCGGCTATGATGCCAAGAAGAGTAGCAATACTCGACTTGAGGTAATAATGACGAAATGTTTCCACGTTGAATATCCTTTGTTGTGTATGGCTCGTTGCCATGAGGGGAAGTGTATAGATGCAACCCATTTCAAGCAAGTATATAATTTGGAATGTTCAGGATTGGTTCAGGTAGTTTAGAAATGAAAAAGCCACGGATTCCGTGGCTTTAAAGGTTATTGAACTCTTCTTGGAGTTGCTGTAATTCAAGTTCCGAATCAGCAAGGTTTCTGCGGCTTTGATCGAACCATCGATTAGGTTGGACCTTTTCAAGAACCCCATGATGATGGGAAATTTGTTTGGTCAATCTAGTGATCTTTTCGGCCAGTTCTTCTTTTCTGGTTTGTGTGTTTTCAGTATTCATACAAATACTGTATAGGGTTATAAGATGAAAGTCAAGTTCTCTTGAACATCAGAACGGACTTACCATTCACCGACTTAGACATGCTGACCATTCCAAGATCATCAAAGGAGCAAGTCCAGAGTGTATCCTTACTCTGTCGATTGCCTACGTCATGCTGCTGATAGGTAAAGTTGCCACGATCATCCAGTTTGGATTGAACCCATTGACGATCCTTGTCGTCACGATACTTTCCACCTTGGCGAGCCATATCCATAAGGTAATCGAATACTTTTTCTTTCATTTCGTGACCAAAGTTTTCTGTAATGATTTCTTGAATTTTCATGTCGTTTCCGGATGTTTTAATGGGTTGATGTGAGTAATAAATTCTTTACTATTGAGATTGTTGGTAATCCATGCAATATCATCGATTGGGATTTCGAACGTCTTCACTTCACCACGTTTCTTTTGGACTTCATTGTCGTGAATACGTCCTTCACGATCCCGCATCAATTGCTTTCGAAGATCATCACCATCCGTGATCATATTATTATCTTTGTCATAGATGTAATAATAGTCAGGATACTCTTGCGATTTCTTGTACTTATAGCGACCAAACGTTGTGAAGCCAGTTCGTTCATACCGAGCTACCGCTTTCTCAATATCTTCAACCTTAGGAATGTTGTACAAGTTGCGGGAGCCTTGACCAGCAAAGTCCTTAGCCACACGCTCATCGAAGGTCCATGAGAACAAGGTACGATCCATGTTCAACTTATCTTCGGAGTAATTTCTTTGTCCGCGATGAAGAGTAATGGTATCACCGAAAATTTGGTGTAGAAGAGCCTTTACAGGAGCGAAAGCTTTAACAATTTCATCATAGCAGAAACCAGACTTACCTTTGAATGCTGCCTCTAGCTTGCCTCTATCCCAATTGGCAGTTTCCCATTCGGAAATAAAACTCTGACAATCGTGGTCTAGACTGTTGAAAGCGCGCTTGGATGCTGCCACAACCTGTGCGAATTCCTTACCCTGATGGATACGTTCAAGTAGAATTGGGCTTTCCGTAATAATGTCTTGTATTTTCATATATTCTATTTATTTTGAAGATATGAAAAAGCACCCGAAGGTGCTTTAATCTATTTTTAATTCTGTTTTTATTCTTTCATTATTAAGAAGAATAAAGGTGTAGATATCATCACCAACTTCCGTATCACCAAAGGTCCATTGTATTCCCTTACCGAAGGTGTGGTCAGGAATCATCAGAAGAAGCTTCCTGATCTGCTCATCAGTAAATGGACCAGCAAATGCTTCAGCTAAACAATCATGTGGTCGATAGAAATCAGACTCATCCATCGTTTCCATAAAGGCCAAGCGAACTTTCTCATTAATCATTATTAAATTCTCTTTCAAGAGTTAAAACCAAATCGGTTAGGTTACAAGCATAGAATCCACTGGAATTCAAAGTGTTAATTTCAACTACCTTCAATCCTTGGTCGGTATCAGCCACATCGATGACAAACGCATCATGTGGTGCCCACCCTTTGTTCTCTACACTCAACGTGATATCTGTTACTCGATTCTTGGTACGTAAAATCTGATTCACATAATTATGGAACCGCTGATCAACGTCCGAAGAATATATTACATTATCACCACGTTTGTAGAGTGATGCAGAAACGATCTTCTGATTGACAATCCAGAATCGGTACTCGGCATAAATTTGCTTTAGTGGACAGACCTGAACCAGAGTGTCCTTGGTAAGCGAATTACCATAGTCTTCCTCTAGATCACAAACTTTGTGTTGCCAGTCCTTGAAGTATAGACGGTCAAAGACGTTTCCAGCAAATACCTTACTGTCTTCGATAGGACGGATGAAGCGTTCACCCTCAAAGTCAACGTCCTTAAACTTACAAACAATGGCATCAGCATTGAGCATGTGGTCACCCCAGTGCTCAAGTTGGACCTGAAAGTTGAAAGGCTCAAGGTCAAAGACACCGGGATTCCAGCCAGCTTTCTTGGCAGCATGACGGAGGGAGTAGGAACCCATACAGATCACATTCTTATGATCGATGGTAGGCTCAGGGACAAGCTCACCTACGAAGGGGACAACCTTGTGGATAGAGTATGGAATGGAGAACCGCTCTAGCGTCTCAAGAAGAGTGGCGTAGGCAGCTTCATTGAAGAGATTATTTTGGAGAATCCAATGCATGGTATTCTTTTTAGTGAGTGAGGATACGAAAAAAGCACCCTGAGGGTGCTTTTATGTCTGGTGGAACGAGTGAGAGTCGAACTCACATCAAGCTGATTAAGAGTCAGCGACTTTACCAGTTAAGCTACCGTTCCGTAAAATGGTGGGACTAGAGAATTTCGAAATCTCAACCTCGTGGTTAAAAGCCACTTGCTCTGCCTTTGAGCTATAATCCCGTATTTAATCGTCGATGTCAATACCATCAAAAAGTGAAGCTATGGCATCGATTGCTGTGAATACCGTATCGAATAAATCACTCATAACACCAAGTGTCTTATTCCAAATCATTTTAATATTCATATTATTCCTAAAGTACTTTGGGGTGCCAGACGGGGTACGATCCCGCAAAATACGCATTCACAGTGCGTCATGTCTACCAATTCCATCACCGACACCCCAAAGTACTCTACATACTTTGGTCTTACTAAATCTGGCTCTTCAGGTGAGAGTCGAACTCACGATCCCCGGATTATCTTTGATCTACTAGACTTGCACTAGCCTTGGACGCTTTTACGTCTTGATCCACAGTCCGATGCATTAGGCCACTATGCTACTGAAGAACATTAAACTTTAATTTCTATTTTTACCAGCAAACGTTTCTGTCTGTGAATGACAATTAGGACATATCAATCTGAGATTGTCAATCCTATTATCATCATTTGTACCATTGATATGATCTAACTGCAAACTTAGAGGATCACCCATCCATTCGCTTATCCTACATCGGTCACAACAACTTACCTGTATATCATTTTCAATTCTATATTTTATATATCTTTTCTTTAGTGTTTGTTTAGACACTTCAGATTTTTCAACAAATATATTTTCTAATGAATATCGTATTCCGGCATTATGATATCTACCACCATCATTAAAATGTGAAATATCTAAATTGTTAGATTCTATATAATTTCTGATCTTAGTATAATAACTGGCATGCATGGATTTATCATCATGTGCTATGCCCATTCTTACACCAATATCTTTATAAGATACACATGTACTAATAATACTATCTATTATAGAAAAATCTTTATCTCTAGAGAAATGGGATGACTCTATATTATTATCTTTAATAATTCGATCTAGTTTAGCGTTCTGATTTCCATTCTTACTAGAAATCCCAAAATAAAGTAAGACTTGCCTTTTGGATTTATTTTCTGATACAACTCTTTTCAGTGTTTCTAAATCTACATCTTCTATTTTCATTAGCTGATAAATTCACGGTTACCCATGTATTTATACCTATCAGCTAACTATGAATGGCGGACAGTGTGGGAATCGGACCCACCTAACCGGGTTTAACAGACCCGTGCAATCACCAGAGCGCTAACTGTCCAAAACTGGTCCACTTCTCGCTGTGGTGCGCTCAGTTTAGTTTTCACCTAATATCTTAGTAACTAAGAAAATGACATTGGGTCCAGACCTCTAGGATTTGGCACTACAGAAGATCATTTGCATGAAATAGTAGCGAGTACAAATGGTGGGCAAGATAGGATTCGAACCTACAATTGTTGAGTTTGCAGTATTTTAGCTTTTCAGCTAAATCCCCGATTCCATACGGGGTACCTTGCCCATTTTAAAACTGGCAGTGATGACGGGTAACGATCCCGCTTCTTCGGTTAGACAGACCGACATAATACCTTTATACGACACCACTGTAAAACTGGCGGAACGTACGGGGATCGAACCCGTCTCAGCACATAGACAGTGTGCCAGCCTCACCAGATGCTTCACGCTCCATAAAACTTGTTTGGTGCTATGTATGTACACTACCTAGCGCTCATGATGGTGGGAATCAAACCCACGCTGCCCAGCCATGTGGAGTACTATCATTATACTATCATCACTCGCTTTTACCAAACAAAAACTGGTGGTTCCGGCAGGATTCGAACCTGCGACATATCGATTATCGGTCGATTGCTCTACCAACTGAGCTACAGAACCATTTACCCTTGTACTGCTATCGGATTACCGCATTCGTCTCTGATTACGGTCAATCCTAGCAAGTACTCATCCTTAATCACGGTCTCGACGAAAAACATTGTCGATAAGCCTGTATATTTCCAGTCGTTAATATCTTCGGCTGAAATTTTTACCTTCTTACCTTTGTGGTAGAAGTCTACATTCTTGAGAGCGTGGCTGTTTATTTCATCCATCCTAGCTCTTAGCTTTAGAACCTCTTCCACATCAACTCTTACGCGAGCCATGATTTACTGACCCAAACGCTTAGCAGCGCGTCGTGCTCTCTTCGCAGCTTTCTTAATAACCGAAAGCGCGGCCTTAGTACGATTGCTACCAACATTGTAAGTCTGACCATGCGGAACAACTACACGTCCAAGCTTACGATAAAACTGACCCAATGAATTACGCTTTAGAGTCTGCTTTACGTTTGTTTCAACAACAACTTCTGGTGTTACTTCTTCTGTTACAATCTGTGGTGCATCATTCATTATACTGTTTCCGTTATGATGACATAATATCTTTCTTAAAGGATCATGTCAACATATTAAAACTTTCTTCCTTTACGCCAGCCTTCGGGAATAATAGAATCTTTCTTGACCTTTCTATTATTGATACCGTCAGTAATCCACATCGTACCATAGCTTGGATTATCAACACCATTTACTTTTCCGACTTTTGATAATCTCATTTTTTCTTTGGTAGAATCCTTGTGAGTCTTACCGGTCATACGTGGATTGTGGTAGTCGCCATTATTAATAACTGCGGCCATCCTCAACCCATTATTCTTAAAAATTTCCTTAGTACGTGGATCGTTCTTGATCTTTTCACTAAGAATTTCATGCATCATCACAAAGTGTTCAACTGACCATACCTTGTGAGTTTTATCTATAATTCTATTCCCACCCCAACCACCCGGAGCAAGATTGTAACAAAGAGGGTTCTTAATTTCATCCTCCGTTATTAACTCTCGTTCTTTAGTATACATGTCGGCTGAATTGTCAAATACAAAAAGAATTTCTTTCTTGAAAGAATCAAATCCATATTTTTCAATCGCACGTCGGAGCAATTTTCCTGATCCGATATATCCATCATCCAAATTTTTAGTCTGATGCATACCCAAATAATACTTACCATTTTTCAAGTTGGTAGTCTTATAAATCGTATAGTACATGAAGTGTCTTACTCTGTATTCTTCATGTATTTATGGTTCGAATTCTTATTCGAACCGAATGTGTAAGCGGTAGGATTCGAACCTACAGTTTCCGCTAGGAGGCAGATTTACAGTCTGCTGGCATAACCACTCGCCCACGCTTACATAACTCTTAAATTACACCTTATCTGGATATTGGGCATCAATGACATCAATTGCGTGATGTGGACTGGTACCGCGTTCCAACATGTGTACTTTATTAAAACCATTTTCCAACTTGACTAGACTTTCTTCTTCTGAAACTGCACCATGATATTTACGGAATGCATGTTTATTCATTAGCTTACCAGTCGCAGGATCGATAGAACCCCACTTCGTCCAATCAGTTGCCTGACGGTCGTCAATCGGTTCAACATAATAGACACGACCTGTACGCTGAGAAGTGACCACAAAGCGGCCTGTATCATCTGTATTCGTAAGGAAGTTTTTATTGAAATTCGTGTCCATTATCTTGCTCTCTTTTTATTTGGTGGAAAGGGTCGGGATCGAACCGACATCTACGGCTTTTCAGACCGCCACATGAACCATCACTGTCACCTTTCCGTATTTTTTGACAAACTTGTTTTCGACATTCTACACGTTTTAAACTAGCTTGTCAACACTTGTAATTTGGTGGGCCGACTAGGAATCGAACCTAGCTGGTCAATGACAGAAGTTTTACAGACTCCCCCCGAACCATACGGGACTACCGACCCAAATTTGTTGCAATAAAAAAGCCCGCTTTCTTGGCGGGCTTCTTTTCTTTGTTTCCTTGGAGTTAACTTATATACAAGTCTTGTCCATTTCCACAGTCAAAGAAGCACCGCGACTAAATTTATAGTCGATATTATGATCATAGTTGTGAATATTAAAAATGTTCATGATATTTCGGTTCGTTCTTCGGGTTGATTAGTGGGTGTACTTTAACATGAAAAGACTTCCTGTCAAGTACCTTGTAAATCTATTTAGTGTAGTCGCAGAAAAATTGTTATTTTTACAGTAGAGGTAGATGACCGGTTAACGGTTTAAGCTCATCATCCCAAGCTGGTCCTATGGCTAGAGCCGTCTTAGTTGGAACACCATGGAATTCGGTAGCACCACTATCCGTGATCAAACAGTTAGGAAGCGATGCTTGCACCGCTGCAAAATGTAAATCGACCAACTCTTGTTCAGAGTTCACGTACACACAGATTTTGGTAAATGAATTCTCGATCCAGTCGAACATAGCAGAAGTGCTCATGAAATTCAAGCACCTTGCGACACCATATTCTTCTGACTTCGGTACTACATGGATGCATCTGCTCATCTTATTAAGAAGAGCACCCATACTGGCATGCGATCCTTGAGCAACTTCCTTACCTCTACGCATCTTTAAATCTTTACGTATAACGATGATCTGCTTTGATCTTCGGACTATTTCTTCCGACATGATAAATTCCTCGATTATGATAGAGGTGTGAATGGGATACCGTCTTTCTCTGACTTCGCCAGTTCAGACAAAAATTCAGCAAACGTATCCTTAGACATTTTAACCTCTAGGGTATATCTTGTGCCTGTGGCGTCAGTGAAAGCAGAACTATGTAGGTATGATGTGCCTCTGCGTTCAAGGACATACTTGGTCAATCCTTGCACATCAACATCAGCGAAATACTCGTCCGCCAATGCTTGGAATTTTCTATAAAATTCGGCAAATGGACCGGCAGGAAGCTGACCAATGTTTAACTTACTGAAATCTAATGTAGTGTTCATACTCGTTCCTTAAGAAGGATACCCTTCCATTTAGCATTCTTTTCGATCATTGCTAATTGCAATCTAGCAATAATTTCCTCTGGTGTCAAATCACGGTTAACCTGTGATACAGCATCGATAGCACAGTTGATGACATCAGCACACTCACGGAACTCTTCTCCATCCGGTTGAGTCTTGGATGGAAGCTTACCGCGCTTGATCTGAACGGCTCTGGATAGCTCACCAGCCTCTTCACCAAGCTTGGCGAGGACATCCGATGGTGTCCACTGTACAGGATCAGCCAAGCGTCCAATGTTTACGATATCGATCAATGTACCACCAATACGTGACATTGCAGTTTTATTAAAAGCATCAGTTACAGCTTCAAACCATTTATTCATATTCTTCTCTTAGTTCCGAAACGATTTCCAGAAGACGATCCTTCCAGAAGAAATTCTTCATGTTAATTACTGGTACATTATTCTCCGAAGCTATTGAAATAGCCTGACCAGTACCACCAGTCTTTTGGGAACGGGTTTTATGACTCTCTGCACCATCCGGTGTCCAGCATAACACAAACTTAGCAGGACTGTCGAGGTTTGGTCCAAGTACTTGATGTACGTTTCTGGACATAAGTCGTTTTACAGGATCGCGTAGAGTCTTCCATGTAGGATGATACTGGGATGCAATTTCATATGCAAGCGGAAGAGATTCATAAAGATTAGAAGTGCTTCCACCAAATCCTTTCCACGGAATATAAATTTCCATATTTCCATTCGTTATGCCCTGTTCAAATGCAGTATCCGCACCCGGAGCATGACCTGATCGCAAGATTAACAAATCTTGTAGTTGTCTGGCAATCTTGGTCATCATTCCCATGACATCGGATGGAGTTTCACGCGATCCGATCCCACTGTATGCATCCATTAAAGTTTCCTATAATTTAACATGTGGTCACGATAGATGACCATTTCCTTAATTGACATTTTAATGTCGTCCAGAGCACGATGACTAGCATCCTTTTCTTTCAAACGTTCAGCTAGAAAGAATGCTTCAGGAACGATGTTACGTGCGACTTCTTTAAAAGAACTGACATCGATCTTTCTGTAATGAAGCATCTTGGTAAGAAGGGGCATTTGTGCAGCAATGAAATTTTTATCAAAACCTACATTGTTTCCACAAATGGGAACTGTACCCGGTACGATATCAAACGATGCAAGATAGTTCGTGACCACTAGATCAGCAGCACTTAAGTTGCAGACGGCTCTACTTACATCTTCAAGCAGCCCGTTTTTGGTGTGCATGTCTAATACGAATGCATTCATCTTCGATTTAATATCATCCATGATGTGGTAGATTGGAATTTGTAGTCCTTCATCCAAAATATTGAAATCAAGGTCGGTAATGTGAAGCCCAATCTCTAAAATATCATGATCGATACAACCACGCATTCCATCATCTTGATCTAAACCGGTGGTTTCAAGATCAATCCAAATTAACTTATCATATAACATATTATTCTACCAAAAAATCCTGAAGACCGTTACGAGATACTATTGAATTTCCAAAGCCATCTGTGTAATAGACTGCATTATCGTATGGCTGAACCCATTCAACATCGTGTGGGGATGGCTTGCCATCTGGTCCAAGATTTACAAACACGATCTTATCGACGCGGAGAATAATCTCTGTAGTCCGTTTGTTTCGCAACGTACAAGCCACAGTGATCGACGTGGTACCAACCGCGACCGTATCCATTCCAATTTCTACAATGTCACCTAGACGCGCTGGTGCCTTGAAATCGATTTTGGACATTGCCTTAGTTACGAGGTGAGTTGGAAATTTTAATTGGCAAAGAGAATAGATAGCTGCCTCTTCGTCAATCCATTCCAATGCTCGACCACCGAACAAGGTTCCTGCTGGATTTAGGTCGCAGTGCTTGACCAACTTTCTTGTTCTAAATTTCATGTTCCTAAACCTTTGCGTTTAAATTCTTGTTTAACCTTAAGCTTCTCGGCTTTTGTCAGAGTTCTTCCAATGACATAATAGTAAGCCGATAGCTGGCCTTGGTTATATTCATCCAATCCCGAGAATTCATCATCAGGATTGACATCCGATTCTAAATCGATAATAGCATTTACAATTAATTCTTCAGAGAGCATAGCCAATCTTCTAGTCTAAAGTTATCTTCTCTTACGAAGGTCCAACCAGCTTCTTGAGCCGCCTGAATATCATTTGAGTTCCCAAAATGGGCTGGATCATTGCCAATCAAGACATATTCATCAGCAACTATAGCATCTTTTAAATATCGTAGGAAGTCTGCCTTGGACATGTGATGATAGAACTGCCCTACGAAAGAAACCATACGGTTCCAATCAGGAACGCTTCTTACGAAGTGTGACCAGTTACCACAAATACCAACAACGTGACCGGCATCATAAAGTGCCTTCACGTTGCTGACATCGACAGGTCCATTTGATATGGTTAGAGTTTCATCCACATCAAATGCAAATACTTTCTTACTCAATGAAATCTACCTTTCAACTGGAAATTTCCAGAATACTGCGGCACGATCTTCAATGGTTCACCACATGCACAAGTCTGCGCATCGGCATCTGAAAATTTTACTAGACGATCTTCGTCTTTTTCACACTTTTCACAGTGGTACGTATGTAGCGGCATTATTTTGTTCCTTTATTATTTTTAAGTGGATATTTCTTAGCTAGGAAATCTGGAAGTTCTTCAAGGGTGTCTACCTGAGCAATTCCATAACGGTCACAAATGATGTCAACGTTACCTTTACGGAAGTAACCCTTAGGGCAAATCACTACGGCCTTTTCTGGAAACTTACCAGCAGCAATACCCAACTCGGCCAAGGTGATTGGTGATTGGGTCTCTTTGTCGAAATAGTACATGACTATTGAACTATTTTCAATGTTGCTTAATTCCCACGTAACCTGTTCATTGAACTGCTTATTTTCAATTTCCTGCTTCCATGATGAATCCCAATCTTTACGACGTGGGTTCACGATATAGATGTTAGAAAATTTTTCGATCAGGTCTTCCGTGATCTTGGTTTGCCAGTCAATGGCTTTACCCATTTCAATAGAGCCAGCGAGGAAGATGCTTAATCCACCTGATGGTACTCTTACCTTTTCAGGAGCTTCATAAGCTCTCTTAATCTGCTTTCCTTCTACAAGGAATATGTCATTCAAATTGCTCATTTCAATCCTTAAATTGTCAATATGTTAAATGGTGGTGCAACACCAGCCGAATGTTCTGTGGAAGCTTCCAATGCTAGGGTAATTCTCTTGGCCGGAGTTATTGTTTTGTCTAGCTTACCGGTCGTGTGGAGCGACCCTAGAGCAATGTCACCACCGCAACCCAAAGCATCATAATCGATTGCTGGAATGCCCACTTGGAAATCTTCATCGATATTATAAAGATTACCACGATATCCTAATAAGAATTGTCCACCTGAATATTCAAGACCTTCGCCTTTCTTCAGGAAGCCATTAACTTCATAACATTCTATCAATGATGGAACGAAATGGGCTACCAAGTATTCCATATCGCTCAATCCTTCTATTCTATCTGGTAGGATGAATGAGTATCGTAAAATTTGTCCCATTCTAAATGAGTTAGTAAATCCGAATAGCATTTCACCATTCTTGAACACTTTCTCATCTAATCTAACCGTTTTCTGCATAAGTGTATTGGAACCAAGGGAATCTGCTCCAATGGAAACCTTACCGTTATGCTTCAAACCTACTACACATGTCATATTATATCCCAATGTTTTGTATAACTTTTAACTTTCATAAGAGGAATATACGGACTATAAACTAAGCCTACGTCTGCCTTCATTTTACTCGTATCCTCTACAATAATCCCAAAATTTAGCGCTCGTGCATGTGCCGCATATAACTCGACAGTCTGACGATGTTCCTCATTCTTCATGTTCCAATCGAGAAATATGAGAATATATTCCCTAAGGCCAATCAGTTTATTGGCAAAACCTTGTACTCTATTATGATGAACTACATTAATATTTTTTAAATGTCGATATGATCTGGTTATATTTTCAGTCACAGACTTCGTTATAGATATAACATAAAAATCTACATTTGGGTTTTCAGCTACCATTTGCATTAAGTAACTGGTACTACCACAAGCCCGTTTAGGCTTCTCTAGATAAACTACATCAGTAATCATTTTCAATCTGCCTATCTTTCATGTAGTCTAGAATTTCATCTAGATGAAATGCTCTACCAGCATATGATCCCGTGATCCATTCGCTATCCACGCCCACATCTACGGACTTACCATAAGGAGCTAGGTGACCGTGAACATGGCCGAACAGTTGGATCGATCCTCTATTGGAACCACTCCACGAACGCATTGGGTAATGTGATAGAACAAGACGCGTCTTATCAAAACGTAATTCTCTATAATGTTGAATTGACATAAAGAGTTTTTCGTTTAGTAACTCATTCCTATGATTGAATAGATTGTGACAATGGTTACCTAGGATTAGGTTCTGTTGACCTTTGAGGCGTCTTAGGACAGACTTTGTTTGTTCAATGTCACCGAAGCTGAAATCACCTAGATTCCAGACAACATCCTTTTCGCCCACATTGGCGTTGTTCCACTCAATGAAAGCCTCGTTCATATCTTCTACGTTTTCGTAGGGTCTATCGGTGAACTTAAGGATATTCTTATGGAAGTAATGTTGATCGGAGGAAAACCAGTAATTTTGCATTTCAATTCTTTATCTTAACATCGCGAGTTTATCATAGAAAAGTCTTGGGTACAACTTTCAAAACCCTTGACTTCAAAACTATTAAAATCTATGATTCCAAAATAAATATTTGAACAAACGGAGTTATGGATGAAAATTCAGAATATTATAAATGAAGATATAGGTGCGGACTTGGCTTTCAAACAGCTATCTGCATTACAGATTGGCCTTCTAAGGAAGGTTTCAGAAGGTAGATTTGATTATGAATCAGCTTCCACAGCAGCACAAGATGCCATTGAATCATTGATTGGCTTGGGTTTGGTAGATGAATTGTCCATGGACATCACTGATAAAGGTAGCCAAGCTCTTTCCATGGCTGCTAATGGTGGTTCCGAGGAACGTAGAAATCTCGGCCAAGCCAGACAAAGGTCAGCAGACCAACCAATTGACAGAGAACCTACTGAAGATTTTGATATTGATTAAAAAGAACCCCGCGAAAGCGGGGTTTTTCGTTAGGCAGCTTTGAAAGCTACTATGGCTATGGAAGTATCGACAGAAGCCGATGCCGTCCAAGATGCTCCGTAAGAGCCTATTGTATTAGCATATTGATAGGCTGTAGCACCTACCACGTATCCCAAGGTCTTTTGTTCATTAATCTTAGTATATCCAACACCCGGCGTCATGGTGACTGTTGTGGAGAATGAGTTAAGCGCCACAAAAGACAAGATGATCTCATTTACAGCCGATGTTGTGATGCTTGTACCAGTGTATGGCGACGTACCGGTAGGATTTGTCGTGTAAGTATCCAATGCAATACCATTTCCGTTACCGCCTGTAACGATTTCTGTAAAGTATACAGATGGATAGTCACTATCATAGGTAGCCGTGATCACATGGTTCGTACCACCCGTACCCTTAGCACAATAGAACATGTGATAGAAACGAGTTTGCGCTGTAACTGTGGTCGATAGCTGAACTCCTTGGAAAATATTCGTATAGGTATTTCCAAACGTATCCGTGATAACTGGTGTGAAACTTGATGCCGTTGTGACAACCACCACAAATCCACTACCTACAGTTTGCGTGTTTACTGGCGCAGTCGATCCCGTAATATAATCCGTGTATGTACCGGATGATGCCGAACCTATCTGGAATAGCTTGGAACCTACCGATGGGGTTGGCGTTGGAGAAGTAGATATGGTTGGAGAAATGGTTGGGGTAATTGTTACCGTTTTGGTTACAGATGGCGTAATGGAAATCGATTTAGTTACGGATGGTGTTACCGTAATGGTTTTTGTTGGTGTATGAGTTGGAGTAATCGTAATGGATGGAGTTACGGTAATCGTTGGAGACGGTGTTGGTGTGACACCTAGTGCTGCCGATGTTGCGGCAGTAACGGATGGTGTAATGCTTACTACCGGAGTACCGGTCAGACTTGGAGATATCGTAAGTGATTGAGTTATGGATGGGGTTATCGATGTCGATATTGTAGCTGTAACCGAAGGTGTACCCGTTAATGACGGAGTAACAGTGACAGCCGGTGTTCCACTGGCTGGTAAGGTTGGAGTTAATGTAGGCGTTAAAGATATCGATGCCGTAACAGTTGGGGTTACTGTCGCTAATGGTGTACCAGTATTTGCAGGCGTACCCGTTAATGATGGAGTAATTGTAAGCGATTGGGTTACTGCTGGTGTACCGGTTAAGGATGGAGTGCTCGATATTGTTGGAGTTATCGTAACAGCCGAGGTACCGCTTACCGCTGCTGTAGGACTTGGGGTTGCCGTATTGGCCGGAGTTCCAGTCAACGTTGGGGTAACAGTATTAGTAACCGTAGTTGTAACAGTTGGTGTAGGACTTGGAGTAATAGTTTCGGATAAGGTTAACGATGGTGTAGGGGTTGGCGTGGTAGTTACACTTGATGTTTCTGTAACTGGTGGTGTTTGAGTTACCGAAGGTGTCACAGATGTGGATGAAGTTACTGTAGGAGTGACCGTAACTGATGGTGTACCTGTAATAGTAGACGTTACAGTAGGTGATACTGTAGCCGATGGTGTTCCCGTTAGGGATGCCGTTATCGATATTGTAGATGATACTGTTGGTGTCGGTGTCGATGTGACCCCTGATGTGGTCGTAATAGTTGGTGATGGAGATATGGTCGAATTTGGTGTAGCTGTTACTCCCGGCGTTCCAGTACTTGTTGGTGTTATTGTAACTGTAGCTGACGGTGTTATTGTAGGAGTTATCGTGGCTCCGGATGTAGCTGTTGGTGTCACCTCTGGTGTAGCGGTGTTAGATGGAGTGATAGTTACTGTAGGAGAACTTGTAATAGTTGGTGTTACCGTAGGAGAACCTGTGGCACCCGGCGTTCCAGTTAATGATGGTGTTAATGAAATGGTTGCCGAAACTGTTGGCGTAGGTGTAGCTGTAGTTCCAGACGTTGCCGATACTGAAGTAGTCACTGTTGGCGACACAGTTAAGGAAGGTGTTCCTGTTACAGATGGTGTCAGTGAAACGCTGTGGGAAGCCGTTACAGACGGTGTTGATGTATGGGTAGGGGTTACTGTAAGTGTAGACGTTGGTGTCGGCGACGGGATCACATGGCTCGGACTGATGGTAATGGTTGGACTTAATGTGGTACCCGGCGTTTTTGTCACGGTTGGACTCGCCGTCAACGATGGTGTTTTCGTATTTGTAGGAGTTACGGTTCTCGTATTTGTTGGCGTTGGTGTAAGACCAATAGTTCCAGTTGGAGTTAATGCAATATTATTATGTGATAACTCCATCGACTCTATTGTATAAAAATAATCCTTTGGTGCTGGATACTGGAAATCTGGACCCGAGCATAAGGTAAAGGATAGAGTTATGTAGTTTGACTGGCCGGTATTGAATGATGACGATATTCTACCGCTATCATTGTAATTTCCATTTACAATGGAATCATCGTCTTCAGATAAAGAAAATAATAGGTCACCTGATGATCCTGATATGTTAATGCATATGTAACGACCAGTTCCTTGATTATAATTAAAACCAAGATTGTAGACAATATTAGGAATGACGGCAATGCTAGCCTGAAAGGTTACTGTATCGGTTTTATATTGACTGGAAGATACCAACTTAATTGAGTTATCGTTGAGTAAAGTAACATTACCTTTAGTCGCTTGCCACTGAACAGCGTCCGTAGCCAATAGATTAGCACGCTTATAATAACTTAAAGAAACTGTAACTGTAGGTGTTGGTGATGCAACAGGGGTTCGGGTGACTGGGACTGTTGGGGTAGGAGAAATGGTTGGAGTGGGTGTGACTAGACGATTTTTAGCCGCTTCAGCATAGCTAAGTAATGAATATAAATGTGATTGTGTGAACGCTTCTTCTAAGCCAGTATCGTCCATGAGAAATCTGTAAGTGTATTCACCAGACACAAATCCTGTGTTGGCCGAGCAGACTCCGCTTCGGTATTCCAAATTATCGTTCAACATCCATGCTATATCTCCTACCCTGTACGGATAGCCGTGAATGTTAAAATTCATATATGTCCTTTATATCCCAATGGAATATTTATTTCACAAATGAAAAAGACCACATTAATGTGGTCTTTTTCGGCAAATCAGTACATTAATACTTACTTATTAAACTTTGAGATTTCATCCAAGAACTTCTTGACTTCCTTGACAAAGTACTTTTGTGCATTAACGTCGGCCAATGTAGCTTCTGCCAATGTTAGAGTACGAATACCCTGACGGGTATCTTCAAGATGTTCATAAACCGGAACTGGCTCACAACCAATACCTGAAGCCTGACTTACGATATCGATGGTCTGAATCATAAATCCTTCAACGATACCCTCATTGTTTACGTTACCAGCACCACGAGACGAAACGTCTGGACGGAAACCGGCACGAATCAATTCCTTAACAACTTCACCGTATGGTGTAGCAAGAAGCTTTAACTTACCATTTGCATGGTCACCATCCATACGAAGCTCGGTGATGACATGCGAAGCATACTTAAGTTCGGTGGTTAGACGATTAGATGGGTGGTCAAGCTCGCCAACGACGCTACCATGACCCTGAATCATTTCGTTAATAGTTCTAACCGCATTAGCGATTTCATTAACTGGATAGACTCTACCATTTCTATTCTTTATAGCACCAGAAAGGAAACGGCCATTAAGAAATACATCCTTACCACCATTCATCTGCTCAGTAATAATGTTTGCTTCAGAGCTTGTATAACGTTCGATTAATAGTTCCACTTCTTTTCCTTAGATTACTTCTTTTCGATGTCACTGACTAGCTTTTCGACCTTAGCCTTACGCTTTACCTTACCGTCTGGCTTACCATCGATACCGTCTTCAAATGCTTTTTCATCCTTGGACTTGTCACGATTTGGTAGAGCCTGAACCTCTTTTTCATAATTCTTGACGCCTTCGTGTAGCTTATGCTCCACACCGATATGTGCGTACATATCCTTTAGGCTTTCGAACTTTTTCTTCTTACCATCCTTAGAGGTATATTCGTAACCCTTGTCACCTTCGACATCATGCTTTACGGAACCGACATGCTTGTCTTCAACGTAAACATCATCACCCTTCAACTTGATAGGAGACTTCTCTTCCTTCATGCTCTTTAGGATTTCTGCTGCCTTTTCGGTAGCATATGTATGAAAAGCCTGACGTGCAGCTTCATCATCACCCTTTACAACACTGTCAAACACGGTTTTTAAATCTTCAATATTACTCATTTTTAATCCTTAATTATCGGTTTACTTGATTTGCTACTAGAAGGTATTGTAGGAGAGACTTTGAATTCTCTTCCTCTTTCTCTTCTGGTGTCGGTTCAATCCCAGCCTCTTCTTCCTCTTTCTTAAATTCCTCAGTATTTGAGATAAGATAATTATAAGGAGACATCTTTAGATTGTTTACGTATTCTTTGAATGATCCAGCCTTTACTTTTTTCACTCTCCACCCCCGCCGCCTGCGCCACCACCATCAGGACCACCAGAAGATGCGCCACCCGTGGCACCCGATCCGTCCGTAGAACTTGGAGCACCATTCGCACCATAAGGGGACTTACCCTTCTTATAGGCTACTTTCTTAGGATTTTTGTCCTTGTAAGCATTAGGAATGGTGATTGACAGTACATCTAAAATCTTCATTCGCCCTTAATATCCTTAGCAGGGTCATCTTTTTCCAACTTCAATTCATGCTCAACGGCATGAATGAACTTGTCAGCTTTCTTCTTATTCTTAGCTAGATGGTCAGCACAGGATGCAAAATCCTTAACTGAGCAGTTATCGTGACCGGAATGCTTACCTAAACACATTAGGAAAGCTTCCTCTTTCTTGGCCTTCTTGGCACGCTTATGGAGAGTCTTGATAAAAGTTTCAAGACCTTCCGATGTTAGAAGAACATCATGATCTTCCTTAAGCATATCTTTTGTTTTTAGCTCAATGTATGCATGATGAGCATCTTTAGCTTGCTGCTGATCACCACGAATAATGGCATCAACGACTTGCTGTAAATATTCTTTTGGTTCCATGACTGTTCCTAGGATAGTTATTATTTATGTCTTTAGATTTCATTTTTGGCTATTTTGATTAGCCTGACCACCGGCTGGTCCACCCTTAGTGTCTCCGGGTTTGTTTTCAGAACCATCACTGGTGTCTACGTCGGTGTCTGTATCGTCACCACCAAAGTCATCGCTACCTAGGTCAGAGCCAGAACCTCCACCACCGCCACCGGTTAGACCACCGTCATAACCACCGGAATCGGCATTATCTGGTGAGTAAATCTTAGCCATGTTACGTGGGTCATTTGGATCAAGACCAAGCTCTTCAGCCTTCATTCTTTCATTAAGGATCATTTCTTCCTTAGTCATCTGTAGATACTTACCAAATACGAAACGCTTCGATAGACCTTCGATACCTAGGGCAGAAGTTGTTAGATTGACCAATACCTGATCAATTTCATTATCTCTGGATTTCTTGAAGTTAGATGGTTCAGGTAGAACAATCTTGAAGATAGTAGGATCAATGTTGATACCTTGATCTAGCAAGAATTTCTTGAATTCTCTATCTAGAACATCTTCAAAGTGAATCTGTAATGATTCAATGTACAATGTGAACTTGATTTCCTGCTGATAAGCAATACCGACCTTACCGTCATTAAATGGTGTACCACCTTCGGTGGTGTTGTCCATATATGACTGAGGAATTCTTAAAGCTCTCCACATCTTGTTAAAGAAGTAGTTAAGGTCATCTAGCTGACCAAGGTTCTGTCCAGCCGGTAGAGTTTCTACAGTGGAACCCTGACCGTTCTTCATTGCGAAGAAGAAATCTTCGTTCATTGACATTGGTGAATAAATCGACTCGACCTGATTACCACCACCGTATGGGGTAGGAATCTTGCGCTGTTTGATTTCATTCTTAGCATTCTCAAGCATTTGTGCTCTTAGGTGAGGTGGTGTATTACCCAACTCTAGCTTGAAGACGCGCTTTTCTGGTGCTCTTTGAATACGATAGATTAATAGAGAATCTTCCAACATTTGCTTCTGTTTGAAGATTTTGTATGCAGCCTTAAGAATTGACAAGCTGAATGGAGCTTCGTCGCTCATATCATCATGTAAACCGAATCTTACAACTTCGGATGCCTTGAAATTTTGTACGTTATAGGTCTCCGAAGAAGCACCAGTCATAGCAAAATTTACGTTCTGGACAGCCTTATTGTAATCGGTACGAATCTGCCAACCTTCAATTTCATTAACATCATCTTCGCTAACGATGGCACCGATAACATTCTTAGGGTTAACGAACTTCATTGGAAGGTTCTGCTTCTTGTTTCTGAAGAAGAATGTATCACCGTACTTGATGGTATTTCTTACCATTGTATATAAACGACGATTCCAACGATGAATAGTGCACCACGTTTTAAGTGCTGCCTTCAGGGTTACAACTGTGGTACTGGAAACATTCTGTTCGTCACCAGCCGTAATCTTCAATTCTAATGGAAGTTTAGACTTTGGATTATTTCCTACGATTTCTTCGGCAATGATGTCCAATGCTCTGGATACGTCGGTGTCTTCATCCATCATGTCGTATTCACGATAGCGTTGCAGGCGCATGGAACTACCCTGCATAAGCTTATTCATCCATGAATAGTTACCATACAAACCATAATTACCTACAGTATCTTGACTGTCAGTGACGCTAGTTCGTGGCGATTCAGGAGTAATAAACTTATAGAATTTTACTATTTTTCCATTTTCTGGATTAGCCATCTTGAAAATCTCTTTGATTCAATTATTTATGCGTTTTTTAAGCGGCAGTACCGTGACTGACCGACCCAAATACGCCATCCAAGTGTTTAGCGTATTCAGAGTAAGCCGAACCAATGTTAGCCTGCTGTTCTGCGGCCTTCTGTTGGGCATCCTTATCGTCACGGCTATTCATTTCCGCATTCGACTTAGCGATAGACTCTAGTAATTTCGTTGCCTTATCGGCATCACCATTAGATAGAGCCTGCTGAGCCTGCTGCATAATTTGATTATTCAATGTCTGGTTAGGAGTTTGACCAGCCTGAGGTGGTACGAAGTTGTTTGTACCTGTGGATTGGCTTAATGGGTCTAGACCAACAAGTGATCTAACACTGTTGGATAGTGAATAAGCTCCACTTTTCGCCTGATTCCAACCAGCCTTATCACCACCAAACAATGCCTGAACACCACCAATGGTAGAACCAAAGGCAACGTCAGATAGATCATTGAAGGTAGAGGATTTAGCTAATTGTTTTTGAATGGAGTTGCCAGCACGCGTTGCGACCTTATACGTACCACCTAATGCCATGGCTGGAAGGAAACCTGAACCCATGGCAGCATTGGCTACGTAATCGCCACCGCGCAATGCTTGTGATCCTAAGTCATCATTACCTTCGGATAATGTATCCGCATCACCATAGAGCGCATTGATACCGTAAGCAGCAAGACCACCGGCAATACCTCTCGCACCAAAACCCTTAGCTTTAGCAAGTAAACCGGCAGCTTTACCTACTGTTCCACCGGCGACAGTTCCAGCAAGACCTTCGGCGGCTGCACCTCCGGCAGTACCAGCGACCTTACCTGCTATCCATCCGGCAGCTTTACCTACAACCTTTTGTCCCAAATATTGTGCAATAGCACCACCAACAAATGCTGCAATGTCACCAACTGGGGATTTCTTCAAACCAGTCAAAGCTTCAGTAGCATTATAGACAGCAGCAGTGAAGCCATCAGGACCATCAAGGGATGACTGGGCCGATTTAAGAACGTCATTAAATGAAGCATTACCAACAGCATTCTCACCCTGAGCTTTACGCTGTTGAGCATTCTTAGAGTTTGTAACGTCAAAGTCTTGAACGTCCAATCCTAACGAACTGTAAATCGCATTGTTGGCTTCTTCACCAGCTAAAGGTCTATAGTTACCCTGAGAGTTAGCTTCACCGGCTTTTTGTAATCTTCCGGAACGCTGGGAGGCTATAGACTGTACAGCCGACTGATAATCATCGGCATCTTTACCAGTCAAATATGCACCCTTGGTCTGAATATTATCAGTAACCAATTGCTTTTGGCGGGCGGTTAATTGTCCACCATTATTTTCAAAATCTTTGGTTAATATATCACCGCCAATCTTACCTTTGATTAAGGATTCGATACCACCGTATTTTTGGTTAACTGCGGCTTGTTGAGCTTGCTTTTGCTGTTCTAGGCTGATACCCAACGCAGTATTCAATCGGGTTCTTTCGTAGATTTCCTTGTTAATAGCCTTAGAACGTTCAATATCGTTCTTATCAGCATACTTCTGACTCAGAGCAGCAGTCTGACCCATATCCTGAAGCGAACTATAGAAATCCTTAAGCTCATCATCAGTCACACCAATCTGCTTAGCCATTTCTCGCATGGTGGTCATCTGAAGCTTTTGGGCTGCAATGTTACCGTACGAAACACCGAATCCAGCAGATGTCTGTTGAGTTTCTAGTACTTTCTTAATAGCATCGGCACCCGTCACACCAAATAGATGTGCGGTTCTCTGCAATTCAGCCGAGTTGTTAAAGCCCTTGGTTTCGTCACCACCACCGGATGATCTAAAAATATTACGGTTGGTACCGATTAACTGTGCACGCTCTTGCTCACTGATACCTCGACCGATGTCACCCTTGTAATCATGGGTACTAACGTTGTAACGATCACGGGCAAGCATGTCATTGACCAAGCCGGGAACCATGGCTACCAATAGTTTACCGAACTTTAATGCATACTGACCAGCCTTGACCAAGCTGTCACCGGCAGTTTTAGAATTCTTTACAATGTTATCGGCTGCAATCTTGGTACCACCATCTAGACCTTCAATACTTTCCTTTAGGGAATCATTGATGCCTGATGCTTTACGCTGATCAGCGGTCATATCTCTATAGCGCTTTAACTGGTCTTTCTGTGCAGCAGTAAGAGTATTCGTGATTTTATCTAGGTCTTCAAAATTTTTGATAATTTCCGATACGGATTCATCAAGGGCATCTAGACTTTTCTTATTCTTATCTAGCTCTTCATGGTATGCCTTTACATCTTCGGCAAATTCATCCATAACGTCTGCCAATTCTTCCTTGGTTTTCGTTGTGCCTTTCTTTTGAGCAGTCTGCTTAGCAATCTTTTCTTCCAGTTCCTTACGCTTCTTAATGAAAGCCTCTTCCGAGTCATTCATCTGCTTTAGTAGAAACTGTTGACGGGCAACGGCTTTCTGCCAAGCCTCAATGGCAGCATCGCTACCCTTAAGACTATCGTTGGTTTTCTTCATTGTAATGGAAACTTTTTCCAAAGAACCGGTCACATCCTTGGTTTTGGAAAGGAAATCAGCCAGTGCCAATGCAGCTTTTCTCTGGATATCGGTCTGGTTACGAGTAGATTTTTCTAGGTCTGAATATAGATCGGCAATCTTACTATTGGATTTTGATACATTTTTTAAGGTAACTAATATCTGCTGAGCTACGTCACCATTATTTTTCATGATGCGCTTTAGCTTGTCGTAATCGACCTCATTATTATCGTCATTCTTATAGGAAGAGTATGCACTACTCCTACCGCCAGTGGCGGCACCGCTGAATCCGGTATTCCCACCTAGGGCTTTAGCCATCGCATTGACAGCATTTCTTAATGCTTGTACATCGATATCATTGGTTGCCATCTACTATTCACTCAAATATATTGATATTTATGTAAATAGAAGTTTATATATTGTTGACAAATAATAGATAATTATGATATATTTTATAACATTACATGTATGAGTAAACAATGACCGAAATTAAGCCTAAAAAGAAAAAGAACTATATTAACAATGCTGACCTTCTCAAAGAGTTAGAAATTAGTAATAGTCAAAGTAAGATGACTGACAATTTGACCAGAATGCTTATGATGCTAACCCATCGATTTGCTATGAAAGGCCGATTTGCCAATTATACGTATAATGAAGATATGCAAGCATTTGCTCTTCTAACCATCGTCAAGGTGTGGAAGGGATTCAATGCACAGAAAAGTAACAACCCATTCGCTTATTTTACTCAAACCATCAAGCACGCTTTCTTCCAGTTTGATAATACAGAAAGAAAGCAGAGAGACATCAGAGACGAAATTCTAATTTCTCATGGTGAATCCCCATCCTTCTCCTTCCTAGATCGTAATGGTTTCGATGACTTTGAAAGTCACATGTCTACCAGCGATAGTGTAAGTGATACCACATTCGAATATTCCGCTTCCGAAGTAATAGATGTAACCGACACAGATTTCTCAGAATAAGAAAAAGCCCGCGAAAGCGGGCTTTTCTTTATGCATATTCAGTACTTGATAATTTAGATTTCAAGATAGACGAGAAACCCTTGTTTAACTCAATCTCCATCACGTTGGGGAACATGTTGGCAATTTCATCTTTGTGACTGATGATGAACATGGATAGCTTATCTCTAATAGCAATGGTCTTCACCATCTTTGCTGCCATCTGCACACCTACCGATCCAAGACCTACATCCAGACATTCGTCCAAGATACAGAATGAAATCTTACCATATCTCTTCTGTAGAACATCCTTGAAGGCGAAAGATAGTGCCAGATTTACACGTGCTTGCTGTCCGGCTGAAAGGTTACCGAAATCCAATTCATTTCCAAACTGACTGATCTTGGCAGTTAGCTCTTCGGTGAACTTAACTTTATGGTTCATACCAAGCATGCCCATGTAGTCTTTCAGCCTTTCGTTTAGGAACTTCAGACTCTTACTTAGAAGCGACTTACGAATGAACGAATCTTTCTTGGTCAGAAGCTTGTAAAGGAATTTCTGGTGAAGGATTTCCTTTTCTAGCTCATCAATCTTCTTATAATTGTCTTCATCAAACTTCATGTTAGATAGATCATCTAACGTTTCAGTATGTGGGTTAGTTCCGGCCTCAAGCTTGACCAACTCATCCTTCAATACATTAATCTTATTTAAATCATTGATTAATTGTGTTTCAGTATCATAAATCAATTCTTCTTTGATCGTTGCGACGACCGTGGCGAACTTGGCTTTCTTCTTCTCAAGACTCTTCCATTCCTTTAGAAGATTATCAATGGATTCATTAAGCTCATCCATATTTACATCAGCATATGGATTGACTTGCGATTCAAGTCTTGCTACTTCATTTTTACTATTTTCGTACTGATTCTTGTGAGAGTTCAGTGCTACTAATGAATTAAAATTGACCTGACCTTGTAATTGTTCCAGATCATCCTTGTTCTTCTCTACGACGGCAGAATCTTTCAGATTTTCCTTATCAAGTTTTATGACCTCACCATACAAGGTTCCCTTTTCAGTCTCAAGATCATCTATCTTGGTCTTGGCATCTTGGAACTTCTGTAAGCAGTAAGGACACTTGTTACCAGTTAGATGATCAAGCTCATCGGCAATTTCCGACATGCGACGATGATTCTGTGTGGTTGTCACTGTACGGGTTTTGATTGCTCGTACAAGTACCTCACTTTCACTCTTTAAGGTTTCGATCTTTACTAATTTTTCTTCTTCAGAAGCATAATCTACTTCATCTAAAGATTCTAACTTTGTTCTGGCTTGTTCCAGCTTGACTTGCTGATCCTTTACCCAACGATGAGCACTCTCAGCTTTTTCTTGAAGATTGGTTAATTCCATTGACTTTAGGTCAAGTAGAGTAGACGTCTCCTTCAACTTTTCCCTATTTACATTATAATGTTCAAGACATTCTTTCTGTAAATCAAAATCAATGTTGGAAAGCTCTTCAATCTTATTTTTCGTTTGCTGGATATTAGTAACATTAATATCTTCCCACTGTTGGACACGAGCCTTGATCGAATTCAGCTTTTCGCCAAAACGTTCTTTTTGGCGATCAATTTCTTTCTGAACTTCCTTCACCATTTCAAGTTCAGTATTATTCTTCTTAACTTTCTTGTCTAGATCATCTGCCCACTTACTTAACTCAGTAAGTCCAGTCAATTCTTCCATGATATCTGACTGGTTGGGTCCAGTCTTTGAAGTCGATGGTAAATCAAAGAAGGGTTCGTGTCTGGCACTGTAGATAACAAGAATCGTGAAGACTTCATACGTCATGTCAATGATGCGAACCAACTGCTGGTTGGTCAAGCTGATATTAGCCTCAGCCTTATCGCCATCCTTGAGGTTAAGTTTGTCATCCTTAAGATCATCAAGCGAAGCTGCTTCAAACAGACGAACACCTGTATCACCCAATACCTTATGCTTTCTATAACGTTTAACCATGTAGTATTTGCCATCTTTCTCAAATACTACCGTGACTTCCATGTTCTTTTTATTTACATTATTGATCAACTTGTCTTGAGCAATCTTGGAAATCGGCTTGCCATACAGACACCACGCCAAAGCATTAACGATAGTGGTCTTGCCGGAACCATTGGAATCAATCTGACCGCTGACCATTGTATCCAGATTCCTACCGATAATAAGGGTAGGTTCCTCAAATTCTAAGTTGATTGTCGTAAGGTTATTTCCGTACGACAAAAAATTTCTCATCGAAAGAGAAATTAGTCTGATAGGTGTCTTCATCGTTCATTTAGTCCTTCGAACATCGTAATGAGCTTTTCATTATCAATGTTCTTCGCAGATACGGTTTTTAGCTTGCCTACGATGATCGCAGACATCGCGCTATCGTCCATATCCTCATCTTCTTCTGTCACTTCGCCATTGAGGTTATCGTCAAGATCAAAACCCTCATCAAGAGTTAACTCACGAAGCTTGTATTTCTTGATCAAACTAGCCTTGAGTTCAAGAGATTCTTCATAAGATAAATCCACGTCAACTTTACATTGTACCGTAGATTGTGGTTTAAGAATAGACTTTGCATGAGCTAATACATCTGACAGCTTGCATCTGATGTAGGTTGGTGCATCTGCCCAATCCAAGAATTCTATCTTGTCACCTTTGTAAGTGTACTTAGCCATACCACGATGAGTATCATTAGCATCTGCGAAGTTGGTCGGGAAGGTATTGCCGATGTATACAACGTTATCCTTCTGCTGACGCTTATGATAGTGGCCTGACATGATTCTCTTGAATGACTTCAGGAGCTTGTGATCAGGTCCATGTTCCTTAACGATAGTATCACCCGTGATTACGAAATCCTTGAATTCAAAATGTCCAAAGACTACTGGATATTCGATATATCCTAATAGTTGGACAAATTCATGCTCAAAGAGAAATGGTGATAGTACCGCACCTTTTTCACCCAGTTCATCAAAGGACTGGATGGAATTGACGACTATGAAGTTGGATAAAGCTTCAAAGGCAAAGGTGTTATGGATATCACGATTATTGCGATTGAAATAATCGTGATTGCCTGTGATGAAATACACAGGCAATCCAAGCTGATTGATCTTCTTAGCACCAATATAGGAATAATGTAATGTTAATCCTGAAATCGATGCACGATGTTCAAAGTAATCACCAGTGAAGATGATATGGTCGATATCGGGGTCGTTTTTGACTTCCCCGATGAACCAATCCATATATGCTAAGCAATCTTTATTGTGTTGCTCGGAATTGTTATGAGCACCGTAATGGATATCCGTGAACAGTGCTGCTTTCTTTAAAGTCTTACTCATTTATTTCCTTAAAGGATAGAATCTTTGAACCACTTTGGAATGTTGCGAGAATACATCTTCGCCAGTGATCCAAAGGATTCATCTAAAATATAATTGTAACCCCAGTCCGTCTTTGAACGAACGATACGACCAGTCGCCTGAATAATACCGATCATAGCCTGACGGGTGTACCACTCCTTGGATAGCTCTTGGCGACGCTTGACCCAGTTATCCCCAAGGTATGGATACGGAACCTTCACGATGATGGAGAATCGGCCACGGTCATCCTTCAGGTCGAGACCTTCGGTGACGCTAGGACTGATCAGTAAACATGGCTGAAGACCATTATTGTTAGTAAACTCTTCAATCACCTGATCACGGGATGAATCCGATTCGGGATTATGGTGCATCAAGTGATGTGGTACCTTACCCTGTAGCTCTTTGATCAGCCATGAGGCTACTTGGAAGCTACCCGTATGGATCACACCAGACTCATCGCTATGAGTTTCGCATATCTCCATAATCTTACTTATCATGACTTTTCTGTCGTTGCGCTTGTCGTCCTTATCCCAGCCATAGGTCATCTTCATGGTAGGGCTGTAGATCACTGGACGATTGTCTAGCTCAAATTCCGAGTCAATAGAAATGAAAGCGGCTTCACTTGGCGGAATACCAAGATCACGGCAATAGGCGTCCTTGTCCAGAATGGTAGAGGACATGAAAAGGAATCGATCAGCCATTGGATTGATGTACTGGCGGAATAGCTCCTTGCCATAGAGTGGCTTGAATTTGAAAAATGACTTATCACGAATGAGTGCGTACTTCTCTAATATCTCATCAATGGTCATAGCTGTGTATTCATTAAGCGAATCTAGGTGTCCGACGACATCCTTTAGCTTATTGATCAGTTCTGCGTCAGCACGTTCCATGGCTTCGCCATCTTCGTAACGAGACATGATTTCATCTACAACTGCCTTAAGGGAATTGTATTCCTTGATAACTGCTGGCTTGTAGATATCAGCTAGCCATTCAACTGCTTCATATTCGTTCTTAGGTGTCTGAAACTTGACCTTGAACTGACGGCAGCGCTTCTCACCAATTTGAAGTGCTTTGAATTCGGTTAGGTGATGTTCCAAGGTATGGCATTCGTCGAATACAATTAGCTTTCTCTTGGAAATCTTCAATTCATTGTTTAGCATGAACAGGAGAAGAGCCAAGGTGTAGTTCAATACGATATTAGGTGAGGACTTCGCCTGTGTCATGGCGTTCCTATGTGGACAGCTTTCGCAACGCGGCTTTAGATCAGCACCTACATCACAATTGGTGTCCTTTGGAGCACACTTGTAGTTCCCTTTCCCATAGAGAGAAAAGAGGTGTTCCTTATCAAAGGAGTCTTGATACTGCTTTTGTAGAATCTTCTGTGGGGTAAGAATGAAGGAGTTGCCGTATGAATTGGCTAGGTATGCACTTAGATTCAGACCGATAGGTGACTTACCACCACCAACAGGGATTTCACATAGAATGTACTTGATATTCGGTGGTAGAGATTCCATCCACTTCAGCACTTTCTCTTGGGAGAAGCGAGGTGGGAAATTAGGCATAGGCCAGTAATTTAGGATGTTGGAGTCAGTCATTGCTTTGCCTCTTGTGGGGACCGGGATACTATCACATAGAAATCTACAATGTCTAATTCACATAATATAAATCTATTGCTTTTAATAGTATCTTCTTTCCTTGTAGAGCAAGTGCATTATATGCGCTTATTGCTTTCTTGTCAAGTGCTTTTATATGTAATGTAATTGGTGCATAATTAATAATATTAAATATCTATAAATCAATATTAAATGAATTTAGAAATAAACGAAGTTTATTTCTAAATTGAATTAGAACTTCGTTCTAATTCCAATTATGGACTTTTTATATTAGTTTATAGAGAAGAGCTTTATGATCTACCCTACCCCCGTTTTTTATAATATATTTTAATATTATGGGTTAACTAGTTCGCTACCAAACCCGATACGTTTATGCCATGTATCACTAACATCGATCTAGAGCAAATGTGTTGACTGCGTGCTCTATATACGGCTACATTGGTTTCAGTTCCTAACTGATTCCTCCGATCCCATCACCTTAGAGGATGAATGGTATTTTTAGTGAGTCAAGTAGTTGTAGAAAAGTTTAATCTCGGAAAAACTATATTTCTATAACACTCTCACATAGACCGTGCGGGCTTACTGAACATATCAGTCTCTAAACATAATATGTCTTAACCCTCCGTCCTTCGGTATTGCACCTACTAGATCAGCCTAATCAAGATTTGTAAATTGTATCACTTCCTGTGAAATTGCAATCCATGAACCGTTCATTAACGATTCATCTATGGAAAGACTTATACCACGAAATTTTTATTTGTCAATCTTTTCAATTAAAAATTGTTTGAAGGACAAACTCTTAGATTCATTAGCCGGTCTTGTACGACGCATTCTATCATTAAAGGCGTCCTTACGGCCACCCAAGATTCTGGAACGCTGTTGCTGACGGTTGTTTGGCTCTTCCACATCGGAAGGCATTCTAGAGTTTGCTACCATTCGCTCACGATCCGACATCATGCCACCATCAGTAGGATTGCGATCTGTTGCCATACGGTCTGCATGGTTCTGGTTCAATGCGGCATCGGCAGCAAGTCTATCACTACGGCTGGAAATGCTACGGTTGAACGAACGAAGATGACGATAATCGTACTTACCTAACGTTCTGAAGAATGTGGATACCAAGGCATCATTGATGGTATTCTTTTTGGTGATGAATCCCAAATCTCTTAACATATTGTAAGATTCTGGATCACTGTCTTCCATGGTTTCGATACGGTTAACATATCTGTTCTTACCATCCTTGTCATTCTTCACACCCGTCAAGAAATGGAATTCCTTGATAGTTAGCTTAGAATATAGATCAATGATATGCTGTTCGATAGGAGAAAGACTGTTGTACCATTCCTGATCGGCTTGACCCTTGGCAGATTGAACCTCACCACGAAGTTGCTTGAAAGTAAGATCGTTAATCGACTCCCACTGCTTGATGTTCTTAGCCAAGTCCTGTACGAACTTGCTACCAGCGTTAGTAACCTTATATTTGTTACCTTCGGCAACCATCAAACCATTGTTCACCGCGATATCGCGAAGCTTCAATAGGTTTTGGTAGGTCTGGCGAGTATCAGGATCAAGTTCATCAGAACGATTATTCAAGACAGCCTGAATGCGACCGAAGTCGTAGGCACGCTTGAATGCACCAGCAACCCATCCTAACGTTGGACGCTTAGATGAGTTGTCGGGATTGATTGCTTGGGTGATCTGTGAGTAGATTTCTTGGGAGGATGCCATGGTCAATGTAATCTTTTAATATCAATTATTTATTCTTTAATATTATTTCATACATCAATTTGGCATCGTTCATGTCTTCAATCGGTTTTGGTACCGTATTGAGGTCAATGATATCCTTGGCATTCTGGCGAAGAAACTTTACCCAAAGGCAGTTAATGTTGGTATTATCGATCAAGGCACGGTACATTTCAGGCTTCTTGAACTTACCACCTGAGATACCTTGATTGTTACGGAACTCATACTTCTTGACCTTGACACCCTTGACCGTTGGTGCATAAGTTAGCTTGGCCGCTTCCAGCTTCAAATGGGCTGGCTGGTAAACTACGATATTTTCAGTTACCTTATTATAAAGCTTGCTTCGTATGAAGGTACTGAATGTAACAAGATCGATGAGTGGACCGGCACTGGATGAATAGCTATAACCTTCGATACCAGCAATGGTAGGAAGATTGGGATCGATGTTATCTAAGATATCTTGAATAATACGATCCGTGAGTTCATCATACTGAACAAGCTTAAGAATCTCTTGTTCAGAATGGTCAGCGATCTTCTTGTAGGTGATCCAACGATACGTAATTAAATGATCACATAGTTCAAACCATTTCTTAAGCTTACCTGTCTTCTCTGACATACCATAATCGGCCTTGGCGTAAATGAATTTGATATCATTTACAACCATGGCAGTACTGTTAAGGGATGGGTCTATTGCGATTACGTTCTTATCCATTAATACACCGGGTTTGTTCTCTTACCTTCCACTTCCAATCTTTCGTTGATGAATTCCATTATGATTTCTCGTTCAAATGGAACCATATCAAGCATGTCTTCTCTGCTTAGAGCACCACGCATAAAGTAAATTAACTCTATGCCATTGCGGTACAATTGCTTTCGTTGCCCCTCAAGCTCCGAGTTAAGTTTTAGGCGTTGCTCTCTGGTGCCTGACTTGAGGGTTCCGAAAAAAAACTTACAGGGTTAAGCGAGATTGGAAGTGTCTTGTCTTTGTCACACCACTTACAGCGGTGAACATATTCAAACTTGATACCCCAGTTATTGATTTTCTGGATGTTATCTAGAAGGTCCATCTGGAACTTTCTGTGCTGAGCCTTAAGGAAGTCAACAATCATTTCCTTATCATCGATGGTATCAATGGACTCAACGTTCAATGAAAGGTTATCAATGAATAGATTGAATAGCTTTTCTGGATCATTGGTGCTGGTGTCATGTTCCTGAGTGACTTTGATCATGTTCAGGAAGGATACGAACTTGGTTTTAATAACGAAACCTTCAAGTTCGAAGGTCGCACGGTCGATATCTTCCTTCTCAATAGTCTTGGTGGTGCTAAGGAAACTACTGATCGGAACCTGAAGATCGACTTCATCTGCCTTACCACAATCACATTTGAACGGCACGGTCAAGATATTTCCGTAGGAAACTAGACGCATGCATGTAAGAATGTAGTCAACGTCCTTCGAAAGGAGTTCCAAAGGCTTTAGAACCTGTGGGCAGCAACGGGAGATAGTACGCTCGATAGCCGTTCCTTGGAACAACATGTCGGGAGTCTTTAAATATATTTCATCCAGAGTGGACATAGGGAAGATGACGATTTCACCATCCATTACGTCATCGGCAAGTTCGCCAGCCTTGTAGGGAAGACCCTTCGAAGGAAGACGGAAAGTCATGCCGGGAATGTTATTACTCTTATTTAATTTATTAATAAGAGGGTTGTAAGCTTTTGTTTCGTTGGTCATTACTGATTCTCAGATTTCGAATTATTTATGACCGCTATGGAAATGCGAAAATTGGGTTTTTGTGACGGTGATAAATATTTAAAAATGAAGTTCAATATTTTATGACCGGTCCAGTTAACGCAAATCAGGTTGCTTCCACAGCACCACCTCCAAAACCTGTACAAAATAGCTCATCTTCGGGTGCGGTAAACCCGGCTGCACAGCCAGCAGCATCTACAGGTGGGAAGACCACGAACCCGAGTCAGGCAGAACTAGCCCAAGGATCGGTCGCCTCAACTGCCAATAGCATATCGAATGGTTCAAGTAAGATGGCTGTAGAAGCTAACAATAAGTCTTCTACCGATGACTACAATGCTAGAAAGTCTGCCATTGCCGAAAATAGCAATTCGCAGAAGGTTGCTCTAGTGGGTCGCACGGGTGCGGGTGCACGAGCCTTAACCTCAGGATTCAGCCGAGGTAATACAGTTCAATCGGTCGGCGACTCAATGTCTGTGGTCGTATTTGAAGCTACACCTGAGTTAAGCGAAGCAGGAACAACCATTCTGGTCAATATTGGTGAAATCCGTGCTGCCGCCTCAGTTGTCATTTACATGGGTAGCCCTTCTAGAACCTTTACGTTGAACGCTAAGTTCGTTTCCAGAACGGTAGAAGAAGCTACAAAGAATTTTCAATACGTTAATTGGCTAAAGGCATGGAGAATGCCTACCTTGAAATCTGGTGAATCCTACGGTGCAGAGCCAGAAACCCTAAGACTATTTGCTTACGGTAACGTTCTCAAGGGCATTCCAGTCATGATTACGTCTATTAACGTTAATTATTCATCTGAAGTGGATTACATCCAGACCAGCGATGGTGCATGGGTTCCTATCATTCAGGAAGTAGGTATTGGCTTACTTGAAGTAAGAAGCATCGAAGATTTGGCATCTTTTGATTACGACAGTTTTAAATCAGGCAAATTGGATCAATGGTAATCAATCATGGCATTTAAACTATATCAAAATAAGAGTGTTCTTCAACAAAAGAACTCCCGTTACGTTCAAGGTGGTACGGCTGAAATCGTCGGTAACTTTGTTGGCTATTGGACTCCAATCGATCTTCCCCACGATGATATCACTGATGAAAAGTTCACGGTCACGGCTGACTTCGCATATCGTGCGGACAAAATTGCTTATAAATTATATGGGCGTTCAGATTTTCAGTGGTTGGTGTTACAATATAATAATATTGTCGATATCACTGAGGAATTGGGAATTGGTTCGGTGCTAATCGTACCCTCCTATGCCAGAGCGATATATAACCTAACCGGCAACTAATAATGGCAAATCCTTTAGATACTACACAAAACCCATTGATGCGTTTCAGAACGTACTCTTCAAAGAGTATTTTGGTGGCGTTCTCGACTACCTCTGATGCCATCAACACCAAGCTAGATTATAGCGTGGGTAAATGTGGTACTGAAATTCAAGGAAATGGATGCTCTCAGAAAGGAATTGTGGTTGTAAACGAATTCTCTGACTCTAAATTCATTATCTTTGGTCATGAGAACGAATTTACCTTTCATTCTAAGTTTGACCATTCAACCACCTCAATGACCGGTTCCCTTACCATCACCGATGGTGTAGGTGGATATTTTCAGAATTTCTTAAGAGACGAAGTAGCTACCAAGCTAAATGTCTCTGAAACTCATATTATCTTTGCTTTAAAGACTTACATCATCGGAACCACCTATGATGGTAAGGAAGAAATCGTGCCGATCAAGCCATTGATCTTCCATATGTACAATCTGGCACATTCATATAATAACAAAGATATTGCTCATAACTTCTATACCATTATGTATGTAGCAGACTATAATACGTTTGCTCTTCTGCCTAACTATTCTAAAGTTTTCCAGATGACGATTACACATAAGGATAGTAGTTCGCTCGCGAATACGATTTCCCCTGAGGCTTTTAAGCCAAGCCCTACCCCATCGACAACTGCTACTATCACGGTTACTCCTACCATAACCCCAACCCCAGTTACATCGTTGACACCTACACCAACCATTGGCGGTGGTGCTCCGGCATCTTCCTTCAGTATTAGTTCCGCAGGTACTAACATCATCAAACAGTTTGAAGGTTTGCGCCTTGTGGCTTATCAAGATTCTGTTGGCGTGTGGACGATTGGCTATGGTCATACTAAAGGTGTCAAGCAGGGTGACGTAATCACACAGACTCAGGCTGATGCATTCCTTTTGGAAGACTGTCAGTGGGCTCAGAATGCCGTAAGAAAAAATGTGAGCGTGCTTCTCGATCAAGGCAAGTTTGATGCTCTATGCAGTCTTACATATAACCTTGGTAGCGCAGGTTACAAAGGATTGTTGGCTACATTGAACAAGCCTGACTATGATGGTGCTCAGCAGGCTTTCGGTAAGTATGTGTATGCTGGTGGTAAGGTTTTACAAGGATTGGTCAATCGTCGTGCTGACGAAGCTGCCATTTTCGGCGGGTTACCGCCTCCAACGGGTGACCAACCGGGTCCAACACAGAATTCTGTACCAAGTGCTGCATCCAGACAGATTGACATCATTAAGCGCAACAAAGCTCTAAACGATTACCGTAATGAGAGAATTGCCGCAGACAAGACCATGATGAACATCAAGGATGTCATGGAAGGGTTTGAAGCCGCCTTGAAAGCTCAGAAGACACCACCTGAATCCAGACTATCGTCATGGTTGGGTAGTATCAATGATGACTATGTTGATCCACTATTACCTAATGAACAGGTCAAGAGTGGTGGCGTTCTACCTATCGACTATAACGTAAAGCTTGATCCAATCTATTTTGATTATGTTATTGACAATAGAAACCTATCGTTTGAACAGCCTGATATTTCGCAGACTGCATCTGGCATCAAGGTTTTCCAAGTCAAGCCGGGTAAAATGCTAACTAAGACTGTCAATAACTTGATGAAACTATCCAATCAGGTCGGTAGTGATGCCTTGTCGTCTCTTACAAAGCAAAAGAGCTACAAATGCAATATCTCATGTTTGAAGACTTGTGATAAGAAATACCAGTTTGATATTCATATTGCACAGTATGTAGTTCCTCTAAACAGTTCGACGACTGACACTGGTCCGGGTGAAGGTTCTCAGAGTCCTCTATCTTTCACCTATCAGAAAGATGCCAAGGACCGAGATATCATTAACTTGTCCATGTCCCTATTCTCGGATAGTGACCTAGGAATTATGAGCCAGCCTAATAACAGTACGGATAACCGTGTTGTGGTGGGTAATCGTGAGCAGATTATGTTGGAAAGAAACCCAACGGTCGATTTCTTCCAGACATCATTCAGTGGTGTTCGTGGTATGGCTAATCCTCGCAACTTTGGTTTGGAACGTCCTAACGGTCCAGTTTCCATTGATAACCTAGTCAAGACCAATCTGGCTCAGACATCGAAGCTTTTGATTACGATTGTGGGTAACCCTAACCTATTGTCTGACTTGTTCAGAAATCCACAAAAGGTGGTGGACGAAGATGCAGACGAACCATTTTTCTATAAGTACCCTGAGTACTATCCAATGTACGCAAAGCTTGATATCTATATCAAACCGTCCAATAACGTTGGTATTACCTTAGACAAGGATACGCCACGTCAATATTATTACAAAGGATATTACCATTTGGGTAGAGTGAAGACTTCCCTAGCTGGCGGATTCTTTACCCAGCAACTAGAGCTATACAGGACTGACGACAAGACATGATGAATCAAGACGAACTGTTGGATATCTTAGATAAAAGATATTCTACAGACAACAAGGGTGACTATTTCCATGTAACTACTGGTATGACAGCCGGTATCGTAGTAGACACGGATGACCCCCTACAAATGGGTCGCCTAAGAGTATTTTGTCCTTCACATGGTGATGATCCATCCAAGATATTCCAGCTACCGTGGTGTGTTTACGTTTCACCATTTGGTGGCACGATCAATTCCCGTAGTTACGAAAGAATGGGTCACGAGACCGAAGGTACAGTAGCTTATGGTTTCTGGTCGATTCCAGACCTTGGTGCCAACGTGCTTGTTGGTTGTATTGACGGAGACTTACGTCGTCGTTACTGGGCTGGCGTTATTTTTGATCAGCAGAAGGTTCACACTATAGGCAATGGACGCTATGAGTGGTCGTCAGGCGGTACCGCCAATGGACCCCTATCCTCATCGGGAAACCCTATCGAACCAGCGTACAGCAATGCACAGATGGCCTACGGTGGCAAGAACAACTCTCCGGAGTGGCAGTCACGCGAGGCTGAATATTCCGCAGCAGCAATAAGCGCAAAACCAACCAATAGTGATGGAATAAACACCGATCAGACCCAGCAAGATATTGCTGGCGCTCAGCAGTTCGCTTTCAATAAGGATATTGTAGGCGGTGATGGTTATGATTGGTCGGGTTATGGTAGTATTCCAATCAAGGCGTCGAAAGTATTCTCATGGTCTACGCCGGGTTTTGCCTCGATAACCATGGATGATCGTTTGACCAGTACCAGAACACGATTCCGTTCGGCATCTGGTCACACCATTATTTTAGACGACGTTAATGAAAGAATTTACGTTCGTACCAATACCGGTAATGCTTGGGCTGAATTAGATTCAGCCGGTAACATTGATGCCTATGCATCCCGTCGTATTTCATTGAATGCTGATATGGATATCAATATCAACTCTGGAAAGACGGTGCGTATTCAGGGTAAGGATGGTGTGTACATCTATGCCGGTGGTGATAACACCAATCCACAGATGAGTGAAGCCCCAGCCTCAGGACAAGTTAGAATTCAGTCACAGGACGATATGCATCTTGTCTCCAAGAATTTGAGACAGCTATCATTCGAAGATACAATTTTTGAAATCGGTGAAAATGCTTGTACAACTGTCGGTGGTACATCCAAGACGCAGGTACAAGGTCAGGTAGATTTTATTACTAATGCTGGTGACTACAATCTGACTGTCAACGGTGATCTAAACGTCGCCGTCACAGGACATATTAACGAGTTCTCCATACTTGGTTCCAAGTACGCATCCAGAGGTAACTTCGAATTCTATTCTTACTTTGGTGAAATGAGCATTGGTTCACAGCAAAATATTAATATGAAATCCGTCAGTGGTGGATTCTCTATGGAAAGCGTGGGTGGAAACTCTGGTGGAACAGGCGGTATCGTTCTTAAGACTCCAAATTCGCAGATTTCGTTGAGTGATGCTGGTGCTGACATTTCTACTAACGGTAATATGAACATTGCTTCGGGTGGTAACACTACGATGCAGACGAATGCACCTACCGCGCAGGCACCACCATTCCCTGACGAATCACAGGTTCCAGCTATCACATGTAATCTACCGGCTCAGGTTCCTATTGCAGGATTTAGCGGTGCCGATCTAGCGGCTCGCGTAGCATGGAATGCTGGTTTCAGAGGTCAGTCCTTGACTATTGCCGTGGCTATCTCGGGTGCCGAATCACGATTCAACCCAACCGCTATTGGTGACGTTGGTTTACAGGATTCTAAATGGGGTCCATCGTGCGGTTTCTGGCAGGTTCGTTCGCTGGTAAATCCAACTCAATGGAATTATCCAGATACCTTGAGAGTCAAGGATCAGCTATTCGATCCACAATATAATGCAAACGCAGCTTTCGTATTTTCCGGTAGCGGTAAGAACTTCAGAGCATGGTCTACCTATACGGCTGGAACCTACCTTGCTGCCAACAATATGAATCCTGCGGTTACTGCAATCAATAACATGTGTGCCGGTACGACTCCAATGAGTCTTGACGCAAATGAGTTCACCATCACTGGTGCTGAACCATTGATCTTTGGCGCATGTCCGGGTCTATCGTCCATTAAGATTGGTACTGATGGTATTAGCTTACAATCTCTACAGGACGTGGCTATTGGTTCGTTGAGCCAACAGTTCTCTACACCATATTTTGCTGGTGTGGTAACGAAGGTCAATGAAATATCGCTAGAATTGAACACATTAGCATATTACGCAAGTCTTGCCATGGCTGCAATTAGCTTGATTACTGGACATGGTATTAACTTCCCAGTCAATGCACAAGCCATTATTCAAATTCTAGAATCACAAGGTATTGCATTACCGTCTGGCTTTACAGCCATCATGAACATGATCAACAGTGGTCTATGTATAAACTTGGATCAGATTAAATCACAGGTAATTCCACCACTACCGGGTTCGGCGACCTCGATTTTCCAGAATGAAAACTTTAACTTGAACGGAGGAACCATTATCCCATGAGTATTGTAGTTAATGATGGTGTAGTCAATGGTATGCCTGCCTTCCCGATTGATCCGGTGTATAACTCATCAATGCCTAAGATTGCAAGCCCTGCTTGCCTATCTAACGCTGATAGTGCACCGATGACCAATCGTGTTCCACAGCATGAGCCGTGGGCTAGAGGTTTGATGGGTAACAGTTCGACAAACTCACCAAGCGATCAATCAGAATATAACACTGGTCACGAGCCACAGTTCACCGACGATGGTGGTACGGGTTCCCAATCCATCAACCGAGTTGAAGGTGAGGACACGATCCAGCGCGGTCAGTTCTGGCGCAGATAATAAATATTGGATTATAGGTAATTTATGGATCGTTACGTAGGTTTTTCAACATTACAATTCCAAACCAAGAAAGAATTCATTTTAACGAATGTCTCTCTTATCAAACAGGATTTGGTAAATGAAATATACACCCGTCCGGGTGAGCGCGTAATGATGTTCGAATATGGTACGCGTATTCCAGATTTGGTCTTCGAACCATTGGATGATACAACCATTTTCATTATTGAAGAAGATATCACTAAAGTTTTCAAAAATGATCCTCGCGTTCAATTAAACGAGTTACAGATTGTACCGGTGTATGACCAAAACGCAATTATGGTGTTTGCTGACGTTTATTATGCTTATTTAAACTTTAGTGACAAATTTGATCTGCGAATTGAATTCGCCAGTAGTTAAAATAAATAGTACAAACTTCAGGATTATTAATGGCAGCTAGAATTATCAGTAGAGCAGAAACTTGGGAAATGGCATATGAAGCCTTTCAGCAGGTGAATTTCACTGCGTGGGATTACGATACCATCAAAAAGTCTTTGCTAGACTACTTGAAACTTTATTATCCTGAAGAAGATTTCAACGACTACATTGAATCATCCGAACTAGTTGCTATCCTTGAATTGTTCGCCTACGTCGGTGAGCTTATCGCCTATCGTCAGGATATGAACGCTCATGAATCTATTGGTACTCAGGCCAGTAGAAAAGAGTCCGTCCTTCGTGTAGCCAAGACTTTATCCTATAATTCCTCAAGAAACCTACCAGCCCGTGGCTTGGTAAAGATTAATTCTGTTTCTACTACAGAACAGGTATTCGATTCAAGAGGTAATGACCTAACTAATAAGACGATCTACTGGAATGATCCAAATAATGACCAGTGGAAAGATCAATTCATTATAATCATGAACCGTGTGTTGGAACAGAACTTCGGTTCAGTTGTTCCTTCGGATCGTGTGCAGGTACAGGACGTTGTATTTGAACTTTATGGTTTGGATAACAATCCTATCAATAATAACGTTTTGACCTACAACATCAGCGTTTCCGGTCAGACTTACCCTATGGAATTGGTAAGCGCCCAGTTGAATGAGAATGGTCCTTACGAAAAGCGTCCAGAAAAGAACTTAAAGATGAATATCCTATATTTGTCTGACGGTCTTGGTGATGCTTCCGATAACACAGGCTTCTTCTTCTTTACTAAACAGGGTCAGTTGCAGCGTACACAGACTGTCTTTGACGGTGTAACTCCTAACCAAACCTTTGATATTCTTATTAATAATTCGAATGATACTGACGTTTGGGTAAACAATATTGATCCAACTACAGGCCAAATCGTGGTTGGTGACGGTAGTACAGAACTACGTGCGGGTGAATGGGTTCAGGTTGACGTTGCTAACTCTCAGAACATCATCTTCAACACCAATCCAAATCGTAACAAGTACGAAACCGAAACTTTGGATAACGATCAGTTCCGTTTGATCTTCGGTGATGGTAACTTTGCTAACATTCCTTCAGGTACATTTGAAATCTGGTCTCGTGTTTCTGCAAATGATGATATTGTCATTCCAGCTAATGCTATTCAGAGTTCATCTAACACCCTTCCATATGCAGATAACAATGGTAAGAAGCAGACTCTAACGTTTGCCTTCTCGTTGGTGGATTCTATCCAGAATGCCGCTCCATCTGAAGACATTGAACACATTAAGAGAATTGCGCCTGCCGTATACTATACACAGGACAGAATGGTTAACGGTCGTGACTATAACGAATTCATGCTTCAGGATAACAGTATTCTTAAGCTTCGTTCAATCAACCGTACTTTCGCTGGTGATTCGAAGTATATTGAATGGCATGATGCAAAGGAATATTATGATAACGTCAAGATATTCTCGGATGATGGTGTAATATATTTCAATAATTATGTGGTTAATAACCGCGTTGCTCCGGGTTTCCTACCGGCTGCTGACTTTGGTGCCAACATCAGTCTGACGACTGCTCTTGTTTCCAACTACATTGAGCCAATTCTTTCGACCAATGAATTCTATATCAAGTCGTTACTAGCTGGTGTCATTCCTGCTTTGGTAAGAACTACATTCACCTCCGCAGAAAAATTAGCTATCAGAAATGCTCTATCGGTAGCGATCAATGCTCCACCTAAGACCGTTTATCTAAACTTTGATGTATCTTCGAATACATGGCAGGTTGCATTGGATCAGCCAGTAACGTACTGGATTTCTGTAGAGTTACAGACTGACAACTATTGGAACATCAATTTCTTGGCTCAACGCATCATTGTTCACAGTGACAGCGTGAAGTTCTGGATTTCTAATAATAATGCTAAAACGATCACTTATGATACTTTAAATGGTAATTATGATGAGATTGTGGTATTGTCTGCGAATACGACTCCAACCGGTTCGATCCTAACGACGAACTACACCCTGAATGTTGCCAGCCAGATGATTTTTGATACTGGTGAGAATAAGGGATTGGAAAGCACCAGCGATGTAATCACTCTACCGGGTGACTCAGATGGTGATGGCATTCCTGACTTCGTAACATTATCGTATTTGATTTCGCCTTCTACCTTCGTCTACTTCAACCGTGCCTGCACCAATGGCTGTGAATGGGTATTCGTACCAGCTTCTACCGCTACCTTGAATGCATATGCTGCTGATCAAGCTGCTGGTACTGGATTGTGGAAGAGAGAAAATGGTAGAGAAAATATCAATTTCTTGTGGTTGCATAGAACTCCACGTTACCACTTGGTTGATCCTTCACCATCGAACATTATCGATACCTATGTTGTCACTCGCGGCTACTACACTCTATTGAGACAGTGGTTGACTGACAAGATCACCGACAAGCCAAAGGCCCCAACACCATTTGAATTGAAGTCGAGCTATAGTTATCTACTAGAAAGTAAGATGATTACCGATACAGTTATCTTACATCCGGGTGTCATTAAGTTAGTATTTGGTGATAAGGCTGATAATACTCTACAGGCTTCCTTCAAGGTTATTAGATCGCAGAATAAAACTTTAACTAATAACCAGATTAAGACTGCGATTGTGGATGCTATTAACACATATTTCGATATTAATCAATGGGAATTTGGTCAGACGTTCTATTTCACTGACATGGCGACCTACATTCACTCAACATTACCAAACGATATTAGCTCTATTGTACCGGTTCCAACCTACAATACTCACGTTTTTGGTGAAATGTTCCAAGTGTATGCTAAGGAAAATGAGATAATTCAGCCAAGCATTTCGGTTGATGATATTATCATTGTCGATTCCTTAACTCCTGCGACCTTAAAGTTGTATTAAAAAGGTCAAAATAAACTTAGACAGTCCATCCATAAATAGTAGATATATTTTATGATGGACTGTCTAAATGAGTGATTACAAAAAGCCACGTACTAATCTTAATGATTTTTTACCTGCACAGAATAAGACTGCATTTCTTAAGAATCTAAATGAAAACTTATTCAACAGATATCTAACCAAGGATGAGTATCAGCACATCGTGGGTATTATCGGGGATAACGATCCGGCAAGCCCGCTTAAGCGTGTAATCGAACAAACCACCTATCGTCAAAATAACCAGCTACAACCAATTGCATCCGCAACCATTGGTTCTGAAACCCTATACCTTACTTTCGAAGATTATCTAAAGCGTCTCGCACGCTTGGATGTTGACGTTGATAAGTTTAATGAATGGGGTAATTCTCTACAGTTTAACTACGTGCCACCTATTGACGTAGACAAATTGGTTAATTATCAGGACTATTACTGGGATTCGGTTGACATCAATGACGTTCCTGATTATATTACGATCAAGAACCAGAAAACATGGACTCAGGCACGTAGTGTCGAGTTCAAGAAGACCATCACCAAGATCAGACCAGCATTCTCTATTACCAAGGTAGATGAATTCAATGTGGCTATCACAGGTAACGTACTGACCAATTTCCTTATCGGTGACTACGTATTGCTTGGTGCATCGGCTAATAATTATTTAATTAATGAAATTGTAAACATTTCATTGAACCCAACTACGGGTAAGACACAAATTCAGTTGTTGAACAGTTTAGGTAGCGATATTGACTATCAGACAATCTATAATTTCAACATCGCTATCAAATCTACCGATAATGTCAATAATGCATTTGTATTGACCGGTGACTTTAGCACGGTATTTACCGAAGGTTATGTATTCATTACCTTGAAGAACAACGCTGGAACTGATACTCTATGGTCCACAGTGTCTTCGTCCTATGATATTCCTACGAATACCACCACAATTATCGTTAACGAAACTATTCCTACCAGCCCTTCATGGAAGTTTATATCGATGATGCCTATGGCATCGTTGGTGGATGCTGAATTTGAATCGGTTTCTGGTGATTCGATCATTAATTATAATGCTAAATGGGACAATATTTTTCTAGGTGGTCTAGTTTGGTTCAGAAACCAACTACTAATTTCGTCTTCGTCGGGTTATTCTAACCTAGGTGAGCATGGTATCCGTGATAACAGCTTCAATTTCGTTAATGAACAGGTTCGTCCGGGTGACGTGCTTCAGGTATTGAATGGTCCAAATGCTGGTGAATATCAGATCATTTCCGTAGAAAGCAATTTCTTGGGTATCGATTCCAGTGTCCGTGCATTCTCTAAGGTCGAACTGGATTACACCATTTCGCGTCAGACCATTTACGATTACATTATCAGCGAAACACCGCCAACATTCCCAACCATTTATCAGTTGTGGGTGAATCCAACCACAGACACGCTAAACCAGTGGAATGGTACTGCGTGGACTTCGGTCGTGTACAATATCTCGCTTCTTGTAGCGGCTACACATCAGCGTTACAAATTGTCGCTGACACAGACTGACGCATGGTCGGCTGCTAACAAGTGGATTCATAAGAATGAATTGGTGTCGTTCTCTGGTAAATCCAGAGCACAGCTACCAATCATCGAATTCGATCCATTCCTAGAGTTGTCTTCTGTTTCCCTAGTTGGTTATGAGTGGAAGTACAAAACCCTAACCACTGACCTGTATAGCGACACGACGGTTGAACCAACCATATTCGAAATATCGAATATTTCCATTAACGATACCAACAATCCAGCCTTTATCTTCTCAAGCTCCAACACTATTCTTTTGAATCAGTCGTTTGGTAATCTTGCACAGGATATCCTACCGGGTTCACGTATCCGCATTGGTGGTTCCCATTCCAATAACGGTCTATACACAGTCGCTTCGGCAACTTTCAAGCAGACTGGTGTAGTTAGTGCATTCCAGACTTTCATTACTCTAACCGCAAATGTAGTTGATCCTTTCGACCTACCAATCGGTGCCTTTGTCGGTCCAGAATTCACCGCGAAGGGTGACCAGTGGTCGGGTTATGATAAGCATTGGATTTTCTATGGCATGAAGGATGTTTCTGCATCTTCCATGAATCCTGATAAAAACCCTATGCTTGACGTGTTTGTCAAGTCTTATGTAGACACCAATAACCAATTTGAAACCAACGTAGGTCTAGTATGGCAGTCGCTATCTTTCTACGGTGGTGATGTCTATGGTCCAACCATTCGCTTTGATAATTCATTGCATAGTTTGGTTCTTTATGATGACTATCAGGAAGGCGACATCCGTGTTTATCTAAATGGTGAACGCCAGTACGGTAATTTCCAAGATATTCGTTCGGATATCAATAATGATTATGTTGGTTCTATCAAGTTTAACAGTAACGTTAAATTCAGCATCGACGATCTAATTCGTGTAGAATTGGGTGAGTACACCCTAAATGACATCGGTAGACGTGCAGTGCGTGTGGTTACCACACAGAATGTGCTTGATCCAACCCTACCTTACGATTTGGTTAACCTAACCAGATACAGAAAGCTAGAACAGGACAAGCCAGAGAAGAACGTTTATCCATTCTTCAACATCTATGACATTCATGGTCAGGCTAAGGATATTGCTTCCCGCATCTTTACCTACCGTGAAGAGAACACCTATCCGGTCAACAATTACGTATTGAAGAGAATCGTTAACGATACATCGACTAATGATTATGGCTTCGTACAGGAATTGTCCAATCCAGATACCGGTGAACTATATTCGTACAAGAACTTCTCCCAGCCTAATTACCCACTTCAGACCATTTGGAAGCGCGGTTTGAAGAATGAGCAGTTCGTACCGGTCAAGCTAAGTGATGGTTCGTGGGATATCCCTAATACATGGTTCTACAACATTGACCATGAACTAAGATCGGATATCAATCTATCGGAATGCTTGAAGCATTTCAGTACTATTATCCTATCCCAAAAAGTACCGGGTATCGTAAACTCTAGCAATATCAATCAGGTTTACTTGAGTGATAACGTAAACTATGGTCTAGGTGGTACAATCAAGGAACATAACAACGGTTTCGACTTATCGGTATCGTCTGTATTCGTAAACAATGTAACTCCGTTACAATTGTTCCAGTTTGCCAACGATCAGTATTTGAACGGTTACAATCTAATTCAAGAAGAATACATCAAGAATGTATGCTCTTCGCTATTGTCTGGTACCAGCTTTACCAATTTGACCGGTCTTGTGGCTGGCTTTAATTCTGACATGATCGAAGAATATGAGACCAATGATAAGGTTGACGAATGGTTTGGTGACAGCACGACTTATGATGCTGCTACTGACACCGGTATCAAGGGTTGGATCGCTACAACAGCATTCCTTGGCTTGACCCAAAAGGTTGCTCCATATCTATTAGACGATGCTTCGATGGGTATTCATTCCGTCGTGTGTCATGACGGTCATATTCAGGACGTAACTCTTCCAACCTCAGTCATTCTTTCGTTCTACAATAATCTAGCCAAGTCGGGTGTTGTTCAACAGACTGTAACATCGGAAGCAACAGCATTCCCAACACTACCTAACGGTTCTCTACTGGTTCGTCTGAATACAGTAGCCAAGACACGCACCCTGTATCGCTTAGCAGTCAACACGACATGGGAAGCCATAGATTTCCAAGCATTGTACTCCGGATTGGCACTAGCCATCGAACAGGAGCTATACGACGCATGTCCAGTCGTTACTTCGCCGATCTATGACTACACGACCAGCGAAACAAATGAACGCTACACCGCTCTAAGCAATACACAGTTCAGTTCGTGGGCAGCTTCCAACAATGTGAAGACTCCACTACTAAACACGGGTTTCCGCCAGAATGATCCATTTACTTGGAATTATGAGTTTACCCCAGTTCAGAGCCACCCAGTAACCGGTCTTCCATCTTACGATGTTGCAGCCAGCTTCGAAGTTCTGTACACAAAGCTTTATAAGACACCATATCCTCACATGGAACCATGGAAGCTTCAGGGTTACACCAACAAGCCTACATGGTGGGACACAACTTACCTTGACACAACTGGTGCTCGTCGTTGGAAGAGCTTCATGTGGAACAATATCCTAACCGGTATCGTACCGCAGAGCCAGCTATTACCAAATGGTACAATTTCGACTGGCTTTGCCAACTCGACAGTTCCTAAGTATGCTTACATTCCAGTTAACATGAATGCAGTATCCACCGCTGACGGTTATGTGGCTGATGCATTGCTACCTCCTTACTGGAATAGTGCTAACAGCAGTAATCCAAAGGTAAGAACTCCTTATGATGCCAACTTGGATCAGGTAGTTAATACACCAAACATCGACTATACGTTCGGTGATGGTAACCCTAATGAATGGGCTTGGAAGACATCGGCACAGTATCTTTACGATAAGATGATGATCGCCTTCAAAATCGATCCAATTAACTTCATCTACAGAACGTTCAATGCCAATAAGTTTGAAAAAATTAACTGTCTCGATGTGGACGATACCACCATGCGTGTATTCTCCCACATGGATACGATTTTCCACGGTGATAACGATCCAAACGGTAACGTATTCGTTTCCCATGGTCTAAACCAGTGGTACATTCAGTACAACCGCTATCATGGTTATGATGGTGAGGCTTCCCAGTTCAAGGCTCTTTGGAAGACTTGGGACACCAACCTATCCTATCTTGTAGGTTCCTATATCGATACGCCAACCCTGAGCGTGGATAGTCAAGTATTTGACATCACCAGCAAGGATTATGCCGTCGGTGTAAAGAAAACTTATGGTTTTAATGACATTTGGTTCGATTCGTTAATTTCTACTACACTAAGCATTCCTTCAAAGTATTCCAAGACAAGAAGCTTGGGTGCGGGTTGGACAGCACAGTTCACCACGACTTCCCCAGTAAGTCGTGATATTTCGTTCTATCCTAAAGAAAACTTTGAATTCCGTGTCGTCAAGAATTCGAACCAGTTTGAAATCTATGCGTACGACATCGTTGACGCAGGTATTACTTCACCAGTAACTTACGTGAATGTAAGCTATAGTGAAACTGCCGATCTATCAGACACCACAAATTATATTGGTACCACACAGTATAAGGCTAACGTTACAGTTGGTTCGTCTACCATTACATTGAGCTTGACGCAGGCTTTAGCTCCAACCATTAACGATGCTATCAATGCATTGAATGATCAGTTGGGTACTGCCGCGCTTGCTTATTTGAATAATGGTAATATCTCCATTCAATCCAATTCTACGATCAGCGTGTCGGATATGGGTCTATTTGCTACCATGCACGACAATTATGTAGCCGTATCCACTCCAATTAATGGTGGTTATGAGTTCCAGAAGTTCTTTGACCTTAATGGTAACTTGACGGGTGCCTTTGAAGAAGGTTCGACCTTCACCATCGGTGGTTCGACTCAATTTAACGGTACATACACCATTAAGTCGATTTATTACGATATTGCTAATTCGATCACCAAGATTTTCGTTTCTGAATCGGTAACCTTGACATCGGCTACAGTCGATGGTATAGCTTATCCTTCCAATAGAAGAACTCTTCCAGATACTTGGGCAACCGGTACAGAAGTGTATCTATCCACCGATAGCGTTCTACCAGCCCCATTCGATGACAATACCCCGTATTACATCGTAAGATTGACTGATTACAAGTTCTCGCTAAGTACCACCTCTGCGGGTGCTCTACAGTCGAAGGGTTTGATAACGCCTATTTCAAGCGGAACTACACAGCCATACGTCGGTAGAATCCAGTACACCTTTAACGCCATGGGTGGTAATGTAATTGCTACTTCATGGAGAAAGCATTACTCGGATACTCGCGCGGTCAAGACTGTTGCTCAGCCAATCTACATCACTGGTATCCAGCAGATGGTTGACTTTATCGATGGTTATTCGGATTATCTAGCAAGCATTGGTTTTGATACCAAGGTTCTTGATGCAGATAACACCGACCCTTCGACTGGTCGTATGAACGAATGGCAGCTAGAAATTGAATACTATATCAATTGGTTGTACACACAGTCTTCCTTGAGACAGGAAACTGATCTTGAATATCAAATCACTGCCGATTATAAGAATAACCGATTCCTATACACTGATTCCAATGTAAACATTGCTAGCACTCAAGCAAATCTTGCTCAGAGAGTAGTTCTGATTGCGCCAGACAATACCATTCTACCGGAACCGTTTGACAATCCATTGAAGCAGTTTGTGCCTTACTTCATCGTTCCTACGAACGACGGTAAGGGTTTCCAGTTGTCTTACACGAACGCAGATGCCAAGGCTGGTCGATTCATTGAATTTGGTGCTCCGGGTAAGGGTAATTATTACTTTAAGATTTACAGAGAGCAGACTCTATATCCTCAATTCATGTTGAATCCTTACAAGAAGGCTTTGACGATCAACCATCCACAAGGTATTCTTGCCGACACAATCAGCAATGATAGAAAGGACGTTCTAACCAATCAGAAGATTTACGATCAATACGGTAATCTTTTGACCAAGGACAAGCTATTGGTTCTTAGAAATGATGAATCCAGCCAGATTTTCTTGGCTGACCAGACCGTCATTTCGAACACAATTTCAGCCTATCCTACGTACATCACTGGTATGCATGCCTTTATGGATGCTTACGAGCATATCATTAGCTTTAGTGATTATTCGGTATCTGATAACCTAATCTACGATTCCTATTTGGGTCTAAGAACTCAGCGTTTCTATGTCGAATTTAATCGTCAGGAAACCATGACTCTACGTCCAAACATGGGTGGTTTCTTCGTATCTGATGACGATCTAGTGCAGAACTTTGAATCTGCGGTAAACGATCTAAGATTCCTATATGATACCTATAAGGTAATCGAATCCAAGCCTCTAATTCAGGAAGTCCGTCGTTCCCTAGGTTACACCGGTCGTTCGTCCTACATGCAGGATTTGAACATCAATGCTAAGTCAGATTTCATCTTCTGGCGTGGTATGATCCAGAACAAGGGTACCAACCTTTCCATCAATGCTTACACCAACCAGACATTGTTCAACAATGCTGATTTGGATGAGTTTTGGGCTTACAAAATCGCCACCTTTGGTGATGCTAAGGAAAAGAACTACATTGAATTGAAGTTAAAGCGTGCTGACTCTGTTGGTACTGAATTCCGTGCTGAATTCGTCAATCCTGACGAAAATGCTTTGAATGACACCTTCACTACAATCAGCTTGACCGATAACACCAGATGGTGGGATCAGCCTGACGTATTGGATAAGATGGCTCCAAACAAGTCGTTCTTGTTCAATGCTCGCGTACCAAAAATCATATCGAATGCCGCATCCCAAGTGCAGGTCATCAATGGTAGATATCTACTAGTTCTTGATGGTGCTTACGATGGTGTGGTGATTTCTTACACTGATAATGCTGGTATCGTGCGTCAGATGATCAATTTGTCTGATTATTCGATGGTTAACAACCGTGTTCTTCAGTTCACCAACGATCCAAGAGCATTAGCTAACCTATCGGTAAGCTGCCTAACCTATAACTATAATGCCCATAGTCCAGCCGTTTTTGTGGACAAGTCGGCAGGCGTTATCGTAAATCAAATTGCTATCTGGAATCCAGCCCTAAACCAGCCAAACCAGTATGCTTATTCGTTAGTGGATATCAAGACCGAAGCTGATCCAGCCGTTTACTCGGTGGATTACACCGGTAATACCTACAATAACATTTGGTTGAAGGGTAAGGAAAATACTGTTTGGATGGATATGTCCAAGATCGATTACATTCCTTACTACGATAATGGTGTATTCCCTTTGATCAATGATCGTGTTGCAAACTGGGCTAAGCTTTCGGATGTTGGTTCGTTGACACTATATCAGTGGACTGAATCAACAGTTCCGCCAGCACAATTTGAGCTAACCTATGTCAATGGTGGAACTCCAAAGACCTCCCTATACTTTAACAATGGTTCGATCACTAATCCTAACTGGAACTTGATCGATGACCTGAAGTTCAGTATTTTGGCTGTATTGGTACAAGATAGCACGGTGATCCCATTTGATGGTGTCGTAAATGTTTACAGAAATGGTAAGTTCGATCTTTCCATGGACCTAAATCAGTACGATTTCAGTCAGTATGTTTATGGTGATATGCTACCGGGTCAAACCGTTAAGCCAAACATTCAGGATTACATCACTGTTATCCTTCCTAAGCCAATTCCAACACAGGACGATTTGACGAATCTTGTTTACAAGTACGATACACCGTACTCGACCAACTACAAGATTAACGAAAACAATGGTGATCCAATTCCTTATTACTACTTTTGGGTAAGTAATAAGCCTACGGTATTGACCAGCACATCGAATTATCAGTCCACATTGTTGCAGGCACAGAAGGATTTGATTACAAATCCAAATCCTTACATGATTATGACTGGTCTAAGATATCAGGACGATGGCTTTGGTGTCATCTTCGGTAACGTATTCGATTCTCTACCATACGATCTACCAATCCGTTACAGCCAATTGGTTGTGCGTGGATTGAAGGGTGGCGTTAATGAAGATGAGCGTTACGCTCTACGCTTCATCCGTGACTTCACGTTGAGAGACAGAATGCCATACAACGGTGATATCTACGATTATTCGTTTGAGAATGCTGTCAGAACACCGCTTGCACTTAAGAATGTCCATGTTGAATGGAAGCTATTCCGTGAGAAGCAGACACAGAAGATCGATCAATACTTGTGGGAAAAGCTAATCTCTTCATTGATCGGTTATCCGGTCGTTGACAAGATCATCGATACTTCGGTAACGATTCCTTCGCTAGACAGAATTCTATTCGACAACCTATACGGTACTGACACTCAGTATGGTCTAGGTGATGAGCAAATTTTCGTCACGCCAGAATTGGGTCTATCGACTATACAGGCTATCTTGAATGATCCGTCTCAGGATTTCATTAACATTGATATCAACTCGTTCCTAGCCACATACTCATTCGACAATGTGAATAATATTGTAACGGCTATGTACGCTATTTTCGAAGGCTTTGACGCATCCAATGTGAACACAATCTTCTTTGCTACACTACATGATGCCATGAGCTTGAAGTACAACAGTTCCGATATCTTTAAGACCTCATGGGTAGCGCTTGACGTTTCTCAGAATGTTAACGTAAACAACGTTAATGCTCCAATCACGTCTGACAACATTCAGCCGGGTGGTGCTTGTGATATCGATGATAACATTGTGGTTCCAACCCTACCACCTCTACCATCGCCTTCGCCAACTCCATCAGTTACACCAACAATCACTGTATCGGTAAGCCCATCGTTGACACCATCGGTAACTCCGACGATGACTGCTACCCCGACAATGACTGCTACGGTAACGATCACCCCAACAATCACTGCCACACCGGGCGTGACTGCTACACCATCACAGACTCCAACGTTGACCAGCACCACAACGATTACCCCAACGTTGACTAGTACACCTACGGTAACCCCAACCATCACGGCCTCACCTACGATGACCCCGGTTCCAACCATTACACCAACAGCTTCGCCAGTACCAATTACAGCGTATGATACTGCCGTACTAAATGGTAACCCAATTGTTTACTACAAGTTTGATGACTTGAACACAACGGTTGCACACGACAGTTCACTATATGGTAACGATGGTTTCTTCAATGGTAACATAACGTTGGGTGATGCTGGATTGTTCTCGCAATCGGCACGTTCGATCACAATATCTGACGATTTTACTCAGAACAATATGGTATTGGGCCAGTATGGTCCATTCCTAGACTTGGCTGGTGATTATACGTTTGAAATATTCTCGGACGCTGACGTTACGGAACAGGACGCTGCAATTCCAGTTCTAGTTTACATTCCGTTTAATGCTGGATCGCAGCAGCCACAGTTTATGTTGTATATTGATAGAGATACTGGTAAGTATGCTTACCGTATTGCTACAACCGATCAGGCATTCTCGGAAGTACAGACAACCGTGTCGGCTGACGGTACACCATACATGATCACGTGTAGAAGACAGGGTAATAAGCAGACGATCTTCATCAATGCTCAGGAAGAAGCATCGACAACAGTTTCGGGTGCAAACTTGTTCTCGCAAATTTACGGTCTAAGCATCGGTGGTTCTCCATACAACGTACCAAGCATAAACAACTATGTCGGTGGTTTGGATAACTTCTCATTGTATGGCGTAGCTTTGGAAGATGATGAAATTCGCTCCCATTACGAAGCAATCACGGGTGTACCAATTTCTCCATCACCAACACCTACACCAAGCCCAACACCAACGTTGACTACTACCCCAACGCTTACAATTACCCCAACGGTAACAAGTACGATTACCCCTACTGTTACCATTACCAGAACAATTACACCAACGGTAACTAGGACTGTAACTCCTACACCAGCACCATCAAACACACCAGCACCATCGAATACACCACAACCAACACCGACTCCTACACCAACTAATGCTTCGGCATGTCCAGATTGTACAAGTATCGGTTATCAATGTTGTGTAGCAGTATCTTCATATCTACCTGATGGTAAACTAGCTGGTGATATTAAAGTGTCTGATACTATGATTCTAGCTGATGACAGAACCCTTGAACCGGGTACTGGTGTGGTGTCTTACTCTAAGACTGAAATTAAGCCTTGTGTAAGAATTGAAACCAAGTCGGGTGCTTCGCTAGTATGTTCCACCTCTGCTCCAATTCCTTCGAAGGATAAGGGTTTCCTATTAGCACCAGATGTTTATGGTGAAGAAATCGCTACCATGATCAATGGTGCAGCAATGTGGGATGAAGTAATTTCTGTAACTGATGCTGGTAATCAAGAAGTACAGCACATTACAGTAGGCGACAAGTGTTTTTGGGCTGGTGAAACAGAAAATTCGTACATCTTGCATCACAACCTAAAGGATTGTGCGGGCGTATGTGCGGGCGGTACGGACGGTACCTTCGTAAGTCCAAACTGTTGTGAATGTCCATGAGGAATTGTAGACATTATGATCCGGTAATAAATAGTTGATTATCGGATTAATTGAACCATGGCGGACTTAACCCCAACTCCAACACCATCACTGACTCATTCGGTCGATAAAAATAATATTAAACAATTATTCAGACGATTCAGTGATGGTGTTTTGGTCGCCAAGGATGAAGTATATGATGCAGTATTTGGGTACCAACATATCCAATATGATCTATCTAACGTATGGACGATCTATCATAACGCCAAATCGAAAGCGTTTACTGAAAATATTTACCTAGATAACGAACTTGCATCCGCAGATGTCAGAATTATTGATGGTTGTGCCATAGAAATTACCTTCTCAAAGCCGGTTACAGGCTATGTAAATTTAGTGTTTTTGGATTCAACAGATAGAACGGACAATTGTAATTATCCTGATCCATCCATTACTCCAAGTCCTACACCAACGCTGACACCAACTCAGACGGTAACGCTATCGGTTTCACATACTCCATCGGTGTCTCCCAGTCCAACCCTAACGGCGACAGCAACAAATACTGTAACGCCGTCCGTCACCAACACAATTTCGGTAACTCCATCTATTACTCCATCGAATACGGTATCCGTTTCGGTAACTGGTAGTATGGACTCGACGGTAACACCAACAGCTACCGTTTCTATTACTCCATCTATTACCCCAACATTTACCCCAACAAATACGGCTACTCCAACAGCCACAGTTTCTATTACACCATCCGGAACTCCCGGTAATAGTGCAACTCCTACCTTAACAGGTACTCCGGGTATAACACCAACACCAACAAACACGAGTACATTCACGCCTTCGGCAACGGTTACGCAAACATTGACTCCAACTCCATCAGTAACACTAACACAGCATGATTGTACCTTTGATGGTTCATCACTAAGTGGTTGGACGAACGTTGGCGCAGTGATGTCACCTGATCCAACAAATCCAAGCTTGCAGGTAATTGGTGTTCCTGAGGATTCTTATGCTTACATCAACTGTTCGCAGCCATTTGATATCTCAACTCAAATCACAGTAGACGTGTACATGGTAAACACGGATTCTGTGTCTGACGTTCTACTTGGTTGTGATTCGAATGGTCATGGTATCATGGCTCGTTTCGATTCCAGAAACTATAATAATGGAAATTCTGGTGGACCAACACTATACTGTGGTTTCTTACAGAACTTCTCTTGGACAAGCTGGGCTCAAACAGATGACCCAACCATCGGTAATGGTGGAACACTCTATGCATTACCAACAGGTGTTTGGAAGTCAGTAACTATTAGAGTAAAAACTCTGGCTGACGCAGGTATTACATTAGAAATGTTGGTTGATGGAGCAGTAGTTGCCACATCTATTCCATTACAGCAGTTCGGTAACTTTGTAGGTCTTAATGGCGATCACAATGGTGGTTCAAACTCTTATATGCGTAATTTTGGTATTAAGCGTGATTTCTTTATTACGCCTACTCCAACACCAACACAGACTTTGACCCCAACGGTAACCCCATCTGTAACAAAGACAATAACGATAACCCCATCTGTCACTAAAAGTATCACTGTCTCTAGAACGATTACACCTACAATCTCTGTAACTCCAACTATATCTTCCACACCAACGCCAACCCCATCATCGGGATGGGCAGCGTTTGCACATAGATATTGGAGAATGAATATTTCCTTAAATAATGGAGATTCAAACTATGTAGGTGTTGCTGAACTGGCCTTCTATAATGATAGCACCTCATCGGTGAATCTAGTAAAATCTGCCTTGGCAGGGTCTAACTATTTGGAATCAAGTGAAGCAAATAGCGCCAATAATGGATCATTTGCGTTTGATGGATTAGTTTCAACAAAATGGACGGCTGGTAGCACTACTGGTTATATTGGTTGGGATTTTGGTACGCCAACATTGGTTAAAACTGTTGGTGTGACTGGTCAATATAATGGTGGGGATCAGTCTGCTCTTGCGCCAAAAAACTTCACCATAGAATATTCTGATGATAATAGTAGTTGGATAGTTGCAGCAACGATTACCAACCAAACTGCTTGGGGCGCAGCCGAGAAGCGTACGTTCACATTGGATGCTTTTTCACTAACACCAACGCCTACACCAACAATTACACTAACACCATCAATTACTAAGACATTAGTAACGTCCCCGACAGTCACGCCAACCATTACAGTCACGTCATCAGTCACAAAAACACCTCCGGTAACTCCTACTCCGTCTGTAACTCACTCGCCTATAGCTTCTACCGGTCCATTACTACATTTTGATGGAGCAAATGGTAGTACGACGATAACGGATTCTCATGGGACAACCACATGGACACGCACTGCACCAGCCCAAATATCGACTGCTCAGTCTAAATTTGGTGGTTCATCGTTGTTCGTAAATGGTGGTTATGTGAGAACTACAAACATTGGTAGTACTCTTGATGGTGATTTCTGTATAGAAGGTTGGGCAAACGCAACGGCGACCCCTAGAGGCATCTTCCAGATGTTCTTAAATAGCTCACCAAGCTCTCTTGGTTGTGGCTGGGATGATGCTGGATTAACATGGCAACTTTATCATAATGGATCAGTAGAAGCATCAGCAGCTACAACTATTCCTACTGGTTGGTTCCATTGGGCCGCATATCGAGTCGGTACGGCTATCATGTTAGCTATTAATGGTACGGTTGTCATTAATGCGATTGATAGTGGAGATAATTTCGGAAGCTCAACCGAATTAAATATCGGTGTTTATTACAATACTGGCTATCCTTGGGTTGGCTATATTGATGAGGTTCGCGTAACGCGCATGTCTTCACCATATACTTCAGCCGGGTTCATCCCACCAACATCTGCATTTACCTGAGTAAAATGACTTAATTGGTCATGGGAATAAATAGTATGATTAAAGACTCCTTATTCCTATGATCATAAATTTTCGCCAAGGCATAATCGCAGCGCAAGTGAATAACAACTACCTACAACTTGTGGGTGGTAAAGTTAATATTAACGTAGATGTTCAACGTCTAGATATTGCATTTGCTTACGGTACTCATGATTATTTGTTTACGGAAGCCGAAGCAGTTGTAGGAGCATGGGGTCCATTCCCTACCGGGATAGATACCTATCTTTATTGGGATATCGATCTTGCCACTGGCCTTAGAACCTTCGGCACCACCCCATACGCACCATCCTATGGTAATTCATTACCAGCCAATCCTTCGGTAGGTCAGCATTTCTTTGATTATGCTGATAAGAAAATGAAAGTGTGGAGTGGCGTAGCTTGGAACGAAAAGCTTCGCGTGTTTGCTGGTAAGATTGGTAGCGGTGGTATTTTCACGCCACAGCCAATCGGATCGCAAGTTGCACTAAATGGTCAGATATCTTTTGGTTATATCCTATTTGACGTAAATGGAATTGCCCTTCGCGTGGTAGATCGTAGTGGTAGATACTATTTTCTAACGACCGAAGACCCGGTTCACACCCAGCAAGACATTCATAATGCTTATAAAATCGACTCCATTCTTATGGATGGTAAAGCTATTGAACCTATTCCAGCTTATCATTGCTTGACATGGAAAGGACCAAAGCAACTTGGTGTTGCGTCCTATATCGACTACACCCGCCCATGCGTGGGCATTTCAGTCGAACCGGCTGGTATCAATGAAGTCAAACAGTTTATTACAAAAGGTTTTCTAACCAATTATAACAATTGGAATTGGACCCAAGCACCTAACACACCATTGTTCGTTGGTGATACTGGTCAGATCACAGTTGACGTTCCACAACAGTATTCTCTACAGAAAGTGGGACACATTGTCTCATCTGACACGGTATTCATCGATCTACAAGAAATTGTATGGATTGAGAACAGAATTCCGGGTCCAACACCTTCACCAACCCCAACCATTACGCCATCGCGTAGTGTTAGCTTGACTCCCTCACCAACCCCAACAACATCGTTGTCTCCATCGGTAACGGCCACACAATCGTTAACACCTACACCAACATCTTCGTTGGGTATTTCCCCTACTCCAACACCAACGCATACACAAACCCCGACAGTCACACTTTCGGCAACTCTAACTCCAACCCCAACGGTTACTAGTTCGACAACAGTGACACCATCACCAACGCCTACAATTACACCATCGGTAACCACTTCACCAACAGTAATATCGAATTCGCCAGATGCTATTTCTTTATTCTATAAATCAGCATTCCCATTAACGAATGCTAATGATAAAACAGCACAAGTAGCACTATCTTCATTTGATGGTGCTACTCGTAATGATATTGGTCAATTTAGTGTATCGTGGCGCGTTTCCAGTGATGGTGAGGATGTCGGAGATAAATTTACACGTAAACTTCGTGGATTTGATAATGGTGGATTCATATCCATAAACCCACCTAACTTTGTCGGTACAGATCGCAATGACGGTAATCTTTATTGGTCTGGTATCTATGCCGATAATGATTTCGAATATGATAGTAGTTTCGCACCATCTATAACCCATCCAGTATTCACCATCCCAAATAATTCGGAAGGCTTCATATCGATATCTGCATACGCGGTAGATATTACAACTGGACTACAATACGGCACATATAGATTCTCTACCAGCCAAAATATCGATTCTCTTGTTGTATTTTCCAATGGTAACCAACTTGCTGTCAATCAATTGAACGATTTTACCAACTCCAACTCAACAACTTGTGTTGGTTTGCATGGTATGGACGTTTTGGGTGATGGTACAGCCTTTATGTTAGGTGTTGAAGATGAAACGAACAAACTTACATTAATCAAAATTGGACTAACCAATATTAATGTGGAAGATTCGTCTGTCGATGTCACTTATACATTCGATGTAATTCAATCTTCCGATACAATTCCTTTATATCATTTAGATAATTTGGAAGATACCAATGGTGAAATTTATGAATCCAAGAGCTTTGGTGAGAAGGATTACATATCCGTTGCAAATAACATCAATAGCAGAAGACAAGACCTATTCCTAACGTCTCAGAATGTAATTGATAGCAATGAATCCTATGTTGCCGTCTATAATAGAGCAACCCAACAGCTTGAAAATGTAATCTATAATGCTAATGATTATGGTTATATAAGCATAACTGATAATTACTTGTTCGTAATAAATCCAGTTGTACCACCTTCAAGCTTAACTTTTGGTGCTAGCAGTGATGTCACAACTGACGTTCCAGAATTCTGTGTACTAAACGTTAGATCGCTAGATTCAACTAATAACGTTACAGATGTCACATCCTTAACATTGACAAACCAGATACCACAGAATCAATTCCAAGGTATGACTGCTACCGATGCTAGACTGAGAACTGTAAAGAGTAATGCAAATACTATCACAATTTATACCTTTGGATTTGGTATCTATGTATTTGATATCCCTACTCAGACGATGAACTATTCAGGTGCCTCCGACATTTATAACGATGGTCATGTTTTTGGATTACTACCAAGTGCATCGGCTTATACTGATGTTGTTATTGACACTTGGGCGGGCAAACTAACCCAATGATTAAGTTATTTTCTAATTACAAAAAGGTTCTATTAGATAAAATCACTGGTAGAGTAGTCAATGCGGAAAAGAATTTTGAAGATTTCCAAAATTCTTTTCAATTCAATCAAACCACAGCATCATCGTTGTGGACGGTTAATCATTACTTTAATTCAAGCGACCTATCCATTAGAGTTTATATTGGTGATGCAACCTCAGGCTTTACTAAAGTAGAGGCAAACACCTTAGTGGTGGATGATAACGTATTCACTGTAGATTTTGGTAACAATTCTTACACTGGTTTCGTAGAAGTTTTGTATTTTGGTACGGTATTGGAAACAATCACCCCAGTTCCTATTTCTTCCACGCCTACACCTACACCATCGGCTACACCAACGATAACTCCAACCTCAACTATCATATTGAGTGCCACACCTACACCTACAGCATCGCCATCGTTGACCCCATCGAAGACACCACAGGTTACACCGACCTCGACTCCGGGTATCACGATGTCGGTATCTATCACTCCAAGTTCGACTCCGGCAATCAGTCCAACCATTACACCAACACAGACAGCATCACCAACTGCGTCTGTGACTCCTACCATATCGGTAACGCCATCATTGACAGCTTCGGTAACTCCAACTCCATCGGAGACGCCATCGATTACGCCTACGATTTCTGTAACTCCATCGGAAACACCGCCAGTTACACCAACATTGACACCAACCATATCGGATACACCATCCGTAACGCCAACACTTTCGTTGACTCCATCATTGACATCGACTCCATCGGTTACTCCAACGTTGACAGTAACACCATCGACCAGCAATACTCCGGCTGTAACCACAACCATGACACCTACGGCAACGGCGACAGTCACACCAACACCTTCGGTAACCCCAACCTCAACTCCGGCTCCGGGTTCGTCCTTGACTCCTACGCCATCAGTTACCGCGACGATTACCCCAAGTATAACTCCGTCGATAACTCCAACGATTTCGTTGACTATCAGCGTTTCACCTACGATTACTGTTACACCTTCCATCACTGCGTCATTGACGGTTACCCCATCTATCACTCCAACAATTTCGTTAAGTGATACAGTAACTCCTACACCATCAGTGACCATGACGGTGACACCAGAAGTAACCCCAACTCCGTCCGTGACTTTGACAGTAACGCCAGAGGCAACACCTACACCAACAATTGCTCCTACACCTGACCCAACACCATCACCATCTGCACCACCTCCATGATAATAAATAAGGTAAAGGTGACCATATGAGTGACGAACAAGTATATTTTGATAAACCATTTGAAAATTACTGGTACGATAAGCAATTAGTTTCATATATCGAGCAGTTCATGGCTGTCTTCTCGGACATGTATGTTTCTATAGGTAAGAACGATTTCAACTCGCAGACTAATCTAATACAGATTCCTATTAGATATGGTGGTGCAGATCGTGTGGTAGATGCTGTGATTGCTGGAAATACAACTAATAAACCATTACGTTTACCAATGTTTTCGGCTAAGTTAGTAGATTTGGCTCCCGCTCCTGAGCGCCAGAAGGGTTTGGGTACGGTAGAACGTCGTGCTGTTGTTCCCCGTGGTGGAAGACTTGAAGATATTGTTGTTCCCCATCGTTTAACTCCAATGCCTTATAAATTGGCATTCGAATTGAACATCTTCACTTCCAATGAATCGCAAAAGTTCCAGATTCTAGAGCAAATTTTAACCTTATTTAATCCTTCCATCCAGATTCAGACCAGCGATGATCCATTTGATGGCGCAAAGATTACGGTATTGGAAAGAGAGAATATTGGATTTGAAGAGAACTATCCATCTGGTACGGATAGAAAGTTAAACGTATGTAGTATTATCTTCAGTACATACGGCTGGTTGCAGGCACCTATCGACTTCAAGAAGAACTTCGTTGAGACGATTCACGTCCGTCTTCAGACATTGCGTCAGAATCAGTCGTTCTCGGATGCCATCGATGCAGACATTAATGATCCACCTAAGGATTCATTTGTTATCGATGGTGGAGTGGTCAAAGATATACCATTTGATGATGTAGAATGAAAAAAGCCGCCAATTGGCGGCTTTTTCTTACTTGAACTTATGTTCGAAGTAATCTTCTAGTCGAGAGTCGAGCTTAGTTTTGAACTCTGGATTCAACATTTTGTACTTATCCTTACCATATAGTTCAATGGCTTTGGATTTGAATTCATTTACGTTGCTACCAACCATTTCCTTCTTAAGCTTAGTTAGGCCAAGCTTTAGAACTTCACCATGACCAAGATCGTCATTGGAGCGTTCGATACGATTTTCCATTTCCTTCTTGGCATCCATATACTTGGATGATTCGTCATTAAGCTTGCTAACTAGTTCAACGTAGGACTTTTCAAAGTTGGTTCTGGTATTAAGAGCAGCACCCTGTTCATAAGCAGAACCTTCTTGCTCATCTGTACCGTCGAATACGGCATCATTGAAGAATTTCTTAAACAAGGATTTAAAGGCAGTGCTTCTTTCCTGATCAGCTAGGAAATTATCGATTTTCTCTCTGGCTGGCATGCGGTCAGCATAAAGGAAGATAGCATGGCTTTCTTCATCCTGATGACGACCGATCTTTGGCTCACCAGAACCCTTAACGATAAAAATGTTAAGACCCTTGTACTTCTTATTCTTAATTAGGGTACCAACGTTAATCTTGATTCGCTTAGAATCATAGTCAACATGACCGTCATCTACCATATCAATAATTTTCTGTAAAACGAGCATTGCCTCGTTTTCAACAGGCTTTACGTTTAGGTATTCATTCAAGATGTATTGTTTAAACGAGCGCATATGGTTCCATGAAATTAGTTACAATTATTTATCGTTCCCGTCTACTATTTGTCCGAATTGCTATTGTTTTACTTGGGAATTTTTCTGTGATTGATAAATAATATGAAATTACTTTTGGAGAATTTTGATGGCAGTTTTAAGTGACGTGGGTAATGATACCGGTAATCTTGGTATCTATCAGCCTAAATTGAAGAATAGATGGCGTTTGACCTTCGTTGGTTTAGGTGCTTCTAGCGCGGACGGTGATTTCTTGACCGTTCAGGCTATCACCGCAGAACGCCCTAAGATGAACTTTGAAAAGATTACGTTAGACCGTTATAACTCTCGTGTCTACATCGCTGGTAAGCACAGCTTCGATCCTATGAATATGGTCTTCGAAGATGATACCGGTGGTCTAGTTGCCGCCGCTCTTAAGAATCAGCTTGAGAAGCAGCAGAACATTATCGGTCAGTTCCCTAGTGCATTGCTACCTGCAAGTGCCGCTGGTGAATTGTATAAGTTTGCTACACGTATCGACATCCTAGACGGTCAGGATACCGTTTTTGAATCGTGGTCAATTGAAGGTTGCTGGATCGAAAATATCGACTACACTGACCTTGACTATGCAGCATCCGAAGCTATCAAGATCAACCTAACCGTCAGCTATGACCATGCAAGACAGAAGCTTACCGGCATCGTCTACAAGGCTCATCCGGGTCAAGGTGCATTCTAAGAGTCTTCTCTTTAGGATCAATAATAAAGCCGCCCAAGGGCGGCTTTATTTTTTATAAATAATGGAATAGAGAGTTATAACAATGCCATCAGTGCTAATTCCAAAATATTCCTTAGGGCAGATATCCACCAATTTCTTTAAAAGAAGTGCTGGAACGAATATTTCCCAATTCATTGGCAACAACTTTGTGAATGCCAATGGAAGTATTGCTGCGGCAAACCCTAAACAGTTAGTCAATCAGATACCTAACGATCTACTCAATAGTATTCTAACTGATTATGGTAATGGAACCATTTCGAAGGGATTGGACTCTTTGGCCCTAATAAATAGAAATGTAGTTAATGGCACTCAATTGTCGGGTGATATTTTTAACAATAACATTATATACGGTGCAGATGTAAATTTTAAGACTGTTACATTGGCTGAAGGTAGAATGATAGTCGTTGGTAACCTTAATATGTTACAGATTATCAACATAGCTCCATCATCCTTACAGACTACCTTTTATAACATAGTAGACAATATAGTTAACGATCTTAAGAATGGTAAGTATCTTTCGACCAACTATTCAGCAGCACTCATTAGAAATTGTAAACAAATCGCTCAGGCGGTATCGAGAACCATAAATGCCTCAAATATTTAATCCAGCCAATTCACTAGACCCTCAACAGGCAGTTACACTAGATGCCAACATAGTTACGGCTAATACGTCATCTTCATCGCCTGAAGCGGCTAATGAATACGTACCCCATCGTTTACTTAAGAATTCTGTGGCTAGCTCTTCGGCTGATGGCTCTTCTGACTTCTCAGCATTATCATCGGATATTCCGGATGCATTTGCAACCTATGAACAACCTAAGCTAAAATTCCTATTTACGGTATCCTTCACCCCACGAACCTCTGTCCTTAATCTTAAGGAAACGGGTGCTGATGACATGGATTCTCTACGTTTTGCTTTGAAGAGAGCAACCCGTCCTTCCCCAACAGTCGTTTATCAGGATATGAATTTCTATGGTATGCGAACCAAGGTCGCTATAAAAATGGACTATGGTACGGTTACCTTAACTTTTTATGATGATGTGGTCAATAATGCTCATAGTTTAGTTTCAAGATACATTAATTCAATCAGCCCAATCTCAACACAGACCGCTCTTAATGCAGACAACCTTGATGTGTTCTCTGCTAACAATAAGACGATTGGTGCTTTAGCACATAAGATGGGTCCATTCCAATCCATGAAAGTCACACATCACATGCTGGATAACTCATTATCTGACGTAACCACTCCTAAACAGGTGTATTACGAATATCTAAATCCTAAGATCATCAACGTTAACTTGGATGAATTGGATATGACTCAATCTGATACTACTAATGTAGAAATTGTTTTCGTCTATGACAGCGTAAACATTTCCTATAGTGATGAATCATCCCCAAATCCTAACACCAGTACCGAAAGTTCTAATGGTACGGGTAGCGTGCCTATCGTCAAGGGTATTGTAAATTCATTTGATGATAACAGTAATTTTGTGGGTAACGGGTTGAACGGTGGTATTGGTGGTCTAAACGTAGGTAATAATTTTGGAAACTTCTGATAAAGCTCCTAGAAAATTTGCAAAGGTTAAAAAGCCTAGAAAAACAGCAGGTAACTATCGTCAGGGTATGTTTACCCCTACTGATCCTCACCGCTATTTGGGTGATGCTACTAACATTATCTTTAGATCATCATGGGAGCAGAGAGCATTCAAGTTTCTAGACACCAATCCTTACATTATAGGGTGGGCTTCTGAACCATTTGGTATTGATTACATGAAGCCTACCATTATAAAAGGTAAGGCTACTGTTAAACGAGCAAAATACTTCCCTGACTTGTACGTTGAATATATTGACAAAAATGGTAACGAACGTAAAGAATTGATTGAAATCAAACCAGATAAGCAGACCAGACCATCTAAAGCGCGCAAAGCTACGACGAAGATACAAGAAAATTACGTATACACAGTCAACATGGCGAAGTGGCAAGCTGCCGAAGCATGGTGCAAGAAAAATGGTGTTACCTTTAGAATAGCTACTGAAAAAACGCTCTTTAAGTAATTTGTCAATAAATATAATGAACTAATATGGAATAACGTAATGAGTTTTAAGACATTTTTACAAGAAACCGCTGCTGGTGGTTCGACTGGCGCAGGTTCCATTGCAGCCAACCCTTCTGGTGATTCCAGAAGCGAACACCGTCGTTCCGAAAATGACTGGAAAGATACTCGTAAGAAAGAAGTTTCCGATAATGAAAAGTATGCCAAGATGCGCGAGCAGATTGCTAAGGCTAAGGAAGCTAAGAAGAAGCAGACCAAGAAAAGATCATTTAAGGATTTCGTTCTTCGCCGTAAGGTGAATGAAGATTTTGATATGAACGATATCGTTTCCCGTCTAAAGGGTTCCGAAGTTGAGACTGCTGCCGACGATGTTGGTGTAGTATCCTACGGCGTCGAAGATGACAAGGGTAACGTAATGCGTATCACCGTTCGTGGTGATCAGGCTAAAGAATTTGAAGAAACCCTAGCTCGCCAATTGGCTGATGCTAAGTCTAACAAAAGTTCCGGTATTGAAATCAAAGGCAACTCTCTAGCTGAAATTCTTTTCAATCTAAGAGATAAGTTTGAAATCGTTACTGTTGACTTCCCTATTATTCCTACCGATGTTGTGTATAATGCTGATATGGCATCCAAGTCTCCTGAAGAATTTACAGGTGACCAATCCACCATGGGTAGTACACCAGATGATTTCGGTGCTATGGATGGTGGTGGAATGGACGATGGTATGGGTGGTGACCCAAGTCTAGGTGGCGATGCTTCCCTAGGTGGTCCAACCAACCAAGCACAGCCGCAGGGTACCGCAGATGACCAGTTAGGTGCTGGTGCTGATGATGGTACCGGTCAGGATATGAATGCTGGTGACATTGGTGCGGATGATGGTACCGGTGGTATGGGTACAGATGGTCTTCCACCTGATGAATCCACTGAAGACGGTAATGTTGAAGATTTTGGTGATGAAGAAGCTCCACAAGATGAGACTTCAATTCTTAACCAAATCGTTTCTATGCTTAAGGCTCAGGCTAATGCTGAAGAAGCTAAGGCTGATGCTGCCGCTGAAGAATCGCGTGCTAAGCAGGCTGAATGGTCTGCCATTGCTGCCGATAAGGAAGTTCGTCGTCAGGAAGAGCTAGCCCGCGTGGAAGCGCAGGTTTCGGCACAGAAAAAGAAGGAAAAGGATGCTAAGAAGTACGCTGATATCGCAAGATACAATGTCCAGCAATCTCGTGGTTCTCAGAATGAATCGAAGAGCTTTTTAATGGATGCGATCAATATCCTTAAGGAAGATCAGTTTGATAATGTCCAGCAGTTACAGAAGGAAAAGCTTCAGTTGCAGGATAAGTATAAGATTCTTCCTACTGACGACCAGATCACTCAGAACTATAAGAAGCAGAAGCTTCGTTATGAAATGGATGAACTGAATGCTAGAATCAAGTCTGTACAGCTAGATAGCCAGTACACTCAAGATGAAGCTAATGCTCAGAAGGCTAATCCGCAGCAAGCACAACAGACCCAGCAACAGCAGGTACCACAAAATGGTAACCAGCCTGCAACACCACAGAACACCACACCACAAGTTCCGGGTGGTAACCAGTAATGGTATTTCCTAGCTTCGAAGATATGCTTAGATATGTGCTCGATAACAAAATGATTATCGAGCAATACGATATTGATTTTAAGAAAATTCCATTGGATCAACCTGAAATCAAATCGACTGAGCCTATGGGAGATACAGTAGAAGAGAACCTTAAGGTTAAGGTTCTCGACTTTAGCGATGCTCCTATACTAGAAGCATCGCTTGGTGATGAAAACATTTTATATGTTGAATCCTATGAAGCTATGAGAAACCTATGCGGTTCGGGTAAGATCACCCTATTTGGTAGAACTATCATGTCTAACCTATGTGAAATGGATAACGAAGCACACGTTACGTTAAACATTGACATTTTAGAGAAAGCTGCCTATAATGTTAACTTCGTATTGAAATTACTTTCTGAAAAGCAGGAAGGTAAGCCATCGATACAATTGAAGGAAACATTAATAAATGAATCAAAGACCGTCTAAATCTCCCTTTATTCTTCAGGAAGATTTCATTCCGTTCGAACAGTGCGAGGATATCGTACTTAGTCTGAAGCATACTCTCCCAAATAGAGATATGAAGAATACTCCCATTCGAACAATCAAAACCAACCAACTCGCCGAGATTCGTCTGACGGAAAAGCTTGATGCTTTACTAGATGTTGCAGAACAGTACTACGGCTTCTCCACTCTAAACATTTCACCTTTCAAGTTTGAATGGCTTGCCGAAGGCTATAAGTCTGAGCCGCCGCGTCCAGACAACGCCTCCTACTTTGATGGCAAGTGGGTGAAATCCAAGGATTTTGATTTCACGGTACTCATCTTCTTGGGTTCTTCTAAGAATAGTTCCATTCGTGATACTCTTATGGAATCGTTTGGTGGTAAGGTCGAATTTCTTAATCATCAGTTGACAATAATACCTAAAGCTGGAACAATGTTGATGTTCCCATCGAATGATTACTTTATCAATACATACACGGATGTCGCTATGGGTAATATGAATGTAATTCGCATTCATATCACTGCACAGACACCATTTGTATATGATAAAAATCAATATCCCGGTGATTACAGAACATGGTTTTAATTTAATAATTCAGGACATAATACAAATGGCAAAAGATACAGACGCTTCAAGTTTTACCCTTCCTTCCAACCCTGCTGATCGTAAGAAGATCAGAGACATTTTTTATGAAATGGCTGGCATCACGCAAACGATCAAGGATCGCCGTGAAGACCTTAAGAGCTATGTAGAAGTTCTAAGTAACGACTATCAGATGCCTAAGAAGCTAATTCCTAAGATTGCTAAGATCGTTTTCGAACATAACTTCGACGACATTAGCGAAGAGCATTCTGCCATCGAATTGATTTACGAAGGTATCATGGGTGCTGGTGCAACTGACTCAGATGATGAATCCGAAGAAGATTGACTGAATCAGGGTTAAATGGTAGCATACTAAGCGAGGGGAAACCCTCGCTTTTTTATTGAGGTAATTGATGACTTACATTTCAGCGGCCTTATCCGAGGATCGCAAGCATGTAAATGTTTGGGAACGTGATAAGAATAAAGTAGTGACCAAAAGGTACGATGCACCTTATGAGTTCTACATTAAAAATAAGAAAGGTGAATACCAAGATATTCACGGTGAAAAGCTGAGTAAAGTTCAGTTTAATAATGCATTCGAATTCTTCAACACCAAGAAAGATTACAAAGAACGAGGAATCAAACTTTACGAATCGGACATTAACCCGATCTACAAGGTTCTTTCCGAAAACTACTATGGTAAGGATGTAGGCCGACTAAACTTTAGCCTATTCGACATCGAAGTAGACTATGATCCAAAACGTGGTTTCAGTTCACCAGAAAACCCGTATGCAGCCGTAAGCGCAATATCGATCTACCATCATCATACCGATAGAATGGTGCTCCTAGTAGTTCTACCTGATAATGGTAAGTGGACTGCCAAGGATATTCCGGCTGACCTACATGACATGTCAGATATTACGGTATGTAAGACAGAAAAGGAGTTATTACTCCGTTTCCTAGATGAAATAGAAAACTCCGACATCATAAGCGGTTGGAACAGTGCGGGCTTCGACGTACCATATCTTTACATGAGAATGTTGGATCGTTACGGTGAAGCCATGGCTAACCGTCTATCGTTCCATAACGCACCAAAGCCGAAGACTAAGGAAGTTGAAGTATTCGTAGGTTCGAAGCAGTTACACGTTGACATCTTCGGTCGTGTTCATATCGACTATCTGGAAATCTTTAGAAAGTTCGAAACAACGACTCGACCATCGTTCAGCTTGGAGGCAATTTCTGAGGAAATCATGCCTGAACTATCCAAGTTAGAGTATGATGGTAGCTTGTACAGCTTGTATTACGATAACTTCCCACACTTCTGTCGATACAACGTTAGAGATACGGAAGTTCTGAAGGGCTTCGAAGAAAAGCTAGGCTACATGGAAATTGCTATTCTTAACTATCATTCATCGACAGCATTGATGAACGACGTGTTAGGTACAGTAAAGATTGTAGAATCAGCAATCATTAACAAATGTCACCACGAATTAAACTTCAAGGTTCCAGACTCCAAAGACCCTGATTACTCGATGAGTAACGATAAGTTCGCGGGTGCCTTGGTTCTTGATCCAATCGTCGGTATGCATGATTGGGTGTTCTCGGTTGACGTTAACTCGCTATATCCTTCGGCAATCAGAACGTTAAATATCAGTCCGGAAATGATCATCGGTCAGTTCCATAGTGATTTTATAGCATTCGAAGAGATTACCGATAGAAGTAGCAAAAACATTACATTATTGCTGGATAATGGCGACAGTGAAACGCATCCTGCCAATCAATGGCCTGATGTGCTCAGAGCGCGCCAGATGTGCGTCAGTGGCTACGGAACTGTATTCCGACAGGATATGAAGGGGTTCATCCCGTCGATCCTTGAAGAGTGGTACAGAGGCCGTAAGATATTCAAAGCCAAAATGAAAGAAGCCAAGGATAATATGAAAAAGTATCCTAAGGGTTCGGATGAATATCTGAAGTATGATCAAGAAGCTGCCTTCTATAACAGAAAGCAGTTCATCATGAAGCTTCTGCTTAACTCGACTTACGGTTGCCTAGGTAATAAATTCTTCAAGTTCTATGATATCAGAATGGCAGAATCGACTACCCGAAGCGGACGTGAAGCGCTGATGCACATGGTCAAGACAGTTGCCTTACATTTGGACGGTGAGTACACGTACCCATCCCCATCATGTATCTATTCGGATACTGACTCGTGCTATGCAATAGCACCTGTGGATAATTTGGAAGATGCGGTGAGAGTGGCTAAGCTGATCGAGAAAAAGGTAAACAATTCATTCGAAATTTTCACGAAAGAGAAATTCTTTTGTATTGGTGAATTCACTGACCTTATCAAGGCGGAATTGGATACCATTGCGGATCGCAGTATTTTCGTAAAGAAGAAGTTCTACATCATGCATCTTCTGTATGCTGATGGTTCACCATCGGAAAAGATGAAGGTGATGGGTCTTCAGATTAAGAAAACCACGATTCCGAAGGCAATTAGTAAGACATTGACTGACTATCTTGAATCTTTCTTGAAGGGTGAACAGTGGAGGACGATTGCGAAGAAGGTTGTGACGTATAAGGATTTCCTTATCAATGAACAACTGGTCAATATCGGTCTGCCGGGTGGTATTAAGGGTGTAGAGGATTACACTCATCGTTACAACCGCAATGAACCGGGTCTACGTGTACCGGGTCACGTTATGGCAGCGATATTCTACAATAAGTGTCTGGAAGTGTACGGAGACAAGGAGTCACCAAAAATCGTGTCAGGAATGAAGATCAAGAAGTATTATCTAACTAAGAAGTTCGATAAGTTTAAGAGTATTGCTATTCCAACCGACATGAAGGCACCACCGCCATGGTTTATGGAACATTTTGCACCATTGATTGATCGTAAGGCACAGTTGACACGATTGGTAGATAATCCACTTCAGTCAATCCTAACCGCCATCGGTGAATATGCTCCAACGAAGAAAACAGTCATGGTAGATGACTTGTTTGAATATTGAGTAAATGATAGACTATTAGAAAGAGATTTGTTGAATGGAAAAATTATCCAAAGATAGCCTGAAGTTCATTCAGAAGCTAATCAAGACTTGTAGTATTTGTGGCATTGAAGATGTCGCTATTGAACCAGAAGTTATCCGTGGTCAATCCACGGATAACTCCAAGGGTATTTTCATGTTAGAAACTGAGAATATCCCTACCAATTTCGGGTTTAGCACCATTGGTATTCCTAGAATTAAGGTATTGGGTAACCGTATCGCTATTCTGGATCAGGATGCTTTAGAGATTGGTTATGAAGGTAAGGAACGTGATAACGGCGATATCTTCGTCAGAAAGCTTGTATTGTCCTCTAAGAGAACCAAGGTGGACTTTTCATGCCAAGATGTGATGAAGATCAAGGCTCCACGTCGATTCACTGACCCATTCTTTTACGGATTCTCCGTTGCTGAGGATACCTTGAAGATCATGGCAAAAGCTGCCACCGCGATTGATACCACCAAGATTTCCTTCTCTTCGGAAAAGGATGGTTCGGTTAAGTTTAGAACCTCTGACGTAAATGGCGATATGTTCGACCATTTGATTTCAGAAACGTTCGAAACTGATGATGAAGCTGACAAGACTAACTTCTTCCACGAGTATGAAATTAAGTACGTCCTTCCTTTGTTCCGCGCTGCCATGGACGAGAACGGAGAATTGAATGTAAATATATCTAAGCGCGGTGTAATGAAGGTCAATGTAAACGGCTTCCACATCTACGTGCTACCAGAAGCATAAGGAATGCAAATGATTAAAACAATTAGAGATTTTTTCAATTATAGAAAGCGCGAGAAGATTCAGAATTCAGAAGAACCATTCTTCAATCTGGAACTGATCGAGGCTGCTGATACAGGCGTCAAAGTTGAAATGGATTGGAACAAATCCTTCATCAAGGAACTTCGCTCCAAGGGTTATCCGGGTATTAATGATGAGCAGGTTATTGAAGCCTACCTTTATAAGGTATTTGAACGTGCCCACATGAAGAATGTCCTTGATGACAAATTGATGCAGAGCGACGACGAATGAGAACATACATGCACATAGACATGTCTAACATGTTATATCGGGCATTCTATGCGAACGTTAAGCATAATGAGGACATATTAATGAGTATGTGTCATCATTCTGCTTTGGTGTCTATGCAGTATCTAAACAATAAGTACAAGCCTGATGAGATTGTGGCGTCATTCGACTCTCATTCGTGGAGAAAGGAATACGTCAAGTATGCAGGTATCACCCATAAGCCATACAAAGGTAAGCGTAGACAGAATCTTTCTCAAAAGGAAATCGACCAACTGAAAGTGTTCGATGCTCATATTCAGGATTTCCATGAATTCCTAAAAGAAAATACTACTTTGATAGTATTGAAAGGTAATCTGCTGGAATGTGACGATTTGATCGCTGGTTTCGTGGATAAGTACCCTGATGATAAGCATATTATCATCAGTACCGACAAAGACTTCATGCAGTTGTTGGACAATCCAAACGTTACTCTTATCGAACCAGATAAGGAAAAGAAGAGAACTCTTCTAGAGTGGGATTTCGATCACAAGCACTTTATGTTTGAGAAGTGCATCCGAGGGGATACAAGCGATAACGTAATATCCAGTTATCCAAAATTAAGAAAGACAAAGATTGACGCGGCTTATAAAGACGAATACCTTAAAACTAACCTCATGGAACATGAATTTGAGGTAGAGGAATTTGATGCGGATGGCAATCTTCGTAAGCATTCTTATAAAACCAAGGAATTGTTTGAGGAAAATGAGTTACTGATGGATTTGCGCCAGCAGCCGGTGGAAATTCGTGCAAGAATGGAAAAAACTATCGTTAAAGCCATGAACAATCGTGGTAAATTTAACGTAATCAAGTTTATGAAGTTCTGTAGGCATCATGACCTTGATCGAATCATTGATGAATCCAAGCGTTACGCTAAAATGCTCAACACTAATTCTTTTAGGTTTGAGGATTTGACGGAGGTGGGATAATATTATCCCACTTCTTTCCCGTGGCCGTATATAAACCAAAGATACCGGTCGAAAGACCGATGATGGTTGTCACGAAAAGGGATTGATTGGATGTTGGACCACCTACCACGTCAACTACGGTACAAGCGAGAGCTTTAGCCTGTTGCACGCCAAGGCCACCGTCCATAAATATTTTAAGAACGGCAGCATCACATTTTTGCTGCATAAATGTAGGAATTGACTTGTACCATGTGTACAGGTTAATAACCAATGCACCGTAAGCCAAAAGCATCATACGGGGTATGATTCTCCACGTATCAACACTTTCTGCGATGGCATTAGACCATTGTTGGAATTTTGATGGGCTGCTCATGTTCTTATAATATTATACGAGTATTTATTTTTTATACACAAATGACCGAAGAAATTAACGAACCAAAGCCTGTTAAAAAGGTTAAACGTCTTAAGAATGTTTATGGTACTGGCAGAAAGGTCGTTACGACCAATAAAGCTCGTAAAAGTAAGACGAAAACAAAAGGTAAACCCGGAAGACCACCTAAGAAAAAAGTGGATAAAATACCCGGTAAACCCGGCCGTCCAGCGTTTTGTATGCCCTTTGCAGATGCTAGAGACATCATTCGTGCCGAAGGTTTAAGTTCGCTTAGTGATTATCACCGCTGGTGGAATGCAAATGTCCCCGCGCGTATACCCAAGAACCCGCAACGCAGTTACCAGCGTGAATGGCAGGGTTGGGGTGATTTCCTCAATTCCTATAACGTATTCCCTGAATTACGTCCTGTTTACCGCGACTATCATGAAGCTCGCGACTATGCCCGTTCCTTACGTTTAAAGACTAAGGATGAATGGTTAGAAGCCTATCGTGCCGGAAAGATACCCAAGGACATCCCTATGTGGCCTAACATATCTTACGGTAGAAGTATTAGAACAGCTAAACCAAAGCGTGGTGGGCATTGGATAGGTTGGCGAGACTGGCTAGGAGCATCCCTAGCTGACCAGATGATTTCTCTTAAGAAGCGTGTATCCGTTTTGGTCATCGCGACCTCTTCTTCCTTTCCAAGAAATGCTTACGCATTCTCAGTCTTACAGGGATTTGAATCTGATATCAAGATTCAGTTGGTCGGGTTGGAAATGGAAGTACATAAAGTCTATCTGTTGGAAGAGCGCTTCGATTGGGGTGGCTACGTTTCCATGATGTACAAGAAATATTACGATGGTGTCTATTTGATTCCTAATATTAATGAAGTGTATTTCTACTTCGACACATTCATGGATCAAGTCGAACTCTGAGCGCGACACACATTTTTTTGACCCATAAATAATTTTGACTAAAATATTTTATGGAGATAGTCATTATGCTACCACACGTTTCTACCATCGACCTATTCAATAATGGCGTCGCCTATGAAGTCATCGTTATGCGTCACAACAAGCAAAACGGTGACGTATATTTCATCCGTACTGATTACCTTGACGATATCGACCGTAACCGCGCTGCGAAGATTCTTTCCAAGCGTGATGCCGCTCGTTACGAAGCTTGGGACTTATTCTCACAGGTGACCCTCGCCAACGGCGTAAACGCTCTAGAGTACTTCCACCAGTTTGTTAAGGTTAGAACTCGCTCTGGCGAAATCATGGCACCAAGCCTACATCGCGCTGGTGCTATTCAGGCTCCACGTCTTAACCCACAAGCCCCGCAGACCCAGTTTGACGCACCAGTCGTCGAATCTGCTCAGGCTCCACGTAAGGCTGGTCGCCCACCTAAGGCAAACAAGGGTTAATTTTCAGCCCTAAATAGAACGCAAACTGTGAATGTCGGGAATCCCACCCGACATTCACTTTTATGAAATACCATTTAAGATAGAGGATTAAAATGGCTAAGACTAAGACCAAAAGCAAGAATACGATATTCGTACAGATTGCGAGCTATCGTGATCATCAACTAATCCCAACCCTAGTTGACATGATTGAACACGCAGAACATCCAGAGTTACTAAGAGTAACTATCTGTTGGCAGCATGCCGCAGACGAAACCGTTGAGGATTTCCTCGACAAGTCTTTTGATGTAGTTTCTACTGGCGAAAAGTTGGGCGATACTGTCCACACGCTAACGTTGAATGGAGCAACCGTAGAACTCATCGATCTTCATTATTTGAAGACACATGGTGCTTGCTGGGCACGTAACAAGATTCAGCAGCATTATGGTAAGGAAAAATATACCCTACAACTCGATTCGCATCATAGATTTATACCGGGGTGGGATACGGTACTAATCGAAATGTTAGAATCTGTAAGGGATGTAAGTCCGAAGCCTCTATTGACGGCTTACATATCTTCTTTTGATCCAGAAAACGATCCAGCCGGTCGTGTTCAGGAACCATGGAAAATGGACTTTGATCGCTTCATTCCAGAAGGCGCAGTGTTCTTCCGCCCTTCCACGATTGATGATTACAAGGAACGTACCAAGCCAATGCTCTCGCGCTTCTACAGTGCTCACTTTGCATTCGCTGACGGCTCTTTTGCCGAAGAAGTACAGCATGATCCAGAATATTTCTTCCATGGTGAAGAAATCTCTATCGGTGTTCGTGCCTTCACCCACGGCTACGATCTGTATCACCCACATAAAACTGTTGCTTGGCACGAATATACTCGTAAGGGTCGCGTCAAGGTTTGGGATGACCACACCACCCAGCAGAAGCAGAAGGGTAAGATTACTGAAGATTGGTGGGAAAAGAACGTCAAGTGCCATAAGAGAAATCGTATCCTATTCGGCATGGACGGTGAAGACCAGTCTCAGATCGATTTTGGTAAGTATGGTTTCGGTACTGTCCGTACTGTCAAGCAGTTTGAAGAATATGCCGGTATGAGCTTCAAGTACCGTGGCGTTCAGCAGAAGGTTCTTGATCGTGTTGAACCAACCCTAGAATATCAGACCTTCGATTCTGAAGAAGAATGGAAGTCCACCATTGCTCGTTCGAATGACATCCGCGTATGCATTCACAAGAACGACGTTAAGTGGGTCAATCCTGAAACTAAGGTTGAAGAGACTTATCCGGGTACTGACTTCGATTTCTGGTACGTTGGTACGCATGATGAGAACGGCGAAGAAATCTTCAGAAAAGACCTTGATGCTAACGAAATTGCCGCTTATCTAAAGGGTGATTGGGTTGACTATCGCTTCATCTTTATGTGTGATCCATCACGCATCGCTAAGACCTATACGATTTGGCCGCACACCACTTCGAACGATTGGTTGGTTAGAATCGACCGTCTAGCAGACAGTTGATTTTAATAAATAGACTAGCAAATAATAAAGAGAAAACATGAAAGACAAATTAATCCTATCGGCATATGGATCGCACAATGCTGCAATAGCAATGTATTACAAGGGTGAATATAGGGTAATTGAAGTCGAAAGGTGGTTGAATTCTAAGAACATAGGTCTGACCACCTACATGCCGTGCAAGCATCCTCAGATTGTCTTTGATGAAATTACAGACTACCTCCTGTCCACCACGGACAGGAGTGATGTTGACGTATATCTAACCGATTACGTACAAAATATCAAGCCTAAATTCCATACTAAGGAAGCTCTAGGTTATGATCATCATACCGCTCATGCAGCAACCGCATTCTATCAGTCCCCATATAAAGAATCTCTCGTTTTCACCTTTGATGGTGGCGGCGATGGTGGCTATTTCAATGTGTATCTAGCAAATAGACAGACTGGTATTACTCTAGTCGATAAGTTTAACCAAGACTTAGGTTTCCCATACATGATCATCTGTGATTATATCAAGGATATCAAGAAGGAAGCTTTGAGTATTGGTAATCTAGTGTATGCTGGTAAAATCATGGGTCTATGCTCATACGGCACTGTTCGCGACGAATGGGTTCCTCATTTTGATGAATTCTATTCCAAGTTCAATTACATTGGTAATTCTTACATTGGTGGTGCTGAAGCTCGCTATGATGCCCTAACAGCTTTGTTTAAGGGTATTGGTTGTGATGATTTCAACTTCGAAACCAGTCGTTATGAAGGTCAGCTTGCTTGGGACATTGCAGCAACTTCACAGAAGTCATTTGAAAACCAGTTCTTTAAGTATGCACAGAAATATCTAGACAAGTATCCAGATATGCCAGTCTCAATGGCCGGTGGTTGTGCGCTTAACGTATTGTTGAACTCCAAGCTTCTAAAGCTTAGAAATAACAAGGTTTTCGTTCCACCTAACGTAAATGACTGTGGTATTGCTTCCGGTGGTCTTATGTGGTATTTGAAGCCAGATAATCAGGTTGATTTGACCTATTCTGGTGCTCCTATCCTAGATAAGAATCAATTCGGTACATACGTACAGGAATACGATCTAGTTGTTCACGAAAACGTTCAGTTAGAAGATTTGGCTCGATTTATCGCCGATGGTAACATTGTCGGTATGATTCAGGGTAATTCTGAGCATGGTTCCCGTGCATTGGGTAACAGAAGTATTATCTGTAACCCGGTCGGTGATATGAAGGATGTTCTTAACAATAAGGTTAAGCATAGAGAGTGGTATCGTCCATTCGCGCCTATGGTTCGTCTTGAAGACTGTCCTAAGTATTTTGAATTCGATGAAGGCGTTGAATCCCGCCACATGGTGTTCGTGGCTAATGTTCGTGAAGAATGGCGTGATAAGATTCCTGCTATTACTCATGAAGACAATACTGCACGTCTACAGACCATTACCCGTAGCCAGAATCAGTTAATTTATGATCTAATCGGTGAGACTGAGAAGTTGACCGGTCATGGTGTTCTATTGAATACGTCGTTTAACGTTGACGGTAAGCCTATTCTTACCCGTCTTTCAGATGCATTCAAGATTCTAAGAGACACCGAACTTGATGCTGTCTACTTTGAAGGTAAGATTATCTCCAAGGCTTCGAACAATAAGTTTACAAAGCAGAAGGAAGAGCAGGAAAAGGTTGCCCTATCTGACGATACATCGATCTACGTATTGTCATTTAAGGATAATCAGTCTGATATCGATGGTGATATTTCTAAGATTCAGGGTTTGATCCGTGATGGTAGAAATCTTGTTGTTATGATTCCTCAGTATAATTTGGAAAAATACTCTGCTGTTCTACCAACTAGTGACTCGTTGAAGTATTTCCCAATTACACCAAGACAGCATTATTATGATTCTCGCCTAACGGCACGTTTCACCTTCCATACGCATTCTACGGTTGAATTTGCTAAGTACATCAAGCTATTGTGGTGTAAGGAAGTGATTCACGCCAATGTTTACAACAGCAAATATCACCTATTTGTTAACTTGGATGAGTTACAGGAACGTGAATATGCCTACAATATCTCTCGTGATGTCGATCTTCTGTCTCAGTTCGCTAAGACTGATGAGCATGTCATCATTTCTTCTAAGAAGAATATTGAAAGCATATTCGATGCGGCTTACGTCAAGGATCGTTTCAAGGCTGAAATCAATCATTACCCAACGGCTGCACTCTTCTGTGGTAACCTAGAAAACCTAGAATGGTTCTCTAACAATTACGAAGGCATCCTATTGTGGTACATGGATACCGGAAAGATTGGTAAGGATCATGATTATCTATTGATTTCATCGATTGAGAACAGCAGCAGATACAAGATGTTGGATGCCTAAGATGAAATTTGTAACTGCAATTTATAATCAATTACATGGTACAGATTTTGGTGGTAGATTGAATAGAGATAGACACTATCTCTATTCTCTCAAATGCCTAGCAAATCTTGGCGCACCTATTCTATGCTATACATCTGCCCGTGATAAGAAAGAGATTGAAACATATCTTGACCAGAATACCATCACGAATGTGACCTTGAAGATTTATGAGCTTCCAACCATGAAGCATCATAAGAAAATCCATGAAATCAAACAGATCAACAAGGAACTATACGCTAATGATAACGTATGGGAACACCGTTGTGTGGAAATCATGTGGTTGAAGCTGGAATGGTTGAAGACCGAATCTGATGCCAATGTTAATGATAAGGTATTCTGGATTGATGCGGGCCTTTCTCATGGTGGCATCATCCCAAGTAAGTTCAATCCGTTCATGCCGGAAGACAAAGGTTACGAGAAATCGTTTCAGAATATCTTAGCTTTCAATGGTAAGCTTATTCAGAAGCTAAACGAATTGACCGAAACTGGATTGTTTACCTTCTATTGTAACAATAGACAGCATAATTATCCCGAATTGTACATGAATGACACTCGCCTACCGGGTAGTGTGGTTGCTGGTCTGTTCGGTGGTACGAATGAACAAATTTCTAAGATGTTTGAGGCTTCGGAAGAAATCATCAATCATGTTCTAGAGAACAACACGCTTCTCCAAGAAGAAATGATTCTTACCTTAATCTACCAGCAGTATCCTGAATTGTTTAACATTTTCGATTTTGATACATGGTATCACGAAGATTGGGCATGTTATGAGCCGTCCATGAAGTCATTCAGCGCATTTTTTGAAGGATTGTTGTGAGTGGTTATGATGTCGATAGAAAAATCGTATTCGTAACCTTAGCAATAGGTGAAGAGTACATCGATAAATGTCTGACGCTTGTCCAGAGCGTTATGAAGTTCACGTCGTCAGACATTTATATAGTTACAGACAAACCAGCTATTTGTGATCCGCATGTCTACTATTTTGGTAGCAGACTTAAGATTATAGATATCAATAAGTATGAATTATTTAAACCAACCATTGAAGGTAAGTTTAATTATCATTTAAAATCTATTGCTATGTATATGGCGTCACAGGTGGTTGGTGAATCATTAATTTATATTGATGCAGATACATTCGTATTTGGTTGGGATAAAGGAATATCCCGATTCATTCATGGACACGATGACACATTAATGTGTCGTTTCAGAGAAAAGGTCTGCGAAAATACAAGCCTAGCTCGTTTCATTCCAGATAAAGCCAAAGCTCATGATATTGATTTCACAACTATCGAAGCTAGGCTAGCAGTTGAGACCATTATGGTTTTAACACGCGGTAAAATAACCAATCACTTTTTAAGAGAATGGAAGGCAATATCGGATTATGCTATTGAAAATGACATCGATCCTTTTATTGAAGCATTTGAATTAGCAGTAGCCATACAAAAAAGCAACATCAATATAATTAATGTAAATAATAGAACACCATTTGCTGATAACTTTAGAACATTGCATGGTGGCAAACTAATATCAACAAATATAATTTAACGGATTTTACGATGACAAGAAATTTAACCTTAGTAACGGGATTGTTTAACCTAGGCCGTGGTGAAATGGAAGGCGGTATGAAGCGCTCTTTCGATCATTACCTAGAGTGCTTCAAGAGAATGCTTAGACTAGACTTTCCTATGGTGGTCTACATCGAACCACAATACGAAAGTGTGGTTTGGGAAATCAGAGGTCGCGAAAATACTCGCGTCATCCTAAAGACATTGGACGATCTTAGAGCTTTTCCATTCAATGAAAAGATTCAATCAATTAGAACTAATCCAAGCTGGTACAATCAGGCTGGTTGGTTAGTCGATAGTACCCAAGCTAAGCTTGAACTGTACAATCCACTTGTAATGAATAAGCAGTTCATGTTAAATGATGCTTCCCTATTCAATTACTTTGATACCAAGTATTTTCTATGGGTAGATGGTGGTCTTTCCAATACAGTAAACCTTGAGCAGTACTTTACCCCAGCACTTGAAAAGCAAATCATTCCTCATCTAAACAAGATGATGTTCCTTGCTTTCCCTTATGATGGTCAGGTAGAAGTCCACGGTTTCACTAAATCAGCCATGAATTCATATGCTGGTACCGACACCAAGTACGTTTGTCGTGGTGGAGTGTTCGGTGGTAACAAGGATGCGATCAATTCGTTCAATGATCAGTATTACCACCTTCTAAATGATACATTGAACGCTGGTCACATGGGTACGGAAGAATCGGTATTCACTCTAGCCACCTACCGTGATCCTAAGAAGTACAATATTCGTTACATTGAAGGTAATGGACTTGTTTACAAGTTCTTTGAAGACCTTCAGCAGAACAAGATTGAAGCAGAACCAGAATTCCCACTAGCCTTCTATGCAATCACTTACAATCTACCACGTCAGTTTAAGATGTGGGCAGAATCTTTCCGTGTAGCTTACCCGGAAGAATTTGAAAAGAATAAGAAGTATGTAGTCAATAACTCCACTGATCCTAACTTGGCTCAGGAATATTCCGATTTGTTTAAGGAATATGGCTTTGAGGTCATCCATGAAGGTGATAACCTTGGCATTAACGATGGTCGTGTATTCTGTTCAAAGCATTTTGACAAAAGTAACCACAAGTACATGATCTTCTTTGAAGATGATATGCTCTTGGTATGTGACGGCGAGAACGATGCTGACTGGGGTGAGAGTCCAACTGGTAAGATTCTTAAGGGTCAACCATGTAAGAATGGTTTTGTAAGATACATTCCAAATCTGTTCCAGAAGAGTATTGATATTCTTGAAGATAATGATCTGGATTTCTTACGTTTATCGCATACGGAAGTGTTTGGTGACTGTCACTTCAACTGGGGATACAAGAACGTAGCTCACCACAGACGCGATGAAATCTTCCCTGATGATAAGGGTAGTGATGAGTTACGCTGGAAGACGCGCGTTGATTACACAGGCTCCTACAAGGGCTTAGCCTATGCTGTAGGTAACTATCACTATTCTAACTGGCCGCTCTTGTTCAATAAGAGAGGTAACCGTCAGTTGTTCCTTTCCGATGAGTTTGAACATTGGTATGAGCAGACGCTTTCCAGCTTGAGTTGCCAGTACACGTTTGATAAGAAGATGAAGGTTGGTAGCCTATTAGCCGCTCCAATCAATCATTTCCGCAAGTTCCATTACGATGGATCGACACGAAGAGAAAACAGACACTACAAAAACTGAGCTAAATATAAGGGGTGAGAAGTCACCCCTTATTGATTTGGAGAGGCATGTATCCCACGGCACAGACATATCGCATTGAGAATGGTAATTTAGAATTAAGTTTTGATTTTTCTGGTTATGACAAACCGTTCGAATTCATAAAGATGTTTGAGAGAGTGAAATTCTCACGGAAAACTGTCTTTTTATGTAACTGGTCTGCTGGAATTTACACAACGTACGCTAAATTAAATACTGTGCTCTTTGACGGGTTTATTGTGACTGTGAAGTGTAATATATTAGATTCGTTTGCTGGTAAGATAATGTCAGCCTTGGAAGGTAGTACTCACCTACAATTTGTGTTGTGGTATGACCTAAAAACCTTCGAATATGATAATATTGACTGTAAAACGTGGTAAGGTATGATAATCAATTTTCCCGGTAAAGCCTGTCAGACATTGTGTAATCTTTCACAAGAAGCTTATTATATTACACATTATAAGCATGTCTTGAACTATCTTGAGCACATGGGAACCGTTACCATCGTAGATGAAGATACCACCGTCAAAGATGCCAAGCATAATAACAATTTTGCTGTCGAGATTGATGGAAAGAAAGCCATCTTTGATTACTCAGATTTCCATTACAATGTGTTGGACTTCAAGCTGATAGATTCAGACATTCCTTATTTTAAATTCCACACGACGGGTCACTCCGATCCTAGATGTATCCCCTTTGCACCGATGTCTTTCATGAACTGGTCGGACTATTCAACCCTCAAAGATTCTATATCATATGATCCTCATGGTAGTATCTTCTATAAATGTAAGATATATGGCGGTGCTATTGAGCGCCGCAATCTGGTTCTCGACAAACTAAAAGCGTATAGTGGCGTTCCAGTAGATTTCACCATGGTAGAGCAGAGTGAATACCTGTCTTCCATGAATACCTGCCGTATGAACGTGGTTGTGCCGGGTGCGACCAATGACATCTTAGACAGAACGCACCTTCAATCGTTTGCCCTAGGTATTCCGGTCATCACTCCTTACATATCGACATTGCTGCCGTTCGGCCACCAGTTTGAAGCAAATATCGATTACATTGAATGTAAGGGTGACTTCAGCGATGTCATCGACCTGATTGAGCGATACAAGGATGATAAAGCCTATCTTGACTTTATATCGAATAACTGTAAAACTAAGTTCATGAATTCTTGCTCACCAGAAGCGGTGAAGAACTGGATAACAAATTCTATTCAGTTTTGATTCATCTAAATACTGTATATTAGACCTCGATCCGGAATGTTCCGGTCACAACCCAACAAAGGAAATACGACAATGAACCTTGCATAGACCATTAACAGCATGAAGGCCACCAAGCAGGCCAAGAACCAGAGCATTATTCAGCATGGTTTGAGTGTTTGGAGTTATACCCGTCGCCTTATCTCTGGCGATACAGAAGGCTTCCGTTTACCGCAATGGTTTACTGACTATCAAGATCAGATTCTTGGTAACCTTCACGATTATAAGACCATCAGGCATTACAACATCTGGCACGACATCGGTAAGCCGTTTTGTCGCACTGTTGACGCAGATGGTAAGCAGCATTTCCCCGATCACGCTAATCAGTCTAAGGAAATTTGGGATACTCTCTTCCCGAATCGCCCAGTCATTTCGACTTTGATCGAACATGATATGGATTTCCATACCCTGAAGGCGGACGACATCCTGTCACAGAATCTTTCCACAAAAGACCTCTGCACCCTCATGATCACGGCTCTCGCAGAGTTGCATTCGAACGCCAATATGTTTGGTGGTATCGAGTCTGACAGCTTCAAGATCAAGTTTAAGAAGCTTGAAAAGCTTGGCAAGCAAATCTGTAAGAAGCTCTTCGATCATGCTTACATGTATGTCCTCGTGCGCAATGACCTCAGCCCCGCCCAACAGGCCGTGCAGGCGTCTCATGCTGCCATCGAGTCGGGGAGAAAATTTCTTAAAGATGGTGATGAACACCCTTCGGTGATCCTCTGCTCCATCAAGAGTGAAGCAAAGTTGATGAAGTGTGCTGACGAACTCGCGGCGCAGGGCATCGATTACACTATTTTTAAGGAACCCGATATTGGTAATCAGGCGACCGCACTGGCCTCCCGTCCACTTATCGGCAAAGATCGTAAAGCGTTTTCAAGATTTCAACTACTCAAATAAGGAAAATAAACCATGAATACTAACGAAACCTCAATTTTTACCAAAGAACAGTTCCTTGCTATCCGCGCATCGTGGAAGAAGTTTATCGCAGATGGCCGTCACAAGAAGTACAAGGTCGATACGCACTTTAACGAATGGATTTGGGGTGGTGAGAAGGCCAAGCAAGTCAGTGGCTATCGCTGGGAGTCTGACCTCAAGGCCATCCATCACTACGTCTACGCCTTAATCCGCAAGCGTGACCCTAGTGTCATCTTCTCTGAAGGTGCTCTTGTAGACGTTCGCCAGCGTATCAACTTCTTACGTCATCGCTCATCTGAGAGTGACATGGAGAAATTTATTAAGCCATTACTGGCTCCGTTTGGTGAAGGATTCACCTTCGAAGCATTCAAAGAGCTAACCGTTTAAAAGTTTGACATGGATTGAACTCCCACAATATACTCCAAAACCTATATTGTGGGAGTTCACATGAAAACCGTACACGTTAAAAATTCAATTTATGACGGGACAGTTCTGGCAGGACTCCCAGTCACATATAAATGGCTACGCTACCGTCCTGTCCATGCATATAGTGTTGAAAATAATGAGGTAACCCTCATCAACCACAAGACATGGTATGACATTAAGCGATTCAACACGACAAGATGGCTACGTAGAATGTTTTTACATGATACGAGCCATATGCTCCTTTACACGAGCCAAGACAATATGGATTGTCTGAAGTTAAACGATTTTGGACGAGACTGGACGCAGGTAGAGGTTTTACCTGATGGTAAGACCCTGTTTAAGAATATGGATCATCTTATGGATGAATTCAAGATTGTTGCCTTGGAGAATATCCTTGCCGAGACCATGGAAGGAAAGAACGTCACGGTTGATGAAATTCGCTCTATTCTCTTACATAATCTAGGCTATATCGTTCACACGCCTGACTGGCAACGTCCTTCCATGTGGAAGGAGCGGTTCGACATGCTCGATGCTGCTTGTGAGCATTGGAATGAAGGCGGTATGGACAGAATTAGAGCCATCGTCCAGAAGTTGAAAGCCCACCTATAAGGTGGGCTTTTTCTTAGGCTAGTTCGTTGACGATAGATGTCGTGGTCGGATTTACCGAGACTGTCAGAGTATACGTGATGATAATCTGACTCCCCTTGGTCTTTCTCAATGGAGAGAAGATCAGGTGAGTCAATAGTCTTTCACGCTCATTACCCGGATTAACGGAGTCGTTAGCCACACCAGCCGCCTGACCCGGAACGACGACATAGTTGACGTTACCACAGATACCAGAGACCAAGTTATTGAAGAAATCGTTAACCGAACCTGAGGTACATGATAGGCTGACTGTCGAGAGAGAACCGGCAACCTTGCTTTCGAAGTTCAAATAACCATAAGACTGCTTACCTAGGATAGAAGGATAATCACCATTGGAATCGTCGGTGATGTAAACATAGATAAAGTTATTGATTGGATCGCCGCTGATAATCCATGAACCACCGTTGATACCTTCACAGATGTCACCGTAAGTGATTGATCCGCCCGTGCCAGTACCCGATGTAGGAGTGCGTAGGACAGCCGTGTAGACGGTTCCATTAACAATCATAGACACGTTGTAGGATGTGCTTTGGGCTAGCGTAGAGACGTCCGCAGAGGTCTTGTTGCCTACATTGACCGAACTGTAGCCGGAAGAGTCACGAGCTTGCTTACCAGAGGAATATAAGCCAAGTTCATTGAAGTCAAAAAATAAGTCTGCCGTTCCTTGGGATGGATCGGTCATGTTTGGAAGTTCACCAGTAGGTTCATTTTCGTTAAGATACATGGTAATAACGACATTGGATTTTGTACCAACTTCCTGTGAAACTGTACTGTCGGGGGCTGGATCGTCAGAAGGATCAGCACCACCACCCGGACGGACGTTATTAGCGTCAGCGGAACCCGGATCAGTACCGACAAGGGCACTAGTGTCATCTACGATTTCAGAGTATGTTTCGTTGTAGAGACGGGATTCCCAGCCACTACCATCACTACCATCGTTTGGAGTTTTAAAAATAACAGAACCATCGGAAGCCCAAGTGGTACCACCGTTACCTAGGGCTAGACGCCAGATAGACGAGTTTGGTTCATGAGCAAGTGCGCGTGCGATCACGCGTGCCATATTCTGTGGATGGATGGCATTGTATTTGTCTAACATAACTTTGTCAGGACGGCCAGCGATGCGCTCAATGGCGTGTACGTGACCTAGGATGCTGACATTTACTGAATCATTTGACATGTGGGTAAGAACTCCAATATAATCTGTATTTATCTGCATCAAAGCAAATGAGTTTTTACTTATCTACTGAAAAGGAACATGGATATGGGCGGCAACGCAATTAAAGACGCACGCAGAATTCCTCGATCCGAGTATTTTGAACTGTGCGAAGAGCTTCAGGGTCTATTCCCTCAGCTAAAGATGAAGGCTGTCCGAGCTTTTTATCAAAAGAAAGACTTCGGTGATATCGATATCGTGGTGGAAAACGCTGGTATTGATGTGCCAGCCTTAGTCATGGAACGTATAAATCCTAAGACTGTCTATCACAACAACATGTTCTTCTCCTTTGAATTCAAAGGAGTACAGGTAGACTTTATCTCGATGAGTAGTGACGATTTCCTACCAGCATGGAGCTATTTTTGCTGGAATGACCTTGGTAACTTCATCGGTCGTACGGCTCGTTCCATCAACCTGAAATATGGTCATGATGGTCTTGTCTATGAGCTTCGTTTGGGTGATCACTTCAAGAAATCCATCATCATATCTAGAGACACTAAGAAAATCTTAGAATTCCTTGGCTATGACTATGAATCGTGGCTGGAAGGATTTGAGACCGAAGATGAAATCTTTGCTTATGCAGCCGGCAGTCCACTATTCAATCCTGCTTACTTTACGCTGGAAGATCAGTCACACAATGACCGTGTTCGCAATTCCAAGCGCAAGATGTATCAGAAGATGATTGCTTACATTCAGGAAAAGGGCTTGGAAGATAGACCTAAGTTAACTGTCGAAGAGCGGGATGCTCATTATCAGCGTGCTATCGAATTCTTTGGACCGGAGTTCGATGCTGAAGTTGCCAGTGCTACTAAGGAATTTGAGAAGAGTCTTGAATTTAAGAAGTATTACAATGGTGATATTGTTGCCAATGCAACCGGCCTACATGGCAAGAAGCTAGGTCAGTTTATGGCCGGACTTAAGTCCTATATCATAAGAACATATTCCTTCAATTCAACTCCTGAAAGTATGGAAAGAGATTGGAATGATTTTATGGATGAAACCATTGAAGCCGAGGGTCAAAACGTTCTTGGGTTAGTTTATAATACTATTTTGTATTCATTTTCCTATGACAGATTATCCTTGGAAGATGAAGCTATAATGCTTGATAAACTAAGCGAAGATAGTAGATTGTATGACACACACTCCATGAGTGCCGGGATTTCACAATCTCTACATGACTTTGATGGGCAACTCTACGAAGTGTTGTATACTTTCAGTACGAAAAGATATGTCATAAGCAAGTTAACCTTTAAGGATAGACCATGACCAACTATTATATGTTTGTTGAGCATAATGATTACGAAGGTGAAACGTGGAACTTTTACATCCCTATGTCGAAAGAACATAGGGATGCCATTGCAGCATTGATTGAATCAACGGATGAGTTTGATAGTCCGTATGAAATCGGCGAAGAAACCTATTCGGAATGTGATGTAAATCATTATGTCGATCATGCTGATGTTACAGGCTATATGCCATCGGACATCAAGTGTGGACCATTGAGGCAGCGACTAATTGATCTATTTCCTGTAATCAACATTACTGAAGATGATCCATTCTATAAAGGTGGTTGTTGGGACGCGGTGTTTGACTAATGCCTAACAATAGATGGGACCACCTATTAGATACTCATTATGATCTTCCTGTAGCATGTGAGACTTGTGGAGACAATGGGGTTATTGATATGTCGTGTGCATGGCATGACAAATATCGTCTCTTAGCATATTGTTCCTGTTCAAAAGGGGAACTATTTAGAGATACTGATTATTTGAAAGACGTAAAAGATATAGTGATATTATGAAAAAGATGACGTGGAAAGAGTTACAGGATAGTGGGTTATTGTGGTGGATAAACCGTATATTGCATACGTTTGGTGTCGCAATAGTAATCTCACAAAATAGTGATGGTACTATTAACGAAGTCTATCCTGCTGAGGTTGAATATAGAGGATTCTCACTAGAGTCCGAAGAAAGGGGTTACGAAAAAGTAGATTCCTTTATTAAGAAAAAATATGAGAAAAAATGAATGAATAGTTTTGATAGACAATATTTGGATACGATGAAGCGTATCTTAGAGACAGGTGTAGATCGTCCAGACCGTACCGGAGTAGGCTCTAGAGCCATTTGGGGAGCCATGATAGACATCGATCTAGCTGACGGCTTCCCGATCACTACAACGCGTAAGACATCCTTCCGTATCGCATTTGAGGAAACGTGGTGGATGCTACGTGGTGAAACTGATACGAAGAAGCTGGAAGCCAAGAAGATCAATATTTGGAAGGGTAATACCACCAGAGAATTTCTTGATAATCGCGGACTGACATATCTTCCTGAAGGTCACATGGGTAAAGGTTACGGTTTCCAGTGGCGTAATTTTGGTGGTGATTATGATATGCCTTATTTTGATCCGGGTAAGATGAATCCTAATGATCCAAGAAATAAGAATTTTCGTAAGAATGATGATAGCGGTGTAGATCAGGTAATCGCCATTCTTGAAGGTATGAAGAAAGACCCAAATGGTCGTCGCCATATCATTTCGGGATGGAACCCTCAACAGCTACATGAAATGGCTCTCCCACCATGCCATTTGTACAATCAATATCAGATTCTTGATGGCAAGCTCAACTCATCTTTTGTGATGCGTTCACATGATTGGCTCTATGGCGGACCATTCAATTTTATGGGCTATGCATTGCTTAACATGGCTTTTGCCAAATATCTTGGTCTGGAATCGGGTCATCTGGCTTATTTTGGTAACGATGTCCACATTTATGATAATCAAATCGAAATGGCATCAGATCAAGTATTACGTGAACCGTATGAACTGCCAAAGCTAGAGATTGTAAAAGATATCAAGACACTTGATGATCTATTCAATTTAGAGTATGAGGATTTTATCTTTACTACTGAATACGAAGCACATCCGGATTTTAAGAATAAGCCAAAAATGGCAGTATGAAAAAGGGAGCCTTCCGGCTCCCTTTTCTTTTAACCTTCTGTTGAAGAAGGTGTTGCTGTTACGGATGGTGTAGGTGTCACTGAAAGTTCAGGTTCTACTTCGGATGACGATGGAGTTGGTGTAACGTCAACTGAAGGTTCAGGCGTTGGCTCTACTTCTGGTGAAGGTGTTGGTGTAGGAGTCTGTAAACCGCTTGCTTCAGGTGTAAAAGTTGGTGTTGGAGTAGGCGTTGCAGTAATGATAGGATCATCAGGGAATATTTGATTAAATAATCCAATCCAATAAGGATCGGTCAACATATCTTTGATCATATCTTTTCTATCAGGGAAAATTTGTGAATAGCTGAAAATATACTCTTGATTAGTCAACAATGGTAAAAATGAAATATCATCCAACTGTGTTGCCCAATAATAAATCCAATCCTGATCTACAATCAATGGCTTAAAACGAGCCGCATCGGTTGATCTAACAGACGTTACCCAATTAGACATGTCCTGTTGATTTGTTACATAATCAATTACGTCATCATAATTTTGAATGTAATATCCCCACATAAATGCGCCAAGAGAAGTCAACTGTGTAAAATCAAAATAACTTTTAAACGTGTCATCTGGCGTCACGCATGAATACACTACTGTGTACTTTGAGACATGTATAACAGATGGATCATAGTCATCTAGGGTGACATCAGCGTCATCATAAGAAACCACGATATAGGTATCACCGTCTGCTAATCCAGCATACCCATTGAGAGTAATTAAGGCAAATCCCAATGGACCATGGACATCAGAATACCAATCATAATGAGCATTGGGATCATATGTTGGTGAATCACCAGTGGTAGGTAATAGAGTATTATATCCATTATCAACCGTGTAAACCTTTCTGTAAGCGTATTTCATAATATTTCCTTATAGGGTATAGGTATAGCCGATAGTGTTGTAGTTTTCAACCAACTCAGCCATAGATATAGAAGTATTGACTAATGTGGATAATGTAAAAAATGGTCCTGCGACTACTGGAATACCTGAATTAAGTGGTAAACTGCCAACGTATGTATATGTAAGAGCACCACCACTGGTTGGAGCAAGAATAGCAAAGGCATTTTTAGACACAGATTTGTAAAGCTTTGCAGTAGTGGACGCTGCTTGGCCTGCACTGGTCGCAGATGCAAGCGTATTTGTTGCGGTTACATATGCCGTTGCTAATCCGGTGTTTGTTGTAGAGTTTTGTATAATAGATATATTTGCATTCGATGTTGGTGTCAACATGGTAGAAAATGCCACTGAAGTTGGATTTTGGGTAATCAACGACTGTGTAGTTACTGTAGCTGCTGTAAAGGTATCATTATTATTTATTTTATACATAGCTAGCCATGGAGAGGTATTAAGACCAAACAAAACATATTCAACTGTTTGGGTTAAATCTATAACAGTGTCCATACAAGAAATAGATGCTGTTACAGGTGAGGTTAATGGAGTAAATGTATTGGTTGAGGAATTAATAGAATATATTTTATTTGCTGTTGAACCTGTATTGGTCCCCACGAATAGATATTTTCCGCCCTTTGAGAATTTAATAGCTGTAATGGCAGCAGTTGTAGATAAATCTGTAATTTTAGTATAAACATCCCCTACCACAGAGTATATAGTTACCGTTGAGTTAGGAGTACCTTGACGAATTGCAAGATATTTACCATCATACGAATATTCAAGCAAAGCAACGGCAGTTGTTATGTCAGGAAATGTCTGTGATGTAGCAGTATAAACATCGTTTTTTCTATTAAAAATTTGAACATAAGGTGCTGCGGTATTGACTAAACCTAAAGCTGCGACTGAACCATCAGCCACCATAGCAGTAGCATTTCCAGTTCCAGTTGAAGACAATCCTATCACTGGTAATTGAGTTGGTGTTGCAGATTTTGGTGCCAATTTAAGGATGACAATCTGTCCGCCAATAGTGGTAGTAGCTGCCGCAACATAAGTTGAATGGAGTTCACTCGTATAATTGTATTCTTTAAACGCCGGAGTCAATCGGGTATTTAACACGTTTAAATTATCACCATCAACCAAAGTCAACCCAGTTGACGAAGTTGGGGAAGTCACCTTTGCTTTTATGCTTATCTTAGATGCATACGCATTTGTATTAAATGTATTATCTAAATTGATGATATCCGTAGCTCCAATTGTGTTAGAAGACACGTATGCAGATGGATCAGGTGGATTATTAGAAAGTACACTATAACTATTAGGACCAGTAGAGGTCCACTGCTTAGATTTATCTGAGAGAAGTGGTTCTTGTACCACAGAGCACACACCTAATGGCGCAGTATTTATTGGACCAGAGGCGTCCAGCATATAGAAATCACTAACAACACAATTTAAGGTAGTGGCAGATGATACGTTAATATCTCGTTTAAATGAAACGGACACATTTCCACTAAAAAATGAAGAGAAATCGGTCGCTGGTAACATAGAGGTAGTTCCGGTAAGCGCAACCTGAACTGTAACGGGCGTACCATTTAGATATAATGCAGAGGTAGTTGTTAGTGTAGAAGTGTTACTGTTATTCAAGTACCATTCGATATATGCATTAGTAAAATTATTGTCAACAAATCCTACTGCTCTTGAAGAAATTGCTCTACCAACAGGATACACGCCACCAGTATTAGCGGAATAATATCTAAGACCTAGAAATTCATCTTGTACGGTAATTGAAAAACGCGAAGTACCACCAGAATAACCATAATTATCTGAAGATGTGCTTCCTTCGACCATACCCGGTGATATAGTAGCAATAACGTTTACTTGATTATCAAAAGTGTAGAATCCTTGTGTAGATGCACTGGCTGTGGATACAGATAGTGCGGTATAGTTATTATCTGCACTAAAAACGATGTCTTTAGTTCCTACTGATGGTAATGGTGTTGTTCCAACATTAACCACAGATAGGGGATTACCAGACAATTTATAAGTAGCCGGAGCGAAACCATCGGTATTATATGCAATGGTAAACATAGTACCTTCGGGATTAAATTTAATAGTCGTAGGCTGTCTCACAAGGGTATCGGGGAAAGACAAAGTTGCACCAGCAGTATTCGTATATATTTTTATGAATGGTGCTGTATTAGTCCCGATAACAGTAACAAGAGAGTTATTCATGTCAAAACCGATAGGGTTACTAAGTCCAGTAAAGGTGGACCCTATGAATGATGGTGCAGATGTACTACCAATACTGTAGAGATACACAAATGATCCAGCAGAACATATTACACCAACAATACTATCAGTTCCGCCAGTGACGGCGTTAACTGTAGTTGCAGGTAATGTGCTGGGATTTGGGGTTTTAGTCCATGCATCACTTGAACTGTTTTTAAAGAAAAAATAAACGAATGGGCTGAGACCAGTACCCACGATAACACTTCCACCGCTATTCCAAGCCAATGAAGTTGCAGAACCGGATAATCCAGTTGAGGTGAAAACTTGGTTATATGCATTTGTAGTTGGTCCTGATCTTTTAAAGATGAACAACGATGAACCACCAGTTACGCTATATGCGATAGCCCAATATAAACCATCCTGAGAAAATCTTATTGTTGAAAATCCTGTGGCATTGGGTAGAATGAGAAGTTGTGTGATAAATGTATATGCATTGCTCCCACCAGTATTTCTTACCCAAAGTTCTACGATTCCCTGTGAGGTGGCGCTATTATATCTACTGACAATCATATGCGAACCATCGCCGTTGTAAACGGCAGTCGAGTTCGTACCAATGTATGGTGTCATATCCGAAGTCAATTGTGGTTCAATGGTCATTGAACCACTCTGAGGATATTTAGAAACACTAAATCCTAATGCTAGACGAGGGCCACTAAAATTTGCCGCTGGTGTAATAATATTTGTATTATTTTGAGTTATATTCGATTTTGCTACATATGATGAACCGTGAGCCACGGCACCAGTCGTGGTGATAGATAAATCTAAACCACTAGATGAATAGCCATTTTTTGTAAATGCATTGGCAAAAGTAGAGCCAGCACTAGTGAAAACACCCCAATTTGTTGCAGGTATCGCCGCAGCGGTATTGTCAAATTTAAAGTTGTCGAAGGTTATAATTGCCATTGTTAAATCCGTATGTCCTATTTATCTATTAAGGTTTCTTAATCAAAATCAATTTCTGTAGAGAATCAATCTGTGCTGGGATTTGATTCTGTATAATAACCATCTTATTCAATGATTCAATTTGTAATGGGACGCTACCCGGTGTTGAAGATGGTGTGATAGAAATTGTTGGTGTAGGCGTTGGTGTTAGGGTTGGTGTAGGTGTGACAGTTGAAGTCATTGTTGGTGTAACCGGAGGTGTTCTGGTCACCGATGGTGTCAAGCTTACCGATATCGAGGCAGTTACAGATGGAGTCAAGCTAGTTGATACTGTCGCTGTCACTGTTGGCGTAGGAGTGATAGATGCGGTTACGGATGGTGTAGGTGATGGAAGTGGAGACTTGGTTACAGATGGTGTAGGTGTAATCGATGCAGTTACCGAAGCCGTTGGAGTTACGGATGCTGCCGGAGTACCGGATACGGTTGCCGTCAATGTTGGTGTAATGGTCGGTGTGAATGTTGGAGTGATCGATGGAGTGACAGTAATTGTCTTCGTAACCGATGGAGTCAACGTTACCGTAGGAGTGACCGTAGCCGATGGTGTTGGTGTAGGTGTAATGGCCGGTGCAGTTACTTCCGTGTAAATTTTTAGATTGTCCACTGTTACCGTAGAAGCCGATAGGTCACCGTTCATACCAAAGAACTTGTTCGAATCCGGAATCAAGTAGTAATAAACCTTACAATTACCATCCACATAGATGCTAACGTAAGTGTCATTATCAAGATAATCGAAGCGAACTTCGGCGTTATGCCAAACATTGGTAGTTAGAGCCTCAAAGCTTGAAGTAGCTGAAGGATCGTTGTAATCTGTCCAACCAAGACCTGAAGAAATACCCGAATTGTCGCCAGTTGCCGAAGTCAACTTCAAATAGCTACCGGAGCCAGTAGCATCGGTTGCAAAGAACATATCAAACGAAGAATTAGCATTTAGATAGAAATCAAATGTAATTCTCTGGAAGAACTTGCTCAATGGGATGCTATTGAATGCATAATCCGAGCTACCAAACGTGAAGGCTGGCTGTGGATTACCTAGAGTATTATCTACAATACCACCATTATTGGTGAAGGCTGCTAGAGAGCTACCATCATAATACTGGGCAATTTCACCCTTATCTACAAGGTAAGCATTAGCTAGAACGCGGTTATAGTCTGTACCAGCACCATTGTTGTAGTACCAAGCTATCTGTGCCGTACTTAGTACGCTGGCGCAAACGAAGGCTGAGTCAATTGAACCAGCAAATCCGCTAGAGAAGTTTGCATCGTTACCGATCATGTACGACTGAGTTACACCATAGTAATCCAACGGATAGGAAATGCTGTTCGGAGCAACACCATTCAAGGCAACACGAAGTACGTGACCCTGTGAATCATAGGAACCGACTACAGATAGCCAACCAGTTGAACCACCTACAGTATTAGTGGAATATACCGTGGATGTATCAGCACCGTTATCAGAAATAGAGAGGAACACCTTGTCCACAGAACGATCATAACCTAGCTGGAACTGACGGGTATTGTCACCCCAACGAGACATAATGCTCATCTTATCGTAAGACAACTGAGCAGAAAGTGCGTAATTGATCTTAATGAACGCACCAACGGTAAAGTCGGAATTACCATAGTTCAAGACGTTTTCGGAAATGGTGCTCTCTAAACGTGCTGAAGGATTCGTTATTGGATTGAATGAGACGGCATTACCCACGATACCAATACTTGTACCGGTATCGAATGGAACTAGGATTACGCCATCCTTAGAGTCAACCTTGTTCTGAGCCGAGGACTCATTGAAATCCCACCAGTTGTGCATGGAATTCAAGATAGCCTGTGCATTCGGATCGTAGATGCGGGTTACCGTCACGGAAATCGTTGGAGTAATCGAAGGCGTAGGCGTTACTGTCTTGGTTACAGTAGGTGTTGCTGTATGAGTAGGCGTGATTGTACGTGTTGGTGTTGGGGTATGAGTCGAAGTAATCGTAACTGATGGAGTAATCGATATGGTTGGTGTAATCGAAATACTCTTTGTAATCGAGGGTGTAATGGAAATAGTTGGTGACACCGATGCTGTGATCGATGGGGTTGCAGTTATCGATGGTGTCAACGAGTGTGTTGGAGTTACAGTTGGCGTAGCAGGTATCGATTTTGATACGGTAATCGAAGCCGTTACGGTTGGTGTAACTGTGCGGGTCTGCGTAATCGTTGGTGTAATCGATGGTGTCAACGAATGTGTTGGAGTTACCGATGGTGTGATCGATATTGTTGGTGTAATAGATGGTGTAATGGATATCGTTGGTGTAACAGATGGCGTTACCGAGTGTGTTGGGGTAATACTGATCGTTACAGAAATCGTTGGTGTAACAGAAATCGTCGGAGTTCTGGTTACAGTAGGTGTACGTGATGGTGTCAACGAATGTGTTGGCGTTGGTGTTGGGGTGACAACCGTAGCAGTATTAGCATGCTGATTAACTACAGCCTGACTCAATGCATAATTATAGATAGCAAATTCATCAAGAACACCGATAAAGCGACAATTATCCACATAAGACGATGAGAACATTTCCATATCGTTACTAGTTGTGTCCAGAATACCATTACCACCCAACTGAGCGGTAGATTCTGTTATAGTATCAATCAATAGACTTAAGGTTCTTCCGCTTCTAATGATGTGGAAGGTACGTGTTGTATCATCATTGATTGGAGTAGGAGTGGTGACAGACGTTGGCTGACCATTCATGAACACACTGAACACACCGTGTCCAGAAGCATCAATCTTAAACGAATAGTTATATGCAAGCGAATTGGCATCGACAATCTTACCGAAAACAGTAGGAGAGGTATCAATCTGAGTCGAGCTTACATTTAGATAAAATTCAAAGGTAAAGTCACTACCAGCAAAGGATAGATCATTAGAATTCTTACTTACCGATACTAGACCACTTTGGAAGTTACCAGTAGCCTTGTCTGAATAATTTCTTATCAAACTTGGCTGCTGAAGATCAAGAAGTCCATTGCTTATACCATCATGTTTATTGCCGATGGCATCATAAACGTAGGTACCAGTAGGCTCATCTAAACGATAGTAAGCAACTGGTAAGCCGCTTATGATCAATGATTTGTAAGCATCAGTAGATGGTGTCGTGGATGGTGTAGGTGTCGGCGTTAAAGCTGAACCACCAGAATTGCCCCACACCACATAATGGTTCTGAATCTGGAAGTCTGTTAATGCATAGCGATAGAAGCTGAAATCGTCAATAATGCCAGTATAATTGTAGGTAGCATCATTAACCAGACCGCCAACATACAAGAAGTTACGGCTAGAAACGTTATCGCCTGTTACAGCAATGCTTCCAACCTGCACGCCAGCAACATACACGCGAAGGACTGAGCCCTGACGGGTAATGGTGATAAGACGATTGACGTTATCATTAACAAGAAGATTTGGATCAAGAACGAAGGTTCCATTCAACGTAGTCAAACGGAATATCAATTTGTTGGATTCTACAGATAATTTAAATGTAGAATCAGTTCCGGTAGTTGGTAACAATACCAAGGTACCATTGTGAGGCTGTGGCTGGCTGTTTATCGACAATTCGATAGAGAAATCAGTTAAGATATTCTTATAACGGTTGTCATTGTTGGCTACCACATAAGATGGCTGTGCATTCTGACCAAATCCAGCCGAGAAACCAAGACCATCCACAATGGACGGCTCACCAGTTACTACGTTATGATAGGTACCGTTAATGTTATTGCCGCTGTAATCTATTACCGCGTTGCCTGATTGTTCGTCGAATTTGTAATAAATTAGAGGACTATCGGAAATAACCATGCGTGCATAACCAGAAAGAGGAATATGCACTGGCGTTTTGGTAGGAGTGATCGAAGGTGTTGGTGTAGGAGTTGATGTCGCTTGTAATGAAGCAGAAGGCGTCACCAAGATTGGCTGGTACTTCTGCTGGAAAATGGTTCGTTCTAATCTGTAATTGAAGCGTTCGATAGGCGAATTGTTAAAATTTGAGTCACCGTAGAACGAAATGGTCATTGTAACGGTAGTTGCGGTCGGAACGAATAGGTCAGCTTCAAAGCGACCACTGTCTCCGAATAGACCATAAACTAATTCATTACCTTTATTGATTTCTGCTCGCGCCATGGCGAACATCATGCCTTCGTTAGCCTGAAGCTTGATTTTTGCGTAACGAATAGTTCCCTGTTCGTAATCGAACGAGAATTTGAAAGTCTTATTTGGAACTACTGTGAATGAACGTGTAAATGTTAGAGTATGTAACGGGTCTGTATTTTCACTATGGAATATAAGTCCTGTCCCATCCGTAGTAACGGTACCGTCTGGTGATGTCCATGCTGCGGCATCAGCTTCATCAAAAATGTTTGGATAAGCTGGATTTGAAGGCGAAACCGTCATTGTCGGTGTTAACGTCGCCTGTGGGGTTCCCGTTAACGTTGGAGTTGGCGATAATGAAGCCGTTGGAGTTGGTGTAGCCAACATGAGACCCGAGGGATAAGCATCCTCAGAATCAAGATAGTACACAGAACCATTGGTAAGTAGAAGGGCATAGGTAGTATCACTACCATTTTGAATAACTTCTTGACACACACCATAGGCAACTTTGCCTGAGGCTGGGTCCAAATAATAAATTAGATCGCCTTCATTAAAGATCATTACAGGGTTCGCATTCTTTTCGAATATTTATTGCTGCTGGGTATAAAACAATATTTATGGTACAATGGTGTTCTGACCACATGTAAGATAAATAATTGTATAATAATTGACCACTATCATGCCAAGCCATTTAGAACAAAAAGCCGTAGCCTTATTCGTTGGGATTCTTCTCGGCATACTGTTGGGTATTACGATCAAGTATCCAGTTAAAATGGAGACTATTAAAAAGTATGAGCCGCTTTGTGCTCCTGCCAGTACTCTGAAGCAAATCAAAGTCAATGTAACTGGAAATATTTACTCCATTGAATGTGACAATGGAGTTATACTTAGAGTTTATTAAGATAGATTAGGTGAACCGGTTACAATAACAAGCACTGGGGCTGGTGTGTTCAGTGTGATTTGTATCTGGTTAATATCTAAGAATGATACAATCGCGTCAGTGATAATTGTATCAGTCGAACGGTTGATAACCGTTACATTACAATATTTGACACCCAACGTATGTAAGATGGTATGATTCGTCGATACCTGCAAGTCTTCGTACGGCTGAATAGGGTTTGCAGCGACAAACTTTGAAGTTACGCTGTCATATACTAAGAAATCACCACTTCCCACATCACCTAGAGTAACGTCAGTTAAGTTACTCAAGGATAGGTGCGCGTAATTCTGGACTAGTGAGTCGATATCCGCAAAGGTAAAATTCGTTCCGTTATAGAAAAGAATGTCACCTTGTTCTAAGTTTGTTGTAACCGCAACGTCGCTTAAATCAAGAATACCGATATTTGAATCTTTAATGGCACTATCTAGCTGCTGTAAGACGGTGAATAGAGAATCGTTAGCTGTTAAGCTACCAACATTGATTAACTGATTGAAAGCCGATGGATTGAAGGTTAGATCAGTATTGATCCAGACTGCGCCCAAGCTATCGATAAGATTACTAAAAGTTGCTGGCAGCGAGGCATCCACATAAGTGGTGCCATTATTCAATCTTAATGTATCAGACGTAGTGTTAAAGTAAATACGACCGGACTCTTCAACGGTAAAAACGGGATCACTGCCAAGATTTTCAATCAGGGCATTTAGGATGGTACTACCCATCAGTTCTATGTCACCATAATACTTCATGTAAAATTTACCTTAGAATTCATTGTACTATTTATTTCACCCTTGAATTCTTACGGAGGAAATGTCAAATGCTGGTCCACCCGGTAGAGTAGTTGGATCAGCTACCTTAGTGAATGTTGTTCCACTAATCGAATATATGTAGATAAACGGTGTCGTGCCCGCACCTACACACAGATAATCATTCGCTGTAGTGTATGTGATACCTGTGACATTGCCTGCTGGCAATACATCTGGATCAGGTAGCTTAGTTAATGCGCCAGCCGAGAATGAGTACGTGTATAGGAATGGTGATGCCGATAGAGTACCTACGGATAGCATCGTTCCTGTATGATTAAAGTTAATGGTATAGCAAGCTGCTGTTGGGATATTGGCCGAATCAGCTACCTTAACTGGGGCACCAGAATTAAACTGGTACACAAACAAGAATGGAGACTGGGCACTGGCAATCGCCAAGTAAGCACTATCAGGAGTGAAGGTCATACTATATGTTGTATTCGTAGGTAATGCCGCAGCAGTAACCTTGGTAAAGTTATTACCGCTTCTCTGGTATAACAACACACCAGTGACGTTGGTACTTACAAGCAAGAAATTTCCGTCAGGCGAGAACTTAACGCGGTTACCAGTATTAGTTGGTAAAACGTCAAAGTTACCAGTCAATTTTGTAAACGTACCACCACTTTTAGTGTAAACCGTTACGAATGGTGAAACACCATGTGCAACAGCCAGTAGTGTTCCATCTGGACTGAAATCCAAGCCCTGAACCACACCAGCAGGCTGGGCAGAAATGCTTACCCCAGTGCTCACGAATGAGTTACCACTACGAGCAAACACATATAGGAATGGAGCATTACTGTCTGTTTTACCAAAAGCCATATAACCAGAATCAGGACTCATTGCAATTGCACGACCATCACCCGTCGTAATACCTAAGCTTTGAGTAATTGGGGTGAATGTGGAACCATTTTGACCATACACCGCAACGCGTGGAGTATTGTTATGTGCCATTACTAACAAATCTTGGTTTGTTGGAGTTTGCGATGGTGTTGGGGTAGGTGTAATTGTTCCAGATGGCGAAATGCTTACCGATGGAGTAATCGAACCAGTTATCGTTGGGGTAGGTGATGGGGTAGTCGAAATTGTCTGCGTTACCGGAGGTGTCGAAGAAATCGTTGGAGTAATTGTCGCAGTCAAGCTCACAGAAATTGACTGTGTTACGGAAGGAGTTACGGTCAGAGTTGGAGTTACAGTTACTTCCGATGTTGGTGTAGGAGTTAAGGTCAACGATGCCGTCAACGATGGGGATGGTGTTAGTGAAAGTGTAGGTGTGACCGTAGGTTGTGCCGTTAACGTCACCGAGGCAGTCTGAGTCGGAGTTAATGTAAGTGTGCTTGTTGGAGTTACTGGTGGAGTTCCAGTAGGATTTGGTGTCACGGATAGCGACTGAGTTACAGGTGGGGTCGCTGTCACGGATGGAGTTGTAGAAATTGTTGGTGTGACTGTTGGTAATGCAGTCGCAGTTGGAGTAAATGTAAGCGAACCTGTCACCGAAGGGGTAACTGTATTCGTTGGAGTTATGGTAGCCGTAGCGGTTGGTGTAACAGGCGGTGTTCCTGATACAGATACCGTTACAGCCGGAGTTCCGGTTGGGGATGGTGTTAGAGATACAGATATTGACTGGGTTACTGAAGGCGTAACAGTCGATGTTGGGGTCAAGGTCAAACTTCCCGTAACAGATGGTGTTACAGAAATCGTTGGTGTAACCGTAGCTGTTGGCGTAGCAGTAGCACCCGGTGTGGCACTTGTAGATACTGTAATGGTTTGTGAAGCCGTTACTGTTGGTGTAGGAGTTAGCGACGACGAAACGCTGACCGTTGCGGTATTTGTTGGAGTTAAGGTTGGACTTGGGCTGATTGAACTCGTAGGCGTAGGTGTAACTTCACCTGTTAGTGAAATAGTTGGTGTCACCGTTGGTGTAACTGAAGATGTTACCGTAGGAGTCAACGAAGCTGTTAAACTTACGCTTTGGCTAGCTGTTACTGATGGTGTAATGGAAATGGTTGGAGTTACGGTAGGTGTCAAGGTTGGTGTAACTGTCTGAGTGACAGTTGCAGTCGGTGTATTTGTTAAGGTAGCTTGTGGAGTCTCCGATGGTGAAGCTGTTATCGAAGGGGTAGCTGTCAAGGTTGGTGTGACTGTTGGTGACAACGTTTGCGACACGGATATCGAAATAGTAACCGATGGAGTCAAGGTAGCACCCGGAGTACCCGTGACCGATGGTGTCAACGAATGTGTTGGAGTTACCGATGGTGTGATGGAAATGGAGCGAGTCACAGTAGGTGTGACTGTTGGAGTTACCGTATGTGTCGCCGCTGGGGTAGCCGTTGCTGTATGAGTAAACGAAACGCTTGGCGATATCGTATGACTTGGGGTTACTGTAAGACTTCTTGTAGGCGTCACAGAAGGCGTCATGGTCAAAGATGCAGTCTCGGACACAGTTGGCGTCGGAGAGTGTGTAATGGACGGAGAGGCGGTCTGAGAGACGGTTGGTGTAGGTGTCGAAGTTAGAGACGCAGTTTGCGATACAGAAGGCGTCGCAGTATGTGTAACAAACGGTGAACCAGTCTGAGTATTGGTAGGTGTTGGAGTTAAGGTCAAACTTCTCGTTACAGTAACCGATGGTGTTAATGTATGAGAAGGCGTAGCCGTTAATGTTGGAGTAACCGTTACACTTGGTGTAGCACTGGATGTAACTGTTGGTGTAGGGGTTGCGGTAGCTTCCGGAGACACACTCATGGAAACCGTAACTGAAGGTGTAACAGTTGGTGTAGGAGACGTGGTTGGTGATGGTGTTAGTGTTGGGTGATTTTGACTGACATATTGTTCAGAAAAATTCACATAAATGGTGTTCTGTGAAACAATGTAACCAACTGTTTGGAAAGAGAAAACTGGATCAAAATCTACTGTTAGTTGACCATGACTACCAACATACAATGGTGTATGTTCTGTATAAGTCCAATTCCAATCGGTTCTATTGGTGACAAAACCATCGAAATACAAGCTTGTAAGCTCACCTGTACCAACTTCACGCTCAGCAAGAGCGAAAGCGGGTTGTGTTAACATTTGTGGATCAGCAGGTTCTAATGTGTTAAAATTCTTCCAAGTAACACAATAGTGCTTCAAAATAGGCGTTTCAGCCTCACCATGAGCATTTACTAAACGGGAATAAGTAAAAGTATCATTCGATTCTTTCTTGAAAGTCTTGATGGTATCTTTGTTATAAAATTCAAAGCCAGCATCATTGTATTTCTTAATAGGACGTGCAGTTTCATCCAGTACAATTTCATTTGTAATACAAGATATCTGCCAATTGATCTGACTGCCGGTGGATTGAAGAACAGCCTTTCCTTGTGCATCCACAGAACCCGCGATGACACGGATAACGTTTCTCCAATATTGACCTGTCCAAGCCTTGTACTTGAAATCGGTAAGATCAAAGTACATCTGATTAATTTGGGGGTTGGTTGGTGCGGTCGTCGCGAATGGATTGAATGGAGTGTATCCAAAAGAAAACGAGCTATCTTCGGTACTAATATCCCAATATAACCAGCACTCTACTCCCGCAGGAAAAATCCATGCAGGTTCAATCGAGGTTTTTAGATAATAAAGGTAATTGGATGCACCATCAGCAAAATTTAGAACAGTAGGTAATACCGAAGCATCAAAAGATGCAGTCGTTGGTGAAGTTACCTTGATGAATTTTGGGAGTCTTTGACACCCAATGATTCCTTGTCTAAAATTAATCTTCATGCTAATCCAAAATAGTCTAACCTATTTATTACTATTTCGGATGATTAAGTGCTTGATGGTGTTGCCGTTGGAGTTGGCGAAGGTTGTGGAGTTTGAGTAGGCGTTACAGCCGGAACTAACGGAATGAAGCTAGCCGTCTTTGTACCGCTATCATAATTCAACGTACCAATATCCGAACCATCTACGTTACCAGCACTGTTACTTACACAGTTTACGTAAACTGTTGCATCATTAACTAATTGTCCACCAACGTTAACAAAGTCGGTACCACTATGTTGCATGGTACCACCCAAATAGCTTTGGAATTGTATACCCACATTACCATCCAAACGCGTGCTATACCAGTTCAATCTTAATCTAATAGAAAAATCATCAATATCTGGATAGTCAGTAGACAACGAATTGAAATCGATTAGTACGGCTTCTGGACCGTTAGGTGAGGTATTATCACCACCCCAGTTAAGGTAGGTTCCATCAACATCTGCACGACTCCAACCCACGTCAATATTGCGTGGTGGAACGATAATGGCGGTTCTGGTATCTAGGTCGGTACCATCGCCTGCATTCCATGTGTAACGAACTAGAGCAAAGTCGAATGGTTGGTTGAACGAACCCGGAGTAGGAGTTGGAGTAACCGTTGGTGTAGGTGTAGCTGACTTCGTTACCGAAGCTGTTGGTGTTGGAGTTGCCGGAATGCTGGACGAAGGCTGTGGAGACGCCTGTGGTGTTGCACTGACAATAACCGATTTAGTCAAGGAAACTGACGGAGTTTGTGAAATTGTAGGAGAAATTGTAGGTGTAGGGCTTGGTGTAGGTGGAATGAAGTTAACCGCCTTGACCTGCAATAGTTCTGGATAGGTTTTTTCGACATTAGATTGGTCAACAAAGAAATCTGATGTAGTATAAGAAAAATAATCGATATCGTTGTCAACCATATTGGCTACGTCAACGACCTTATCCTTAATTTTATCATTGGTGGTAAATGGAGTACCGGCCAATAGAATGTACAAACCTTCCGGTGGAATAGGCTGAAGTACACCAGTACCATAGTCGATACGTGTGATTTTAAGCTGTGTTCCATCTGGAATGTCACTGAATTTAAGAGTGTCACCACCAAAGGTTCTAAAAGCTAGAATGCTCTTGCTGAATAGGTAATAGTTTCTTCTCTTTCGAACAAGAACCTCATTCCAACCAGTCCACGGAGTATTGGAAAGTGAACTAGAGAAGATTTCTGTACATATTTCTTCTTCCTCGTTAGGCTTCTTAATGCTGACTTCAATTCTGATTGGAAGTGCATTAAGATCGTATGGAAGTTGTGGAGTAGGAAGAATCGAAGGCGGGTATTCAAACTTCGTTAGATATTTTGGTACAGCGAATACGAAATAGCCAGTACTGGTAACTTGGAATGGAGCAAGAACCGGAGTAACACTGGTAGGAACCGACTTTATCGAGTTTCTTGAAACTAACTGGGCTCTGCCGACGTATGAATTCTTAAAGGTAAGCTTTAAGCGATTTGTACCAAGAATCGTAATCTTGTACTGATTCTGATCAAGCTCATCATATTTTTTTGTCGTAGTATTCAGGATATAAACTGAAACCGTAGGTGATGTGTTAAGATCATGCGAGATAACCCACACCGAACTTGGAAGAGTCTGAGTGTAATCGAATAGAACTCGACGTTGACTGTAATCTTCCAGCCCCGGCACTTCTACCGGGAATGATTCTCGGATATTGTCAGGATTTCTCTTAGTTTTTAATAACTTACCTTTGCAGCCATACGTAATCACACATTTAGAAAATGTGGTCAGACCTTGCTTGTTCTCAAGTAGATCAATGTTTCTTTCGCAGACATTGCACTTATATGTTATTGTCGCCATTCGGTTTCCGGTCAAATACTATCTGTGTATTTATGGATATTAAGAATTCCAATATTTTGATATAACAGGGTGGGTAATCGAATGTGGTCGCGGGTTACCATGGAAGCAAATGATCTTAGCTTTCTCTGGAATAACGATCTGACCATGCTTATCCAAGCAATGTCTCTTGAAAGATACGATTTGATTAGGATAGATGTCCTGAAGATACTCGACTGAGGGCTTATTCTCATCGATCCACTTCTGATCACCTTCCTTATAATTGGTTATGATGGTGCTGTATCGTGGTGCAAAATCGAGATAAATTTTATCTGTATGCTTAGGATTCCATCCCATAAGACCACTTCCAAGGGAATGCAGACCATAGAAATCTCTCAACCCAGCAAAATCACCATCATACGATACGATATCGTCAATGTTACCAATAATGGCGGTATCCAAATCAAAATAGAACACAGGACCATCGAACTGGTACGGCTTGAACAATTCTATCTTACTCCACCATGTAGGGTAGTTATTAGCTAATGGAATAACTCTATCAACATCCCAAGTGAATCCCTTCGGATTATCGGTAAGTACTACAACTTCATGAGGAACTGTAACGTTTTCTTTGATTGATTTTGCAAGAGCATTGACGTATTTGTAATTGTAAACTTCGCCGCCAGTCTTAAGAACCATTGCTATGGTTACTTTTTGGGATTTGGTGTAGCTTCTCCAATTGGCTGGCTTCACCGCATCACGCAAGCATTTAATGGCAATAAACTTCTCATGTACACCATTGACCATCATTTGTCTGGAAACGTTGACTTCTTCATCATGTGCCTCGACAAATGCTTTGATTGCAATGTGTTCAGAATGATTTGACGATTCGTGATAATTGGCTACGAAAATAGTTCCACCATAGGTCATTCGTGTCCAAAGGTATTCTAAAACTTTCTTGGTAGAGGCAAATTGTTTCAAATCGACTAAAGCGAAGCAGAATTTCTCTAGTTCTGGAATAACCCACTCTAAATCATTATAGTTATCCGTCTCAGTTAATGAGTAGTTTTCATTATCAGAACGAATATTAAGTTTGGTGAGACTTCTATTAATTAAAAATGCACCTTTCTTAACTCTGTATGTGTCAGGATCGCGACTATCTTCCTGTGTAGGATCACCCAAACCTTTGAATGTATCGACGCCATAGCAATGCTTGTCACTTCCTTTTAAGGTGTTTAGAATAAGAGAGAAGTTTTGTGCATCATAAACACGGAAGTCGATAACTGATCCGTCAAGCTTTAAAGAGTCTTCAAGGTGTAATTTTAATTTATTTTGTATCATGCTGGCGTCTCAAGTCTTTTGGTTATAACATTAAGGGCATATCTAGGGAAGCAATCGATTTTGGATAACTGACTTCCATTTAGAACCTCAATGTTAGCTTCTTTTAGTTGTGGTAATGTTGATCTAAAGATTAATGGTAGATGGTTAAGAGTGCGAGTTGGCTTATTTTCATTAAAGAAATAACCACTGCTAGCATCTAATCCTAATAAAACAATGCGTTTTGGTCTCATATGGTAAGCCATATTCATAGCACCAAAGCCGGAATTACCTGTGTGGATACTTCCACGATCATCGTTAAATCCCCATGTCAGATAATCGTAAGTTTTGATATCTGACTGCGAAACAGAATGGAATGGGATTCGATGTAGGAAGTTAATCTTAGGGTTTGCCTGAATCTTATGATCAAGGCTTCGGGCATACGTCGTACCATAGTCTTCAGGTACAGCAGCAAATAAATCACCACGGAAATTTTCCGGATATTGCTTACCACCTATACCACAACCCCATGGATCGAGCGTAAACCATGCATCTGCGAACGGAACGTACTTACCGGCATCGTTCACTGCAATGATATAGCCCTTGTCGCGTAATGATTCAAAGTTGAAATTCTTCAAACTTGGACCAGTACATACAATGATTACAGTATCAACTTTCTTACTCGTATCTACTTTAGACCATTTAATACCATTCATTTACTATAATCCTCTAATATTTCTTGGTAGAATCTTGAATTCTCTACCTTATCCTTGTCTTTTAGGTCTTCCCAATTGACCTGTTTCCTTTGAAGCTTGGCTAACAATTTGATTCTTTGCTCTTCGGACAACTGTCTAGAGGCAATACTTGCACCAAAGCTAATAATTCTATTATGATAGATCAATGATTCCATCAGAACAGTAGAATTTATGCCGACAACAAGATCAGCATAGGGAATATAATGGTGAACATCTTCAGTCACCTCTACGAATTTATCATAGGAACTGATCGGTGAAGATTTAAGTGGATGTTGTTTGAAAACAATCTTTCGATTATCTCCATTAAAGATTTCTGCTACATGAGTTAGAAACTTATCCATTGTCTTAAAAGGGGAATATTTTACGATTTGTGTGTCAGTTTCAATTTGTAATGGGATAAAAATATAAGGTTCTTCTATTAAACGAGGTTGGATATTATCTTCCTTAAGTAATTCAACCAATTGAAGATCATCTTCGGTAATAGGTTCATTTAACGGATCGATAATATCTCTAATCTTACAATTGACACCACTAAGATCGAAATAGCAGGTTTTATTGAAGTGTTTGAAGAAACCAAGTTCCCCATATACTATCTTTATTTTATTGTCTTGCAATAATTTAATAGTAACTTCATCATAAGGCGGATTACCGTTCCAAATAAAAGCGTAATCGGGGGTAAATCCAATTTCTTCAATTAGAGTTTGGTAATTATTGCCGTTTAGGAATTCAGTTAGATATGTCTTGGTATAATCTTGAGCATGTAAGATCGAATCAGGATGACAGACAATATGTGTTTGGTGACCCAATTCTTCTAATGTTATTGCTAAAGTGCGAAATAGACCAGTGATGGTTTTATATTGATATGCATTGGTTGCATTATTAAGGGCTACGACAAAGATGAAGTTCATTAGCGAGTTCTAATTAACTTGGCTGGAACGCCACCTACAATCTCATTCTTTCCTACATTAGCCTTCACAAAACTATTTGCACCAATAATACAATTATCATCTAAAGTAATCCCATGGTTGATGGTGCAATTGGCACCTACCCACACATTATCTTTAATTGTTAGAAAACTGCGCAACATTTTCTCATCGACCAAAGGAACGTCAGTAATTTGGTGACTGGAAGCCAACATTACAGTATTAGGACCGATCAAAGAGCCGACACCAATTTTGCATATTCCGGAACATTGTATAAAATTATGATATCCAATTACACTTCTAGCACCAATTTCCAAGGTACCGTCGATTTCTATAATAGAATAAGCACGAATTTGAACATTATCACCTAGAATTATCTTACCACTACCGATAATTTTTACGGTTTCGTCAATTCTTACGTTTAATCCTCTTACAATCTCTACATTTGTATATGCCATTATGATTCCTGCCTTATGTGGGCTATTTCTGGTTCAATTTTCGAATATTTATCCAGTATATTAAGGTAGTGTCGGAACCCTAACTTCTTATAGCTCTCCACATCCTTGATAGGATTTCTATTAGGAATGACCTTATTAAGTGGACTCTTGCGAGTTTGACTTAATAAATGGATAATTGGTGAACTTAAGGCCATAGCCACGTGTTTATTTCTTAGATATACATTTTCAAAGATAAAGTCATCACCACAATAAAAGTCTAGGATGGATGGGATAGTAACCCAGTCTGACTTCCTAAAGCTGTGATCCCAACCCTGTCGAGTTCTATCTGACAAAATTTCATAAGACAGCTTCTTTTTGGCTATGCTCCAATCCTTGTGATTGGTTGGATGAATGACGCAGGACACTGATGGCTCTAGATTGAAGATTTCCACAGTATTAGATAAGAAATTAGTTGGAATACGGATGTCATTGTTAAGAAATGCACAGTAATCATACTTAGACATGGTTACAAAGTCATTCCAGATGGTATTCAATGGTTTATTATACCCATTTTGAATAACAGTGTACTTATTTTTGATAGATTCCAAGAATTCCTTTGTACCTTCCTCGTGTGAATTCTGGTCCATGATGATCAACTCAAAATCTTGGAGGTCTTGAGCCTCTACGTCTTTGATAAGGTTTTTGGTGTGGAACAGACAATTGAAATTAACAATTAGGCAGGATATCATAGGTAGTTCTCAAGCTTATCTTTCTTGAAGCAGTCTAGACGAGAGGTTGGTGAACAATTCACCACTTCCACCTTTAGATTCTTTAGGGGATTAGCCATGCTGGTGATCGATGGAATAAATAGGTCATTGTAAACATAATTTCCCATAGGTAGACCATGGCCTTCGTGCCAATGTGAAGCTGAACCGGAAAGAGACATATCGTATCCTAATAGTATAATACGTTTGGCTCGCATGTTACCAAGAAGATTTAGGGCGTGAGCCCCGCTATTGTTGCCACGAACATGATTGAAGTCAGTATCTATTCCGTAATCTCCGGTACGTTTCATAACGGTAGCATTCCCAGTAGCCAACAGGTCTTTCTTAATGTAACCATCGGCAGTATGGCGAGCAGTGAAACGTAATTGACATGGGTGGTCCATGACAGCATCGTAATGATTTCCTATCCAGCTTTCGTCGCACCAATATAGGGCGGTAGCATTAGGAAATTCACGATATGCTGTGTTAAGACAGAAAATAATCTTACCATCAAGAACTCGCTTGTCGATATCCTTGAAGCTAGGTCCACCACCTATGACAAAGACATCGCGGCCTGCAACCTTATCGTAAAGGCATTGCAATTTAGGACGCATTTTGCTACCATTCATCTTCTAAATATCCATTTGACAACATCTATTTAGAACTTCCCAACGAGCCTTAAAATGTTATTAACCATACAAAATGAATGCTCTCAATTCTTAACAGAATCAAGAGGGTATCCTCTACTAAAGAATTTACCTACCAATCAAGATGGGTTTCGAAAGGTAAAGGTCAGAAAGAAGAAAAATCTAAAGAACGAAATCATTGAAGCCTTCAATGACACCTTCAAAAGCCACACCGACCTTATGCAAAGATCAATTTTTGCTCATAGCGTTGAGGCATTCCAGCCAAGCAAGACAGCCGACTTTGAGCCATTCTTTATCTTTCCGATAAATGGCTACAAGTATCTGTATGCTCAGAATGTGGCAAACACAACCGAAACATACAAGACAACCCTGTCTACTCTCATAGAAAACTATGGAGAGAATGGAATCAAGACTTTTCAAGAGGTCTTGAAGCATCAGTATTCGTTTAGTGATTTGGAAAATGGACTGAGTTCGAAGACCGAAGTCATCGTGTATGACATCCCATATTACTATGCAATTCGCTACTCATTGATAGAAGAATACGAAGAATTTCTTAACCTAATATAAGGTGATGATTCTTCAACGAAATAAGATAAGAAAAAGTGGTAGTCTAAATATTAAACCACTGCAAGACGAGAATACTAAGGACAAGAAATGGTAGATGAAAGTAAGATTTTTGTTTTAAAAAGAAACGGAGAGAAAGAACAGTTAAACCTCGATAAGATACATAATATCCTAGAAAAAGCGTGCGAAGGTATCACTGGCGTATCCGTCTCGGATATTGCTATGAAAGCTCATTTATCTGTCTATGATGGAATCTCATCTAAGGATATCCATGCAGCACTTATCAAGTCGGCTGCTGATCTAATCTCTGAAACTTCTGTTAATTATCAGTACGTTGCTGGTAATTTGATGAATTATGAAATACGTAAACAGGCTTGGGGTGGTATGAATCCTCCACGTCTATATGACCATGTTAAGAAGATGGTCGAAGGTAATTATTACCATGCACATCTGTTAGAAGACTATAGTGAAAGCGATTGGGATCGTATTGAAACCATCGTCGATCATGATCGCGATTTCCACATGTCATACATCGGTATTACCGAATACATGACCAAGTATGCTATGCGTGATCGTTCTCTTAAGGAAGTTACTCCACTAGAGACTCCACAGATTACTTACATTCTCGCTGCTGCCATTTCTGCCCTCGACACCAAGAGCGTCAAGGACATCAAGTCACAGTACAATACCTTTTCGTCATGGGATTTGAGTCTTCCAACTCCAATCATGGCTGGTTTGCGTAGCCCAACAAAACAGTTCTCAAGCTGCACACTTATCTCATCCGATGACAATCTGGATTCGATCATTGCTGCTGCTGGCTCCATTGTTAAGTATGCTAGCAAGAAGGCTGGTATTGGTATTGATGCCTCCCGTATCCGCGCTGAAGGCGCTCCGGTGGGTAAGGAAAAGGCTGTTAAGCATACTGGTGTCGTACCGTTCTACAGAATGTTTGAGAGCGCTCTGAAGTCATGTTCACAAGGTGGTGTTCGTGGTGCTTCTGCAACATTGACAGCTTCGCTATGGCACAGTGAAATCCTCGATATTCTTGTTCTTAAGAATAACAAGGGTACTCCGGACACTCGCGTACGCAAGCTCGATTACTCAATCCAGATAAACAATTACTTATATAATCGCTTCATCAAGAAGCAGAACATCACATTGTTCTCGCCATCTGATGTTCCGGGTCTATACGATGCCATGTTCTCGGATAAGGCAAAGTTTATTGAACTTTACGAAAAGTATGAGAATGATCCAAAGATTAGAAAGAAGTCGATCCCAGCGATTGAACTCTTCACTACTTTAACTACAGAGAGAAAGGAAACTGGTCGTATCTACGTGTTCAACGTCGATAACGTAAACTCCCATTCGAACTTCAATGTTCCAATCACTACCAGCAACTTGTGTCAGGAAATCACTCTCCCAACCAAGCCATTGAAGAGTTTGGATGATCCTGAAGGCGAAATCGCTCTATGTACGCTTGCTGCTATCAATCTTGGTAACGTTAAGTCATTGGATGATCTAGAAGTAACTTGCCGCAATGCTGTAAGAATGCTTGACAATCTTCTTGATTATCAGGATTACATGGTTCCGGCTGCTAAGACTTCGACCATGAAGTATCGTCCATTGGGTATTGGTATCACCAACCTAGCCTACTATTTGGCTAAGAATGGTGTCTCCTATTCGTCTGATGATGGCTACAAGCTCATGCACGATACGATGGAAGCCATTGAGTTCTACTGCATCAAGGCATCTATTGAATTGGCTAAGGAACGCGGTCCTTGTTTAGGTTTTGATGAAACCAAGTGGTCACAGGGCATCATGCCAATCGATCATTACAATAAGAATGTCGATAAGATCGTTCCTAACGTATTGAACCTTGATTGGAAGTGGCTTCGTGAAGAGTTGGCTAAGCATGGTATCCGCAATGCAACCCTAACTGCCATGATGCCTGCTGAATCTAGCTCCAAGATCATGAACAGCACCAACGGTGTTGAGCCGGTTAGAAGCTTGATCACAGTTAAGCCTAACAAGCATAACGTTTCGAAGCAGGTTGTTCCTGAATACATGCGTTTAAAGAACAAGTATGATATGCTTTGGGATATGCGAGACATGGACGGTATCATTAAGATGATGGCCGTTATTCAGAAGTTCACATGCCAGTCTATCTCGACCAACCTATCATACAATCCGGAGCACTTCGAAGGTGCCGAGATTCCTATGTCGGTATTGATGGGTGACATTCTTAAGGCAAATATGTACGGACTTAAGACTCTCTATTATCATAATACCCGTGATGGTCGCGAAGATGAGGTTGTGGTAGATGACAAGAAGGTAGATAAGGTTGAAATAGCACCCGAACCTGCTTTCGAAGTCGAATCTTCTGAATGTGAATCTTGCTCAATTTGAATAATTTAGGATAAAAATGAAAGAAACCGTATTTAACACGCAACCTAACGTCACCAAAGAACAGTATATGTTCTTTGGTGAACAACCTAACATCGCTCGTTACGATGAACCAACTCATCCTATCTTTGATAAGCTAATTGACAAGCAAATTGGATTCTTCTGGCGACCAGAAGAATTCGATATTTCAAAGGATAAGAATGACTTCAAGATGCTTAGTGATACACAAAAGCATATTTGGGTCAAAACTCTAAGCTATCAGATTGTTTTAGATAGTATTCAGGGCCGTAGTCCATCGTTGGCTCTACTTCCATTCGTAACCATTCCAGAATTGGAAACGTGTATTACGTGGTGGACAGCCTTCGAAGGTCTACACAATAGATCGTACAACTACATTCTTAAGAATGTGTACGCTGTTGCTGGTGATCTGCTAAACGGCATCATCCTTGATGAGTCAATTAAGGAACGTGCAGCCAATACAGTCAAGTATTACGATGATTTTATCAATGAATCGAACTTATGGCGTGCTGGTGTATCGAAACTGACCCTAACGCAGTTGAAGAAGAAGCTAGTGCTCTGCGTGGCTTCGATCAATGCCCTTGAAGGCTTGAGCTTCTATGCATCCTTTGCTTGCTCGTTCGCATTCGCTGAACAGGGTTTGATGGAAGGTAATGCTAAGCAGATTGCTACTATTGCTCGTGATGAATCGCTACACCTTGCCATTACTCAGAATATCTTGAAGAAATGGGCTAGTGGTGATGATGATCCGGAAATGGTGGAGATTTATCAGGATTCCTTAGAAGAAATTCGCGGTATCTATGAATCTATCATTTCTCAAGAGAAAGAATGGTGTAAGTATCTCTTCAGCGAAGGTTCGATGCTTGGTTTGAATGAGAAGATTCTTTCCGATTACGTTGAATACATTGCTGGTAAGAGAATGAAGAATATCGGTCTCAAGACCAACTATTCCACCAAGAATCCTCTTTCATGGACTGAAAAGTACCTTTCCTCTGGTGACATGCAGGTTGCACCACAAGAAACAGAAATTTCAAGCTATGTCATCGGTGGTATGAAGAACGATTTGACCGATCATGATTTTGGTAATTTTACTTTAGATTGATTCTAATCTTCATGTGTAGTAGAATCCCTTGGCCTAAAACCAAGGGATTTTTATGTACATGATTTCACCTAAAGCACTTCAACTGTTGATTCCATTGTACAACAGTCCCGGTCGCCATTATCACAACCTAGACCACATCCACTATTTGCTTTCAAAATTAAGCGAATATCAATCCAATGTTCCTTCTGCAATGCCACATCCATCCTATAATCTTGGCTTGCTTTGGGCAATTTGGTTCCATGATGCAATCTATTCACCATTCCCATTTGCTACAACATCGAATGAAAAAGAGTCTGTAGACCTATTTCAGGCCAGCTTCAGTGAGATTTATCACGATGAACTTATCGTGCATAACAACATAATCCTATCTGAAACCATGACTATTGCTAAGAATGCTATTCTTGCAACAGAGCATCATTTGAAAGATTGGCCGGAGAGCACTCACATTGTCACACAAATTATGTTAGATGTTGACATGGCTGGGTTTGGTGAAGAGTATGATCGAGTATACAAGACCTCTGATCTGATTCTTAAAGAATATGCTGTTCTCGGTTATAGCCGCAAAGTCATGTTAGGTAACAGGGTCAAGTTTCTTGAAACACTTTTGAAGAAGAAACGTATCTATAATACCCCCTATTTTTACAATACGTATGAGAAGAAGGCACGAGCCAATATCGCGGCTGTTATCGAGAACACCAAGCTTGAAATTGAGTTTGTCCTATAATGTGATACGAATCACATAAATTCCGTTAAAACAGATTATTTATGGGCTGTTGAGTGACCCACCGACTAAATAGTTTTAGTGGTCGCTCAGCGGCTTTTTCTGCATACTGTTTTCAAGGTTTATGATTCCTGTCAAGGATGACGGGTTTCATATTTTATTGTTTACATTATGCAATTAATAACGGAATATTAATCATGCGTAATAATATACACGGGTACACACCATATCAAATTGATGATAGTATTTGGGTGGTTGATGTATCAACCCGTACCATATCTAATGGTATATGCACGGGAACTCACGGAACATTTCCTAATATAACGTCTTATGACGTTCTGCTAACGACTGGATCAACTATCAATGTCTTAGCTGCAAATGTATTTGCATTACAAAGCTATGCTGAAATTTTCTTACAGCGTAGCGTGACTCCTACTCCAACGATCACCGCATCGTCTACTCCACCTGTAACAGGTACACCATTCCCAACTGTCACACCTTCGATGACGGTTTCTAACAAGTATCAATTACTTGGTAACAATTTGATGTGGCCTATGTCTACAACACAAGTTGGCGGCACTGTAACTGCTGATCATGGAACCTTTACGTTTACCAGTACAGGCAATACAGAAACCTATTTTGAAGGTACTGTACCAACCGTTCATGCAAATACTGACTATTCGCTTTATCTAAACTATATTGCATTGTCTGGTAGATATGCTGTCATATCAATCTATTATGATAATACTGAACTATTTGGTGATGCTCAGATCAACCCAAGTCGGTCGAACAATGAACTACTTAACGTTCTAGTATTTGATACTGGTATCGTGGATTGTGTGATCAATTCGGGAGCAGCCGAAAGCCTAAAGATTAGAGTCGAATTGTTTGAAGATAGTCAGTTTAAGACACCTTTAGCTATTAATAAGCAATTCAGAGTATCCCAACTTTCGTTGAAGAGCGTGGGTGCACACGAAGTTCTTACTTCTCCAACACCAACAGGTACAATTTCTGTATCGCAGACTCAAGTTCTATTCTCGCCAACACCTACACCTACGGTAACTCCATCCAAATCCGGATCGGTAGTCCAGCCAACACCTACACCAACAGCCACTAGAACCGTTACAGGAACGCTAGCCGCTTCCTCCACACCCTCTGTAACTCATTCGCCAAGCCCAACCCCAACGTTGACGACCACACCTTCTGTAACTCACTCTGCCGCTGTCACTGTTACTCCTACGCACACCGCTACCGTAAGTGGAACACCAGCCGTAACGGTTACTCCATCCGTCACTCGTAGCGTTGCAGTAAGCGGTACACCACCTGTAACAGTTACTCCAACAGCTACCGCAACAGTGACACCGACCATTTCAGGAACACCAGCAGTAACAGTGTCGCCAAACGTGTCGGTATCACCAACTCCAACAGTTACAGCATCGCCTACATTGACGATTACACCAACGCACACAGGTACACCAGCAGTAACCGTAACGATTTCGGTTACTCCAAATCCAACACTTACACCAGCAGTTACGGGCACGCCAGCCGCAACCGTGACACCTACAGTATCGCCTACAATTTCTATCACACCATCGGTAACATTGACGCCAACCGTAACAGTCACACAAACACCAGCAATTTAAGGTGAAAAGTAAGTAACGTAATAGTATGTTTTGGTCTTCACATACATAAATATTGGGAAGTTGACCTACTATTATGAAAATTCAAACGATACTTGAAGATATTATTCCAACCAGACAGAATGTGACCTTAAATCGCAATCTCGATGGTGACAAGGTTCCCGATCCTAGAAACAAGATAGGATCGGGACATTTTTCTGTTGCCAGACCAGACCGTGATCCACATATGATTAAGAAATATAATCATAATTTTGAAGATCATGATCCGTTCAATGATTATGTTGAATACATTGTTGAACATAAATTAACTGGTAATCCCTACTTCCCACGAGTTTACAACATTAAAACTGTTAGTGATCCTAACGGTCAGCAATCTCACAAGTATACTATTGAGAAATTGATTAGTGCTAAGGAGTTGGAACCTGAAGAGGTAAGTACTCTTATTGAAAGAACATTTACTGATATGGTTGCTAAAGATATCATTGAAACCTCTTCTGAACCTGATAATATTCGTTTCTATCATAATAGTGAAACCTATTCTCTACATTCGACATGGGTTCAGAACATTCATTCAGCCATCGAATATGGTGATACCAGCAACATTACAGATGAAAATCTTTCTGAGGCTGTCAAAGTCATACATGACATGATCAAGAACTTAAAATTTGCTAACGACTTACATGCCAATAATGTAATGTATAGACGTACAAAATATGGCGTTCAGCCGGTCATTAGTGACCCTCTAGCATAAATAACCACATAAAAGACATCTAAACATGCTACTTACTGAAATTGCTCTTAAAGCATTGAAAACACACCTAGAATACCACGACAAGCTTAATCCTAAGCTATGGGATGGTATGCAGATGAAAGATGATGTCAAATCTGCTCTTAAAGAAATCGCCAACTCTTTCCTAGTGGCTTTAAAAGCTCCCAAGGAATCTGTTGTTGATGTTATCCTTACTGGGTCAAATGCCAACTATAATTGGTCTAGATTGTCCGACGTTGATTTACATGTAATTTTAGATTATTCAAAGATTTGTAATGATTGTGAAGGTGATGGATCAGATTTTGATCTAGATGATTGCTTTAAGGCCAAGAAAACCTTATGGAACGATGGTCATGATGTAACAATTAAAGGCCATGATGTTGAGGTATACGCACAGGATAAAGCCGAGTTACCATCAGGTAATGCAGGTATCTATTCTTTAGTAAAGGATACATGGGTCAGAGAACCGACCAAAGAAGAGAACCTTGTCTATGATGAAAAAGAAATCAAAGTCAAGGCGAAGAAATTGATGGATGAAATCGATGCCATCATTAATGACGGAAATACAAATGAAACAACCGTTAAAAATCTACAAGACAAAATAAAGAAGATGCGTCAGGCATCTATTTCTAAGGGTGGAGAATTTTCTTTGGAGAATCTTGTATTTAAGACGTTAAGAAACAATGGTTATATGGAAAAACTTTATGATTTTGGCAACAAGCTGAATGATAAAGATTTATCCCTTAAATAAAATACAGGAAACCGGTCTATGGGCACTTACACAGTTGATTACAATTTTACACCAAACGATCCTATGTGGATTTTGGATGACAATTCTGTCAAGAAAGGTACTTGCATTCAAGTAGAAATTAAGATCATCCCTTCGGCTGATACCGTATTCGTTACGGATATTAAATATATTGCGCTTCTAGATTGTAATGCGGGTACACTTTTGGTAGATGAATCAAATGCTTACACATCGTTAGAGGATGCCATTCTAGCGTTGCAGACATCAGTTGAAACTCAAGCTTGCTAACAAATGAGAGCTATGATAGTATTCGTTAAAATTGGATACTATCATGTCACAAACCCAAGTTAGACAAACTGCAATCATCACGGGGGTTATTACATATTGGTCGAAAGTGGCCTTCAGTGTAATAATCAATTCCCTTATCTATTCGGCACTCATTTATTTTGTATGGAACACATTCGTTGTGCAAGATTTCCATACGAATCTAGTGTCCTTCCAGACTGCCTTCGCTATCACTCTCCTATTCAGGACTAGTATCGATACCCTCCTATATTTCATTAAGAAGCCTACGGCTCTCTTGCAGGGTATCTACAACGAACTTTACTACCAGCGCGCTATTCAGTCTATCGCAGTACAGGTCGCTACGGCTAATTCTAACACAAGTCCCGTAAATCCTGAAAAAACTGTTGACACTCCTGAATAATTTTGTGATAATAGCCGCACGTTCGTAAACATATATAACCTAATTGGAGAAAAATATGAGCAATCAAACAAGACAAAAGCTAACCGTCTCTGACGTAATCGATATCCGTCGTCACCACGCAAATGGTATTTCCTCAACCGCTCTAGGCAACATCTACGGCATTGACCGTCGTCACGTTTCCGACATCGTTGCTGGTGAGCGTTGGGCTTCGGTTCCTAACGACAAGACCATTCCTAGCTTTAACAACTATGCACTTACCGCTGACGGTCGTGTATACTCAAACACCTACGGCGACTACGTTGCTCAGGAAATGATCGGTGGTCAGCCATACGTTCGTCTAAGCAAGACCGTTAAGGGCACCCGTGTCCGTAAGCGTATCGCCATCAGCGAACTAGTTAACAAGCTGTTCGACTAAATCTCGCGGATTTGGACATAAAAAATCTGGAATCTTCACAGGTTCCAGATTTTTTCTTTTATAGTGCTCCAATTTGACTAATAAATAGAATTTTTAGAAGACATAAGATGAAAAAAGAAGAACAAAAAGATTTCAAAATATTAGACGATATTTCGCACGTATTACTTAGACCAGCTATCTACATTGGATCGACATCGATTGAGAAGAAGGAATTATTCCTTAACTACAATTATGCTTCTGTCCATTACAATCCCGGTCTATTCAAGATCGTCAATGAGCTAATTGACAATTCCGTAGACGAATACACACGAACCCAAGGGAAGTTCGCTGACAAGATCGACATCGATGTCACAGACACCACCTTTACCGTTCTAGACAATGGACGTGGTATTCCCGTCGATAAGGTCAAGGATGTAGATGGTTCCGATATCTATCGTCCGCAGGCGGCTTGGTGCAAGACCAAGGCTGGTTCCAACTTTAACGATGATGCTAATCGCGTCACGGCTGGTATGAATGGTGTGGGCTCCGCACTATCCAACATTTTTAGTAAGAAGTTCCACGGTGAAACCTCCGATGGTTCCCAAAAGTTCGTTGTTGAATGCGTAGACAATGCTAAGATTGTGTCTGTAAAGGTCACAAAATCGACTAAAAAGTACACGAAAGTCACTATTCAGCCTGATTTCCAGCGTTTTTCACTGGAAAAGTTTGATGAAACCATGATAAAGCTCATCGAAGACCGTATTGTCGGTCTCGCGGTTGCTTATCCTAATATTACATTTAAGTTCAACGGTACGCCTATCAAGATGGGTACACCGAAGGCTTATGTATCCAAATTTGGTGAGAATGCTATCGTTTATAGTGATGAGAATGTCATTCTAGGCTTCATGCCATCACCTGAAGCTGAATTACGTTATCATTCTGTGGTCAATGGCCTGACTCTGTACTCAGGTGGCTCGCATATTGATTACATTATGAATGGTGTGGTCGCTACGCTGCGCGAAGGTATCAAGAAGAAGCATAAGTTCGATATCATGCCAGCGCAGATCAAGTCTCATATTCAGTTGGTTTCGGTTATCCGTAATTTTAAGAATATGAAGTTCGATTCTCAGACCAAGGAGCGTTTGACCAATACCTCACAAGAGGTGGCTGAACATCTGTCCCATGTTGACTATGAGAATATTGCTAAGCAAATTCTAAAGAATGAAGCGATCTTGATGCCAATCATTGAGACACAGCTTGCCAAGCAACGTGCAGCAGACCTTGCCGAAGAACGTAAGAAGAATAATAACCTAAAGAAAAAGAAAGTAGCCAAGCATATCCCTGCTACCTCTTCCATCTTTGAGAAGAAGACACTCTTCATTACGGAAGGTGACTCGGCTATCGGACAGTTCGTCTCAGTTAGAAATTCGGAAACGCAGGGTGCTATTCCACTTCGTGGTAAGATTCTTAACACATTCGACAAATCGAACAAGGAAATCCTTTCCAGTGGTGCTCTAAGCGAATTGATGGTGGTGCTAGGTCTTGAACTGGGTAAACCAGCAAAGACCTTGAATTATGGTACGATTGCTATCACCACTGACCAAGACGTGGATGGATTTTCGATCCGCTGCCTATTGATCAATTTCTTCTACAACTGGCCGGAATTGTTTGAACATGGTAGAGTTAAGATTCTGAACTCGCCTCGTTACATCCTGAGAAGCAAGAAGCAACGTCATTATTTCTATGATAAGACTGAATTGGATGCTTTCAAGGGTTCAACCAGCGGATACGAGCTTGCATACATCAAAGGACTGGGTTCTTTGCGTATTGAAGAATATAAGGATATCATCAGCGATCCTTACTATGAAACGATTGTCATCGACGACGTTGAACTTTTCAATATGATGTATGGTAAGGATGCAAATCTGCGTAAAAAGTATATGATGGAATAATGAGATAATGGCTAAGAATAAAAAAGTACCACTAACCGTAGTTGTTGCCAAGAACTGGAAGGAATACGCTCTCTATACTGTAGAAGAGCGTGCTATTCCTTCCATGGTAGACGGCTTAAAGCCAAGCCAGCGCTTCATTCTGTATTCGGCATTGAAGAATGCTAAGGATAGATTTGCCAAGGTAGCAGAGATTGCAGGTAACGTTTCAGCATATGGTTACCATCACGGCGAAACATCTGCACAGGGTGCGGCTACTGCGATGGGTTCCGATTGGCAGAATAACAATCCCTTACTAGAAGGCGATGGTAACTTTGGTACTCGATTGGTACAGAAACCGGCAGCAGCACGTTACATCTTCGCCAAGATTCATAAGAATTTCTACAATTTCTTCATGGATACCGATCTATGTCCCGAACATATCGATGAAGATATCAAGACACCTAAATGGTATCTTCCTATCATCCCGTATGTGCTTCTGAATGGCATCAGCGGCGTTGCTACGGGCTTTGCTACCGATATCCTTCCCTACGACGTGAAGGAGGTTACGAAGCTCACTGCGATGTATCTGAGCGGTAAGAGCATCGATGGTAAAACATTGCTACCGAAGTTCCCCCAGTTCACTGGCACGGTTGAGAGAACTGGTCCTAAGAGTTACGATGTCGTTGGTACATTCGAACTCAAGGGTAAGACAAAGCTTCTCATCACAGAAGTTCCTTACGGTTATGATCGTGAAACCTATGTAGAGATTCTTGATACATTGGAAGAGAACGGCGTATTGGTCAACTATGAAGACCAGTGTGATATGAATGGCTTCCAGTTCTTGGTTACTCTTAGAAGAGATTTTGATGGTGATATCGAAAAGACCTTTAAGCTAAGAAAGTCATTCACTGAAAACCTATCGGTCATTGATCCGGAAGGTAAGTTTAAGATTTACGATACACCTATCGATTTGATCAAGGATTTCTGTGATTTCCGTCTTAAGTACGTTCAAAAACGTATTGAAAAAGAACTGGACATCTTAACAACCGATATGGCGTTGTTAAAAGCTAAGATTAAGTTCATTGAGTCAGTTATCGCGAACAAGATTACCTTCAAGGAAAAATCCAAGAAGCAATTGAATGATGAATTGATCGCACTTAAGTTTAAGCCAGAGCACATCGATTCGCTGTTAAACATGAATTTCTATCATCTAACGACGGAAGAAATTGATAAGTTGGGCAACAAGTACCTTGAACTATACGAGAGTTGTGTATATTTTAAGGGAACGACGGCCGAAACTGAATACAGACTCGATCTAGAGAAACTTCTAAAGGTACTGAAATAAAAAAGGGAGCGAAAGCTCCCTTTTTTTATGTTACATCTTGGTCTTGCGTGCTATCCAGATTTGGTAACACTGTTAGCTTCTGAGCAAAGGCCATACAAGCCTGACCACCATCAGCTAGAAGCTTGGCAAAGTCATCAAATGAAACATAAGCATGACCGTCCTGACCCCACTCCTTACCCCATGAATTCTTGATGCGGATCAATTTCTTGTCAACATCCACACCATTTAACAAGTAAGCATGACCACCAGCCATTCCACCTACAGGTTTGACCAGCCCTTGACTATCTGGTGAGAACATGGAAGTATACCAACGAGTACCCACAACTACAGGACCGAGAGTTAGAAGACAAGTGACAATATCGTCAACGGATGCTGCCCAACGGTATTCGCCGATCACACCCATATCTTTAAGAATCTTAGCAACAGCACGAACAGTCGAACCATTGTAATTGGTACCCGGAATACCATCGTTCAACTGAGCTTTATGATAAAGCTTCTGAACATCGAACAACGGCTTTTCACGCTGTCCTAGGCCATCTTGAATGAGAGGACCGTCTTCTAACCAATGAGACCATGAGTAAACAGTGCACATCGAAGTGTTACCTTGATTGCCCCACCAACCGTTATCCCACCACATCTTTTGAGTAATGAAAGGACGTTCCGGTAGTACGGCAGACATGGGGAATAGAGCATCGCGAGGATCAGAATGTTCGATGTGACCTAAACCATAGTAAGTGTTGCTCATTTGACAAGTTCCTGTAAGTGTGTGAATATATTTATTTGCAGGAAGAAACCTTATGAAAATTAAATTGATTAGTGACCTACATCTGGACATCGTTTCTTATAAGGATTTTCCCCCCGAAGACTCAAAGAACACTGTACTAGCCTTAATCGGAGATACATGCGAGATTGATCGCGTGAAGTATTTTCGTGAGTTCTTGTTAGATGCTGCGCCAAACTACATGAATGTCCTCGTGATTTTTGGTAATCATGAATATTACGGTGGAAGCATCAACAATGCTATCACCAAATTCAAGAATGCCATCGTAGACATTCCTAACGTTTTGGTGATGGATCGAAGGTCTGTGGTTCTTGATGGTGTTACCATCATCGGGGCTACGTTGTGGACAGATATGGCTAAGGGCGATCCCATGGCTATCTGGCAAGTCAATCAAGGTCTTAATGACTTCCACAATATCCGAATTGGCACTGCCAATTTCCCATATCAGAGAAAATTTAAGCCTCTTGATGCGATGGCTATGCACAAGAAAGACTTGGAGTTCATTGATAATGCGTTAAAGGAAGCCATTACGGATAAGAAAATCGTTCTGACGCATCATGCTCCAACGTACGAGTCTGTTGCCGAAAAGTATAAGGGAAGCGTACTGAACGCAGGATTCGTTTCTGACTTGAGTGAATTCATCCTAGATCATGAAATCGATCTTTGGGTTCACGGCCATTGTCATAACAGTTCAGACTATATGGTAGGAAACACCAGAGTCTTGGCTAATCCCCGAGGTTATGGTAAGGAAAATCAGGGTAACTTCGACCCCAACTTCGTCATAGAAATATGACGAAGTTTTTATTTGGCTGAAGCTTTCTTCATGGCCTTATCCAAATCAAGTCTGATGATATGGATCAAGGTTTCAAAGTCTTCGGGCATGGATAAAGCCTGCATCTTGTAAACCTTGTCTGGCTTGTGTTCACCGAGAAGATAACGGGAGTAGGCAATAGGCATGGTTGGCTCATAGCACACCATAACTTTACCCTTATTGTGTTCATCCTGCATAGCAAGGTTCGCACTTAGGCGAGTCATGATAATTTGCTTAAGCGTTCCGTTGGTGCCTGTATTGAGCGCGAAGTTCTCTAGAGGTTTGATTAGAGGAAATAGCTTGGTGTAAAGCTTCTCTTTATTGGAAACTGGCTTCCAATATGGGTTATCCATGCAACGCATGATCAGGATAGCCATCTTCATTTTCATTTCATCATTCAAGAACTGGATAGATTCCGGGTTCATCTTGATGATTCTGTTAACCGTAGTCGTGATGATATCTACTGCATTAATTCTGCGACGAATCTTACGCCATTCATTGTATGTCTTATTGATAAGAGAATGAGTGTACTCAAGCTCCTTCTGAGAAGCCTTGTGGTTTTCTGCAATAATAATTTCTTGAAACAAGCCCATAAATTTACCAATAGATGTCATAATATTTATAAATAATTTTTGGTAACGGACGTTTGTATGAAGCTGAAACACTTCGAACTAGATTTAGTAAACTACTGGAACACGTATGTCTGCACCACTTGTGACACGATCACCGACGTAGTTTTAATAAATTATGGTTCCCAAAACTTGAATCTTGAATTCAAGTTCCCTCGTTTTAAATCTCTCTGTTACTATGACTCGTTCCGTGACTATGCGGAGACTTATGCCAAGTCTATTGAGTTCATGGAACTAAAATCCCAATTAGAAGAACAGCTTACCTATCTACTTAATATATACTCAGTAGAAACGATAGAGTATCATTATGGATAAGGGAAGAATTTTAAAAGAAAAAGAGTTGCAAACGGAATTGGTCTCGGACCTTGATGTGCCACAGGTAACTGAGAAGATTGCTGAATTTCTTTATAACTATAGCCTGAAGACCGGCCAGTATTTCAATGAGCTACAACCCAAGATTTTGGGTGGTGTGGCCTTCTGGTTTGCCTTGCAGAAAGGTCAAACCATGATCATGTATAACGTTCATCCAAAGCAATGGAATCTTAATCGAGTTATCTTCGAATTAGAGCACGAGGAACGTAGTTTCTTTGAACAAGCCTATAATATCAACTTCAATGGTATCTGAGACGCTTTAGATGGCTCTCTAAGAGTACCGTAGCTACAGACAACATCGTGTTTAGATTGGCATCAGCAATCGTTCCACCGTTCAATACAGAACCGGCAGTGAACTTTTCTAACTCATATACCTTAACAGGTTCACCTTCAACCTTTTCCACCATGACGATATAAACCATTTCTTCTGAGAATGTTTTAGCCTTGACAGAAAAAAGCAATCCAAAAGCTTCAACAGCCTTTGGATTGCTTGGCGACACCGATCCTAGGTATACTTTGTTATCTTTCTTATATAGTATACTAGTGTAATACATAATTACTTGGTAATGATTTTACCAGAATTAGAAACCGAGGCTAGCTGAATTCTGCTAGTACGGCTACTGAAACCAGCAGCAATCGTATCCACTGGATCGGATAGCAACATGTAGCTGGTATGTGGAACCTTACCCGAAACACCATCACCAAAATCACTCAACACCATGAAATCACTGAATTCAGCGAACTGAAGACGTGGCGGTGTATTACCAGTCACATTACCTTCGTCATCACGAATTGGCTGTGGTGGGATGAGGACGATGACTAACATATCTTCCACATGAAGATGGGTGGCATCTTCTTTTACAACGTTGGCGATAACCTGCATACCGTTGTTAAACGCAATTACTTTTACATCACTCATTATATTTCCTGTTTTTATTCTGCTTTAACGTAAACTAGTTCTTCAATGTAACTTCTATCATCCTTAAAGAGAGGAAGTTCAGTCGTAATCTGCGACTCATCCTTTCGGATAGCAATTCCATGACGGAACTGAGTCGGAAGATCATCCCAAGACTTACCTTCATCCTTAAGCATTTGCTTCATTTCAATCACACTCTTTCCCTGTACAGCCTTATGACCGAACACATCATGAGCATGCATACTCACACTATTTCGTACACCGTCATGCTGACGATAGATGAAATAATTAACAACCTCTTCCTTAGGAAGAGAAAACACTCTCGCATCAAAATGGGCTAAAGGTAAATCGTATTTAGCAGCCGCCTGATTGAATTTCGCAGTCACTAGAGAAGCCGACACACTAATCATCTTCTGTACATTGTAACCAAACCAACCCTCAGTGGTCAGAGAATCATAATCACGAAGGAAAATAGAAATCTCATCGGACTGAGAGAATGCAAATGTGCAACCCTGTACTTCCTTCATCAGGTACTTAACGGTTTCCTTCATTAGTTCAGGAAGGATAGGATCGAAAGGACGATTGAGGTTTGATGTCCATGATTTAAAAGCCTTGCCATCCAAGCGGATGACGACAGGTGTACGCTTCATTAGATAGCCAGTGTTAACCTGCTCATAAGCCTTCATGCGGTCAGTAAGTGACGGACCAGTGTTGGGTTGCTTCATTGTTATTCTCCAAAAATATTGTTGTAAGGTCTATTAACTTTAACGAAAGTTGTGTTTGGTGCAAACTCAGCAAGAGTTAGTGCATTGATGTAACTACCACCGCTTCTCAATCCGCCGAGGATATGATTCACGGTATTTTGAACTGGACCCTTGTAATCTACCATGGTATGGATACCTTCAGAAGATCGATGGTTAGCCATACCACCATGATGTTTGTTCATGGCTGCTTCGGAAGACATACCGTAAAAAGCCATCTTACCGTCGCTAATTTCGCCACCACATTCCTCATGACCGGCAAACATTGTACCAGACATTACAAAGTCAGCGCCAGCCCCAAATGCTTTTACAAAGTCTCCCGGTGAATTGCAACCACCATCCGAACACATCAAAGCATTCATTTTATTTGTCATTTCATAACAGTCGAGGATGGCTGATAACTGAGGAACACCCACGCCAGCGACCATACGGGTACGACATACTGCCGATGATCCTATGCCCACCTTAACGATATCTGCACCAGAATCGACAACGATCCGAACACCCTCAGGAGTTACGACGTTGCCTGCCATGATAATGGAGCCACGACATATATTTCTGACTTTGTGGATAAAACGATGGAAGTTCTGCATGTAACCATTGGCTACATCGAGACAGATTAACTTGGGGAATCCGTCACGGCACAGGTCCACAAAATGCTCAAACTTCTCCATGTCGTGCATACCTAGAGTATAAAAGGTATGATCGATGACGTCTCGATTGGAATAATTATAGAATTGAGCCAATTCTTCGACAGAATAATGCTTGTGAAGGGCAGTGAACATGCCGTTGGCCGCAAGAGCTTTAGCCATTTCAAATGTAGCTACAGCACTCATATTGGCAGCGATAATAGGGATACCGCGAATGATTTGCTTAGAATGGAGTGTGAGGTACTGAGAAGAAAGGTTAACTTCGCTTCTCGACCCTGCTCGCGAGGGCTTAGGTACCACACAAACATCTTTAAAATCGAGCTTCGTATCTTCAATCAACTTCATTTAATAATCTCAACGTGGAGCCAAATTATACGACTTAAGTAAGCAATAAGTCAAAAATTTAATTCGTTCCACACCAAATTCCTGAGCATGAAAGTTTTCAATAGCAAACTCATAGTTTTCAACGAGCTTACGTGGTGACAGCGTTTCAAGAAGATTCAGGTACTTACTTTCCGGGTAATGAAGCGGGAAATCGTAAATATCTTCAGGAATGACAGCACCAACGCACGTCATGATCCCACCAAGAGAAGCTTCATCCTCATTAAACGATTCTACTGGGTAGAAAACCTTACTAAGACTACCGATCATGGACGTAAAATCGATCAATAGCTTCTGCACACGGAACAACCCAGCAAGGTTGATAGCATCGCAGATGATGATGGTCTTGTGCTTGGATGCCCATTCAAAATAGTTAGCATTGTTCTGCAAGGCCATTTCAGAAATGACATGGCCGGTCTGAAGACCATACTGAAGCGAGTTCATGTACAAACCATTAACAAAAGAATATAATCTCATTTTTATAACTCCTTCTAAAGTTTAGAATAAATAGTAAAGATTTCGGAGAATCGTAATGGAAGTTCTTAAAGGGCTTATAACAGAATTTGCTATTTTTAGCACACCGGCCAAACCTGAAGACGAAGTACAATTCGTAAAGGGTGATGATAGCTTAGATGATGGTGAGAGTCAAGATGGCGACATGGAACTCTCATTTGGTCAAGATGATGGTCAGGGTAATGATGAAGATCATCCAGAGCATGACCCAGCTACATGTTCGTGCCCATGCCACGACGCAGAAAAAGCCGCAGGCGGTCTTGAAGACGACGATAACATCGAAGTCATCGACGGCGACCCGGAAAGTGAAGAAGCCAGCTTCTCCCTTGATGATTCGGAAAACGATGATGAGGAAGAGGAAGAAGATGAAGAATCAAAGTACAAACTTTTTTGAGGTAAGATAATGGAAGTTCTACAAAAAATTATTATTGAAAATGAATTGGCTGAAATGAAAGATGCCATCATGGCTCTTCATGAAACATGGATGAAAGCCAAGAAGCAGGATAAGCAGCTTAACGAAGGTGTACTAGATTTCGAAAGTGAAGACTTGTCTTACATGTTCGATGAAGCTAAGAAGCGTTATATGGCCGCAATGAATGCTGTCAAGATCGTGAATAAGCTTAATGATCCAGCACAGAAGAGCCGTGTATGGTCGAATCTTAACAAGCTACGTGGTTTCATCAAGCGTTTGGATAACACCATCGCTGCCGAAGTAGAACAGATTCTACAGAAGGCAAAGGGTACTCAACTGTTCCAGCAGCAGCCGGGTGGCAACGTACAGGGTCAGCCTTCCCGTAATCAGGATACTACTGGTGGCGCTCCACAAAGACCTGTCCAGCAACAAGCACCACAGCAGCCTCAACAGGCGTAAACAAAAAGGCCGGGAATTCCCGGCCTTTTCTTATAGTGAAGCTGTGAAGCCGATAGCTCGTTTTGCAACTACCTTTTCAAAGTTGTCTTCTTGCATATTGAAGATTTCAGCAAGTGACATTTCCGAATGCAATGGTAAAACTTCTGAACCGTAGGTCTCTTTAACGAGATTTGAGGTCTTCTCACGAGATAGATTACCGAATTCGTATTGAGCAATCATTCTTCCCTTGCGCTTCAATGCTGGATCGATGTTATCGAAGCCCGTATTGAAGGTACAAATGATCTGGAAGTTCAAACCATCACCCAAAATACCATCAGTGATGTTCAATAGGTTAGAAACTGCTTGATTTTCACCTGCTTCACGAGTTTTGATTACGTTTTCAGCATCTTCGATGATCAAAACGCTATTTTTGTGCTTCATGAGGAATGTTAGGAACGAAGGCTCCGATACTCTAGCACTCATATCAGGTGAAACGTAGATCACATTCTTCTTCAAGCTATGGATCAGGTGACGTAGATAGGTGGTTTTACCTGTACCGTGCTTACCATGCAAGAATACGATGCCCTTACCACGCTTTTTATTGAGTGATTCGATGATATGTTCTGAAATAGGAACGAAATCATCGTTATAATGAGCATTTAGGTCGAAAGTATTGTCCTTTCGTAGCTCAAGCTCACTCAAGTACAAACCACCAGCACCAGACTGACAAATGAAATTGACTTTGCTTTTCTCTTCAGAAGGCTTTTTCAGTGAAGTGATCACTTCATAGAAGGCTTCGAACGTACTAGCAGCCAATTCCACATCATGTTTCTGACAAACTACATTCAACTGTAGATAATTGCTACCACCACCGAAGAAATTGATGCTAACTGCAACAGTCTTTGAAGTTGAGAATAGATAAACATATTCCAAATAATCTTCGGTAAGTGATGTTTCGGCTAACTCTTCGTCATCCTGTTCGTAATCACTATAATCTAAACCACGAACTGCGGATGAAATAACCCTATCATAATTGAATTTATCGATCAAAGGATTGATCAAACTCATGATTTGATCCATGCTGACTTTACCATTCGCATCGAATGAATAACGTTTTACATGACTGAAATTAGCACCTGTTATAGATGAAAACGCATATTCGTTCATGAATGAGTGGGTTGTACCAGCCGATTCATTGGTGTAGTTATAAACGATGTCAGACATTTAAAATGAAACCCTCAAGATATTCTAGTGTTTTGTAATCATCACCAAGTGACATGACCGATAATACGGCATTTAACTCCGAAATGTCAAACAAGTTAAGTCTACGCTTAGATTTATAATTAAAATGGTAGATAGTAACATCCACGAAGGCATTACCTTCCACCCAATCATAGTCTACCGTGAACTGAGTATTGTAAACATTTACAGTATGAACGAAGGACAGGTGGAGACTTGGGTTAAGCTGTCTGGATTCATGGGTAATAAGTTTGGTAGCAATCGTCTTGTCACGTCTATTATTGTTGATTACATTCTCAACCAGAATGAAATTCCATAGAACTAGATCAGAATTCTTAATCTTGATCAGTTCGAAGCGTGACTTCTCGTTGAAGAATACATTCAATAGATACCAATCCAGCTTTCTACGAAAATTATGTAACCCTTCAACGAACTCAAGCTTCGCGTACAGTGTATCCAAATCGCGAGTAATGTTGTCTCTGTTCTTTAACCCAAAGTAATATTGGATTTCTTCTTGGTTAATCGTTACCAAGGCGTACTTGGTGTCACGCTTTAGAACCAAAAAGTAATCATTACCGTGATAGTAATCGGTCGAGATATAAATTACGTTGCCATAAAATGAGAAATACTCATTTATATTAGCATAATCGTACATCGTATCTCTGAATGTGTTTTTATCTTTAATCATTTTTATTTTCTTTTTTATTAGTTTAATGAACTTCATAGATTTACATCGTAAGGATGTTTTCCCAAAAATCTTCCATAATATCTTCAACATTGGCAATAATCTCATCAAACTTTTTTAGTAGACTGGCTTCAACCTCACCACCATTGAACGTGTAGTTGTAATCGAAGTTAGTTGACCTAATCTTCTGTAAGCGACGAAATCCTTCCTCACTTCCACCTGTGTTGAGTGTGAACGGACCAATATCAATAGTATAGTAAGTATGTATAGGCTTAACGAAGCTTATGTTCTTGCTAACCTTCATTTTAAGGGTAATAGACGTGATTTTGAAGTCCAAAAACTGCTTAATGAGCGGTTTTGCATTGATTTGGTTATCATAACCGGTACTGACGGTGCTCATCACAGCATTTAGATTGGCTATGATTTGCTGAGCAGATATAGGTTTAGTAGGACTTACCTCTGGTAAGGCTGTCTGGAATTCGGACAAAAACTGATCTTGGAAGGTCTTGTAGACATCCTTAAACATAGTAATCGAATAAGTTATTGGTTATATAGGTAATAGGATGATTCATGAAGTTCTCTACCAAAGAGAATAGAAGGTTAAGGTCAGCCTTGAGGTTATCATCCAATGACATGAAAGTCATCTTACCATCGTCACAATCCGATGGATTGACTACGACAGTGACACTCTTGTCCATATCTTCAACAAAAGTAAGAAAAATAGAGAAATCACCACGGATGATAATGGCAGGGGATACATTCATTGTATTATCCCCTGCAACATAATAATGATTACCAAACACTATGTCTTTACAAATATCCTTCGGACTTGTAGAAGTTACATAATCATGAAAAGCAATATCAACTGGAATGGTGCTCTTCTGTGGAAGGGTGTTCAACTGCATGATACTACTTAACCTTGGGTGATGATGTTGGAGGTAATGTCTTCAATGGATTTTTCATAGATATCTTCAATAAGGGAAAATATCGTCGTACATTTTTGGTGTAACTCTTTCAATGTGGTCTGCATGGACTCGACCTCGTACATTGAGGTAATACCCTTGACCGATAATGGGAGAGCACCGTCTTGGGTCTGCATCTTACTTGATGTAAAGAATATCTTTTCACCATTCTGAGAAATTTGAGCTACTGACATCTTACCAGTATCTTCCTTAATCTTACCATCAAAATAAATCATGGTTCGCTGGGATGGAAAATAGAAATAGGGAGAAGTGATACCGACAATAACCGTGTTTCCATTTTCAAACTTCTTTTTAAGTAAAAGAGTTTCACCATACTCTAGATTTAATGGAGTACCACCCAAGCTCCATCCGGGTTTTGTTTCATGAAACGTAATTAATTCTTTTATGATATTGTCAAGAGCAGTGACAGCACGCATGTCGAGTGTGTCGTCGGTAATGGGTTCTCTCAAATCGCCAGTGTCCAATATACCTGCAAGTGAACTATTGTTATTGTCGTAATACGTTAGGGACATATGTTTCTCCAAGGATAGCAATTCTATCTAATTGTGGAGAACGTGTCAATCACTTCAGATTCACCCGTTAAGGTACAGATTAGATATAGAAGAATTTGGCTTCGGTAAAGTCTTCAATAGGCATGTCAAGGATATTTTCTAAAATTTCCAACATTCTATTGTAAGTATCACGGGTGATATCGTCATTCGATGGGAGCGTGTCATCACCAAATTTATTAACTCTAGAAGTTAATTTAACCATACCCTTCGTATTATACAATATTGAAGTAGGGTCTCCAACTGCATAATGTATTTCAAGGTTATGGACTACAAAATATCCCCAACCTACTGGACCAAAATTACCTGAACTATTAGATTTAGCAAAATTACCTGAAGTATCAGATTTAGTATAAGTGATTGCAGTAATTTTCGTTTTATTGCCTTCGATCATTCGAATTACGTTCAACATTTCAGCGTCAGCATCCAACTGAGCATCACCTTGATACAATTGACTGTTCGGATTGTTTCTGATATCTGGTAATGGTACACGAATATCATCCGGAAACCATTTAATCATTAATTTGTAGATAAATTTTTTAAACATGTTCATAATTGGTCATCTTTTGCAATCTCAACATAATCTATCTGACCTTTTGTAAGTTCATGAATAGATATTCCGGTTAAATCCTCTACAACTGCTAGCAATTTATTGAATGTTGATTTAGTTAGATTATTTTTCCATGAATTATTTTCAATTTCTAATACATTATACGTGGCATCGTTGTTGTTATTTTTATTCGCTAAAAATAACTGCAAGGTAAACGCAGGTTCCGTGACAACTGAATCAGGATTAAAAGAATTTACTTGATCAATGAATCTAACACGTATCTTTCCTTCAATAATACTGAGGGCAGTATCTTCTATTTCTTCTAAAAATTGATATTTCATCAATCAATTTCCTTAATTAATGTTTATATCCGAAGACACCCTGCGTAAATTCAGCAATGGGCATCCGTGTCGTATCTTCAACCAACGCAATAAGCTTATTGTGCTTCTCATTACTCAACTCGGTATCATGCTTTGTTTTGAGGATCACCCGTCTAATTCTCCGACCTGTGGGTTGAATATCTTCCCAAAATAATATTTTCAGTACATGATAATCTTCACCGTATCCAACATTAACCACTCTTGAAATCTCGGAACTTCGTGGTCTGTAAACACCGGAAATTGCATTATCAATTATTTCGGCTTCAGTAGGCTGTACTATTACATTATTGGTCATAATAAAACTTGCCGTGTGTGAATTCTTCAATAGACATGTCAATCACATTCTCAATCTTACTATAAAGCTGATTGACCAGAGGCATATGGATACGATCAATTGTGTTAGGCAGGTAATAATTTAGTATATTATCATCTACCAGAAGATTGATCACTAACGTATGGCGAGGAATAACCATGGGGAAATACCATTCATAGGCAAATGAACTAGTATATTCGACACCACGAATCTTACTTATTCCATCAATAATCTTCTGTATAAAGATAATTTCATTATCTGGTTCAAATTTACCTGACTCGCTGTTATGGGGCTTAGTATATCCAATCATTATATTTACATTCCCATATGACCATAGGTAAACTCTTCAATGGACTGCCCAACATGATCTTCCACCAGAGCAATGACCCTACGGTATTCATCCAACTCACACGCATGTGCAGGAATCTCAAGCCGACATTCCATAGCTTCCATGGTATATTCAATGAGGATCACTGGTTCCTTACGGTTACTGACGGTATTAAATTTATCATAAAACCCTAGATAGCGAATGACAACCCTGTCAGCAGTAAAGGCTTCCAAGAAAGGACCAGCCGCATTCTTAAAGACTTGATTTTTGGAAACAACAACTATCTTCTCTTGAAGATTCTTCACAGTAGCTTTAGGTAGCATGGCACGAATAATCATGGAGGAAGACCCTATAGTAGGATATCTACCCAAAGAAGGCAAATGATGTTAAATATAATGGAAATGACCACGGGTGAATACAGTTATGGATTCCTCTATGATATTCTCTATATCAGTCAAAATTTTATTAAACAATTCTTTTTTGATCGAAGAATCAGTAGTTATGCGATAAGTATAATTTGGGTCTGAAGGTATTGCGCCCTCTTTTCTATAGAAAATTTCTAATGAATGATTAGACTCTTTACCTAATTCCTCAGCATAGAATTTTCCGTATCTTATTTCACGAAATGTGACATATAAAATTTCTATATTATTGTCAAAATCTAAGAACGAACCATATATTGTTTCATTTCTCATAAATTACCTTTACTAAACATAATGGAAACTACCTTCTGTAAATTCTTCAATGCTCACACCCAACCAATCTTCTACATAAGATAGGAAAAAATTATAGTCCTCTACACCCTGATCATCAACCGGAATATCAGATTGTTCAAAAAAGATATTTTCGGATACAAAATAAGGATTTTGAGTATGAGGATTGATGACTTTATACTGATAAAACATTTGAATCAACTGACGACACTCTAACATTCCCCTGCCACGAACCCCTTTTCTAAGATTTTTGATTACACTCTTATGGAAATCCTTTCGTAAGCCAATAGATAAGACCTTGATCGACTTATCATTCCGTAAATGCGCAATCCTTTCAGCTATCTCTTCATTCATTTAAATCGGGCTCAATTTTATCGATAAGACGATTACCATCCTCATCCAACACAATCTTGTAATAAAAAGCTAATTGGCTACCACGCTCACCCGAATCACCATTGGACTTCTTCCTAAGATAGCGCTCATGGAACTCAACATACGCTACACTATAGGCACCCTTACGTACATTTACGATAAACGGATCAATGAAATCTTTCACTTCTTCGACTATACTGGCAACATCCTCCACAGTCAAACCCGTAAATGGTCGTCGGTTGATGCCTTGACGCACTTCATTAATTATCTTTTGTCTATAACTAAGCATGGTCTAACTCCACAGGAATGTAATCGAAATGACCTTGAGTAAACTCATGCAAGGACACCTGAATGTAATCTTCAATCTTACTAAACAGTGTATTCACCAAGGCAATCTGCTCAGCATCGTAACCTTTCATATGATACCGGGCTAATGAATAATGGATGTAGTTTTTAGCATTGTCAGTGATAGTCAGTCTTAAATATGGCAATGCCTTTTCACCCGGAATCGCATTCCTGACAATATGATACAACATAAGACAGACCTGAGAAATTCTATAGGAACCATCCTTGATCTTACCAATCACATGCTGAGCATTATCCCAACCCACCATACCATCATTTAATAGTGTGGCATTCGAAACCTCACCAAAGGATACTGATGCGCTACCAAAGCCAAGCATAGGATGAGGGATCATTGAAAGCTTTGATTCAATCATGAGAATAAATTTCCAGAAAAATTTTTTAGTTTCGGACACAAGAAGATTTCCCATAGTGTAGCACCATAGGAAACCGATGAAAGGGATATAAAGGATTCAGAGGTCTATGTATCCAAAGGTTCCAAACGTAAACTCACTAATGCTACCTTCAAGATAGTCTTCAACCATTCCTAAGATATCATTGTAGGCCACACATACAATGCCAGTTTTCTCCGAATCGGGTACCGGCCACAACAGATAATTACTCTCAGGTTCAATGTCACTTAGCGTGGTATCCCTATAGATCAACTTGAGATTATCATAACAAAGCCTACCATGACCTATAGCATGATCACTATGGATCAATTCAACCCCGATAAGCTTATAAGTACCATCTGTTAACAATTTGGATAGCTTTATCATTTTAGTCTTATCAGGACTTAATTTGAGATAGTCCTCTAACTTTGGCATCACCTTGACAGGAACCGTTGTCTCTACCGTAGATTCGTCCGCCGCACGGAAAATTCTGGAAAAAATTTTTAAAAAGGGTTTTATCATGAAGGATATAAGGATTCAGGGTTCTATGTAGCCAAACGTACCATTGGTGAAATCTTCAATAGGCATCTTCGTCATATTTTCTACTACGCTTAGTAACTGATTGTAATGATGGATGTCAACCCTATCGGACATATGATGATACTGATACACCGTAAGCTTATCTAATACAGTACGACCTGCATTCCAATAATCAAGGGTGATAGTATAAATCCAAAACCCTCGGACGCAGAAACGATTATCAAAGGTTACGTATTCGATCAGGTGCACATTATCAATCAAATTATCTGCATCAGCATCCCACAAGGTCATGGTATCATTTTCGGTCATGGTGCAGAAATTTTCCAGAAAAATTTTATTTTAGGGGTAGATACACAGTCTTCGCGTGACGGAAAAGAAAATCATGAAAAAATTTTATTTTAGGGGTAGATACACACTCTCGCTTAGCCTACCCTATACCCCTGCGGTGTAAAAGAAAATAAAAGTAATTCAAAATAAAACCAAACTTGCTTTAGCGTTCCACGTATACCAGTAGGCTACCTATGTACATACTATACCACCATAGCCTATGCATTGCAATAGGTTACATACCATAGCGTTCAGGTTACATACAGCTAACCTATGGTAAGATAGGGACGAGGATGGGGAGCAGTGCGTGTACACGCTAAGCATAGTGTTGACATGCTTAGCTTACTGTGTTACCTACTGTTAGCTATCACTATCCACATCATACTCAAGGCAGGCATACTCACTGCACTGTGCGCAGCGCATGACCATACCATTGTATACACCACCACATGATAGCTCGCCTGCTACATAGGTGAGGTCACGGCTCATGATAGGGATGAGGTTAGGGCAGGCATTCATTAGTAGTTAACCTCATTGATGTAGGTAGCGATACGGTGAGCCTTGCGCTCAGCCATGCGTGCCTCACGGGTAAGGGTCTGCATCTGGTCGCAGCGTGCATTGACGTATTCCTTAGCCTTGGCCTTCTCGACCGGCGACATAGCATTCCAGTCGTTGAGGGAGATATGGGCATAGTTGGCAGAGGTCATGGTCGTTGTCCGTTTCGTTAGGATGAGTCTAGTATACAGGTTACGTAAGGGAATGCAACCCCCTTAGTGTTGTAGACTCTTGAGGACAGTGATAGCCCTGCTAGCTGCCCACTTGTCAAGGCTATTCATCCACTCTTCAATGGTGGGATAGCCATGGGGTCTACCGTTGCCTACCTTATCGAAGATGTAACCCCACGACGGTCCTGTACGCTCATGTACGGCGGTAGGGTTAGATAACAGTAGGGCTTTGATCAGCAGCATGAGAATGAAGTCATGCTGCCTGCCAGTCATGGGATCAATGTCCATAGTTGCAACCGATGTGTGCCTCACGACCGAGGATGGTTACGAGGGAATCGAAGCAACCACAGCAGCCTTGATCAGTCAACTCAATGAAACGGTTGACCGCATCCTCATCATCGGAGTAGGCAAAGCGTTCGTTATCGATACACCCATCATCAACAGCCTCATACATCCATTCGAATGCATCTTCGACGGTTGCGAATTCTTTGATGTCGTTCATGGCAGTTCCTTGGTGAGTGAGGTTAGTATACCTATCTCCTAAGGAAATGCAACCCTTGACTACTTCAGGTGCAGATGGTAGAGGATTGCGTGCTGACTGAACGTGTGCACGATGCGGGTGAAGTACGTTCCTGTCAGGGTATCGTACAACACAGGGTGTAAGCCCCCATAAGCCTCTACACGCTCAGCGGTGTCATTGAGGCTACGTTCCCATGGGTTACGTATGGAATGCGCTCCTACAGTGAACTGGCGCGGTTCTACCATGTTAGTAAGCACCCATCTGGCGTTCGTACGGCTTACCCTCTTTCCAGCTTTCGACAGAGCATGACTCACTGTAGCCGGAGAAGGTATTACGCCACGTAACGTAGCCGTCTTGAACGGACAGCATCACATAGGTCGCACCACGCCACTTGATTTCAAGGGGAAGGTTATCGTTCATGCTTTGGCTCTCCGTGCTGCAATGGCAGCTTTGGTATGCTTGGCGAACTGTTTCGGGTAGTGGGTGCGGAGCAGGGCATTGTAACGACGGAGGCTAAAGAATGCCTCATCGTAGTTACTCTTAGCCATCTTGAACTCCGGGGATGCCTTGACAGCATCGGGAGTCAGACCCATTTCACCCTTAGGGAACTTGTTCAGTTCCATGGACCAGTATTCCGCACGGTCATCAGCATACTCGCGCAAGCCAATGAGGGTTTCGAAATCGGTAACAGTGGTCATGGCATCAGTTCCGTTGTGGTGTGTGGCTAGTATACAGGTTTTGTAATGGAATGCAACCCCTTAGTAGAGGTCGTTCCCTTCGGCCAGTTCAGGATGGACACGCTGCCCAGCCATGTTGTAGCACGCACCACACTCATCGCAGAAGTTTTCCAGTCCGTCATCAAGCTGGACTGTGCCACCGCACTCACAACGGCCTACAGCAGCTTCCACGTAGCTGTTATAGAAGGTCTGGACGTAGGGCTTGCCATAGATGGGATCGGCAAGATGCTTAGCCACTTCGGCCTGACGCTGCGCCAGCGATGCGAACTCATCGGGGAGGACATTCCCATCCTTGTCACACGGTGGTGCCCAGCCTGCACCCGGATGTTCCACCAACGGGAAGAACAGGGAGTAGGACTCGGACTCAACACGCTGACGGAGAGAAGTGATCACGAGGTTCATAGCAGTTCGCCGTTGGTTAGTATGGGTGTAGTATACAGGTTACGTAACGGAATGCAACCCCTTGACATTTTCCAATGCTTTGCGTGCGATATCACCCAACATCGCAGGGACATCGACCAGCTTGGGATCAGCCTCCCGTGAGAGGCGTTCGATTTGTTCCATGGCACGGATAAGCTCGTTCATGCCAGTTCCAGTGCGAAGTGATCGTAATGGCTGTTGTAGCCAACGTCGTTCTTGACATCGTTCAGATGCTTGGTAGCCGTGGCCTTGGACCACTGCATCCGACCCTTGACATCCAGATAGGCATGTGTCCCAGCACGCACGCCCTGATTCTTGTCAAAGCGCATGATGACGTGATAGCGATCATTCTTACCGAGGATCACATCATCGTATTCCGCATGGGTGAACTGGCGAACGATCAGGTCATTGCAGAGGACCACGATGTTACCCAGTTCGTCCACATACTCAGCGTATGCACGCTTGTTACGAATCTGAACGACCTTGTTGTTCGCGACCAGTCCATGATAGCGGGGCAGCTTGGCGTAGACAGTGCAGGCACCATTGGCCTTTGCGGTGGCAACGAAGTCAACAATCTGGCCGGTCAGAGTTTTCATGGTCGTTTCCGTGTGGTGTGGAGGTATTATAACGGAACCTATGAGGTTGTCAACACCCTTGGTTAGGGGGTGTAACCGATATCGAGATTGTGCTGATTCCAACCGCCACGGTTGACAGTCTCGCCGTCGATCACAAGCAAGTTCTCATATTCCAGCACATGGCATTCGGTAATGTGATACCTGCCTTCGCGAGCGAACTGGGAAGCCAGCAAGGAACGCTTACGGTGGTCTACCATCACGGCTTCCGCCTCTTCCTTGGTGCGATACGGACCACTGTAGAAGTTCTCATCGCGACAGCACGTGCAACCCGTCATGTTAGCGACAAGGAATGCCTTGACTCCACGGTTACCATTGGCAAGGTTCTCGCAGAAGTTGAGAGCGGCGATGTTCTTGGCGTTCAGAGGAATCACGACAGTATCCTTAGCGGGTTAGTGTGGGGTTAGTATACAGATTACGTAAGGGAATGCAACCCCTTACCACATGAACCACAGATCGCACGTATCCTTGGCTTCCTTGAGTCCAAGGCTGGTAAGCTCACGCAAACGCTTGATGGCAGCGATGCGCGGGCTCTGACCACCACCCGTGTGAATGTCGCGGATGGCACGATAATTGAAGACGCTGATGGTTGACTTATCCCCAGCCCAAATCACACCGGGAGCAAGGCGAACCTCATCCTTATCCTTGGCAGACGGAGACAGCGGACAGCCAACGTGGACAGTATGGACCACAACAGGGGTATTCATATCGTTGAACAGGGCGAGAGCCAGTTCAGGACGCTCGTTGACGATGTGCCACAGCAGTTCCGTAGCGACATCCTTATCTTCACCCAACTTGCGGACCATGCCCACGAACGCGGGGAAGTTCTTCGGCTCGACAGAGTGATTCAGATCGTTCATGACATATCCTTTGGTTGGTGTGTGGCTAGTATACCTAGTTACGTAAGGAATGCAACACTCTGTTAGGTAATCTATTCAGCGTGTGTTCAGCTTGGTTATATTAAAATAGACTGGCGGATGGGTAACAGCATTCATGTAAAATGAAACCCACCCCTTGACAGGATGGGTTCCTTGTGTTTAGAAGGTTCGATCATAGAACGGGTTGGCATGGCCGATCAGGGCATCACGTACTGCACCCTTCATCTTGCCCCGCACGATCACCTCGTAGAAGCTGGGTTCACCCTGCGGCTTGGAGTCGTCTTCCCAGCCCTTGACACCGTAGCCTTCGCTATTCTGGTCCATCTTCCACGACATGCGCTGTAGCATGTAACCCTTGATCTTGCCATTCTTGGCATAGACGATTTCGGTGATCTTGGCAGGATGGCGATCACGTCCACCCATGATGGTAGCCCAGTCGCCAACTTTTGCATCTGGCTTCGGCAGGCTGTTAGCCATCATACCACTGACAAGATTACCGTACTTCATGGCGCTTTTGTAAACGGACATGGTATTGTCTCTGTTGGTTGGTGTGTGGCTAGTATACTAGTTTCATAATGGAATGCAATACCTAAGATTTGTAACCGTTCAGGTTCTATTCAGCTAGTATCCTTTAAAATAGGGTTGTGGATGGGAGAGCAGTAACGTCCATAAGAAAACCCCACCCTTGTCAGGTAGGGTTTTGTATGTTAACCGTAGACCACTTCGCCGTAGATCATGGACTGGGCGATCACGTCCGCATCATCGGCATCGTAATTTTCTTTGAGCACTGCCTCGATACGACTGAACGGGATGCTATCCCAATTCTTCTTGATCAGTTCCAGCGTCAGCGTGACCGGCTCATCATCTTCATGTTCCGTATCCGTGAACGTCAGGCCATAGCCCATGCGGAGCATTTCACGCTGCACGTCTTCGATGCAGATATCGTTCGGCTTGGTCGAACCACTGGTGATCAGCGATTGCTTGGCCTTGTCATATTCCTGCTGGCTGTAATCCAGTTCGATACCGTAGCCTACGAAGTTCGGCAGGCCAGTGGTCAGTACGTCATAGGCCAGTTGCAGCATTTCGGTTTCGGTAGCGACAAGCTTCATGGCAAATCCCTTATGAGTGGTGTGGAGGTATTATAACTAAACCTCAGAGGATGTCAAGCGATGATCAGGGCGTACAGAGCCTTGGCAATCTCACCTGCCATCAGGTGACCGGGATAGACTCGACCGGGCTGACGGAAGTAACGGACCACGAACTTACGCACATCGTCCAGCGTAGGAGTCAGACCACGATAGGGAGCAAGGTCGGCCTTGTAAGGTTCGACGAGGGTGGATGCAATCTGCTCAGCTTCGGTCATGGTCGTTCTCTGTGGTATGAGGCTAGTATACACTCTTACAAAAGGAATGCAATAGGGTTATGAAATGTTATTCAGGTTACGTTCAGGTAGGTTATATTAAAATAGATTGGCGGATGGGGAACAGCTACCGTAACGTAAAGAAAAGCCCCAGCAATGGGGCTTTATGGTTAGATTAGCTTGCCGGGATGCTTGGCTTCTTTGTACTTGCCACCAGCGGGATAGGTGTAGTACACATTCTTGCCGTTGCGCATCAGGATTCCAATCTGTGGGTTAGCTTTCAGAATGGTTTCGATTTCTTCACGTTTGGCATTCTCATGCTTCCAACGCGCTTCCATCTTGGCGTTCTGGTAGGCACGTTCACGGAGTGCATCGCGGAGAGTGTACATTGGTCATCCCTCGTTTCGGTTGGTGTGTAGCTAGTATACACCTTTACGTAAGGAATGCAATACCCAGTGATATCGAACTAGCCAGCAACATAGCGCCAGCTAGAACGATGATGAATACCCATGTCACGATTTCTACCCGAGTCAACACCTTCACAGGCTGTAGAAATGCGTTTGGTTACGCTTTTCCTGACGGCGAGCCTCACGCTTCGCATCCTTGTCACCACCACGCTTACCACTGGTAGCGAACATGTCATCATGCTGGTAAGCACGACGCGGATCGTTTGCCTTCGACTTGATGGGCTGGAAACCTTCACGAAACGAACGGGACATTGCCGTAATCCTCTTTGGTTGGTGTGATGCAAGTATAATGCAATTGAATAGCTAATGCAACTGTTACGAAACCTTCTTCAGGGCACGCTTGAGTTCACGCAGATCACCATAGGTGATATACTTACCATTGACACCGAACAACGGTTCATCGTCGGCCTTGTCATCATGGTGATCCTGCAACAGGGCAGCGAAGGGCTTGGAAGCCTCTTTCACCCGCACCAACGCTTCCAGAGCGTTGGTGATGGACTTAACCTGTGCGTCAATTATTTCACGGTCGTTCATGTCAGGTTTCCCTTTGAGGACTTGATACCTTCGATATAACCATTCATGTATTCGTCATTGTTCGGATACTTCGACGAATTACGGAACTTGCCGTCACGAAGACCCTTGTCATAATCGGTGTCAACGTCCGGAAAATGAATCATAACGCTCGTGGCAAGTCTGGCTTGCAGAACGTTGACATTCTTGTATTCCTTATCAAAGCTCCTGAGCAGCCTTTCAGCGGCATCAACAGCCTTCTGCTGAGTATCATAGCGATATGCACCCATGAGAGTCTTTGCAAGGTATGGATAACCGCCCGAATGGGAATCGTAATCGATATAGCCATCCGACTCAAGACCACGCTTGCTAGAGGCAGATACAACATAGAAAATATTCGGGTCGGTCATGTCAGTTCCCTTTGGAGTGACGACAGTATAATGCAATGGATTACGGAATGCAACACCCTTAGATTATGCCACGAATCCGATTGATAAGCGCCAGCAGTCGAGCCTTAGGCTTACGACGGGCTTTCTTCAGTTCTGCCGCACGCGCCAGAGCCTTACGGGCATCAATGGTGCAATACAGGTAGTTCTTATCAGGAGTGTGCGACCGATGGAATGGGTGGCGATCACGGTGTGTCATGGCTGTTCCCCTGTAGGATGTTGCCATTCTAATGGAATAGGTTAGGTAACGCAATACCCTTAGGTGAACGCTTTACCATTCTTGATCTTGGTAAAGGTTGTCTTGAAGAATGTCAACAGTTGGTCGCCACCAGCGCAGAATGACGTAGCCTTGGTGCCATGGAAGGCATTGACATCACCAAAGGTCCATGAGGATAGTTGACGTTTGGCATCGTACCAGTTAACGCTATAGAATTCCCTGTGGTTGAGCCTGACCATGGCTTTAACCGCGCCACAATCGATGTTCAGGGTGATTCCAGCATCCCGGCCATGGACATAGATAGGGTCCATAGTGAACGTGTAACCATGCTCGTTACACAGGGCCACAATATCCTTAGCCAATTGCTGACGTTCTTTCTTCAACATGGTAGTTCCCTTAGTACTTGGGGAGGTCGAGCCACGCAAGGGCTTCGGTAAGGGTATCACAGTACTGGCGACAGCCCACGTGATCGGTAGCGATGAACTCCACCTTGGGGTCAATGCCAGTGATGCCACGAACGATGTATTCCACCTTGGCATCACGACCCTTCCACACCTCATGGGCGATGGGATTGAGATTACCGACAGACTTGATGATGTTCGGGATCGTGTTGGTGGACATGGTTGTCTCCGAATGAGAACGGTTAGGTTACAGTAACGTTAGGATGAATGTCAACAGTGAAGTGAAACCCTTCACCACAATACTGACGATTCAGGAACTCGCATTCCTGTTCAGCATGTGCCTTTATGTGATATTCCATTGGTTCACGGTTACCCCGGATGTTGGGGTCGCACCATATGGCCGTCTCTTTGTCAACCGTATAACGAATGCAATACATTAGATATCCTTTGTGAGATACTATTGTAATGCATTAGTTGCAATGATACAACAGCCACCCGAAGATGAACAAACCAACACCACTGATTGCATACGGACGAAACGCGATGGTGCTTTTCGTCTGAAGACCGATGATGGAAATCGCCCGTACCCAGTGAAATACCCAGTAGTACAAGCTGACCGAGAAGCCGATGAGGCTGGCAATGAGCCACCAGTTGAAATTAACCATGGGTACGATTCCCTGTGAGAGCGTTGAGGTGGGCAGCGACGGACTCCGCATGTTCCTGTGAGGAACCGGGAGGGCACGACTGGAAACCACCGATACGGTTTTCCTTGAGGTCGTGGATGGTCCAACCGTTAGTGACTACGAGCCAGTTCTGAAAATCACCCGGAGACTTGGCCGGATGGGCACCATAGAGGCTTGCCGTGGCACCCGTCTTGGTATTGCGCAGATGACGCGAGGGAATGGCAACGTAACGATTCATCGCTAGGTCCGTTTGGTTAGTGTGGAGGTATCATAACGTAACCTAACGACAGATGCAACAATGCCCGCAAAGCTTCATTCAGCTACGGTTCAGGGTAGATGTATTAAAATAGAGACGAGGATGGAGGCCGCTGCAACTACCCACTGATTAGATAGTCAGTGGGTGGACCTGTTGAGTTGAAATAGCAGGGTTTCGACGACGTAGAAGTCTTTGAGGCTGGCGACCATGTTCCCTTCGGGATCAAAGATGTCATACCAGAGCGTCCCCAGTTCATCCAACCGTTCGCGACTGCTGTACACGCTGCACCTTAGGAGGGATTACCGTAGGGTTTAGACTGGCATCATCCCATCCACATGTCCACATGTAAGCGTGTGGGGAACATGCCATGTGAGCATAGGGATTTTCATGCCACGTCTTCCCATCATGGAAAGCTCTTGAACCTTCGGCATAAGCATCGAAAGGAATCACGTTGCTAGGTTTCACGCTGCCCATGGAACTACTCCCGTTTGTACCCCTCTCGTAACTGCCAAGCTAGAAACGATTCAATTGGGATTCATGTATGTTGTAATACATTACAACCATGGCACCGAGTAGCAACGGTTTGATACGCTGAACTACTCGGGAGGCCACGATTGAGTTTTGCCTGAAGAGGCGACTCGATTATGCCTGAGCAGAGGCAGACGCACCAGCATTATCTGCCGAATTTGCGTTCTGTTGCTTGTCGCGATGATCCATCACGGCAGCGACAGCCGATACGATCAGTTCCGCAAGGTCGCTCTTGCTGGTGATGCCAGCGATACCACCCGACTGCTTCTGGTCATCGTTCGCGGCAGCATTGCGGCCACGAGCCTGCTTTGGCTGCTGAACCATTGCAGAGGTCTGCTGGACGGCTTCCTCGACCACATCGAACTTCAGGGTGGCTCGCGGATTGATCGCCCAACGGGTTGCAGGTTTACCACCGCGACCGGAACCGGACTTTTCCGTTCCAACCTTCTTACCGAGACCCAAGCGGGTCAGGAAGCCAATGTCAGCTTGGGTCAGGATATGACCGTTCATGCTGAGGCGATTGGCTAGTTCGGCTGGGGTGCCTTCGATTTTCTGTGCTGTTGCGTTCATGGTGTAACTCCGATTAAAAGTATGTAAAACCGGTGCCTGATTGCTTCCGGTGGATACAAGGTAACTTTTAAAAGGAACGAAAACAACCACCCGAAACATACGTATTCAGGCGATGGTTCCTAACATGAACAAAAACGGCAATCTTCTAGACACAATTTTCACAAGTTGTCTACCGAAGTGAAGAAGGTGTGAGGATCAGAACAATCTCTCTACACCTTCTGTAAACGCAATGATACACTCTTTACACGACTATGACAAGATGTTCACACTTGTGATCTAGGCTTTTCGTATCAAACGAAACTTTAAGCAAATCACCATGTTTACCTGTCACACGTTCAATGAGCGACGTGAGAGAATTAAACAGGTCAGTCAGAGCAGAAGGTGTGTTACCGTGCCAACGCTTCAGAGAGCGAGCGTAACCACGAGACATCCATGCGCAAGCCTGTTGAAAGGCGTGCATGGCTCTTACCATCTGATCGGAATGTTCTTCGACACTGTAGTGCTTAGCTAACTGTGCAACGTAATGCGGAAAAGCTTCAACGCAAAAATCGTTCAGTGCTTTGGAGGTCTTGGATGGGCAGGGAGCTATAACAAAGTCAAGCTCATGTAGAAAACGAGCGATATCCCACGCCATCATTTTATTAGCGTTGACATTCATACCGAACTGGTCCCACCACTTACCCTGTACGCGGATGTGGTAGATCGAACCGAAGGCCATCATTTCGTTCTCGATGCCTTCCTCACCAGCTTCGTAATGCTCTATAGCGTCATGGACGACACCATAGGCAACATTTAGAGGATCGAAGGTAGGAGTATCCAGCATTCTCCAACCGGTTCCCTTTACAGTGAAATCAATTTCACGATCAATAAACTCAAAACTTCGAATGTACGTTGCCATCGTCCTACGACCTACCCTGCCCTTTTGGTGTAGGCACTTTAGCAAGGACATGACGTTTACACAAGTGAGACAGACGTGAAAATCGCGTCTTTTTGCAGTTTAGTTTAATTGGGAACAATTTGGTCACCTAACGTCAGATTATGACCTCTAGGTGACCAAAAACGTCACATCACCACGACAAATACAGCACTGTGCAGTATTCGTCGGACTCCGCTTCTGTGACCGCACGACGATTGACTGTGAAGCCGTCGTCACGTAGCATGGTCACCACCTCGTGAATGAACTTCGCGTCTGCATGGCGGACAGCCACACCGAGGTCACGGGTACGCTTTGCGCTACCCTCCACCATCTTCGCGATATCGTTATAGAGCGACGGTGGACGCAGACCAGCACGATTGTACGTGCCACGAATGGTGCCGATATCGATACGGCGTTTGATGTATTGACGTGCCATAGGTCTTCCCTCGTGGTTGGTAGAGGTATTCTACTAGGTTGTAAAACAATTACAACCCCATGGATAACGTTACGATTCAGCTACCATTCAGAGAGGATATGCTAAAATAGGGTCGTGGATCGGAGAAGAGACACCGTGAGGTAAAAGAAAACCCGACCATTTCTGATCGGGTTTGGTATGGTGGTGGGCGGTGAGGGATTCGAACCCCCGACCCAGCGATTATGAGTCGCTTGCTCTAACCAATTGAGCTAACCGCCCTGATTCAATTATTATACGGTTATTTAGCTCAATGTCAACGTTTCTTGTTCTGGTAACCTACAGCACGGTCAAGGTGCTTACGGATGATACTTTCGATCTTGTTACGAATCGGATTACCAATGCTACCGTCATCCTTGTCAACATCGATGGTCAGGAAGATAGCAGAGCCAAAGTGACCATTGTAATCAATGTTAGAGACGCCATCGACCTTTTTAAGCTTATCGAATAGCGTATTCTCGCAGAGTTTACCATCATAGGCTTCCTCACGAATGAGAGCCAGCATTTCATTTTCTTCGATGGTTATCTCATACATGCGGGCGGTAACATTGAATTGCATGATGTATCCTTTAGTAAATTGTCGCAGGAGGATGGAATCGAACCACCAACAAAACATGAGCATGATAGAGACGACTCTCTATTGTTTCACCGTTGGTCTGCGCAAACCTTCGGTATATCCTCATATAACACTGGACGCCTATCTAACCGTCGCTAGGTTTCTTTCCAGCCGCTTCGCCATTCGCGTACACCTGCATAAACCGGGTGGAAGTGGTAGGGTTTGCGCCTACACTGAAGGGTGCTCTAATGCTCCCCGCCTCTAGTATTTTGGGCTACACTTCCGAAACTGTGGGGCAGGCTATCGTCCCCGTATCCTGATAGCGAATTGTCATCATGACCTGCTATGCATCCACTTTTCTATTACCGACAGGATGGCCGGTCGTGGTACACACTGGGAGGTTAGTCGTCCCGATGTCTCTGACCACAATTTCATTATACATGATTTGAAATGTATTGCAACTACCTTTAAACCGACTCGATCAGGCGAACGGGTACCGTGAAATACGGATAGTCACCATTCTGGTCCAGAGTGACCGAGATATACTCTTCACCCGTGGCATACGTATCATCACGCGCCAGCCCGTAATCATAGCCCTTCACGGGATACACCGTATCGCCCACCTTGGCACCATGCTCGACAGACAGATGATTCAGCGACCCTTCCAACAAAATGAAAGCCTGATCCATAATAACTCCTTAGGTTATAAAACAGTGATACGCCACGGTCGATTGCTCGTTATCGTATTGTACCACAGAAAACAAAGGGTGGGGAATCGAACGCCCAAGGTATGAAACTAGGTTCCGTACGCAAACCTAGCCTTTTGTTCATACCCTACAACCATGCCCCAAAGACTGGTGGGTCGAGCGGGATTCGAACCCGCGACCGCAGGATTAAAAGTCCCGTGCTCTGCCAACTGAGCTATCGACCCGATGAATTACATTATAGTGGAGGGATTTTAATTGTCAACCCCATTACCGTTTGCGTTCATCAAGATCGCGCATCATTTGTGCAATCTCGGCTTTCTCACGTTCCCTTTTTAACTGACGATCTACCATCGCATTTTTCATATTGTTGCGTGGCGAGCGGATCAATTCTGCCCATGATTTGGCCCCACCCTTGATGCGGTAAGCTAAAGTATTTTCGCTACCAGTGTAGCCTTTACTTTTGGCAATACCCATGATCATATCCAGTTGAGGATACGGAACACCATCGATTACTGCATACGTGGAAGCATTTACTGATCCACTAGTAAAATGATGCTTTTTCATGGGTTTGCCTATAGAACGTGGATCAGATGGTGCGGTGGGCAAGCTGGCCGTTCGGACCTTCGATGACCACGAACACGTCACCACGACGGGCATCCTTGCTGACGATCTGCGGCAGACCCGAGCGGATCGCGGAGTCCAACGTCTTGTAGTTCTTGCCACTGACAGCCGAGACTTCCAGCGGCGTGCGACCGGTCATCTTCGTGGTGTTGGCGAAACGGGCGGCGGACAGGATACGGAAGGTCATGTGATTTCCTTTGAGTGATTTGGTTGGTGTGAGGTTATTCTAATGGAAGGGGTTACCTTATGCAACCCCTCCTAGTTACGTTAGGTTAAGCTTCGCAACCGATGTAGTCGATTTCACCCGTGGCGATAAACTTGCGGATCACGCGGGCAGCATGTGCGGGAGTGATGGCCTTCAGCGCTTTGGAGTAATACAGCGCATCCTCATTCTCGACAATGAAATATTCATTGGCATAGAACAGGTCGTTCGCCTGATCCTTCGTGAGGTCCAACAGGCCACGAGCGTACTCCTGCACACCCTTGAGCGAGGCGTTATAAACGTCCTGCTCACTCTTGAACGTGCGAGCTTCATCGTTGAAAAACTGCACGGTAGCGCCAGCGATGCAACATGCCGTGCCACACGAATTTTTCTGCGGAACGATCCAGTTCGTCATGCTGAAACGAGTGACGTTATCCTTTTCGGGAGCGCCAGCTTCCAACCATTCGGCGAGCATGACCAGACGTGTGAGGTGCATGATGTTATCCGTTTGAGTGAGTGTGAGAGTATTATAACGGAACTACGGAAGGTGTCAAGTGTGGCTCTTTTCGGAAATGATCCCGAGAAGTTGACCAGCATACTTGGGCATGGTCTTGCGAGCCTTGGCAAGCTGACCAGCGTACAGAGGTTGGCCTTTCATGATCATCTTAGCGTAAATGGACATTACGTAAGAATCGGCACCAGAGAAGCCAATACCGTTATCCTCGACGGTTTCACCAGAGTTTTGCTCTTGTGAGGTCTGGCCCGCATAGATAGCGAGGATGGCCCGCTGCAACCAACGGTTATCCGTGGTGAGCTTTTCCTTGATGGAATCCTTCGTATAGGTCTGACCATTGTACGTAACGGATTTGATCTTGGAAGCCATCGCCGTATCTCCGTGGTTGGTGTGGCTAGTATACCTAGTTACGTAAGGAATGCAACACCCTGTTACGAAACTCATTCAGGTTACGTTCAGGTAGGTTATATTAAAATAGATTGGCGGATGGGGAACAGCTACCGTAACGTAAAGAAAAGCCCCAGCAATGGGGCTTTATGGTTATGCTAGACCGTCTTTCTTCAGGGTTTCGATCATCGCTTCGATACCTTCCCGCTCTACCTTGTCCGTCAGGCGTGAGCCAGTGAGGAAAAGCCGTAGGAAACGATCACCCGGAATTTCCGTAGTGAATGATTCGAACGTGGAATCTCCGGCAGGTTCATAAACACCTTCCGACGCTGCGGCATAGATTCGCTTATCGAACCCCTTGTGAACGTAGACCTTCCACGTCTTGCCGGGGGTTGTGCTGGGAACGTAGGTGGAATGACGGCTTGCCATTTACTTATCTCCGTTATTGGGTGGGATCAGTATACAGGTTTCGTAACAGAACACAATACCCTGTTACGAAACTCGTTCAGTAGTTCAGCAGGTAGGAGCCCAGTATCAGGACGATACCACCTAGAAGGGTACCAGCGACCGCAACCCCTCCCGCTGTCTTGTAGATGAAAACCAACAGGATGATCAGGACAAGTACCAGCACGAGGGGCATTACTTATCCCCTACCAGTGCTTTCAGTTCGGCCTTGAGGCGGCGGGCATCAGCACCACGGAAGGTCTGCATATTGCCCAGCAGGTAGCGGACGATATAGAACGCATCATCTGCGTAATACATATCCTTCATCGTTTTCATGGTCCGCATCGCTTGGATGTAGGGCACGGCACCGAAGTACGGCTTGGGCCAGCTACGGATGATGTCGGCAGCAATGACGTTCAGTTCACGGGGAGCGGCATTCTCGGTCATGATAGCGTCTCTGTGGTTGGTGTGTGATCAGTATACAGGTTTCGTAACAGAACACAATACCCCTTAGTCAGGGGTAGCCGCATTGATGTTTTCGACATTATTGCAAAACCAGTCTTCCAGTTTTTGCATAACTTCGGCTTCGGTCTTGCCGCTGATCTTGCGGCTATTGACACCAACGGCTTTGAGAGCACGCTTGGGGAACGAGTCGCCATCGATGGACCAGCCTTTGGCATCGCTACCCTGCACGAGCAGACGCATGTGGAGGGGATCATTCTGGATGATGCCATTCGCCCATGTCTTCGATGATGCGAATTCGACCCAAAGCGTTGGGCGATCACCGATGGACTTCCACGGCTTGGCCTTGACGAAAGCCTTCGGAAACGCGAGGCTGACGTTCTGGACAAAGGTATTGCAAAGGGTTTGCTGATCCATGGTCGTTCCCTAGTGAGTGTGGGAGTATTATAACAGAACCAAAGAGGGATGCAACACCCCTCAACCGATACCCGTATAGGGCAACTTGGAGTCGTCGTTCAGGTCGTGGATGTTACCACGAGCGAAGTTCTTTGCGGGAGCCTTCCAGCCTGCGGCCTTCAACAGGTCACCAGCCTTGAAAAAGGCACCCGTGGTCGCGCTCTTGATGGTATTGTCTTCTTTGACAATGAAACCATAGACCGAACGACCATACTCGTTTTCCACGCCATCGTTCAGGTCCACACTGACCATCTTGATCAGCTTGCCACCGTCTTGAAAGTCGATGCGCTTGGAGAAGCCCATCTTAACGTTACCGGGATGGCGACGGGCGAAATCTTCCGTAGCCAGCTTGTCGATCAGCGGGTAATACTTGGAATAGTCGTTCATGGCTTCGATCCATTGGGTTGTTGAAATACATTATACAGGGTTTGATAACAGATGCAACCCCCTATTCTGAACAAAAGAAAAGCCCCTATTAAGGGGCTTTCCGTGTCGCTTAGTCTATGATGTATCGCTTCTATAGCCTCTAGGGCTCCTGAATTGAGACGTTACATGACACGCCACCTAGGTTAGTTGATGAATTTGCTGTCCACGCTACTGGCGACTGGTACAGCCCCTTACAACGTCAAGTTTTATCAGAATTTTGTCATCATCCAAATTTGGTTAGCGTCGCTACATGATGTCACCCTCACTTTTACTAAGGTCTAAATGGCGCAGAGCGCTCGGTTCATTTAGGGCACCATGGGGCCATGGTGGGCTGGGGGTGGAGCGCCCTAGAGGCTTATTCTAGGGATACCGCATCAAGTTTTTCAGTGATAGCCCACCTACCTACATGCCTAAGCTTATTGGCATCAAGACCCGTCGCGGTAAGGACATATAAGCTCTATCCTATCGTCTATCCCAGTCATTAGGCTGTTGCCGTTCTACAGTGCTGGGTCAGGTGTGAGGGTTAATTCCCTCTCGGCTCCGTCATCGATTGTCTCATTGGTTCCCGACGACAATTTCAGTTTACTACTTATTGTTTGAATGTCAAGCTTAGTGATGGATGACCCACTGATACATCACCACATAGATACCAGCCCATACAGCACCATAGAACGCAGCGGCAACGTAGGGGTTACCCGGATTCATCGCGAAGTTCTTAGCTGACTCGTACATGGCTGGTTCCGTTTGGTTAGTCGATGTAAGTAGTCTACAGGTTTTCTAACAGAATGCAATAGGGTAAATTCAGGCTACGTTCAGGTTGTCCGGATCGGTTAGCGAATAGATGGCCGTGATCATATCCGTTGGGAAATTCATAAGACATTGTTGGAATGCATCGTACACTGTCTTAGCCCATATAGGATGTAACACCACGGTTAGAGTGATGTCCTTGGCTTCGATAATGTAAGGTTTGAAGTTGACCATTTTGCTAGGGTCTTTCGTGACCATGGCGTCTAGTTCGGTCTTATACATGGGAACAGCCCTCAGACTCTCTACGTAGCGTTTCTAGGGCTTCGTTCATCACTGCTAGGATGTTGGCCGTTTCTATCGGGGAAAGCGTTCTAGAGCCATCCAGAAGACCCTGAACGATGGTTTCAATTGGTTCGGCTCTGTGGCCGTCTACACGAATGATTGTCATGGAACTGTGATCCTCTGTTTCAGTATATTTACAACACTGGACAGAAATTAACAAGTTGCGTCGCACAAATTCCGTGAAGCTCTCCCATCCACGACCCTATTTTAGCATATGTAATGCAATTTGCAAACAAAAGGGAACCCGAAGGTTCCCTAATGATTCAGATACGTTGAATGGATGTGATGGGGAAGCTACGGGTAAAGGTATCCCCACGATACAGGGAGAAACCTGCGTACCCACGAGCCTCACACTCTTGACGAATGAAAGCTATGTTAAGTTCCAGTGAACCGCGACCGTCGAGAATGATGACAGCACGGTCTCCGCAAGCTTCAACAAGCTTGGTGGGATCACTGGCCGACTTCTGATAGAACTGTCCGTATATCATTAGCGGTTCGTCCTATCATAGGGGTTGGACCACGTGCGAGCCTGATAGTCGGTAACCTGACCATCTTTGTTCAGGCCGTCAACGTAGTCATTCCATGCGCAGCGAATCGCCACCTTGTCATTGCTGGGGATGTGCGGGAGGATGCCCTCCTTGAAGTTTTCGACAGCTTCGCGCTTGTTCACAGTCATTCTCCGTTGGTGTGGGAGTATTATAACGGAACTGTAGAAGAATGGAAGGGGGTTAGCCCTTCCATTCAGGTTATGTTTACGAATTGAAAGCCTTCAGGTCGCCCTTGATATCGTCCGGCACGATGGCATTGCCGTCAATGTGCAGAGCTTCGAAGTTGTCTTCTTTCAGGGAAATTGCCTTGATCTTGCAGGACTTCGGAAGGTGAGCTTTCATGGCGTTGGACAGGATGACGGGGACACCCGAATTCACGGCCTTATACTCGCCTTCCGTGATGACTTTCTTACCGACCTGCAACACGTTCAGCATGATCGATTCGACGACCGGGATACCATCCTTCAGGACAGGGAGCTTTAGTTTCGTAAGCTTGTCAAGCTCCGACTTGAAGTTAACCTTCACGCCATCCACGAGGGTCAGGTAGTTGCGGTCGTGAGCCTGACGGTGTGCATCATCGCGGACACCATCGAGCGTCTTTTGCATACTGGCAATTTCCGATGACTTGCGAGCGTCGAACGCTTCCCACAAGGCTTCCACGGTCAGTGCCTTGATCTTCGGATTGTCGCGGACATCGCTCATGATGTCTTCCATCGTGAAGCTTTCCAGTGCCTTGATGGTGCGCTCATAGAGCTTCGCGATCTTGAAACGGGATACGAACGTGATGTCCGCGACCTCGCCCGTCGATGCTGCCTTGTAGCCCTTCACCACGGCGAAACCGCCACCATTGGTTTCCATGAGGACTTCCAACGCTGCGGCCTGACGCGGCGAGCAATAGAAGGTGGTTCCGTTGTGGGTGATCTTGACCAGCATGGTAGCTCCATTTGGGTTGGTGTGTAGGTATTATAACGGAATGGTTCGGGGTGTCAAGCGTTGCTTGTTCCGTTTCCATGATTAGAATTATACAGTAGCTAACTGAACGGAACCTGAATGATTCCATTGAAACAAAAAGAAAGGGAGCCAATGGCCCCCTCTCTCAAATCTACTCTAACCCCGTGGGATTAGGCTTCGACGGACGGATTGTCCAGCGTGAACTCATTGATGCCCTTGCGCGAGGTCAGCGCGTAGATGTGGGCGGGCTTGCCCTGCTTCTTGACTTCGGACTCGACCTTGCCGGTAACCTTCACGCCGAGGTTCTTGTAGCCAGCGAGGACGGACAGGTACGGAGCCTTGACTTCGACACCGTTGAGACGGAGACCCTGCGACAGGAGCGAAGCGGCGGTACCGGTGATGACATTCTTGGCGTTCGTGGACATGGTTTGATTCCTTTTGAGGTGATTAGGTTAGGTTTGATGTAAGTTACTGGTTGAGGCCAGTGATGACTATAATACAGGGTTTCTAACTAAATGCAACTACTGTCTTACGATTCGTTCAGCTTACGTTTACTTCTGTTAGCTTTTCGCGTGCTTGAATTTGCTATAGTAAACCCCTGCGGTTCCGGGTGCAATACCCAAGGCAACCATGCGAGCTACCGTATGCGACTTGATCTTACCCGCTGCTACATCTTCTTTGTAGAAGCGCAATGCTTTCTGATAGTTCGAATCGTTAGCCGGACCACGTGGCTTACGTTCCTTGACTTCGACCGGTTCCGTAACGGTAGCGGTCTCCACACTGGCTACCAGAGTTTCGGTAACCTCGTCGCCTTCGACCACCGCCTCTACAGGGCGATACAGGAGGATATCAGGGATGGGAGTACCATCGGGCGAATCCAGCCATGCGGTGTGGGCTTCAGCTTGCATGACCATCAATTCGTAATGGTCGTTACCGAACTGGGCATTCGTGTCAAACTTCTGGTCGAAATGCATCATGTGCGACAGGGAGCGTTCCACGATCCCCAGTGCACGGGTATCGTTCGGGATGTCGGTGACAGTGGGGAACATTCCCTTGAGGACGTTAACCGCTGCCTTGATACTTGCCGATTCCTTGTCTTCCGCATAATAGGGAAGGTCGTCGAGATACGCGATGTTGGTGGTTTCGCTGGCGACTGCCTGAAGCATGTTTTGGTTGCCTTTCGTTAGAGTGAGGACAGGTTATTATCTTTCAGATACGTTGTCAACACTTCCGTATCCAACTCAATGAGGTACTTACCACCATTGATTACCGACCAATCGAGATTGGCGAAATTGATGTCATGCGTGCAACTGAAACAGTAGTATGCATGATTGTCGATATGCTTGAAGAACGCGAAAGGCCGCTGGCAAGCCGTGCGGTTGCAATTCTTACCCGGCTTTCCCTTTAGTTCAGGAATGGGATTGAATTCGACCACGGAACTCATACGCATGGCATGCTTCCGAACGTCACGATACGAATCGCTATGCATGAGTTTATGCAAGTCGTCCCGTGCCAGTGTCATCTTGACTTGCCAATCTTTTTCGGCTTCGGTCATCATTACGTTTGATTCCGTTAGGTGATGATTTGAATTATAAGGGTTGTATCTGAATACTAGCTGAATAGAACATCAATCGGTAACGTTTCGATCAAGGTAGCGCGAGAGGTAGGGAATGCTAGCTGAGTCAATCCCAAACCATATTCGCATTCATCGTCTTCTACCTCATAGACAGCGATACCAAAGCCGTGAAGCTTGAACAGTCCCAAATCTCTTTCAGTAGCACGTAACAGGTAGTTACGGTCGTCGCGATCATCCAGCCTGACACCTGTTAGCTTATTGACTTCGATAGCGTTGAACCATCCCTTTAGTGACTGGATGGAATCACACCCACACTTGTTCGGCCTACCTAGACCTATCATGTGTTCTAGATCGTCACGCCATGGGGAGGGATGGGTTTCGGATGAAAACAAATGGGTGGCAAGCATATCAAACGAATGCTCACCAATGAACGGACCTTCACCATCGGGGGTTTCAACTCGGAAGATTTTCATGCTTACGATTATAGGTTACGTAACTGAACCTAGCCTGAACAGAAATGGAACCGGCATGATCGCGAAGAGCTTTTCCCATCCGCCAGTCTATTTTAGCACATTGATTAGAGAATGCAAACAAAAGGGAACCTTTCGGTTCCCTAATGCTTTAGGCGGCTTTGAGGGTAGCGGTTACATCACGGACAAAGCCCGAGGTATCATAGCGACCCTTACCCTTGGGGAAGAGACCCACAATGGTTCCACCTTTCTTATCCATGAAACGGACGTCCGTTTCGTCACCATTGACAACCGGATAGCCTGCCCAGCGCTTGGGCTTGTCTTCTTTGCGGCGCAGACGCATCACCACGGCAAGGTTATAGCCTTGATCCAGTGCCTTGCGTGCATCCTTGTCGTTATTCTCTTTAAGGGAAAACGTCAGGTGGTAATTGTCGAGCTTCAGGGCTTTGGTCCTGCCTAGGATCGCCGTGTAATCGTAAAACTGGACTTCGGGGAAGGCTTCCATGATCGACGGGTATTCGACACCATCACGGCTAACCTTGATCTTTTCCCATGCGATATCACTGGTGCCATTGAGGCGGATAGCAGGAATCATATCCGCGCGGTCAGCCTTGCGAATGAGTCGCTTGACATCGGAGACGAGGGTTTCCATGAACGTCTCGCGTTCTTCGAAAAACCATTTTGTCTTATTGATGCGTGCGTTCTGTGTATAGCTGTAGACGCCACGGCCTGCCGTGTAGAGGCACGCGAGCTTGCACCCTTCCGATGCCTTGGGGCATACCTGAAAACCTGACAGAGCGTGCGGTGCGAGATACATAACGCCAGTCATCACCCCGAGCTTACTACCCTTGACCGTCTTAGCATCGGCGGAAATGGCAAGCAAGTGTTTGGTACGAGTGAACATGTGTGAACCTGTTTTCGTTAGGAGTGAGGGAATTATAAAACAAATGAAACCCGTGTCAACCCCCTTGCATACCCTCGCACATACGCGTATCATTCTCCTTGTGCTCTCCCATCCACGACCCTATTTTAACGTAACCAACCTGAACGGGAGCTGAACAGAGGGGGTTGCAATTATTTTGTAATGGGTTATGCTTGTTTGACTGACCCAAGACAGGGACATGTTAAGGATGTGTGAAATTGAGGTCATTACTGAACTACATAGTTCACTTAACAGAAACATTAGGAAACAGTTAAGAGACTTGAATTGTGGCCTAAAGTCTGGCAGGATGCTCCGTATCCTGAACCGGGTGAGAAAGGGTAGTCCATCGGTCAAAGACCTAAGGGTATTCTATATCACTGACGGACTGGAAGAGCCCACTGTACTCTCATGGGGTATGGTGTTCCAGCTATTGCTAAACGGTGAATTCATACTCACCATGGATGTGTACACCCATCCTGACCATCGCCGCAAGGGCTATGGTACCATGATCGCGAAGGCAGCACGACAGTTCTATCCGACTGAGCTAATCTATGCAGCCGTCGAGTGGACGATGATCTATGATCGTGCTGGCACCTTCGAAGACCTAGAACCCCTATACGCAGAAGACCCAATTAAGTCCTAACGCTTGCGTAAGGGTAGGGTATCCCCCACAGTACTCACCAATAGAAAAGGGAGCCTAATGGCTCCCTTCATTGTTTGAAAAAGAAGTCCTAACGCTTGCGTAAGGTTAACCTTCTTCGGCCTTGAGTTCACCATCACTGTTCCACTGATAGCCTGTACCATTTGAGGTGAACAGGTGATAGTAGACGCTTACCACGGAGTTGTTGATGGAAGGATGCAACAGCATCGCAGCTTTAACAGTATCACGCAGGTTCATGAATATTCCTTAGGATGTCTAGATGAAATGCTTCGATCAAGACAGCATTCTTTTTCTTGAATGATACTTGGTTAGGACTGGTGGGATGCTTGGTATGCAGCTTAGTCGAGTAGACATAGACCTTGTACCCAGCACGTTCCAACATATCCAGAATGTTAGGATTGATCCATTCTGCCATATATTCCAGTGAAGGGCAACCGAACACCTGACCAAGCTCTACCATACGATAAGGAGGGCTCTGGTGCTTATCTGTAGACAACCACTGACCACATTCCTTAGTATATGCTTCTTCATCCTCGGGAAGGACAAAGGTATCAGTCCAGTTGGCACGGTAAAGGAACCCCTGTCCCAATGCATTCTCGATACGATAGACTTTCATGCGCAGTAATCCCTAATCAATTCCGGAGTGATCACCAGCTTGAAACGAGGCTTATGGTTACGGGTGGACAGGATGATACGATCCCAATAGCGCTTAGGAGCATTCTGCTTGTAGAGGCGGAAGAACTTCAACACCTCTTCATTGGTAGGCGTGCGACCGTTCTTGTGTGAGTTGCAATGAGCATGAGCGAAGACCATGTTCCCACCCATACCGAGACCCCACCAACGCGGGAACAGGTGATCACGGCTGAGACGCAGAGGACCAGTATGTCTATCGGGGAACTTACCGTCACAGTAGAAGCAACGATTATTCTGTGCAGCCAGAAGCTTATTGGAATCCATGGATTCACAGCGACGGTTAGCTCTAAGGATGGGCTTAAGTGTGATCATGAGTTACTTACAATAGTCTCTGATGATTTCGGGAGTGATAGCCAGTTTGAATTGAGGCTTATTGTTACGAGTGACAATGATCGTCTTGTCTTTTAGAGCATAGACATGACCCAAGTACAGCTTGTGGAATCGGATCACCTCACGAGGATGAGGCATCTTGTTGGCTTTCTTACTCTTACAGCCAACACAAGCATAGACTGCATCCAGAATAGTAGTTTCAAATCCCAATCCACGGGGAAACAGATGAACTCGGCTATCGTTTGTGTAATTGAAACGAGTACCACAATAGAAGCATCGATGCTTCTGCGCACGCTTAAGCTGTTGAAGGCTCATGTGCGAGGCGGACTGAGTACGGATGATGGGTTTGAGTTTGATCATGAAACGTATTATACCTCATCAAAAGTATAATGCAATAGACAAAAAGAACCCGCCACGAGGGCGGGTTAAGAATAAGACTCACGGCTTTCTTGCCTAGTCCCACTGCAATCATTTTCGACTACAGCTAAAACAAAATTGTGTTAGTAAAGATACTCCACCAGATAATACCGAACCTATAGTAAACAGTATTTCTGTTTCATCCTGCCAGACGGTCCCTGTTTTCTGTACGCTTTTGGCAGTACCCACAGTTATCAGGGGTGGGTACACTGTACCCATGGATAATCTTTACTAACACAACTTACAAAAATTGGTCGGGGTAGCCGGGTTCGAACCGACGACCCTCTGCTCCCAAAGCAGATGCTCTACCAGACTGAGCTACACCCCGATGTGAATCTATTTAGTACAGATCAATTATACTTGCTAATTAATCTTTGTCAACTGTAAAACCAGAATGTGGGTAGGTTTTTCTAACCTGCTGGATTCGCTTACCCGAAGGTAGGAGGTCATTGCCTCCGGAATCTTACCTTAACTATCCGATGATTTCAAGCACCGGAGACTCTTTTCATGGGCTCCCTCACATTGTTCCGTGAGTTCCGCTTACATGGATCGGCTATTTTTGAAGGGTTGCAGTACACATTCTAAAACGGACTGAAGATGAAACCACTAGTTGAGGCCAGCGTTTCGTTTCACCTTCAGCTTTTTACTTACACCAGTTCCAGATCGTAGCGCTCGACCATGACAGCCGTGAGCATAAGATTGACTGGCATCAAATCTTCGCACTTGAACACCGAGCTAAGGATAGCCGGAGAGTAACCAGAAATCAAGCCTACATCCTTGTCCGTCGCAGTCGCCGCATTGTTACCAAGACGACCCCTCAGGTTCCAGAAGATAATCTTAGGCATTTCATAGCCAGCCATCTTGTACTGAGTACGAATGGCGTCCAGATTCGTACCACCAGTGATGCATGAATTGAATTCCATGTCCGACAGGATGGTGACGAACTTCGGCATGTCAGCCTGAGCAATCGACTTCGAAACTGCCGTATTCAAAATCAGATGGAACACCTTCTGAAGATCAGTGCTCATGTTCCACTGTGCCGACTGAAGCTGAGTGTAACGGCCAACGATGTCGTCACCCGTAAGAACCTGCAAACGTGGATCAGTGCTGAAGGTAATGAATGCATCCTTGAATGGACCCGCTGCACGCTCACCCATGTACATCGCCAGAGCGATACACACATCCATGGCGGTCGTCTGACCCGAAACTGGGAACTCCATCGAACCGGACACGTCAGCCACAACGATACCCGTATCACCATCCGGCATGTAGTTAGGAAGCGACTTCCACTGTGCATTGACAGCGTTACGCTCTACCTGACCCATGTAGGCGGCATTGTAAGAATTCAAACCCTTCACAACATCATGAGGGAAGACAGCCGAAGCATTGACCTTCACTTCACCCTTCACTGCGGCTTCGGCAAACGCTGCGAAACGAGTTTCATCGTTACGCTTGAATGCCTTACGGTAGCGAGAGAAAGCAACCGAAGGAACGTGGGAGTAGTTAATCTCTTCCCAATCCTGTGCACACATCTGCTGCTCGACGGTCTTGGACAGATCGACGATAAGCTTACGGTAGCCCTTCGGTGAAAGGGAAAGCTGAGTACGCAGAGCGCCAGCAATGGGACCCTTACGTGGCATCCACTTCGCACAGAGACCGTTCTGCTCGTTAAGAGCATTACGAATCAACTTGACTGCGTGCTGCTGAACCGATGCATGGGAAGAGAACAACGCGACAAGCACGTCATCCCAACGACCGATCAAAGCAGTCTTGTTGAGGATAGCAATGGCATCATTTGCATGATAGTCCATCAGCCATGCAAAGCAGTCACGGAAAGCCTGACGTGCGCCAGCACCACCACGAATGTCACGTACCCACTGAAGGACACGCAGAGCGACTTCACGATCCGTGGAATATGCAACCTTGAATGCTTTCACAGCATCGGATGGCTTGGCCTTTGCGACCGGACCAACATTGAAGAAATCAAGGCAAGCATCGAGAGTCGATGCATTGGTCAGTGCACCGTTTTCGGTGAACGACTTGTTGGTTGCGTGCTGCATACCGGATAGAAGCGGATTCATGGGTTACTTTCCTTTGATTAACGGGATGATCTTTTTTCAATTTAACAGATTGATTTTTGAGTTGCGGAACTCATCCCAAACTTGATTCGATTATTATACAGATTAAAGTGGGTTTGTCAAACAGAATGATTTGTGGGATTACGATACCCACTCAATAGCAGGTTGTTTAGACCCCCATCTTTATCCAAGTAGTGTTGCAGAAATCATTCTAAAACTAAAACTTACAGGATGCGCAGTTGGTTTCTATATGCAAGAAAGGTTGGTTGCTGTAGGCATCCTAAAACTTGTGTCACTATTGTATCAGATTAGTAAACCTTGTCAAGCTTCACGATGGGGTTACCATCCGGGTCAAGCTTGAGCTTACCGCGAAGCAGAGCATATGCCTGTGTCCGGGTGAGACCCTTGAACACGGGGAAATGCGTTTCGCTGAGGAACGAGGTAATGGCACGATGATTGATTTCACCGATGTCTTCGAAATTGTACGTAACCGTGCGCTGAGTACCATTAGCACCCACACCACCCTTGAGCAGGCGACCACGAGCCAGCGTACGACCCATGGCACGATCATACTTATCACCTTCACCCACCTGAGCGAATGCGGCGGTTACCGTCATATTCTCATTGATCTTGTAAGCAATGGTATGCGGAAGCTGGGCATCGGGAAAGTGGGCAAGCTTGATGGTCATTTGTATGATCCTATTTGATGTGAGGTGAAAGAGAAGTGAATTATATAGATTATTTCGGATTTGTCAAACGATGTAAGTAATGTGCGGCCAGTACACGACGAAACTCATACCAAGCGAATCCCACTTGGCTTTGGTCACACCATGCATCGCAGCGACTTCGATTACCTTAACGATATCGTCGCAGCGGATAGCCCAGCACTCATCGCCGTACATGCTACGACCGGAGTAACCACCATCATACAGTTCCGCATCCGAATTATCGGCAATGCTCATGAACAGAGTAGACAGGTCATCATACGATTCCGCTTTGCTGAATTTACGCAGAGCATCGACGTTATCGAAATCATTGTTTTCGAACACATCAATCATATCGGCGATCAGAGCGTGCATGACATTTCCTTTGAGTGATTTGATGAAGAGAGTATAACGTATTACAACTCGCCTGTCAATTACCGAACGTAATGGATGTCCGGCCAGATGACGTAGGTCTTCGATTCCTTGACGATCACACCACCCGTCAGCCCATGACTCGCAGCGACTTCAAGGATGTTGGCAGGGGAGCCTTCGATTGCCCAGCAACGGGGCTGAGCAATATGATAGCTGAAGCCATTGGGGACCACATTACCATCACGGGTCTTGTTTTCGATATGTGCGAAGAGATTCGACAGGTCTTCGTAAGAATCACCACGGCTGTAGATGGCGAGACGTTCGGTCGTGGATTCCGCGCTTTCACCGAGGTTGATCATCTGCTGGATAATGGAATGCATGTCGTTTCCTTAGATAGAGGCGATGGTGAGTTTCGGAAGGGTGGCCTTAGACCAGCGATAGAAGATGTGTTCCCCTACCTTGGCTACCACCTTGTAATTCTTACTCTTTGCCCAGTACGGCTTAACGTAGTCAGCATGGTAATGCGTTACACCTTCCATGTCAATGGTTGGCTTTAGCTTACCCATCATGACCAGTTTAGAAATCGTATAGGATTCCATCCATTCACGTCGGATGGTTTCGTTAGATAAATCGATGTCATGATTCTGACCATCACACATCCATGAGAATGAGCATTCATTCTTGATGATACGGCCGAAGTCATCTGTATTAGCCTGTGTAACCACACCACAGACTGTACCGGGATAGTGAGGCGATAGCGTCCGCTGGATCACTACCGAAGCTACCATTAGCTTACCCTTGGCAGATTCACCACGAGCCTCAAAGAATACGTTACGTGCCATACAGTCCAGTTCCATGCTATCGATCCCATCATGACGCAGGAGGGAAGCCGATGCATTGGGAAGGGAGAGAGGAACGTGGTGGCGACCATTGACAATGAAACCGAACCAGATGGCTGCACTCATCAACATGCAGAAACCTGTGACTGAAAGGAAAGCCATGAAACGACAGATGGAAGTCAGCATGGTAAGCCTTAGCGGCGACGGGAATTACATTATACAACCTGTAACGTATATGTCAATACGCAATTTTGGTTGTCTTAAGTAACGTCCTGACCATCTTGAGTCCTTCCTCAGTATTGTTCAGTGCAATGTAACACTGATCGATAGTCTTTGCTGTTTCTTGGGTAGGTGGAGCCATTTCAGCATCATACAGTAACTTATAGGATGCTACTTGAATACAGATTAGCTCAACGTAATCATTTACCATACCATCGATGAATGTCTTATCCCTTTCTTTCAAGGGAGGTAACTCTCTATACATTACTTTAGTTCTCTAAACTTTGGAATCCCGTTGAGGTCCAGTTGCATCACACCTTCGATCTTGCCATCATAAATTGCCTTGACATAGAAGTCAGGAGCATGAGTAGCAGTATTCTTATCATTGATAGACTTCACCCGATTATGAGCATCAGCTTCAGTGAGGTAGTATTCAGTTTCGTAAGACTGACCCCAACCACGCTCAGACTCAATGACAGTGACTTTGTATTTGGTGATGATATCAGACATGATAAGGTCTCCTTTGATTTCAATATAAATCATTCATGGGAAAACGTCAAGCAATAAAAAACCTCCCAATGGGAGGTTTGAAGGTGGCAACCCCAGTAGGATTCGAACCTACGATGCAGGAATCAAAATCCTGTGCCTTAACCGGACTTGGCGATGGAGTTAGAATAGTGGCGGGCAGGGATGGGATTCGAACCCACATTGACGGTCATGACTCCGCTGCTTTACCTGTGAGACTCGCTCACTTAAGCTACCTACCCAAAATTGGTCCGCCTAGAGGGATTCGAACCCCCACCGTACGACTTAGAAGGTCGTTGCCCTATCCAGTTGGACCATAGGCGGATGATATGTTTATTTAGCAAATCTGTCAATGTGTGGTAGCACCACCGGGAATCGAACCCGGACGAGAGTAATCCCGGCAGATTTTAAGTCTGCTGCGTCTACCAATTCCGCCATAGTGCCACATTGTTAGATTATATTACAGGCCCAACACCGATGTGTCAAGGTCATATGTGTTACCAACCGATTTAACATTCTTTTTGAACGCCTCGACAAATCCGTCATGACTGAAGTTACGAATCGCAGCGTCATCATGAGCACCCTGCAACTGCCTAAGAAAGTAGACATCCGTCTCATAACTCGCAGACCCGACCAGTGCAGGGAAGTAGTTCGGGATCAATTCCATTACGCCAGTGGCTCCGACTTCAGGATTAGAACCACAACCAACACCATCCATTCTCGGGACGTATTCTTCATCGGCGATCATATGACCCACCGCACACTTCGCACCATCCGGATGACGATACAGACACATGCCCACATCACCAAACTCGGGATCATACGAACCACGACCCTGATTGATCAAGCTGGTGCACACGAAATCGAAGACTTCTTGCTTCGTCACCAAGCTAGACATGAAATTACGAATGGTTACGTCGGTCATGAGTTATATTCCGTGAGTGAGTAGGTGAATATTACTTGCTAAGAGTCGTCATGTCAAGCTTATGGTTATGGTAAACCGAAGTTACACGACGAATGAATTCATCTACGAATTCATCATCGAACTCACTGGCAGCACCATCATGTGCCATCTGTAAATGTTTAAGAAAATATAGCTTGTCGGTATCTTCCGAATAGGCAGGAAAATACTCCAACATCAGTTGTTCGACAGGCAGACCCGAATCAGCATCCATACCCTTACGATACTGGCGATCAGGGATCAGATGACCAACAGCACACTTCGCACCCTCAGGTCCACGGTACAGACACATTTCCACTTCATCACGATAGCCTTCTTCGTCATAGAACTTAGCAGAACCACGACGCTGTTCCTTCATGCGGGCGACAATGAAGTCAGCCACAGCTTGCTTGCTCACTCGACCAGCGAGGAAGTTCTTGAGAGTGACATCTTTGCTTGTATCGGCCATGAGGAATCCTTAGAAGAGGAAGATGAGCATCTTGACGACGGGGACACCAATGCAGAATAGGCCAGCGCCAGTCCAGCAGCGACGCACATTGTAGGGGGCAGGCTTACCGGTATTCAGTTCAAGGTAGCAGAAGATCGCACCACAGAAGAAAATGGCACAGACAAAGAACATCACGAAGCCATCGATTTCATTATTCGGTTGACACATTGTATCCCCCTTATCGAACTTGAATGTTACCAGTGAATGAGTCCCGACGCAAGGGCTGTTTGGTTGTCTTACAGTGATACGAATGCCAACCACTCTGAATCCGGTTATGCACCGTAGCACTCAACATCATGATATTACCATCACCCATACGATACTCAAAGCGACGGATGGTCTTCTTTACCTTCAGGACTGCACACGTATTCGTCGTGGCACGTGGACGACAGCCAAGGATGGTAGCCACCCTACGCCATTCCTTACCATGCACGCGGATATTACGGGGAAGCTTACCAAGACGCTGAAGCTGGAACACAACAGCATGGGCTACTTCATGAGGGATCGTGTCATTAAGCAGGGTGTCATAGTCCTGCTCAGCAAAATCGATATTGAACTTGAAGTTCATTCGACTCAGGAAGTCATTGTTACATGTCCCCAACGTACGGGAACTACGGATCATACGGACTTCACCCGTGAACATGTTAACCGTCTCGGGGAAGATACGACGAGCCTTGATCATACATGCTTCAAGGTCGCTACGGATACGCGTCTGAATGTCTGTGTTCATGGTTACCTATTATACGTAACTAAGCTGAAAGGTTTGTTAATGGATAAGGTTTATATTTCACCTTACCTGTTCCACCACATGATCCACACTTAGGTGATCTTCCAATATCATACCGACCTGAGCCATTACATGCAACACAATCCTTCAGCTTCCATCCCTTGATATAGGTTTCATAATGAAGCTTCCGTTCCGCCTTGCGCTCATGGAAGTCCATTATAGACCCTTCTGTTTCATGACTCTCTTAGCATGCGCTACAGAGACACCAGCATCACGACATATCTGCCTCAACTCAGCAGCCTTCGATTGCTCTATCAACCACTTGGCGACACGCTTACACGCCTCAGCATCTTCAGCATCTTCAGCACCCTCATAGATGTCAAGCCATTGTGCAGCGATATGTAAGTCATCAGGTGAAGGAGTAGCCATGTCATGTCTCCTATAGAAAGTCCAGTTACTAACAGTATATTCGCTATAGCGAATCTTTGCAATGCAAAGTACAACAGATTGAAATACATTGCAACAGAGAGATTACCTACCAGCTTCTCCATCCTCCACCCTATTTTACCAGACCTAACCTGAACGGTAGCTTAATAAAACAGAACCGTTTACCCAGCAGTCATCAAATAATGTCATGATGGCCCATCTGGTCCAACCTTAACGTTAGATTAAGGGATTTCATCCCTTCGGCCTATGAGCCGTAAGGAACTCGGTTTCTAAATGGAACCTGAATAGGTATCAGTGAAGCACTTGACAGTTTTGAAACCATATGCAATACTTTGAGGTTTTATGCAGCAACTTCGTTCATGTTCCGTTCAGGAACTACCAAGCTCAATCTATTCGAAACTCCATGGGTTAAATTACCGTAAACGTGGAGAGATGCAAGACGCCATCGCAGCATGTCGCAAAGGCAATCCCTCCGTGGAGTATGCTGAGGTCGCCTATATCGAAGATGATGATACCATCCTAGGGTGGGCACTCATTATGAAATTCAAACAACGACCCGTCCCCATCCAACACCTCTATACCAGAACCAAAGCTAGAGGCCAACGTATAGGAACCCAACTTGCAAAGTATGGGAAGGACAAGTATAATCAGATAGCTGGACACTCCGATACCAAAATCTTTCAACGCGAAGGATTTGAACATGTCGGGTACGTTCCCTATACAAGCTATTTCGCTGGCCTTTGAAAAGAAGTCCTAACGCTTGCGTAAGGTATACCATCCACCCCTCTATACGTTAGGACTTACTAACATGAATGATAAACAAATTAAGAATCTCAAAGCTCTCTATGAAAGATTGAATGCTTCCGACTATGTTACTTTCCTTAGCAATGTTAGTTCCAATAGCCGTGCAGATGAACCACACAATCGCTGGGATTCTTACTTTTGGAATGTCATCGGTTTCGCAGCTTGGTTAACTATCGATCAACTCGGTTACTACACAGAACCATTCCGTCGCGTTACCTATAATAAAGATGTTGTTAGATATCCTAACATCGTTGAAATCTTTGGTGAATCCTTTGCTAGTGGTATGGATCGTGACGTTAATCCATACATGTCTACATTACAATATGTGGATCACCTTAACCAGTTCATCAAAACTATCCTTGACAAACACGAGGAAACTCCTATGTCTATCCAAACTCGTCAACTTCCTAAGCTTATTCCTTATAAGACATTCAAGGAAGAAATCAAGGCCGTCGAGGTTAAACATAATGAACTAGCTAACCTGATCAATTTTTTCAATGAAAAACTGAACGCTAGTATCCAATATGGCAAAAGCCTTCGTAGTATCAACATCAATCAAGATGCCATTACCTCTAAGGATAAAGATGTTCAATGCTATGTGTTCAAGCAAATGTATACCATGTTGCAGGCAGATGGATATAACGCTACACTGAAAATTGATTCCGATATCTCCCTTACTATTCACTTCACAGACCATTACCCACAATGAAACTCAAAGACCGCCAATATGCTAATCTAAAAAGCCTTTACACTCTTCTATCTGTAAAGGCTTTCCATTACTATATGAGAGACTATAATGCTAAGTATGACCTCTCTCTTGGTCCCTATAGCCAAAAACAATATCCTCTCTTCGGTAATGGCTGGCTAACCTCTGTCGTAGGCTTCGCTGCCTATAATGGTCTGACACACTCCCTCGATAACTCTATCCTTAAATGGGAAAAGGGTGAACCTGCTCTCAATCGTAGAATCGTTTGGGTATCCTCAGATGAAGGTGGCAAAACTCTCTATGGCGAAGAAGCCGTCCTTAAAGCTTTCGGCCAAGCATTCCTTCATAACATTTATATGGGTGATGGTGCCTTCACCAAACCTCCTATGTCTGTCGCCGAATACGTTAAGTATGTAAAGGAAACCATCGCCATCATGCTCGATAAACATGATGAAGACCTAGAGAATGATGCACTCGCTGCTAGACTTAAAGCTGAACGCATTGGTCTTATCGATGTTGAAGAAGGTGTACTACCCCTCGATGAAGATGAACATTATCTAATCGATAACTATGAGAAAATTTATCCATTTTCTGTCGTCACTCCGGAACCAGATGCTCAGCCTAACCTTGAGTTCATCTATACCAGAGCAATGTACGATAATAAGATTAACCAACTGAAGCTTGCCGAAACCTATTTCCAGATCGGTAAGGATCAGATCAATAATATGCTAGAGAATGCTGCCGTCGATCAACTCAATGATGGCCCTAGCCCTTCTGTAGCTAATTTCTCTATCCATGATCTAGATCAGATTATCTTGGATGGTATCGATATCCCTAAGGATAGAATGACACTCCAATCCAAAGCTATGTATAGACTAATGAAAGCTTATATCAATGCTGGATGGAATGTGGCTATCACCAAAGACATGACTAACCCTACGTTAGTATTCAAACTATAAGCTTTATCATCACTTGACAATCATGCGGTTGTAATGTAATATGATTTATGTTACAGCCGCAATAGGCTAAGAAAAGGTATCGTAAGTATATGATATGATTAGAGTTATTTTTCATTGAAAATTTTGAGGGTGTCCACGCACACAGAGTACGTATGCAGAGTATAATATATTACAACATTATACCTCATTTTATCCTCATGTTTTCTCTACATATTCTCATCATGTCAAGCTTCCTTTACACGAAGTGTCGATAAATCGTACATATATTCTCAAATAATTTCTAAATGCCTGTTTTAAGCCATTTCTGCTATATGTAAAGGAAGCTTGACAGATATTGTTTTTAACCCATTCTCATACACGAAGTGATGCTTCGCATATTCTGAGATTAATATCCATTTACAGTGAACCTAATTCCTGTAGAAATAGGTCCATTCGTACCTATCAGTGAGCCTAACCTATGTCACATAAGCAATTCCCTATTCCCTTTCCTGATGAATTCCATATAGGTGATAGGGTTCGGTTAGTTCATGATCATAGTCACCCTAGACTAAAAGCGGGTGATTGTGGTAAGGTGGTTGGGTTTGATACCGTATGGCTTATGACCATGCAAGTTGAGTTTGATGAAGGAACTTATTCTAGGTCTCATACAGATGAACCGGAAGGTTGGGATAAGGATAGATTTGAGAAGATTATCTATCTACATCCAGCCCATATTAACCATAGAGTTTATAAATCATGAATGACATCAATCTAAAGCGTTTCCTTGATAAAGAGATTTCTTTTCAAGAGGTCGCTGACTATGCCGTGGGTAAAATCCTTGAGCAGGGGTGTGCTTCCGTGAATAGTGTCAACCAGTGTCAGTATAGGGGTGAAGGTGGGACTAAGTGTGCCATTGGTCATTTGATCCCTGACAGTGATTATCTACCGTTATTGGATTCCAGTTGTGGTGTCAGGGCATCCCGAGTTATCGAACAATTGTATAAGGGTGACAAGATTTCGACAAGGGCAGTCTTTCTTGATCAACTACAGAAAACTCATGATCGTGCTAATGTAGGTAATTTTGGTGAGAATACCTTTATCGAGTTATTCCGAAAGAAGGCTCATCAGTTCTATGACGATTATAACCTAATTTGGAGTTTTGGACATGTCTGATATTACTATTCGTTCTTATCTATCTGGTCAGCATTCCGAACAGGAAGTGGCTGACTTTGCTATTGGTAAGCTTATTGAGCAGGGTCGTCCTTCCTTTGGTGCAGATGATGGCTATTGCAAGTATCGTGGTCCTTTGGATACTAAGTGTGCTATTGGCTGGCTTATCCCTGATGACGAGTATCAGTCTACTATGGATAGCTTTGGGTGGACTGTGACATCTATGCTCGACCGAATGGGTTATGATCAGTGGAGTGAACATACGGAATTCCTTCAGCGTCTACAGGGAGTCCATGATAAGGCTTACGTGGATATTGGTATGTTTGGTGGTTCAAAGGAAGGATTCATGAGTGCTCTTACTAAGCGAGCTATTGCCTTTTATGAGCTACATAAGCTAGTATGGCCTTTTGGAGAATAACATGACCGATGTCAACATTAAGAATTTTCTTACTGGTAAAGTGGATCGTCAGGCAGTGGCAGATTATGCCGTTGCCAAGATTCTTGAACAGGGAAAGGCATCTGTGGGTGGTGATGCTTCTTGTAAGTATCGTTCTACGGAGGGAAGAAAATGTGCTATTGGTTGGCTTATTCCTGATGATGAGTATCAGTATAGGATGGATGCTGGATTGGCGAATGGTTCCCATCAGATTATTGAGCGCTATTATTCGGATGTGTCTAAGAGTCAGGATGATATTGAATTTCTTTCTGATCTTCAGCGAGTCCATGATGCAGCATTCAATGATTCGATTGCTTTTGTTAATAAAGGGAAGGGCGAGTTCGTTGATCTATTCAAGGATCGTGCTGCTACCTTCTATGGTAAGTATAATCTTGCTTGGAGTCTGTGATGGCTGATCCTACCTTTTGTTCCGTGCTTCGGGGTGGAGTGACACCTGTTCGATTGATCAATTTCATCAGAAAGAAGATTAATGAACAAATGGGTCCGTCCATGATTGATACGGGTGATTCTCTTACGCCTGTCTATCACAGTGATAATGGGGATAGGTGTCCTATTGGTTTCCTTCTCAGTAAGAAAGTCATGAGGGAGCTTTGTACTCGTAATCCTACGATGGATGCTCATATCGACACTCTTGATCGTACGGTCATTCATTATGTTAAGCAGTATCATAGCATTACTGGTCCATGCCTTTGGGTACTAATACCTATCATGGCTGGTTTATGGAAAATGGCAGTAACGTGGGCGACATTCGATTCTTCCCCCGTCCTGCTGATGCGTGTATCCTAAAGGATAGTTCCAAGTCATGAAAATTCTTCTCTTAGCTGTTGTATGTCTTATTCTTACTGGTTGCTATGGTGGTACCAGTCGTGAAGAGTTGCTTAAACAGCGTTATCAAGTGGTTTGCACTTCCAGTGAAAACGGAACGGTGATCAAGTCACCTATTGCCAATAACTGGAATTCCTATAATAAGCGTCCGGGTTACTATGGCTGGTTTTATGATCGTTCTGGTCCGGATATTGATTTTATGCCACGTCCTGCTGACTCATGTGTGATTTCTGCCCCATGAAAATTCTCCTTGGTTTTATTCTATTAGCAATTAGTGTAGTGGGTTGTTCGGTTAAGGACACTCCTATGCAAGTGGTATGCACGTCAGGGGTAGATGGAAGTATCCTAAGATCAAAAGTCGCCTCTGCATGGCAGCCTTATTCTGAACGTGTGGGTTATTATGGCTGGCAAAATTTCAGTGGTGTTAAACTTACCTTTAGTCCTCGTACGGGTGATACCTGTGAGATATTGGAAGTTACTCGATGATTCCAGAAGTCATCTATATGGGTGTGGTCACTGATTTGGTAGATGCCTTACAGAAAGCTATCAATGTGGCTTATCGCTATGGTGAGAAGATTCCTAGGGATAATCACGTATGTGGTCCGGATGCTCAGTGTGATGGTGAATGTGCTGATGCCTACTATACCAGTAAGTCTTTAGGGGAAGCTGAAATAATCCTTGAGTCTTATAAGGAAATCCTTACTGCATACAAGGAGAGGAATCTATGACTGGTTGGCGTATTTTTATTATAATCATGGGTGTAGTGGGTACGCTATGGGCACTCTTTTGTTCTTATGCGATTTTCTCTAGTAGCTGTCCTACACTCGTCTGTGATGCTGATGACATACGTAACAAATGCGTATTCATTGGTTTTGAATTTATAGGTATTGTGTGGTTGTGGTTCTTTGTTAAATTCTGCTGGGACTTAGGTGATGAAAATTTCTGAATATACGCATTGTTATCTGTGCTCTAACGGAGTTCCGGTTAAGAAATCTAAGTATATACCTGCCGTACGTTTAGAACCTAATCGTTTCCTTCCATTGAAGCCATGGCATAAGTTTGGCAGCTATCGTAAGCGAATCCAGAAGAAATGGAACAAACGCTTCGGTGTCAATCAGGTGGTTGTGGCTATTCGTCGATAACATCCTGTTCAGGTTACATGTGGTAACTTGTGTTCATCTTACATGAGAGGTATACCCATGCAATCCAATCAGCCGATCTATGCTATCCAAGGGTTGTATCGTAAGAAGTGGAAGACACAATGGACTGGCTTTACTCTGAGTCAGGCTATCAATACCTATAAGATGAAGAAGTATCGTGAAACGCCACTCTATTCCTACTTTGCTGATTGGCAGGTAATCAATTCGGAGACGGGTGAAGTTGTTCCGATGCCTGAGCTTCATGTACCCGTGCGTCTTCCGGGTCATAAGATCGAAACCATTCCCTGTACTGATGATGAATTAAAGAATTCTCTTCAGAATGAAATCTATTTCATTGACTCACGGAAAGATGGTACACTCGTTTACAAGTGGGGTTCCTTTCATAGTCAAGGTATCATTGCATATCAGATGATCGACGGTACCCATCGTATTACTCCCAAGGCTTGGAGACCCGGACATGACTGATTTGAAACCTAAATTCGAAGAGCGTCAGGCGGTTCACATCAATGATGGTGAGTCTCGTGGTGATATCTACTGGTATGTCACTGATATTCGTTTCAATGACGAGAAACATTGCTATCAGTATAAACTCTACATGGGTGATCATATCGTTGCCAGCGGTGGTAGACATATCAAAACTCAGTGGATTGATGAAATTGACATTTTGGAAGCTTCTGTATGAATACTAAAGATTGGGCTAAGGCCCACCCTGAACATGATCGCACCTCGTGTAGTGACAGTGACCCATGTAATGCTGATCCTGAAGGAAGCACGGGTTGTGCTCGTTGTACGGCTTTGATTATGAATCATTCTGAAGAGCTTGATGAGGAAACCACAAGGCTCTTTGATTTTGCGCGTACTATTCGCCACTTTGAAGGCTATGAATTTCAGGGTGATGAGCCTTACTTTGATATCAATGGTAATGATCTGTGGTTGAACACTTCAGACTTTAGTAAGATTAAGGGTGAGGCTATGGTACGCTTCATCTTCCATTCTATCGAATACGTTATGAAGAAAGCACAGGAACAAGACCATGGCTAATGAAGACATCAATAAGGAAATGCTGGAACTACTGGAAGGCATCGTGCATTTTTCCGATGGCTTTGTAGTCTATTCCAAGGATGGTCCGGTGGGTGATGAACTCCGCAAATGGATCGAAGCTGCTCGCAGTACAATTGCCGACGCTGATCCTGAGCGATTTAAGGTTGATCCTATCATGGGTAACCACGAACATTGCTTAAGAGAGCATTTAGCTGGTAATAGCTATACTGCTGGTGATGGTGCTGCTAAGGAATTATCACGATATTACCATGAAGCTGTGGCCGAAGGTCCAGAAGCCGTGGAACAATTCATGCGAAATTGCGCTGAATAACTTTACATCCCTAAGAGTTATCTATGAGTAACAATATTAAAGGTATTCTATATCGTAAGGCTGGTACAAATGATAAGTGGTTATATACTGAAGCAGAGTTTGATGCCAGACTCTACATAATTCGTTACAATCTCCCTAAGGAATTGGATGCGAATACTACGTATGAGATACGGTTTATCGAGACTGATGTTAAATGGGATGTAATTCATGATCGGTCACAGGTTCCTCATCCTACTGCACATTGGCAGTTCTTTTGCGATTGACTTACATAGTCTTTCATTTTATACTCACCTCTTATTCCATCCATTGAGATTTATTCATGTCTGATATCAATCTAAAGAATTTCCTTACCGGTCAGGTAAGCAAGCAGGAAGTCGTCAATTTTGCTGTTAGAGAAGTCTATAAGCAAGGTCGTGCCTCTGCTGGACCCAACTCCTGTCTCTATCGTGGTACTGGGGGAAGAAAGTGTGCCATTGGTCATCTGATTCCTGATGAAGAATATAATTCCGAAATGGATAGCCCATTTTCTCATGGTATTGGTAGTGTTGGTATCGATGCTGGTGCATTGGTTGAGAAATTCTTTGCTAAGAAATACGATATCTCTCCAACTTCTGAAGATATTGAAACTCGCCTAGAGTTTCTTAACAAATTACAGATGACCCATGATCGTGCTCATTGGAGAAGTATCCAAGGGGATAAGGACAGTTTCAATTATCATTTTGAACAAACTGTCATACCTTTCTGCATCGAAGAAAATCTTACCTATCCATTAGCCTAAGGAATAGCCATGACTGAGGTAACCCGATACGAATGTGCTTGGGAGTGGGATTCTGATGGTGAGTATTCAGAACCATATCCACGTGCCTACATGGATGAATATCGGCTTGGTGGTTATGTAACACATGATGATTATGAAGCCATGAAAGCTCGTTGGATTCTAGCCGAACGTAAGCTGAAGGCTCTTGAAGCTGAGCTTGCCCGAATTAAACTTAAAGGTGTTAGACTCAAATGATGAAGACTATAACCATCACAGACTATCTCAACGGTACTGTCACAGAACAGGAAGTAGCCGATTACACTATCGGTAAGCTTCTTGAACAGGGCTATGCATCCCTTGATATGGATGGTAACTGTGTGTATCGTGGTCCAGAAGGAAGCAAGTGTGCCATCGGCTGGCTTATCCCTGATGACGCCTACGATCCTAATATGGATGCATACAATGCCAATGGCGTGACTGATGTGACCAATAAGTACTTCCGTAAAAATGAAGATGAACTTTGCGCATTCGATCTACGCATTCAATTCCTTAGCGAACTTCAAGTTCTCCATGACAATGCTTTGTCTGGTGTCAAGGATGCGATGGGTCGCGATGAAGATTTTCTTGAGTCTTTTAAACACAGCGCTGAATTTTATTATGCAACCAAGGGATTGGTTTTCCCGTTCAAATAAGGAATCACTGTGGAACTGTTGACTAAATTGCAGGTAGCGAACTACGCTGAAGTCATTCCTTATTTGGATGAAGAGAAGTGGACTGATTTTTTCCTTAAAGATGCTGAGTCTTGGTTTACCACCAAGACTCTATTCCATTATCTTATGGATATGAAAGGACTGTCTGTCGAAAAGATTATCATGTCTGAGCATTTCGGTCAGCAATTCGTTGAGCTTTGGTATGATCATGCAGGAGACGGAAAGAATTTCTCTAGAACGTCACCAAACGATGTCATGCGTGATATGACGCGCATCGATGCACCTGAAGAGCTTAAGCGCGAATGGCTTCATATGTACTTGAATCTATTCCGTAATTATGCATGTACTGTCGTCCGTGATTCGTATCGTGAAGAAATCTATGAATTAACCAGACAGATTTCCGAATTACATGATTGTGTTAAGTATTATGAAAACAAAATGAGCGGGAAACCTTACTAATGAGCATTTGGGTTCAAAAATTCTTACTGGGCATACTCATAGCGATGGCTGGTATCGCTATCTTTTGTGCTATTGTTATAGTCGGTGCAAAATATTCGACGGGGATACCAGACAATGTGGTATCCTGTAAGTCAATGTCTACGGGCAACACAATCACGTCCACCCCCGGACACTGGTCGTATAGCACAAGCATCAAAACATGGCGCAACTTTAGTTCTGGAACGGAAGAAACCTTTACTTCCCGTGAGGGTGATGTCTGTAGCGTGCGATAGTTGACACGGCTAGCCCAGTAATATATTATAGCCCCCTAACCACAGGAGACTGTCATGGCACTTGTCGAACTGAATAGTAATCCGCACCACATTCAATATGTCAACACTGACCATATCATCAATATGGAAAGTCTTAATGGCATTCTCCACATCTATTTGATCAATGGTAAGAATGTCAACATTGATGTTTCCCTGAGCACCAAGGCCATCATCGACATCAAGCATGCGTTCAAGGGTGACTATCATGACCTCTGAAGATAATAAGAAGAGCCCATGGCTTGTGTACTACATTTGGGGTCGTGGTGGTGCTGGCTATGACACTCCGCATTACATCTACTTCGGCGATACCGAAGGCATGGAAGATGCAGACCTCTGTGAGTCTATCGTTTATCAATATGAGCGCTGGGCGATCACGGCTGAACAGTACAATATGCGTTGGGAAGGCAATGTCATTCCTCCACGTGAGGAAGTCGAGAAGCTAATCAAGTCAATGCACGATAGGATTGAAGGATTGACGACCTCGATTGCCGTCCAAAACGAATTCCTTAAAGAAAACTATTAACAGAGAAATTTATGAGCGATCCAACCCTGATCGGTTACCTCAAAGGTGAACACAGTAACAGAAAGGTCTTCAAATTCATCAGCAGTAAAATGGCTGATCAAGGGAAGGCTTCTCACAACAATTGGGCTTCGGCATATATCGCTGATGATGGCTGTCGCTGCCCAATTGGATTCCTTCTTAGTAAGAAGGAAATCGAAGTGATTCGATATGAACTGGCATTCCTTACTTATTCTGATAGTAAAGGACCAGAAACTTTCGAAAAAGCCATGACTTACATTCTTCCGGATATGCTCGGCCTATTCTCGGAATATAATATAAGCGTGCATCAGACCGCATTCCTACAAGATTTGCAGATGGCCCACGATACGTCACTGCTATTTAATAAAAAAGCTCCGGCACGCTTCATGCCATCGTTCAATCGATACATGGAAGTTATCAAAAAGCGTCACGTTTAAATGTAAAGGAAACTTGACATTTCTCTAATTTAGGAATATAAATGAATCTCCGTCAGCGTAAAAATCTTGAAGCCCTTCTATTCCATCTGACGGAAGGTTCAGTATTTGAAGACTTCCTACATTACAATAAATCAGATAAGGTTGAGACCGATAATGAAGTGTCTGCCAAGTTCTTTGGCACTAAATCACTTTATGGTTTTGTATTTTTCCTTAATTTAGCCAATTTTTCGTGTATTAAAAACATGGATTCTCCCTATGTGGATGCTAATCCAACCAACACGAAGATTTATTATAAGCATAGTCCATTAATTAACCTTGTGGAAATTAATTATGCATTGAAATCAGAGTTTGGTTCGGAATTCTTTAAGTGTACATTCAGTGATTTTGTAACTAATTATTCTACCAGCGTGGAAATGGAAGAATATTACATTAAAATTATTCAGACTTACCTTAAACAGAGTATTGAATTGGATATTGTTCCATACTCTGTCTACAAGGAACGTCTGTTTAAGAATTATGAAGACGATATTATTAATCGTTATCCACATTTGCTTCCAGTAATTTCGGAAGTTAACAAATCATTGAATGAATATCTGAGTAATATAAGCAAATATTCAATGTCGGGATGGCCTGTTCGTCTATCTTACGGTTCATTGCCTGACATAGAGAACGAAGTCATTGCTAACGTCTACCGCGCCAATGGCTACACCGTTGAGAATAAAAAGGGTTGGCTGGTCTTTACCTTTGTAAACAGTTGACTTTAATTTCTAGTGAGTGTAATATATTTCACATCCTCACTCACTAGGAATTGAACATGGCTACTCGTGAACCGTTTGCTTGGACATGGGAATCTTTCGCCACCCATAGCCCGAACGCCAGTGAACCGTACTGGCAGCGATTCTATGACGATGAGCCGTGGTGGGCGGGTTGGCGTGGTGGTTTCATGCCTGACAACATCCGTAACCTTGAACCGCTCTTCCGTGAGAGTGACATCAAGGAATCTCCCAAGTCTCCCAGCGATGGCTATCAGACGGCTTTCTATCAGATTGCTGAAGCCATGAACATTTCTGCCCAGTCGATGAGCCCGAAGACTGTGTTCGAACAGCAGATGCTTCCCAAGATCAAGGAATGGGCGAATCTCTCTTCCACTCCCGTTAATGCTCAGCTTGTTGAACACATCATTACAGAGCTTCGTAAACTTGGAAGCATTGCCAGTACATTCACTCAGCTTGAGCGTGATTTGACTGCCATCATCAACTGGTCCGCCAAGCCTCTGTACACCAAGGAGACGCGCAAGTGATGCGGCAGAAGGTTGATGTCCATAATATCGATGCATTAAATCCAGTCCATTACGTTGAGGTTGATTTGTATACCAAAATCAATCACCTCCGTGATGGAAAGTCTGACGATCTGGAAATTCAGAAGGAAATTGCCAAGAATGTCGGCAATCTCATTCATGCCCATTTCATTTCTGATCTGATTTATTTTGCCAAGGAAGGTAATGATTTCAATATCGATAAGCGTTATTATATCGCAAATAGAAATATTGACGATGACCTTTTCGATAAAATGGTTGGTGACCTCCTTGATCGGATTAAACGGGCTACGGTTCCGTTCATGAAGGCACTGTATCGTTTTCCTTACATGGATTTTGCCGTTACCCAAGAATATTCTTGGGCATATGATTGTGAAGTCGTCAATGTACAGGCAAGACTCCACAAAGAAGATTGACAGTCAAAGTGTAATACATTATAATCCCAGTTAGCCAATCTAACTGGGATTTTTCGTCATGAACACAATTCTGCTTCTTGATCTAGAGGAAACCATCATTTGGGACTGGCTAGATAAGCCTACGCTCATGTGTGCGGCATTTCCATGCCTCAAGGAATGGGTATGTAGCCAGTTGGGTCCGGAGACGCATGTAGGCGTTCTCTCGTGGGCTATCTGGAATGCTCATGATATCAAGGAGTTCAGTCGTAGGAACATTCGTTCCGATATCGAGATTACGCATGGTTTCAAATTCGATGATAGCCTCATCTTTCCCTTGGATGATTTGCTAGAGAATTTCAAGGTCTGGTTGAAGATGCCGTTCATTGATCGTGATGATTTATGTGAGTTTGTGAAGAAAACTCAGATGGCTATGGAAATATGGCAGAAAATGTTTCAACAGCCTAACACTCAGGTCATTTTATTCGATGATACGGTTCCAGATATTACGTTAATTAGCGATACCATTCCGAATAATTCACTTAAATTAGTGAATCCCCTGACAATTATTAGCAAATCAAGGAATTAATTATGGAAATTAAATCGCTTAATGAACTTCACAAAGAAGTCAAGAAGAAGCAGGCACATATTGCCGCAGATATCATTGATGATGTCATGGCAGGTATTTCCAAACGGATTGAAAATAATGAAAAGAAGCTTCAGTTTGAAAGAAAAGCACATTTTTCTTCCGAATATCTTGAGGGGGTAAGGATTACCTCTAGTCTGTTTAAGCGAATCAATGAAATTACCAAATGGCATGTGAATAAGAAACTTCACCCGCTAGGTTATCACGTCAGTATCATTCATACCTCTGATCGCAATGGTGCATACACCAATACACGAGCCTATGCGGTAGTGCGTGTGTATAGACCCAAGACTCAATGGATCACTGATCTGTTTGATAAGATTTGTTATAGTGGTGTGGCTGGAACGGATGACTATTCATTTTAAGTAATTGCAAGTATAAGGAAATTGTGGGATAATAAATACTTGATAAACGAGTATTTTACTATGTCCGCACACATTTCAACAAAAACCATCCTTGCCCATGTTCTAACTGCTCCGGCTGCTAGCGTGGACGGGGATGTTTATAAGACAATTTCCGCCGATTCCGAGTTTCTAATGATTGGTCCAGTTAAATTTCCGCTGAACTACTTTGATATCGGTGGCATGAATCGAGACTCTATGGTCTTGATGGATACAGATAATAAGTGGCATAATGTGATGCTACTAGGTAAGGACGGTCAGAAGCTAGATCATCCTAACTGGGAAATTGAAGCTTACGAACCAGCAAAGATTCGTAATCACCACCTTAACTCTCGTTCTTAATTAACAAAGGATAACCTCATGTCTGGCTTTACTGATGAACAGCGTGACGAAATCAAGGAACTCATTCGTGAGGTTATCCGCGAAGAACTATCTATCGCAGTTGAATCGGGTAGAGATTATTATACCAAATCGCTAGCGATCAAGCTGGAACTTAAGGACTCTGATAATTTTTCTTGGAAAAGAGATTCTTTCTCCGAGGCAGAATTCAGCATGCGAGACTTGGTATAAAATTTTAACCCTCACATCCATCCTTAAAGGTGATTCATGGAAAAATACGCGGTTATCGTAAAGAAGACTATCCATATTCCGGGTGATGAGCGTTCACGCACGAATCCCGGTCATGGCTACCCTGAATCCACCGAAACCCATGATGAATTGGTTACCTTCAAGGACAAGGATGATTTCATGGAATGGATCAAACGCAATGAAAGCCGAGCTTACGGTAAGCAGGCGTTCAAGGCTATCATGTATACTGAACTGACAATCTCCACTTCCATCAACATTGACGTAAAGATCACTTGACTTACATTTAGAATGCCCTTATAATGTATTTCACAGTCAAGTAAGGGCATTCTCATGAAACGTCGCGTCACTGCTGCCGAACGCATCGCGTTCCTCACTGGTCAAGACTTCGCCGATATGAAGGATTGTCGCTATCAGCCAACCCGCTATAAGGTGGCTGTGTACGTCCTTGGCAACGATTACTACTGCTCGCCTGCTGGCAAGGCACTTCCTGACGTGGGTTATCCGTGGGAAGAGATTGGCGAGTACAAGGACCAGAAGGTCTACCGGGCTACTCCTACCTCTTCCTCTGAATAAGGAATCATCATGCATCCTCATGTTATCCGTGAAGAAGTTCTTAAAGAAATCGAATCGATCCGTGAAAACAACCGTGATCTGTTTTTCGACACTCCCAAGAAAAATCGTAAGTATGATGACTACGGCATTGCTGAGGATGGCATTCGTCCGATGTATCCTCGTGACTTGGATTTCAAGGAAATGGAAGACATCCGTCTGATCAAGGAATACACAACTCTTGTTCGTCGGGCTTGCCGCCAGCGTTGACAATTACGTTGTAACCGGTATAATACATTTCAACTTCCCAAGGAACAACGATCATGACTGAAGCAGTTCAAACTATTTATGTGTTGATCGAACGTGGCGGCGAATACAGCGATGCATGGCATAATAACCTTATGGCATCCCATGATCGTGCGAAGCTGGAAGCACACGTTGCGAGAGTCCTTGACTACCGGAACCGCATCAATGCGTTTGCTCCGACCATGTATCCTCAGTGGGAAAAGTTTGCTGCCGAACATGTTATCCCTGAGCGTCCTACTCTTAAGAGCTTCCCCAAATGGAAGGCCGGTTTGCGTAAAGAAGAGATTACACAGGAAATGCGTGATGAGCGGAAGGCTATTGAAGCTGATAACCGCAATGCTTCCGAAACTTGGGGGAAGATTTGGTCTGAGCGTGAGGAAGCTTGGACCCATACTGTGAATGGATTCCTTACGGAAGCTGGATTTAATTTGGAAATCGACCACATCCCCAATGCTGTCTACTATTTTCGTGAAACTTTTTTTCAAGGTGGTACGGATCGTGATCTTTTCTACGGTCGCGAGTTTGAGATTGAAGAGCTTGAATTGGTTTGACACCAATCGTTTTAACACCTATAATACATTACATCACATTACAAAGGATAAGTCATGATCACTCATAACTTCGAAACATTTGATGAGCTTGTTACGTTCCTCACTGAACAGAAAGAACAAGGTTCTTCAGCCATTGAAGTTGTTACTGGAAATGCAATGCATGCCAAGGTCATCGCTCTCCACTTGTTCTCGGCTGGTTACGAACATATCAAGGCTGGTAGCGAGACAAACCGGTTTATTGTTAACATTTAAGTTATATGGGAATATAGCTCAGTTGGTTAGAGCAAGGAACTCTAAATTCCCGTGTCGTGGGTTCGAATCCCACTATTCCCACCATTTCATGGCTCGTTGGTACAGTAGTAGTGCAACGGACTCTAAATCCGTCTAGGTCGGCGCAAATCCGACACGAGCCGCCACTTGAAATATTTTTCAACTTCAACCTATATTCACACATCTGAGGTAAACTCTATGGCACCAGATTATCCGAAGTTTGCCAACATGATTCGTTCTCTCCGTGATGCTGGTTTTGAAATCAATAACGTTGATATCACGGCTGACGGTCATATCGTGTCATTTGTGATCGGGGGGTTTAGTAAGAGTGGAACGGCTCACGTCGAATATGAACCGGTTAGTGATATGATCAAGGTTCACACTCGTTATGATCGAACGACTATCATCGATGGTTATGATGATCTTGTGTATGAAGCATGGTATTGGTATACTGTCTCCAAGGACAAGGGGTTTGATTTTCCCGACCAGTTCCTTCCTGATTTCATACGTCTGAATCTGGTCAAGAAAGTCGTCATCCCTGAACGTATCATATACCAATCAAATTAACCTAAAGGAATTATTATGTCTCCCGCTACTGCATCTACCGTTGCCGAAAATACCACCTCAAGCGTTTCCAGTGCAGGTAATACCATTACGGATGCTGCAAGCAAGGTTCCTGAGTTCAAGGATATCGTATCGCAGACTCTTGTGGACAGCATCAGTGCCGTCAAGAGCGGTGCCGCATGGATTCAAGGTCAAATTCCTGATATTCTTACGCAGTTCCTTCACTGGCAGCTAGCCAAGAATGTCGTGACGTTAGTTCTGTGGATCATCTACGGTATCGTCGTCTATCTGGTTATTAAATCCAAGTGGATTAAGGCTTTTGATGATGTGTCAGAGGGCTTTTCTACTGTCGTCCTTGGTATTGCTGGTGGCATACTGACGATCTATGGTGTGTTTCATGTCATTGATGCGATTATGAATATTGTTCAGATTGCCATTGCTCCCAAGGTCTATTTGCTTGAGTACGCGGCAAGCCTTGTCAGAAATAACAGCTAACTAACCTGAAAGCCCTGTTCATAGCAGGGCTTTTCTTTTTCACGCTGTCAGGTATAATACATTTCATGAGAATCTATTCGACCAACCATACTGTAGAATCCAAGAAGCTCCGTTTCATTACGGTAGCTAAGACCTTCATTGGCTCTTGGGTTGACCGTCCATACTTCGATGCCTACACCCTCAAGAAGGTGGTCAGGCTCAAGATTGGTTTTGTAACTTTTTTCAAGATGACCACCAAGGACATCACCTTCGATGACTACAATATCATCAAGGATCGTTCCTTTGCGGCCAATGACAAACAGGTTATCCTCCCGGTGGTTCCATGATCGTTCAAACCCTTCTCAGTACCAAACTGAAATCCACTGCTGTTACAGATCGTCGTGCTCCACCTGTTGCGGGTGCACAAGACATAGGACGTGGGTCTTTCTGTCATGTGTATTCGCATGAGCTTGATCCATCCGTAGTCATCAAGGTCATGGTTACCGATGACAATAAGGCCATGATCGATTACTTCCGTTATTGTAAATATAATCATAAGAATAATCCTTACCTGCTCAAAGTCTATTCCATTCTCAAATCTGGAATTCACACGCTGGTAATTACTGAGAAATTGGTGAACCACTATGGGTTAGCCGATGAATTTATTTTTGATAATATGATTCTGTCTGAAGAATGGGAAACCGCAAAGCCCAAGAGTTTTGCTAATAAAAAGATTAAGAGTATCCTGTCAAGGCTTAGTAGGATTGCCAAGAAACATGAGTATACTCGCTTCGATATGCATGGTAATAATATTATGTTTCGAAACGGTAATGCCGATGAATTGATTCCGGTGATCAATGATCCGTTGTATGACCGGAAGGCTTTCCTTAAACTTCATAAAATGAAGCAGAATACATTTAAGGTACAGAAAGCTCCTTCACCTCATAAAGTTGATAAGGAATTTCTTGAAATTCCTTTGGTACATCAAGGTAATAAGATGATTGCTCGGGATTTTAAACCTAAGCAATTGAATAAACCGATTAATCATGATGAATCTTTTCAGTATGCCTATATGCAAATGTTTCCGGAGCCACTGAAATTTGGTACTAAGAATGGTACTGAAATCAAAATTTCGGTTTCCAAGCCTAGAGGTGGTAGTTGGCCTGAAATGATCTTTGATATTTCAAAACTTAAAATTAATAATTTAAATGCACTCTGATCAGACCGATAAATATCGTAAACACCTTGGTGAATTTATGAATAAGTGGTTTGAAAAAGATTGGGTCTGCTACAGCCTGCTATTTTTGATTTTAATTCTTTATTGTGTTGGAATTGGCGGACCCATTGTTTTAATCATGAAGTGGATGTATGATTTAGGTTCATACTGGATCACTTAAAAATGGTTATTGATTTACTTAGCTTAGTTAAAGATCGTTACTATCGTTTAGTTAAAGCTCTCGACTTGGGTTACATGTCTTCTGCCGATAAGAAGCGTGTAACCAAGAAGATTGAGCATCTTCAGAATATCATGCGAGTGTACTCCTTCCTCGACTCTACCAACTATTTCTTTAGTTTGGAAACAGAATCCTCAGCCGGTAAGCCACTTGGAACCTTCCTGTCTCATTGGAATTGTAACAAGGATAAGGCTTTTGAATCAATTGACTTAGCCTATAAAGTTGTGTAAGATCATCCGAACTATTGGATGATCATATGACCGACCTTAATGCTTTACTTGAGCGTATCGTAAACAACCTCTATGAAGACCCTGCAACCAAGGGTGATGTTTCCTTTGTAGAAGCTTGGGAGAAGACAGGTAATCATTTTGGTGTTGATGCACTGGAAGATGTGCGTACAGGTTGGGATTTGCGTAAGCGTACGATTGCGAATATCGATAACCATGGAACCGAAACCTTCGATCTAATCTGGTCGCGTCAAGGTTGCGATTATGGTCCGTCAGCCCTTGATCGTGTACAACAGGGTTGGGAACTCCATATTAAATATGCTGAATAAAGATAATCCCTTAGAAGAAATCTGTGAATGGTGCCAAACGGCCTATCCATTAGATTCTGTATCATTCGTTTGTTCAGCTTATGGTAAGTGGCATTGTGGCTGCTACATGTACGAAGACATCGATATGAACAATCCTCCCCATGATTATGGCGACGATTGACATTACATATAAAGCATTATAAACTCTTGGTTCATTCAAAAAGGAAGCAAACCGATGAACATGCAGACCCAGTATGGCCGTGATCTTTACAACGACCTGACTCGCCTCGTGTCCGAGCCGGAATCCCCGTTCTATTCCGTTGACCACGTGAAGGATAATGCCTTCCTCCGTGTGTTTACCTATCGACTTGCCTCCTATTCCGATTTCATCAAGCCTTCGGCTCTGGAATCTCGCGGTCACATGTTCGAAGTAACTGAGTCGGGTGATTACATCCGTCTGGCGGCTCTTCCGCCTGCTAAGTTCTTCAACCGTAACGAAAACCCGCTGGTCATGAATGTGGATTTCTCCAAGACTTCCATGATCATGGACAAGATGGATGGTAGCATCATGACCACCTATCTCATCGGTCCTAACCTGTATCTGAAGAGCAAGACGTCCGTTTCTTCGCCGCAGGCGAATGCTGCCAATGAATACCTGAACAAGCCGGAAAATTCGGCTCTGTACAACTATCTTCTTTTCATGATCCATGCTGGTTATTCGGTTTCGCTTGAGTGGACCAGCCCACGCTATCCGTTCCGTATCGTTCTGCCTTACGCTAACGATAAGCTGACGGTGCTATGTGCTCGTGACCTCATGAACGGTCAGCATGTCTCTCACGATTTTCTGTACGCAGAAATGGAAGAGTACGGTTGTGTCGAACATCTGGTAGAAGATCACCTGACGGGTATCGAAGATTCCCGTAAGATGGAATTCATTGATAACATTCGTCATATGCGTGATATCGAAGGTTACGTAATCTTTGCTGATGGTATGTACACCAAGCACAAGACCGATTGGTACTGTGCTCTCCATCACACCAAGGATTCGGTAGCTTCGCCGCGCCGTCTGTTCGAAGCAGTTGCGCGTGAAGCACACGATGACCTTCGTGGTATGTTCTTTGATGATGCGGATACTCTCCGTCGCATCGATGAAATGGAAGCCAAGGTTCAGGGCATCTATCGCGAGCTTGAAAAGAATGTCGATGGATTCGTGAAGGAGAATGGTCACCTTGATCGTAAGGATTTCGCAATCAAGGGTACGGCTGAACTTCCGCGTCTCTACTTCGCACTGGCAATGAACATGTATCTTGGTAAGTCTAACGATTATCAGGAATGGCTGGTCAAGCATTACAAGGACTTCGGTTTCACGGATGAAGCTGAAGAACTCGTAACCGAAGTGACGGAGTAAGTTATGAAACTCTATGACTGGCATGGTACGCAACGTGCAGACATTCCGGATAGTCAAGTAAGTAAACTGTTCTCCTTGAAAAAGGGTCAATGGGGTGTAAACCCCATTACCCTCAAGGGTGATGCTTATCTGGTTCGATTCAATGAAGTGGGTTCTATTAAGCTAGAATCCAGCGTGGGTCTATTTGATAATCTTGTCATCTATATCCATAATGGCGATTATCTTACTAACTGAAGAATATCTAACATGAATTACAAGTTAAAAACTTTTCTGTTCGCTCTTTTCCGTCCTGACTTCTGGACTATGTTAGGTACATACAATCAGGCATACGATGATTTTGTTAATCGTTTGCTCGATGAGTATAATTTCACTAACATCGGAGAGCACACGGCTTTCCTGAATGGCTATAAGTTTTGGATTGCAAATTATCCTTATAGTTTTATGGTTAAGCACACTGTGTATAGCTGGGAAAAGGGTAAGCGATGGCCTGATGATATGAAAACGTATCGCCCTAGCCGATACACCTGTTATCGTGCTCATAAGAAGCTAAGTAAGTTTCCCGAGTATAATACTAAGGTGAAAGTCCTAGCTGATGAAAAATACTTCAACGAAGCTTCTTGACAATAACGATTAAAGCTTTATACTATCCATTCCAACAACAAACCAACAAAATAAAAGGTAACTCAAATGGCTGAAGATTCGAACGCACGTTCCCCATACCGTTCCTCGCTTGATTATCCACTTTCGATCAAGCAGGTTCGTCACTTCCTCCGCACGGCAGGAACATGGCAGGAGCGTCGAGTGTGGGCTGACATGCTGAATGGTCCAGAGTATAACAAGACCAAGACCACGCGGAAGCCGAAGGAAGAAACCCCTGCATCGGCCAAGGGTAAGAAGAAGTAATCCAAGGGGAGCTAATCGCTCCCCTTCTCTTATTGAAGGTATAAATTATGAATCAAAATATCTATAACGTAGCTATCAGGGATCGCCGTTTCTATCGTGCCTATTCCTTTGGTGCAGTTTTCATTCTATTCGTTATCGCCCCGGCTGTCAGTGTTGATCGTGTCGTTTGGGGTCTGTGTATGATCGGTATCCTTCTGGATGTTCTACTAACCCGTAGCATTGAGAAAGATTTCATTAAAATGGAATCTCTTCTGAATGAAATCGATGAATTGTCTGGTACACAGGTTGACAATGGCTAACTGGTGGATTACTCTCGCGTTCGTTGCTCATGCTGCCATGCACCTGTTGTCCGCTGTAGGCATCACATGGGCCTTCATTCACTCTTACAATGAGCACAAGCCCAGTAAGTGGAAGTTGTTCATGGCTGTGGTCTGGTTCATTCTAAGCATTGCTCTGATGATGACCAACCACGAAGCCCTTCATCACTGCTAAGGAATCATCATGTCTTATCACGGTAGCGTCTCAGGTTACGATGGCTATGCACTTACCATCATTCGTAATGGTGGCTCCATCATTTCTGGTCCAGCACTCTATACAGATAAAACGGTTCCTAATAAGAAGTCTGTTTATCTTTCATTCAAACATGATTCAAAGAAATACGTTATCATGTTCATGAGTTCATTGTATTGTTTTGTAACCGAAGTGGAACACGATCATGGCGGAAAGCACAAGTCGTGTCTGTCTTTGGGTGAAAAGGTTGTTCGCACTCATCTGATCAAACGTAACGAATTCTCCCCTAAACTCAAAGAGATTCTAAATACTAATCATGAAAAAGAAGCTGAAAAAACCTAAGATCAACAACCTCGTTGCCAAGAATGCTCATGCATTCAACAAGGCTACGGTGATGCGTGATCGTAAGAATGACTACAAGCGAAAGCCCAAGCATTCCGACACCGAAGGTTAACCCTCTGAAACCCACAGCAATGTGGGTTTTTTAATTTAGAATTGAAACGTCAAAAGCTTGACATATCACAATTAAAAGTTTAATATGTGAAGACAGTGGGGAATCACTGACGCGCAAGTTAAATGTAGTATCCTAAATTACATACCAGAGGAAACGTAGTTACAATGAGCAACATCATCAATCTGACCTCTCGCCTGAGAACGCTAAGTCAAGCACTCGTAATGGCCGAGAGAGAAGAAGCCGAAGCGTTTGAAGTCCTAGAGGAACACCGACTGCTTGACGACGAAGGACTCCCCATTTTTGAAACCCAGTATGAGCAAGCTTGTACTAAGGTAGATGAAATCAGTAATGAAATCGAACAGGTTGAAAATGAGTTGGAAGAGCTTTCCAATCAGCATGATTATCGTGGTGAAGATTACTAAAGAGAAAAGCCGCCAATTGGCGGCTTTTTCATTGGGCGGAACGTTGGTAGCCTGCTGCTGTAATGCGGTTACCTTGCTTATCACGTAACACCTTATATTGGTTTTGCAACATATCGTGCTGCTTACCGTTTAGTCTTACTTTGTTACCGGCTTGAGTTGTATAGATGTGGGTACCACCCGGAGTAGGCGGTCTGACTCTTCCAGAGCTTCCTAAGGCTTGCGCAATGGTCTTCCAATGCTCCCCATGCCCCGGATCACCGAACGGTCTCTCGTTCACGTTTAGCCAGTGTGCGACGTTATGGGCAACCTCATGCGGGATAATCTCTTCAAGCATCCATTCCGGATACTCGGCTAGCGATTGGTTGCTAATGCGGATATACCATCCATCACGCTTATTCCAGCCAGCGCTTCCATGATTGGAAACCTTGTCAACGAAGAATATGTTATCAAGCTTCACATTAGCCTTGAACATACGATTACCTTTCTTGATTAACTCGGCGATCTTTGCACGTACCTGATCTTGAATATCCATAACATTACCGTAAAATTGTTTAACTATTTATTTGTTGCTTTTATTACTGGCAAAGAAAAGCCCCATTGCTGGGGCTTGGTTTATTTCTTTTTGTCGTATGTAAATGAATCACTGATGGACAATGGAACTGCTATAAGCTTACATTGTTCACTGGTGGCGACAGCACAATCGTGTATCGCCTTTAAACTCATGACCGCTGCACATCCGGACAAGAGAGTGCCTAGAATCCATATGGCTATGGTGGCTTTACCAAGATACACATTCATAGACTTATCCTAACAATTCATTAATTTTCTCTGGAAACTCACAAAACACCTCGTTGGTATCGACCCAGCGTAACATGTAAAATGATTCTAGAGGACCAGTCAGGAACGCTTCAATCTTAATGAAACGTCCTTCCTTTACTTTTATTACCGTACCGACTTTGTAGCTCATTTTAATGTCGTCTATCGTCACGGTTGGGTTCAAGTTCAAAGAAATGAATATCCCCAACTGTTAAGCGATAATGTCCATTGACGAAGGTTACTTTTCCAAATGGCTTTTTCTTATCTTCATCAAACAGTGGTATTTTACTGGTGTAACGAAAATCTGAAGAATCTATATCCAGTGAATTTAGAATGCCATTACTGATATGCATAATCTATGAAACCTCCGAGCCGTCTAGGAAAACTATTTATTACTTTTTCTTGTTCTTTTCCTTAAGACGCTTCCACTCAGCCATTGGTACATGACTAACTGGCTTAGCACTCTTAACAATCATGTTACCGCGATCATCTAGAATAAACACATCTGGACGATTTAACTCTTCTACAAGAGCCGTGTGGAACTCTAATGCCGTCAGCTTGATCTTCTCGCGAACATCGTAGGCTGGCTTACCCGGCTTGAAAAAATAGATTCTACCACTGTTATGAAAGCTATACTGCATAAACTGAAAAACCTCAAAAATACTACTTACGATTGAATGATACGGCTTTCTTTCTTGAAAGACGCTTGGTGATCGAACTTATGGCAATCAAAACCTGCATTAACCTTCAGTTCGATATACTTCTTCAGTTCGTCACCATCGTCTTCAAAGAGCTTGGTGACGGACGAAAACTGGTTGTTACCCTTGGATGCGACAACTACGTAACGAAACATGTTAGATTCTCTCTTTATAGAAGATATGATTTCCAACTTGGGCTACTTTAACTAACCCTTGTTTGGTCCAACCAGACTTTAGACTGGCTACGTGGAATGATACAGCATTTGGCATCCAGTTGTCAATGGTTCCATTAAGTATTGTGGTAGCGACTTTGACGCTCTCTTCATACTGCGTTGACGCTATTCTACCACTTAATTTATGCTCTCCGCTAGAGCAATACCAAGAAAATTGACAAAATTTCTTATGATTCAATGAAACGGATTGCTTGATTACACCACAGATGGTGTTAGGGTACTTAGAACTCTTAGTTCTATTCAATATAACCAAACCTACAGCTTCTTTGCCCTTGTAGGACTCGCCAGAAGCTTCATAGTAAATTCCCTTAGCCAAACAGTTTAGTTCTGTTGGGGAAATCACTGGTTGTGGCCTGTAGGCGAGCAGAGGTTCAGTCTGGATAACATATGTCATATCCAATGTAACCTTTGGCTTCACCTCGTTATATTCAACAGGCTTAATGTTGGTTGGTACGCTACAACTACTTATCAATAAGCAGACTGCAACGATTATGGCGGTAAACTGACTCATCGTTCTCATCCTTTGTTTAAGTTTTTGTGGTGTGAAAAAACAAAAAGGCCACTCTAAGTATAACCTAGAGTGGCCCTTACTTGTGCAATTTGTTTATCCGCTAGTTGCTTCTAGGTGATAACTCATGTAACATCACAGAATTACCAAGTTCAAACATCGAACTGACACTTAAGTTTTTGTGGTTTTAATGACCGCATGTTCCACGTCATGGTGATAAATTCATAGCTTACACAGCATTTGTCCCCAAATGATGATTATATTAGATATAATGGAGTAAGTGATGTCATTGGGAGTGCGTCATAACAAGTATGCTGCCCACTGAATTCCCAAGTCTCAAAGATGATGGTGTGATTATTGAGTCAATCTCAATACTTCGGGTGGAGCACTAAGTCTCGTATACACCCTGTAACTATAGATTCCTTATGAATCCTAGTAAAACTGGTACTCCGTACGGGTATCGATCCCGTTTCTGCTGGGTGAAAGCCAACTATCCTAGCCACTAGACGAACAGAGCACAAAACTGGTACACCATGACGGTTTCGATCCGTCTTCTTAACCTTGAAAGAGTCGTATCCTAGCCACTAGACGAATGGTGCATATTATATTGTATGGTTATTTATATTACCACAATTCTTGTGAAAGTCAAGTCTACTATTTATGACTATCTTTAAAAAAGTGTAATATATTAGAATTCTTTAGGGTAATGGAATTTCTTACAATGGTCATAAGATTCCACTGGCGTATCACCACAATACCATAAACCTTTGAACGTACAACGCCATTTATCATTTACATAAGTAACTTTAGGTTTGTTCATGATCCTCTTCTTCACCATAGAGGCAATCCTCATCGACATTCCAGCGCATGACAACTTCTCCACCACAATGCGGGCAATAATTGTCATCAATGCTTCTAGCCTTTCCATCACATTCACCACAACGGACTGTGCGACCTTTCTTTCTCATGCATACGCCACTCACTTCAACCACCCTTCAATGTTTTGTTGGCAAGTCGAAGATCAGCAACGGATACACCACCGGGTCCAAATTGCATGCCACCATCAGCATAAATGCCTAAGGCAATATTATCTGGACACGCATCCGACAAATATTCAGCAAAATTAGCGAAAGGCTTCAATGCCTCACTAAGCTTAGCCACCTTGGCATGAAGCTCTTCAATACGTTTATCTTTTGTATCTGGAACGTAATTATCGTTTTCCCAAATGCTCATAGATCACCTGACTTACAAAAGACAGTTATTGTGCGATCACTAAACATGGATGATGGAATTTCCCAATTGGTACCATCATACTTAAGAAACTCAGGCATAAAGGTCATAACACCATCATAGGCAATATTGTACTCGCCCGGTTCAAGATTGCCTTCTGCATCAACATTTTCGTTGATGACATTTTGAAGCAAGACAACTTTAGGTGGCTGTGTATTCACTGTTGATTCCTAGGTTAATGGAAGCCATTTTCTTGGCTTTAGCTCTAATCAGGTTGATCAAGGCTAGCACAAGACTGTTACCATTGTAAAGAGTGTGATTGTAGTACTCAAACGATTTTTCGGTCCAAGCAGTTACCGTGTACTTCTTATTGATCATTTAATAACCTCATGTATTCTTCCAGAAGAATGTCTTCAGCAGGGCAATCCCCGTTTAAACAAGACACGTAATGTTCAACTGGATCAGGATACACATAATATTGACAGATTGCAACGGCTCCGTCACATTGTAAACACTTCAAATTCATCTGAACGCACAATAGAGAAGACCGTGGAATGCTGCTCGACACTCAGTCCATGCTTCATAGCTCATGTAGGCTTTAAGTAAGCCAATTCCAATGATCGTAGCAAAGACTAACGTAATACCTATCTTATCACCAAGCTTCATAATGTAACCGTTGCGTTATGGTTATATTATGCCGTTTAATGAATATTTTGTCAATAACAGAACCAGTACCCACATCCTGCGGTGGTACACTTCTCACCACCACCTGAGGCTGCATAAACGTTAAAGAGTCCACAGTTAGGGCAAGGATCGCCTGAAGATTCCTTAACAACAGGCTCAGGCTTACGAATCCAGCCATTTGCACGCCAGATTTCCTCTGAACCGGGCCATTCCCCATTAAGAATTGCATTGTTGACTTCATTGTCCAGCCGTTGACCGGCCAAGCTTATGTAGATTGCCTCAAAATAGGAACGTAGCTCTTCAGGAATCTTTTGAAGATTAGCATAGAATTCGCTTAGTTCTTGACAGGTTTCACAATTACAATCTCTGGTTTCCATAATTTTCTCGTTTAGAATAAAGTTTAGCTTTCGCTTTGTTGGAGTGTGTTGCTGACGCCAGTTCGAATAGTGGTGTTAGAATAAACTTATTGTTCGGTCGAATGATCAAGAGGTTATTGGTTATTCTGTACATTTCCCACAGGAATGAATTACGATAAGACTTTGGGATAAGGTCATAGCCATAGCTGATGATGACAAGATCGTACGTCGCCAGTGAATGATTATGCTTAGCCACTTCTTCAAACGATACCCCATGACATGCATTGCCTGTCTCTTGGACGTAGCGCTCAGCCATGAACTTATCAGCACCCTCAACGGCACACAGCTTATGGTTACGAGCGATCCACTTAGAGACCAGCCCATCACCACAAGCCATGTCTAGGACTCGCGCTGTGCGCCATACAGGGCCATCCCATATCTTCCCAAGGCATATCTCCACATCTAGAGCATGTGGGTTAACGTAACTGTCCTTATTCTCAAGGTAGAATGCGTCTACACCTTGCTCTCTATAATGGTTAGATATGTCTCTCATAATTATTCTCTTAGACAATAGTCGAACCATTCGTCCATGGTGAAGACCAACACCTCATCCGTGATGAGATTGTGAGGAATGATGACGCTACCGACTTCGAAGCGGAGAGTGCACAACATTTCGACGGCATCTACTGCCATGGCGTGGGCACGATTGATCGACACGACTTTAGCCTCCGCACGATTGAGAGGCTTGTAATACTCGGCCTGAATCCTGATAGAGCGCTCGTGAATGGCCTGAAGCACTTTTTCAACAGACATGGCGGTCTTGACGGCGAACTGGTCTACAACCATGTCCTCGTCTTCCCCTGCGTCCATCCCCAATTGGATAATATACTTATTCATTTTGCTCTTCTTCGATTTCTTCTTCGGCATCGTCTTCTCGTGCAAAAAGTAGAGGCAAGATCAGTGTCACATCGGACAGATTCTTTCCAGCCGACTCAATCGAGAACATGATCCCGCCATGATCAGCCGGAAAGTCTCTCACGTCGTGCAGACGAAAGTCAAATGTCTCCCCATTCTTTAACTTAACTTCATATCGATCATATTGTTCAACATAATCGACAGTACCCTCAATCGTTTCACCGCCATAATTAAACAGCGGAATACTCATCGCTAGGCGAAGGTCAAAATTACAAGTGAGGGCACCAAAGCGATTCATATACGTTCCAGATATCGGTTAACGAAGAGTTTAAGTTCACTAGGTACCTTGTAGTCTTTACCACACATAACATTGCGACCTTGTGTAGACTTCATGAGACCCATATTGTTATCAATCCAAAGATCATACCCATCCCTGTAATCAAGACCCGATTCCTTTCCCTTACTCTTGTGAAAGACGTACAGTGCATGACAGAAGATTTCATGGCGAGCAAAGATGTCCATGAAAAAATAACCTGTCACATCATCATAAACAAAGTCCAGATGAAAATCGCGAAAAAGTTTCATTGCCAAGGCTTTATCTTTGGTGATGAATCCACAATCCTTACGCTTGCCAATGAGCCAAAAAGCCAAACGAAACTCAACGTTTGGATACATGGAATTCAATTCCTTTACCACAGCCTCACGGTCTGCGTCAAGATGCATGTATTCCCAGTAATCTTGATTGCGTCTGCTATGCATATCGTAATCGAGTTCATACCAGTCATTTTGTGATTTCAGCTTTTCCATATGGATTCTTTCATTGGATATATGACTGAAGTATAATGCAATTGCATTGTATTGTCAAACCGTTCGTTCAGCCACCGTTATAAGACAGAGTAATCTCTGTGTAGGCTGGAATGTCAGTGATTGCTTCGAAAGTGAATTCTCTGGCAACAAAATTCATATGCTTCACTCTGAAGTTAGGCTTCTGTGAATTGTTACAATAAGAAAATGGAGACAGGACGATGCACGATTCGGTGAAACTAAACGGAAAGCAATGATCTAAATTGTGCGGCTTTGCCACAGGCAATACATTGACGATGAACCTTTCACCAGCCTTGATATCGACTCTGGTAAAGCATCCGAACCCATGGATACCTGATTCATCGGCATAGAATTCGTTCATAGCGTCATCCAGTCATTGATATGGTATGAGTGTAATACATTTGAACGGTAACGTCAATCAAAAAGAAAGCCTCCCATTGCTGAGAGGCTTCAAAAACTAAGGATTTATTTTTGGTGATAGCCATATCCTACTAAAGCTCTATCATCCGACGCTCGTATTTCTATTCGCGTCCTGCCCTTGCGGGTGTGCTTCTTGATTCTCATCGTGTAGCGCACTCAACTACCGATTACTAATTCCGTCTCACGACGGTAACTCACTGAAAGACCAAGGGCTGGCTTAACTTTCATCCACCTTTCGTGGCAATCCCAAATATACGCTGGTCCTGCGTTCCCATACCGTGGGTCTATGCCCTTCAAACTTTGTGACTCTATAGTAACACTTATTTAGTAGATGTCAAGCCTTGCCGTTTTTCTTCTCTAGCAGGATTTCCATCTTCATGAACGTAAGAATCAGAGACCAAAGAAGGTCTTCAGGACCGCCACCCTCACACATACGAATAGTATGCGGGCAACGACCTAGCAAATACTCTGCATTGGTAATCCAGCCATTATCACCCTTGAGAATGGTGTCGCGGGCTTGAATTTCGGCTTCGAAGTCAGTCAGAACACGGTCAATTTCCCGTGCTACATCTTCGTCTGAAGCATTCGGATCAGTACCCGGAAAGATACTACGAATGTTATCTTCAGTGCGACCATGCTTCTCTACAAGAAGTTTTCTTACGTTCTGAATGTTCATCTTACAATCCTTTAGTTGTTATATTAACCAATTTCTTTAAGAAGAGCTTCTAACTCCATGGCTCGACGCTGTTCTGGTGACACAATGGCATCCAAACGCTTTTCAAGTTCATCAAGCTTGCGCTTACTCTCAAGCAAAGATAACACAGCAACACGCTTTCTGCAATCTGTTAACCACTGGTCATACGTATACGATCCAACATGCTCGTATAGTGGAACACCAAGCTCCTTAGCGGCTTTACCATGATAATCTCTATGGGATAGCAACGAAGCTACAGCAGTGCGTAAAGCGGCAATGCTGGCCGTCTGGATGTTGACCGGACGCTGATCGTCGATTGGAAGAGAACAATTGGTTACCCAACTTTTCTTAGTCTCAGCTTCAAGAGATTCCAGTTCAGCACGATCCTTACGGACTTTGGCAAAAAGTTGGGTAATTTGGGTATCAATATCAGTCATGTCTATTCCTTAAATGTAATCAATTTCTTTTTCTTTACCATCGGCAAACACGTAAACCATCTTACCGAATCCAATGTGCTTCATGGCTTCCACGACCTGTTCTGTCGTAATAGCTGTTAGATCATAACCCTTACTTTCAAAGAAATCAGCAAATTTAATATATTCTGGTGATTTCTTGGCTGGAATTACCTTGTCAGTCTTATACTGTGAATAATGACCATACGTCTCGACACGCTCAGGCGTATAGAACGGATTTTCATTATCCCATGAACTATAGTAATGCTCTTTTTTATAAAAATCATTACCATCCATTCTAGCTGTAATGTAACGTGCGAACTGATGCAAGCTTCCGTAGTGATATCGACTACTGTTAGTAACAAAATTCAGCACTCTTGGGTTACCTGAACTATCCGGCTCAGCACTTTGAAATACTGTCATAAATCGATCTGGATTTGAAGTAGGAATAACGTATTGCTGCCCAGCTTTAATCGTATCCGAAATACGATGATAAATTCCAGAAATGCGATTGCCACTCGTGCTCGACAAGAATGCTTCTACCAAATTAGCATAATTAGCAACAGGTTCATTAGAAATGTCCTCGGCCAACGTAGCGACACCGGGAGTTACATAATGTTTACCATCAAAGAAAATGTGCTTCTTACCCTTATCATGCTGAAAAGCATCACGGCGATAACTCCCCACTTCAAAATATTTAAAGTGACCGATGTAAATCAATTCGCCATCGCTCTTGCGCAGCGTGTACGTATGACCCTTGATAAGCTCCTTGGCCGATACTCCTTTTTCCTGCTTCTCAGTGTAAAGTAACGATTGCTGGTAAGCATCGGAATTGACCGGGAGCAAGACTAGCTCACTGCCAGCCCACGCGTACACGCACTCTTCTACGATGTCACGCTTGGTCACATCGGAGTGTGCGAGCACACCTAGGAGGTTTTCCACGGTAATCTCAAACTCAAAGTCACGAGGGTCGTAGATGCGGACCATGTTCCGGCCACTGTTCGAACCCCAGCCGCCGTAGCGCTTCACACCCTTGTTCAAGACGAAGTTAGGCTTAGGCGTGTTCTCGATGTCGATATGGCCTAGCTCGGATTCACACCAACTGTTCCACGATGATTCCTTGCGAAGCTTGCCCTTCTCATCGTAATAAATTACGTAAGCAAGTTTGCCAGTGAATGTGTCTGGACGCTCCTGATAACCAACACGAATGGTCTTAGGGATAAAAAGTTTAGTTTCCATTGTTTCTCTTAATTTCAGCTAATTCTTCATGCAACAGAATGCGTTCTTCCTCCAATAACTTACGGAATTCAGGGTCATCCTTACACATGGTTTCGATGAGTTCATCTATTGTGATGAACCCATCAGGTATATTTTTAGAAGTCATGAGGCTGGGTCCATATGGATATTGGATTCCCACCATTCGTCCAGAGTTTCAATGAGGACATTGAAATCTTTTTTACCGTGATCGGGTAAGATAACGCAACCTAAATCAAAGGGTAAGACACGAGTCTTAAAACGAGCATCGACCACGCTATCGTAGTCTGTGTCGCTCATGGTCATGTTCCTGAGCTTGCGTAGATATTCCTTACGAGTTCCGATCAACGTTTCCAAGGTTGTGGTGATGGTATCGACCACAGAATCCTTAGGCTTTTGAGTCTCCACTCCGAATATTTCTGGTGCTAACTCAGCATCATGATAATGGATTACTACCGTATATCTCATTACCAATGTCCAATGGCTTGTTTAGTGAGGATGGCGAAGATAATCACGTTTACCGCGAACGTCGCCGTATTGAACTTCAATTGAGTATCCCAGCCACGATGAAATCCCATGGCAAGACAATATCCCAAGAGTGCTGCGCATATAACGAGCATAAGAATTGTAAGGATGATCATGATGCGGCCAATGAGGTTAGTTGTCATAGGCCGCATCATACAGTTATAAACAAAGGAGGTCAATCTACCGACTGACTCGTACCAATGCTTCATTGGTCATTAACTGCATAATCGTTGAGCGGTTATTCTTATTCGTACGATTATTAGTCTTGGGTGATTTACTCATCACCATCTTCCGTGTTCCGAAGGGTGTTAGAAGCTCGTAAACATAATGCTTCTTCTCACGGAGTATCTTGAAATCTGTCACGCCACAAGCCCGTAACATCGACTCGATTTCTCTTCTGCGGTGGTCCATCGTCTATCCGATCTGTGTTGGAAGGGATGCCGATCATGGTGGATGTCCTGTGATGTGCGTGTCAAGTGCCTCAGCGCTGTTATGGTACGATCCTAAGAGTATCAGCCTCTTCCACGAGAAGGTCATACACCTCTGGCTCAACATTGATACACCCGCCAGTGATCCCATGACGATCTTGTGCGTTGGGAGACTCTAGACGTTCTAGACGACGTTCCTTAGGCTTCAGTGTCCACACACGATGGATGGCGAAGATTTCTGTCGGGGTTTCCTTAAACATGAGTACGTCGCCACCGTAACCTTGACTATTGACCAAAACATTTTCCAATTCAAACGTTCCGGTAGGTGTAGAGGCACCGACTAATGCTGGATAACATTGTGCAGCAATGCAGATGACAGCTTTAGATAGACTAACAATAATTGTTGACATGGTTGATAATCCTTTATAGAATAAACCCACTACCGTTAGATAGCGGGTTTATTTGTATTAGCTAAATCGATTACTGACGAATGCGCTTGGGCATCGGATTCATGTAAACGTTGACCGATTCTGGTGTCATCGGGCCAAGATCACAATCATGGAGTACGATGCGAACCGCAAGCTGATTCATTGCAGCCGATGCACCACCACCAATCTGACCAGATGCGCCACCGTTACCATTGCCACCCATGGCAAAGTTACGAGCACCGGAGATACTTACTACAGTAGAAATAAGTACTGGCTGTGAGCCAATCAAATGATAGCGACCATCCGGAAGCAGCATCTTCTTATAAAACACTGCGTTACCATTAGCATCTACTTCAGGAGCAAGATCATCTGTCGTACCCTGTTCGATACGCTTAGTCTTAAAGAAACCGAAATACGTGCCTTGGATAGGAGTCTTTACCACAACTTGGCGAGGACCACAAGCTAGCGTTTCATGGATGATGTTACCAGCAACAACCTGTGACGGAAGCGTTGGGGGAACGATTGCCGGAATGAAAATCGTCTTCTCGCTATAATTGCTCGACGAACGATCCGAAGCATCCACATTCACATCCGAACCCGAACGAGTACTAGCATCCTGCCCCAGCGAGTTAGTGGACGACTGACCCTGACCATTGCTCTGTGCACCACCCGTTACCTTATTGGCAGACGACTGGCCGTTAGCATTAGTAGATGACTGACCCTGACCGTTAGAATTGGTGGATGACTGGCCTTGGCCCTGACCCTGTGCATTCGTACCGTTAGAGGAAGACGTGGAAGAACCGCCTGCACCACCTGTAGCTGTGCCACCCTGACCACCGGCACCGCCATTTGCAGTGTTGGTCGCAGTGTTGCTACCATTGGTAAGGTTATTGCCGCCGCTTGACGAACCGTTAGAAAGAGTGTTACCACCACTGGACGATCCACCAAGGATATTACCACCGCTGTTAGACGAAGTATTACCTACCGATGAATGGTTATCGTTAGTGGAAGAGTTACCAATGGAACTACCACCCGTGGCTGCACTGTTGGTGTTACCACCGCTGATAGTACCGGTCGTGGTGTTGGTCGCATTCTGTGTCGTCTGCGCCTTGTTATCAAAGTTCGGATTGATGTTGTTGCCGGTCGCAATCGAATTGGCCGAGTTACCGGCCTGACTGGCGTTGCTCTGTGTGCCATTGGCAGTGGAGCCATTGTCCACGTCACCCATGCTCTGACTGGACTGCGTACAACTGGTCGTACCAACCGGACATGGCTGGTTCTGTGCGAACGCTGTTAGTGGTAATACTGCAAGGATCGCAGCGAGAATAAATTTACGATTCATAATGTTACCCTGTTTGGTTTGTGTTGTGAAATTGGTGGAGCAATATAGGATTCGAACCTACTATAAGTCCAGAGGGTCAGACTAATCTTGAACGCGTGTACTGTGCGCCCTCATAGTCAACCATGGCCTGCCGCCTGATAGTGGCGGTGTGGTTTCCAACCCACCACTTTGCCCCATAACCTTCATCGGAGTTGGCCTTTCACCAACGTTCTTCCTCAAATTACAAGGAAGTCTTGCTACCTAGATGATCCGATTTATTGAAATACTATACCATCTAAAATATAACTGTCAAGTCGTGTAAAATGGTGGGAATAGTGGGATTCGAACCCACAAGCTTTATGACTTAGCATATTGCGGCCGGTTTAGCTCCTTTCTCCCTAAGTGGATATCCTCTAAAGAGGTGTTGCCTAGCCCGCGCGTCTGTCCAGTTCCGTCATATTCCCCAAAACATTAGAGAGACCGAGCGGAGGTGTCGAACCTCCCACATTGACGATGTAATGTGGGAGTCGAACCCACCTCAGATATCGTCCATCGCTTCAGTCATACCTACACTGGGACTCACTGGCACCCATTGCTACCCGGCTCTCTAAAACACTCTCTGACGGGATTTGCACCCGCATAGTCTATTTGCAGGGTTGGCACTATGCCCTAGAGCGGACTCGCACCGCTAATCTTTTCGGGGTAGTCCCCTAGCTATCACAGAGCTAACGTTTATCTTTGTCTTCGTACTCTTTGGTTTTATCCCGAATCTCTGCGTAAATGAAATACGGCAGAAAAAACGGCCAAAGTAATGCTACCACGAAACCTGCAATGTCTGCAAACGTCTTAAGCAAATGTTCAATACGTTCCTTGGTGCAGTGGAATTGCAACTCACTCTTCATCCATGTCTCTTTAACATCCGGATCGTTAAGAATTTCATGACGATCCTTCAGGTAAATGTAATGGATGATGATTCCTAAAAGAATGTATAACGCAATGATCACATAGCCTAAGTATGTCATATCACTCCCCAGCATGTACAGGACGATATTACACCAAGTAGGGTGTACGATCCTTAAATCCGTACAAGTCCTTGGTATCCTTCACATATTCGATCATCTTCTTAAGAAGCTCAGGATCATACTTCGTCGGATCGACCCTATACTGAAGGATTTCATCAATTAATTCAAGGTTCTCTGCGGCAAGTTCATCACGACCACACAGACAATCAGGAAGGCGAGCCATATCCATAGCAACCTTGGGTACGCTTAGCATCTTGCAGTGTTCCATAACGTCTGTCTTCCAAACGTTACCAATCGGCCAGATGGACGCACTTTTGTTAACAATGGAATAGGTACCAAGATTCTTTTCAGTACAATTAACGGCTGATGCGATCCAGTAGTTACCATTATTAGCTTCTCGTGTCAACGTTGCCCAGCGAGATTCGTCATCGTTGATACCGGTCAAAGTATATCTAACATTAATGTTAGCATCAGGGCAACGTTTACGAAGCCAAGGAATAACCTTAGTTTGAAACCAGCCGGGATTGATACCTTCTACATAATGATCACCACGAACACGCTGCGCTGACAATTCGCCACGTAGACGCATGGTTTCATACAGTAGAATAAACGTTACGATAGAATCAGTACCAGACAGACCCATGATGAAGCCGGGAACTGGTGTCTTGGACATGGAAACCTTATTGTTCAATCGATCAATAAGGTTATCAAATTTAGGACTGACGATCATGCTTGGTTGCCCTTAGCGTCTCGGAAAGCATACAACAGAACGGCTACGATGGCATCCGGATCACATGCTTGGTTCTTGGCATTTACCTTATCGTAAATGTCAGATGCTTCATTGATCATCTTCTGAGTGATCACCGGTTCCTCGGATGTTTCCGTAACGAATAGCTTCCTTACCGAATGTAAGTCCGGCAGGCGAGTATCAATAGAATAATCCAATTCGTCTCCCGTCTCCCGAATGACCCGTTCGGCTCTTTCAAGAAGATCGACCGCGCTTGGGCGACCATACACCGTATTACCGATGCACCAACGAATCTCAGGAGAAAGCTCATTCACACGGCGAGCATGTAGTTCCTCTAGCATTTCCTTGAGAGCCGTCCAAGGCTCATTGATAGAGTTTAGCTTAGGAAAACCATTGGCCGTATTTGCAGCCCATTCCGCAAACTGCTTAATTTGATTGTTATCGTAATTCATAATTAATCCTTACTTTACGGAAATACAGTAGGCATCATACGTGGAATTTCTGTCACGTACAAACTCAAGTTGTGATAGGCAAGCTTCTTTCGATTCGAAGCCGCTAATGGTCTGACTGGTCATGGCGTTATGATAGCCTACACCGAATTGCATTACAATAACCATTACCCATAGATGCATGACGTTAATCCTTAATTTGATTGTGGGAAGCCATTACGATAGTGATACTTCTTCAGAAGAGTATCCAATTCCTTAGAGCAGACCTTACCGTCAATCATAATACCATCTGTCTGCCAATTGGGAACAAGTTCTTCGATAGAAGTCACCAGTCCATCGGTTTCACCAATCATACTCATTAGCTCATCGCGGGTAAAGCTGAAGACAGCCTTCTTAGGGGCCATGATCAGTTCCTTACGCAATGCTTCGACATCCACCAGAGGGATGGAGCCTTTGCCGTTGCAACCGTCACAGTGAGCCTTAAAGCTGCATCCTACGGATGAACCTTCACCAGTACCGTCGCACTGTTCGCATCGCTTACGTTTAGCTGAGAATTTCATTTTCATAAGAATCCTTATGGCTTACGTTTGATACAAACTGGATCGATACCACCGACATCATAAGTTTGTTTCCATTCGATGCAGGGATGTGCTTGCTGCTTCTTGTATTCGTCATGTGCAGCCATGGTGATGATAACGTTAAAGAATACCAAAATAAGACCGGTTGCCATATCGAATCCCCAGCCCCCGATTCCATTATAAATCTGATAGATGGCAGAGCCAATCAAGAAGAGACTCAGACCAACGATACTTCCGTAAGCTCCAAGAATTGCAATAGCTGTTAGAGTTCCCATTACTTATCCTTATTCTTTGCGATTTCTACATCCTGCACGTTCCACCACTTCATACCATGGAGGTCACGATTGAGGAACAGGCCACCATGCTCAAGCAGAGCACGAATGGTTGCGGTTTTGTTGTCCTCACGACCCTCAGGAACGATAGGACGGCGGACATCTGCTTTGAGTTGAACGACATCACCGACTTTCAGGGACATGGGAGTAATCTCTATTGGTTGAGAAGTAATATGCTATCTTGTTTTGTTTTACAAGTCAACTTTTCGGCTTTGGAGGAACGTACTTACCACCATTACGTTCAAAATAGTTGAAGAAGATTCTCTTCTCACCATCATGCATTCCGATCAAAATGCTATCGTTCTCAAGCAAGGCACGATTGGGGATGCTCCCACGATAGGTCATACCTAAATTGGATTCCTGTAGGTCTTTACCTACAGCAACCAAAAACTTCTCAACCCGAGCCATTTCAATGCCGGTAAGCTTTGTTGAAATCTTCAGTTCGATACGCTTTTCATTCACTGTAAGCTTACAATGGTTGGAATCTACGAAATTGATAATAGGAATGGTCACGTGATTCTCCGGTTTCGATGTGAAATATATTACATCGATGGTTGACTTATGTCAACTGTTCGACAAAATCATCCTTACGAGATTCCTCGATCAGCCATGTGAGCAATCGAGCACGATTCTCTTCGGTCTCTTCAGATTGTTCCGGCCATCTGGCGATCAATTCGTTAAGAAGCTTGAAACATGCATTCCATTCGTCAGTTATCAGAGACATACCGTAATGCATGGCTGTAGCAAATCTCTCATGAATGGTACCCGTCATTGCCTTGAAGATTTTGACATCGGTCAGGGCACGGTTAGTCGCCTTTCGAATATCGACAGGCTTGCGTGGCTTCTTTTTCTTCTCTTCATTCATTTTCGGTCAACCCAGCAAGATAATCCAAATATTCAGTAGTAAAGGGTGCGTAATCATCGTCCGGTCCACGTCTACCAACAGACGTACCGTTAGGAAATGGTGTCTTACAGACGCGGTTACTCTGTATTTCAGCAAGAAGTTCATCATAAGGTTTCTTAGCACATTCCTTACACGGAACGAAACCTGTCCCATGAAATTCTGAATGGCTACTCTTCTTATCCCAGTCAAAAAGTGCGTCAATACAGCACTTAGGATATCCGAAGAATGCTCCCATACTACTATACATGTCGGAGGGATCGATACGAACCATTACCATTACACCCAACTCCTGAAGAGGTCAACTTGCTTCTCGTTCTCCGTGTTACACAGAGCAACAAAAGGCGGTTCATTTTGATCAGCGAAGTGAAACTGAATCCACATATCTTTAACAGAAATAGGCTTCTCACCACCTTTCCAAAAGGTAACTTCAATATCACCAACCAGTTCTTTACACTCAGTCAGTTCCTTAATAATTTCAGATATCTTCATTAGTAACCTCGGCGTGAGTGTCAATACCACCCATGAACACATAAAATTCTTCAGTAAACTTACGAGTCTCAGGGTCAAGACCCGAGCCATTGGGGAACGGGATAGAGCAGACACGATTCCTCTGAATCTCGGCTACCAGTTCATCGTAAGGCTTTTTGGCGCACGTATCACAGGGGATATATCCACTACCCGTGAATGCACTCTCACCAAAGGTCAGTTCATGGTTGCGAAGGGCATTCGTGCAGCACTCGGGATAACCGAAATACTTACCCTCTCGGTACATGTCGAATGGAATGACCTTAGCCACGATCATTCTCGTACAGTTCAATCATCAGAGAAAGCGTATTAACCCGAACCCGAAGCAACTGTGCCTCCGAACGCAATTCATTATACACTTTCTGGTAGGATTCGAAGTTTTCAATTCGATAAGCCTTATCCTGAGCCTTACTATTTTCTTCCAACTGCATACGAATAGCGTACCGCTCAAGTCGGAGAAGTTCGATACTTGCTTCAGGAATTTTGGTAGTCATGATGGTTACTCAAGTGACGATGTGAAATATGTTACATGTCAGTATGGTGAAAGTCAAGTCAATAAAAAACCCACCCATGAGAGGTAGGTTTTTGTATGGAAGCGGGGTTTGGAATCGCACCATTTTAGTCCCGAAGCTTATGAGGCTTGGTCACACTTAGCTCCCCGCAATAAACTTGCTAAACTATTTAGTGAATAAAATATCTGTTGCACTTAGATCACCATTCACATAGTAATCTTTAGCAGCCTTGGAGTAGTAAAAAATTTCTCCACAATCGTTACACTTACATTTGTGGAGACTAATATCTTCACAATTTTCATGTTCACAACCTTCTTCATTATCCATTATATATCTCAAGAATTGTTTTTCTTATTCATACAAATAATACAGTATGTTAAGCCAACTAGAGGACAACATAGAAACAATAGTATATCCATATGCCCTCAAATCGTCAAGTAAAATGTTGCACAATGTGGATTCGAACCACAGACCCCTATATGGACTTACGTAGCAGCCAGTCTTTCAACGGAATCGAACCGTCTTCAGCCTCGGTAAGGGATGCTTACGCCACAGCATCGATTGTACAATCCCATTCTATCTGAATTATTTTGTAGAGTCAACTTCACCTATCCATTCAGCAGTTGCGTAAGTAAAGCCATATTCATCTTCGCCATTGTTACCGGTTGGCGACATACAAGTGAAGCGATAACGACCGGGCTTAATCGTAGCAACCTCAAGCTTCTTCTTGTAATAGCCCTTGTCACGTTCTACAGGCAACTTGGCGATCATCGCTTCGTATGCCTGTTTATCGATCATGGTAACCCACCACAAATCGGTACAAAACTCGCCAACCTTCTTCAATCCCTTGACAGTCGTCTTGCCAGTCTTTTCATTGTACGTACCGCCACCAATCTGAATCTGTGCGGTCTTATTACCATAAAAAAGTCTTGGGCTTGTGTTACCTACACAATGGTGGAAGATACCCTGTGCTGCATAGCCATCAGTACGCTTACGTTGACCGCGCAGGTAATTGATCGACTCCTTATCCTTATCGTTGAACAAACCCGCCTTAGCGGCTTCTGAGAAGCGATCAGGCCAGTCATCAAAGACGACCTCACCAGAAGGGAAATCAATTTCTACAGTAAACTTATTGTTGTGCTCACATTTCGCATCACCGAAAATGTGGACCTTGTTGCCCTTAAATGCGAGGTTAAGCGTCTTGGCACAATCGTAACATCTGGATTCGTAACCACCCCTTACGTGAAACTCTTCTTCACCACGGATAGCTCGCTCCAAGCTCTCAATATTTTCTGGAATGAAAATATCTGGAATGATTCTCTGAAGAGAACGAAGCAAGTCCTGTTCATGGACATTCTTGGGCTCAAAATCATACTTCCTTGGCTCATCGATATTTTTCAATTCATTATTGATAATGTAATCAATAGACATGTGATCAGTATCACCCGTGAGAACGATTGATCGATCCTCAACTATTTTACGAATGTGATTCTTGAGTGCTCCACCCAGTTCTCTAATACGCTTAAACGCATCCGGGGTGAAATCCTCTTCTGTATCTCTAAATTCGTTAGACATGTCTATAGACTACCTTTATGGATAAGAGGGATAGTATGATGTTAAATGGAATTGGTGTCAACTTCGTTCAGGATGAACGTGGACAGGGAAATGGCGGAAGTAGTAGGATTTGAACCCACGGACCCGTTTTTTACGCGGGCCGCCTGCTTTCAAGGCAGGTGCCATAAGCCAGACTCGGCCATACTTCCTTAATTAAACTGGCGGTGAGAGAGGGATTCGAACCCCCAAACCCCTTTTCAGGGATCAAACTGCTTTCGAAGCAGTGCCGTTCACCAATACGGTAGTCTCACCTTAAAAAATGGTCAGGATGGAGGGAATCGAACCCCCTTGCATCGCGTTCCAAACACGCGGATCAACCAATGAACCACACCCTGAGATAGTGTTACAAAACTATTTATAAGAATTAAAAAGAAAAATATTTTCTGGCTTTTTATCAGTTCGCCGAAAGCCTACCTTCGCGGGGTAGGTTCCTGACAGTGCTTTAACGGCCGCTAGAGCTAACCTGCCGAAAATATTTATCTTTTTAAACTCATCTAGTAAATGATAACATGGTAGTACTGTTCTGTCAACTGCCGTGATTCTAATGCCAATCGTTTCACCATACTAGATGATTATATGATTACTATCCAAAGGCAAGACGGTTTATCAGCTTTCGCCAAATCTGACGGTCTGTAGTCGTTTACTTACACCATATTACCAAATACTAAAACTAATTGAACGAGCCGGTACTGACATCTTCCGGCTTGAGTGGTTACATCATGTCATGACCATGACTACCACAGTGGTCCTCCCAGTGCATCAGCCTGCACCCTTCGTTCAAAACTTTAAATTAAACTGACATAACCAAGATGATCAGGAATCTCATACAGATGATAGACCATCACCTGTTCAATTCCTTATTCATCGTAAAGATACTCACACTGACGATCATGCGTGCCAATGTAGGAACCCCATTTATTCCAGCGCCAACCACCACTTTCCGGCTGTTCAGCCTTGACGATAGTGTTAAAGCTAATACAAAACTTACGATCAGGATTTTCAAGATCACTCTTGTAGTGTTCAAGAACCTGTTCAACTGTATCACAAACGCCGTAGGGACTCAAGGTACCAAACGATTGAGCTTCCTTACGGTCATCGAACTTGAATTCCGTAACTTCACCTAAAACAGGATATTCGAATTGATAAGGAAGACGTTCAATAATGTCGTTACTGAAGTTTAAACCATAATCGATGTAAATACCAGTCTGTTCCGGAGCGGTTCTGTTCTTTTCTACTTTCCAGTTAAGGAAATCAATGAATTCGGCATCATCTTTATTTTGCACGCGAATCACATCAAACTGTTCGCCTTGATACTTGTGAAGATGTACGTTAACAAGCATGATTCGCTCCTAAATGAATGATTGGCGTCCCTTGATGGTTATTCTCCACCGTTTGTCCCCAGCGCTTGAGGACCGTCCTAGATACATTAGACGAAAGGGACCTAAATTGGCAGGAGCGGATGGAATCGAACCACCAACACTTCTTGAGTTAACAAGTTGCTCTAATCTCTAAAGTCTTTCATGAAATCCTTCAACCATCGTTCTAGACCGACAATTGCTGCCATTCACTTCCGTCGATAGACACTAACATGCCCTAACCTTGTACAAGGTTTACACATGCATCCTATTGAGCTACGCTCCCAAAAACTGGTGGCCTGATGTGGTTATTCTCCACAGTCTCCCACTCGGGGTGGGTATTCTAATATCTATACTATCAGGCCGGAAACTTTGGCGTTTCATTCACATAATGTCGGATATATAACGAAACGC